GGAAGAGGAGTCCGAGGAAGAGGAAGAGGAGTCCGAGGAAGAGGAAGAGGAGTCCGAGGAAGAGGAAGAGGAGTCCGAGGAAGAGGAAGAGGAAGAGGACGAGGACGAGGAAGAGGAAGAGGACGAGGAGTCCGAGGAAGAGGACGAGGAGTCCGAGGAAGAGGAAGAGGAGTCCGAGGAAGAGGACGAGGAGTCCGAGGAAGAGGAAGAGGAGTCCGAGGAAGAGGAAGAGGAGTCCGAGGAAGAGGAAGAGGAGTCCGAGGAAGAGGAAGAGGACGAGGAAGAGGAAGAGGACGAGGAAGAGGAAGAGGAGGAAGAGGAGGAAGAGGAGGAAGAGGAGGAAGAGGAGGAAGAGGAGGAAGAGGAGGAAGAGGAGGAGGAAGAGGAGGAGGAAGAGGAGGAGGAAGAGGAGGAAGAAGAGGAAGAGGAGGAAGAAGAGGAAGAAGAGGAAGAAGAGGAAGAAGAGGAAGAAGAGGAAGAGGAGGAAGAAGAGGACGAGGAAGAGGACGAGGAGTCCGAGGACTGGGATCAATTTGAGGAGGAAGAAGATGAATAGAGACTGTGTTGTAACTAATCCAGACGCACCTCCACATAAGCGGTTTCGGGACCAACCTTCGCAGAGCAAATCCAAATGTTACGATTGTCCTTCCGCTTGTTGTCGTATGATTACTACCGCTGTGACAGAGGGAAGAATACTAGACCCTCGAGAAGTTTCCAACATTCGATTCTATTTGATGCATGAAAATGTAATTGTTTCTTGTGCTCAAGACTGTTGGGAAATTGGTTTTCTTACTCCATGTCGTTTCATTACCGTTGAACAGGGTTTATACAAATGCAGTATTTGGTCTGAACGTCCTCAAATTTGTCGGGACCATGATCCTGAGAGTTGTTCTGAGAAAGCTTGGTTTCTTCGGGGGGAAAGACCTGAAGGCGAATTAGCCTTCGAGACTATTGAGGACTTTGATCAATGGTTGGCGGTGAACCAAAATGCTTTAGTACCATTTGAAAAACTATCGCCAACAGAGCAGGACCATTGGAATCAAGAATACCTTTAACAATTATCTGTTTCCGCCTCATTTAAATAGTGAAGCCAGAACAATAATTGATCAAATTCGAATGGCGTATATAATCCGTTGTCCCCGTCGTTCAGTTGAAGGGACAACGGATTACATGGGGGTAAAGTTTACACCAGAACTATTGGCCGCACAAGTAATTACTCTGATTGATCAACAATCTGTTCAAGTGTCCTCTCGGTTTGTTTCGCCTGGTTTTCCCGCTGGTCAGTTTGATAATTTTAAATCCATACCATATCACTCTCCCGCAGTGCTCTTTCTGTTGTTCAGCTTTGGTTCTGAACCATATTCATTCGTATTAGAACCGGCTGGATTCGGAATCCTAGACGCTAATCAAAAAAGCTACTACCTGCCTTTTGTTTCAGGTCATTGGACTTTTTGTATTCCCACTCCCCATTCGGTTTTACAACTCTGTTCATCTCTCCCTGTGTGTCTAACCCTATCGGCTAAGACTGAGCCTCTTCTGGCCGAACCTATAATTCCAATAGAAACATTGATAAGTTACGCTCGTCGATCTGGTAAAACTAAACTAGTATTATTGGACGGAACCGAAAAAATGGTTGGAAAAAATCCAGATTTTACTCTGGACGATCCATTCCAAGCAATAACCCAGCCTATCGATGGGCTCCAATCTGAGTTACTTAAATCCGAGGGAGCGGAATGGGATGTGGATGAAGAGGTTTGTTCTTTCTCAGTACCAAGGATTTCTCTTCGTACTAGAGATCCTGGGATCAATCTAGCCTGTGCATTTTTGCAGTCTTTGTTATCTTCGAATTCAGTCAAGGACGTATTACAGTCTCTTCCGTTAACTCTCGAATCTTGGGCGGGATCCGTCTTAACTAAAACGTATTGGCCTAAATCACTCTTTAACAACTATTTTGACTTTTTAGTTAATTCTGGGTGTTATGAATTCCGTTATAATGGAATTCCTATCAGAGAACTTTCATCGGCGATGGAGTTTTTGCGGGATTTAGACAATCGAATTGCGGTGTTGTTTCAATCCTTGTTGATCGATAAATGGGGGTGCGAGATAATCCGAATAGGAGAATCTCAAATTGCATACTCTGTGTTTAAACCACGGACTTCTAACCGTATTGTATACAACTATCAACGGGGTGTTCATAGCTATATCAATGTACCTATTAAAACAGTAAAAGTAAAAAGATTGGGCAATCCTACCAGTATGGAATTAGGGTTTAAACCGGTAATAGAAGCTAAATGGTGGTGGTTGAAGTTAACCGCTTTTGTTGGACCAATTTATTCTAGTCCTCCATTACCTTTTTACCACCAACTGAACACTCCCGACGCTGTTGTAGTAAGTCGGAATTCTTATCCGAGTTTGGACCAACAGCTCCTGGGGGAAAATGCTCATTTGTATTTCGTTAACACAAATAAGCCAAACGAGTCTATTCAAACTGTAAAAAAACTAACCGCTCTCCTACAAATTTGCTTAGAACAACTGCCCCGGTTCAGAGATCCCGCAAACCGGGGGCCTGATTATTATGTTAACACCCGTACTATCCTGGCCCTCTGCCAAAAGGCTCAGATTAGTAAAACAGCCGTGTATAACAACCTGGGGCAGATTTCTGGGTTGTCCAGGGTAGAACTGATTATTCAAATAAGAAGCCGCATCTTGGAAAAGATGGGCCATACTTCTGTTAAATGGTTGGCAGAAGAGGGTCCCCCGTTGGCTTCTTCTTTTGTTCTCAAAGAAAAACCCTCGTGGAAAGAAGACGTGATATTCACCCTCATGGGCTGATCAACAGCGGGCCTGTATACGCTGCTTGACTTGGGTGAGCAAGGAGAGAATAGGTAAGTGAAGACCAGGGAGCCAACTTCATTTTAAACTTTTTGATCAGCCCCACAAATTGTTTTTAGTTTCTAGTTTCTCCTGTTCGTACATAGAAGTGGCAGAGTTTATCCCCTTTTATGTGCGAAATGTACAGGAGAGCAACCATGGAAAGAACGGATGTAGCAATTATTTCAAGTCGCCCTATAACTAAGGGTCGACGTTATCGGCTATCTTTTGACCCTGGATTGGGGCATCCAGATAGAACCCAAATCCTTAGCCGAATGGAAAGAATGCTAGGGGAAGAAGTTTTTTCTACTTGTCACATCCCCAGTTCAGACATTAAAATTGGTTCTTGCAGTATCGAGATGTCTGTACAATCTGGTCGAACTTTACCAGAAAGAATCAAGTATTCAAACATCAGAAATCTTCGGTCCATACTAGATGATGAATGTGAAACCATTCTAATCAATGTCGGAGACAAGATTCGTTTTACAACCGGTGTGGCCCAATATGATGGGGTTGTATCTGTTGTGGCTGAGAATGCCACGGATAGACACAAAGTTTTGGGCAGTGATAACAAGACTTATGGCGTCTCTCCCAAAGCGGTTATGGCTGTGTTTAACGAAGATCTTGGCCTTGTTTCTTCTCCTGAAGATTTAGTTCACAAGCAACTGTTCGGTAATTAGAGGGAACCATGCCCTCTGTTTTTGCCATACCAGAAGCCCGTGGTGAAGGTGTCTTTGAGATACCGACTGCCAAGGCTAAGACTCTGCCCAAAACTGGTAGGTTAATAGACAGACAAAAATTGCTCCCGCCCCCTGGGGATGTTTTACCTGTTGAACCCGAAGTGATTGACGCTTCAGTGGAATCCCTTCCAACTACCGGCCATGTCAAAGTGGACCATCTCAGTGAACGTCTTGATACTTGTGTTATCTGCGCTCTTCCCAGAAAGACGCGATTAGATGTAGAAAGAGCTTTGTATTCTTCCCTCGCAAATAAGGGAGATTGTGCAGAGTTAGCTAAAAAGTTCAAACTTTCTAGTTGGGATATTGAACGACACACGGAAAGATGTATCATTAATCGAGAGGTGGGGCTCCCGGTCAATCAAATCATTCGTACTGCTCTAGCAGAAACGAAAGATTTTATGGACATCTTGCAGGATTACAAGCAAGACCTGGCAACGAACATGAACAGCGAAACCATGGGTACCTATGGTAATCTCTTTAGGGAAGTTCGGCTGGCTATGCAGGACTTCCAGGGGGTTGTAACTCCTCAAGCCCAAGCGCAGGAAATCATTTCGTTAGTAATGTCTCCTTTCATCTTAAAACTGTTACAGGATCTGATCGGGGATTGCCAATGTTCTCGGGACGTTCTAGTTCCTATTACTGCTGAGTCTAATGTTGGAACCGTGCGTAAAGCTTTTGACGATCTGGTAAGTAAACTGGGGGTAACTTGCCGGGAGCATTTACAAACAGCCAAAGAAAAACTAGCCGAATTGTTGGACATCAATATTAGCGATTTGGAATAGTGTGAAGGGCCGCAATGAAAATCAGTGGAGACCTGGACTTATTGGGGAATAGACTTAAGAACGCCGCAGTTGATCCGCGAGCAACACCACCTCCACAGCCCATTCCAGGGCAAGTATATTTTAATACCGCCACCAATCTTCTACAAGTCTATACTGGAACTTTCTGGCGGTCTAGCGAGGGGATTGTAGAAGATTTTCAGACGATCTACGTTCGATCCAATGGCAGCGATAGCTCTGGCGATGGGTCCATTGAGAATCCCTATCATACCATTCAAAGGGCACTAAGAAATTTACATGGCAAATACGTCAACGACACCGTCACCATTGACTGTCAGGAACTAGCTGATTTCGAGGGGTTCGTTGCACATGGATTTCGAGTTGGTCCTAATGGCAGTGTTGTTATCGAAGGTAACCATGCTTTCGATACTCCCGGTAGTTGTATCATTTCCAGTATAGAAGTTTGTAGTGGTAGTGATCTATGTCTGAAGAATTTGCGGGTCAATCCTGACCGGGGGGATGCCATTCTTGTAAGAGCGGGTGGAGTAGTTCACAACTTCGGAGTGTTGGAAATTGATACTTCAGCAAACGGGATACATTGTACGGCTGGGAGGTTCGTTGCCGAAGCGGAAATCAGGATCGGCCAGAATTCCTCTCCAGAAAATTGTCTCCATTTGGAACATGGGGGCGAGTTTATTCAACAAGAGAAGCTGTGGATAAAGACCACTTCACGGGGGATAACCGCTGAATCAGCCTCTTTCCGTTCTTCTTCCGAGATTGTCATAGACGGTACAGGAGACGTAGGTTGCGGACTCAACATTAGCAACTCTTCTGTTGACATCAACGCAACCATCACCCTTTCCTCCTTAAAATGTGGGATTCACGCGAAAGCTTCACGATTCCATCATACAGGAGGACTGCACGTTACCGCTATGAGTGAGTATGTGGTCTACTTGGTTGATATCGCATTCAGCAGTCATCTATTTACCTTGTCTATCATGCAAAGCCCTTCCGTTGTTGGGTTCTTTGCTCTGAATAGCGATTTACGTGTATTTGGGTCTACCATAAACGATTTTACCTTTACTAGTTCGAACCCTTTGGTCAAACTGTTTCATTCGAAGGGCTATGTTAATTTCGATGGCACCACCATAACCGGGTCTGGTGCTCCTGCTTCTGTTTTTGCCCTGGCAAAGGGCGGAGATTTGGTGGTGATGGCCGGCGGTATGCTCAAGGCTTTTAACCAGGTTCTATCGCTAATTGCCAATGCCACTTGCCATTGGATTGGGAATTGTGAACAAGGTGTTACTGCGGTTGATACCCCTTTGTTTTCGCTTTCAAAAGGCGGATGCAGATTGTATCTTGAAGAGGGGAGAGGTGCCAAGACCGGGACGGGGTTGAATTTGGAAGTATCCCCCAACTGTTTGGTTAGTATGGATTCCAGATGGGTTTGGGGAATTCCAGATGCTAGCTCCGCAGTGAAGGTGGGGATTCAAGTTGTTTAGCGGGAGATAGTTTTGGATATACAATCACCAACAGCCTCCAATCAAAGACAATCTCCGGATGCTTATCCTGTAGTTTCGTCCCAACAAGTGGCGAATAAGACGTATCCCGCTGTTTCATTCTATGAAACCAATGGTTTGCTAAGAGAGCAGAAACTCGTTGCGGAAGAATACCGATCTTTCTTGATTCAGGATTTGTTCTTTGGAATCAGTGACCAACAAACTGTGGTCATAACCGGGACTGGTTTGGTTATTGCTCATACCAAAATTATCCCGGAGGGGTCCTGTCAGGTGTATTCCACTTCACTTGAAGTGTCTCTGATTTTTAGTAAGCCACCCTCTGGTGAGTCTCACGTGGAAATAACGATTGCAGAAAATTTGGGACCCCCTTCGCATTTGTATTTCTATGTGGGGTGGAACACCTTATCCCCGACCGCAATAAACTTACTCCACCGGTCATCGGAAACCTCTACATGCTAATCCCCGGAAACATCTATGTGCTTAAAGCTCCTCTCACGTTTCAATTTGAACATGGAACACTCCCGTTAGAACCCGGTCATAAACTTGTTTTTAAAGGCTTCAGTGCCAAAGATAGTGGCGATCGACCTCATGAATTACGGATCACATTCGCCGATGTGAACACGGGTTTACTCTTATCCATCGATTCTACTGAAACAGCTTGGTTGGAATTGGCTGCCCCACAGCGAAAACTTTTTTCTGTTGAAGGTGGGGTCATTTATTACACTTCCAATGGCGGTGACACTATTCGCCGGGTTGTTGACAAAACTGTGATGGATTCTGCTTTACGTCAATTAGAAGACGACGGGTTTGCTAACGCTAAGCATTTACAGATCGCAGTAAGCCAACTTCCAGGAAAGAAAACCTGGTAATGAGTCGAGGTATCACCTGATGAAGACCAATTTAGCCCCGCTGATAGAACACATCTTCACTACCATACTAAGACTTCGACCCTTACGAGTAGATGTATACCCCACCACAATCAAAGTCCAGTTACCTGAGGGCCGGGGGAGTGTTCTTTCCGCTTTAAACTTGTCTAATTTGTTGGTGTCTTATGGTCTTCCGATTACCGCTGATGAATTGGAAGATGACACAGCAACCTTTTATTTGGCTCCTGATCGTCCTATGGATAACGGCGGGCTAAAACTTAGTTTGGCTTCTCGTTGGTCTGGGGGCGCCGCTGCTGATGGATTTCAAATCGAAGCAGAAGCGGATCTGACAGAACTTTTCAAACAGACCTATGCGATGGAAATTCATTGTGAATGGGAATTTTGGGACGATGTCCTAGATTTGACCGTCCACAAATTACATCGTATTCTTAACGCGTATAGCCAAGGGATGAATCATTCTCTGTCTTTTTTCGATCCTCAAATGGGGGAGCGAGACAAAGAATTTCTAACCGCGATCTGGGATGTCCTGTACCACCCCATCAGAATAAGAGGGTCACAAGGGCTTACCCGAGGAACAAATCGCATTCTGATCAATCCAGAACCTCTTAGTTTTTCTATTCGGTCTCGGGATGAAGAAGGTGCTTTTGAAACTTGCTATCAATATCGAAACGGGGAAATCGAACAGGTGGGTCGCGATAGTTCATATGACGCAGACTCGTTAAAAGAGTTGATGGCGAAATGGAATTCTACTATATGGGCTCACTTCTGGGATACAGTGGTTTAAGTTAGGAATAGCAATGTCTGGAATAAAAAGATTCGCTGAGAAAATTAGTGTTGACATGGGTTTTGGCGGAGAAATCACCGAAGAGGTCTTGAAAGAAGTTAAAAGACAGTTAAGTGGTCCTCCAATAAGAGGACGTGGAAAAGGCCCAGGTGAGGGAAGAAGAGACGGAACTGGTTTGGATCGTGGTGGCCAGGGTCTTTGTCAAAATCTTATCGTTGACTACTTAGAAGACCAAGCTGAAAAACTTCTAGCCGGAGCAGAGGAGCTTCGAAATTTAACGAAAGGGGGTGCGCGGACATTCCCTGGACTTAAATTGCTCAAAGTCAAACCTCTTGCTAAGTTGGTTAAACTTTTTGAAGGCTGGCTCACCAAAGCTCCTTTTGACGACGGTATTTGGTTAACCAAGGTAGATCATCTGCAAAAGGTCCTTAAAACGCAACAACGGCCTAAAGACAGGCCGGATTATGCTTTCGAGATCCTAGGGCCAGGATATAAAGAGAATTACCCAGATTTGGATGCCATATACGCATTTCAGTTTGGGACTGGAGGAGAGAGCGCTAACATAGTAGATTCTTGGCTTAATCGACGCCTTGTACCTCTCCTAGAGAGAGCGGGATACACGGGACTGCCAATTACTCCTCTGAATCGTAGTCCCGTTACACTCCTCGTTGTACCCCTTCATGCAGGAGTCGTTACGAAGTTTTAGGCTTGCGCCCCAAGGAAAGCTACTTTTATGGAAGATCATGAAGAAATGATCGGAGTAATCACGTATAAAAGTTCGGGCCAAGCGGCGATGGGATCGGGGAGGGTGTAAGTATGCCCCGGTATTCCCGTCGAAAAAGCGTTCTAAAGGCGCTTAAGTCCTTTCGTCCACTTCCTGACCCGGTTGATATCGCTGAGACCGCAGTTAGAAATGACCTTAATCCTGCGGGACTAAGCGAAGAGGCCGCTCTATTCAAACGATGTCCCAATATTCTCTCTTGGATTAGCTCAAAGGAATTCGTGGGAATAACACCTTATCCTCGTCAGGTAGAGATTACTCTAAACTTTTACCAGGACTATTGCCCGTGGTGTTCAACTCACCTTGACCCACAAACGGGACTTTTGCAAGACTGTTGGGGAATGTCCCTCAGCGAAATTACCTCTAAAGTAGCGGTCTTACACGATGGTATCTGTCCTGTCTGTAATCGAACCAAAGCCGATATGATGCTGGCCGGGTCACCATCACATCTTCAACCCTTTAATGAACTGGTGGGAGTCGCGGGTCAAAGATGTCTACATCCGGATACTCGTATCGCAACACCCCGAGGAGCAGTTGCGTTAAAAGATGCCCTGGTAGGAGACAAAATTCTTACCCCTTCGGGTAAAGTGACCACCATCAAGAAAAAGTGGACCCAACAACATCAGGGTTGTTTTTCGTTGGTGTATATGATTGGGAAGTCAATCCACGAAATCCAGTGTTCCGATTGTCATAATTGGGTTATATACCGAAAGGGAGTTCGATTAGAGGTACCTACCTCTGAGTTACGTGGAGAGGGGAAACAATCCGGCGATGAGATTCCGGTTTACTTCACCGCTAACATGGAATCTCGTGCTTTGCTTTTGGCAGTTAATAAAAAACAAAAACCTATTGAATTGATAGATATCGAGGTCGATTCTCCTGATAGCCTGTATCTGGCGCATGACGGTCTCGTATTGCACAATTCGGGAAAAAGCACGATGGTGGGATTGTTTGCTACCTATCATCTTCATCGTGCTATCATGTTGCCGGTTCAACCAGCATTGTATTACGGTCTAACCGCTAAATCCGCGTTGTTTATCACTTTCGTGGCTACTACAGTTAAGCAAGCAGCGGATACAATTTGGTCTAGTTTCATTGATTCCTTTTCTAGCTCACAATGGTTCCGTGATTATCTGCTCTATTTAAACAATCTGACTGAAAAGGATGGAGTTCAAAGGTATAAATGGTTGGAAACGTTCATTACCTTCCGTGAAAAACGGATAAAGGTTGAGTTCATGAGCCCACGGAGTGAGGGACTACGTGGTGCTACACGCATTTTTGCAGCCATTGATGAGTGGGGGTTATTCCCTGCGGATGAAGATTTACAACACAATGGGTTTGAAACCTATCGTTCTTTAAACAACAGCCTTAGAACTATCCGCTCCGCTACCAGTCAACTGCTTCGAGACAAAAAAGAAATCAACCCCCTCGATGGCATGATGTGTAACATTTCGTCACCTATTGATGAAAACGATCCCATCATGACCCAGTTGGACAAATGTCGCCACAGTACCGGATCAATGTATGGGTTCCATTATGCTACCTGGGAAGTGAATCCTCGAATTACTCGTGAGGATCTGAACGACGAATTCTTGACGGATCCAGTTTTGGCAGCAAGGGATTTCGGGGCCGTTCCTCCAGTAACTACTGGTGGTTTTATCGCCCGTTCAGAAGCTCTTGATGCACTCATTGAACCAGAACGTAAACCCATAGCCGAGGTGATGCACACCCGTTTTAGTCAAACGATTTTAGACACCACCTATCAATATGTTCGGGCCGGTTTGAGAGCCTTTGAACCTAAACCTAATACTGCTTATCTGGTAACAGTAGATGCGGGTGAATCCAATAATTCCTTTGGGATCATGTTATCACACTGGGATTTGAGTCTTGATCGTGGGGTGGTAGACTTAGTAGTAGATGTTGAACCGGAGGTTACAGCGGAAGGCCAAGTAGCGAGAGTACACTTCCCCTCCGCTCTTAATTTCATTATTGGTGGAGAAGGAAAAGAAACCCCCGGATTGATTCAGTGCTGTCCGGTTTGGAAAGTAGCTTACGACCGATGGCAGAGTACAGATCACATTCAGAAAATCCGGGATAAGGGAGTTCAAGCCGAAGTTTATTCTCTGAGGTTTAATGATTTTACCAAATTTCGCGGAGCCATTTATAACGGGAATTGGATTTTACCCGAGCCTGAACAATCAGAAAAGAACTATCCTAACCCGCCAGCCACTATGCCTGTTTTACGTTTGATTAGACAAGCTAAACGGGTTAGACAAAGTGGTTTACGAATTACTAAACCAACGACAGGTAGTGATGATTTATTCCGTTGTTGGGCTCTGGCTTCTCATATGTATGAGGAATACAGAAAAGAATACGCGGATTTCCAGCAATCGACTTCAGTTACAACCCTCCATAGGAACAATGTCCACCGTGTTAGGATAGTGTCTTCTGCAACCCAAGACCACCAGAGATACGCAGCCTTGGATAAAGCCAAGAGTGTTTATAGAGTCAGGCCCTCGTAGAGAGAATAGGAACCAGATGGTGCAGAAAGATGAGCCAAAGAGGTGGCTTAGGTGGTGGGAGGTACTTAAGCACTGTGAGACGGTTCTGGATATTGTTGTCTACCCGATCAAGAAAACACGCATGCCTGAATCACAACTTGCGTATTGGATGAGTCTAAAGAGAAACCGTGAGTAGATAACGCCTGAAGCTTGGAGCAATCCCGCTAATAAGGTAGTTGGCACCGAAGGAGAAATGGCGTGCGAAGATTAAAAGCTGTGTTTGAACAAGACCTTCTTTCTAATACCCAAGACATGTTCCATAGAGGGTATAAGATTTTTGATCCGCAAGGTAATAGAATACTAAGCGAGATTAAGCTTCTATCTGCTACTAACCTTGGCGAATATTGGTTAGATGAAAAACCTCCGCGTAAAAGTAATCAGATTGTGGCATCTTTGACGACGATAGAACCAAAACCAGAGTCAATGGGAAGTGGAGGTGCATGTCGTGTGTGTGGTTCCGAAACCCAAATAGCAAAAATCCTTGGCGGGGGAGTGATCTCTACCTGTAGCAAATGTAGAAACACGGATTGGCCAAATGGCAGAGGAGTCATGGCTAAATCCAGTGGAAACCCCGACAAGGTTTCTATTAATCTGCAGTGTGATGGGGGCGTTTGCCGATTGGTAAACAACTAAAGGTAACGGATGAACACTCCATCAAGAATCTTAGGTCCCGATGGTAATCCAGTTGATCTTACTGGAATGCACGCACCCCCGGCCTCTCCCGCGACTCCAGGTACTAATGCATTAAAGTCTAGTTATACCGTTAAGGCGTTTGACCCGCCTTCGGTTAATTATTCTCCCACTATTGCTGAAAACGCTTTGCCTGGGGATGTTCGTTCTCAGCATAAGTTGTGGCGATCCATATACAACTTTGATGCAGTGGCTGGGGTAGCTGTTGAGTTGTATGGAGCACTACCCTTTGGTGAGTTTACGCTAGCCGGTATTGAAGATCCAGCAATTCTACGTGTTTATCGAGATGCTATCGAAAACTTGAACCTGGAAAATTATTTCCCGGTTTTGGCAACCGAATTTCTTGTCATGGGCAAACTCTGCCTCCACCTTACTTTCGACAAATCGAAAGGAACATGGGTGGATATGATTGACCATGATCCGGATTATGTCAAGATTATTCCGGTTCCCATGATTAATGAAACTCCCTTGGTCGAATTGATTCCCGGACCAGAATTAAAACTCTTCGCCAATACACTACAACGAGACAGACGTCTGGCTCAGGTTCGGAGAAAAGTTAGTAGCAAATTTATTCGGGATATTCTCTCAGGAAAATCAATTCCTCTAGCTGAGTCTAACACGATATACTTGCCCCGTCGATCTAGTATGCAGGACTACCTGGGAACCAGTATCTATACCCGTATCCTGGGAATGGTTTTGTATGAGCGTGTTCTTTTGAACGGTAACATTGAGGCTGTTCATAGAAGAATCGGACCACTACGGATAGTAACTCCTTCTGAACATGATCAGAATCCACCTGAAATCGCTGAATTGGAAGCATACGCCAATGCTCTAATTCAGGCTGACCGCGATTCAGTAACTGCTTATGTGGCTGCTCGCCGTCCCCTGAACATAGAATCGTTGCAACCCAATGAGTTTATCAAACTGGTTGATGAGTGGCCAATTATTCAGGAAACCAAGCTGAAATCTTTGGGTATGTCCGAGGCTTTCTTGACCGGTGATGCCAGCGTAGCTAGTTTGGATATGGTTCTATCAGTGTTTTTGGAACGAGTCCGGACACTAAGAGCCTTGTTCGAACAGAAAATTCTCCAAGAAAAAGTGTTGGGGACTCTGGCACGTGTCCATGGATTTGTAAAGCGAAGTAAGGCTGAACTATCGCATGGTATTCGGGATGGGAAAAAAGCTAGATCAGAGGCTGGTAAAAAAACCAGTCTAACAGCTTCTTACAAAGGACACAGTGAATTCGTCCTACCTGAGATTAGGTGGGAAAACAAACTCCAGCCCTTTATGGATCGCAGTTACATCGATTTATTAGAGAGAGTAGAGGGGAAGGGCGTACCAATCACTATCCGAGATTGGTCATCAGCTATCAATTTGGAAATCGATAAGGTCTTGGAAAAACTCGATGATGATCTGAACGTCCGAAAGAAGATCAAAGAGTGGTCAGAGAAAAAGAGAGCCGTGGGAGGTGGTGGGGACGACGAGGGTTCTAGTTTCGGAGCTAGTTTACGGGAACACCCCCTATATGATGAAAGCTCCGGTACATTCAATGGAACCGCCATTAAATCCATAGCCCGAGTTCTAGCGGACATAAAATCCCATAAAGCCTTTGACAAAGACGAGGCGTGGACAGCTATTTGTCAAAAGCATGAGGCCGAAGAAGCTTCGGTCAAACTAGCTCTTAAGCACATGGGTCTACCGACTCCCGCCATTAATAGTGATGAGTCTACTAATTTGGTGTCTGCTGCTATCCATTCTTGTGATTCGGACAAAGAATTTATGCGGGTGTGTAGTCAGATTCGACAAACTGCCAATCTAGACGGGTCGGGTGAATTCAGCCCTAAAGCTCTTCATACTATGCTGAATTCGGCCCGTTTCAATGGTAAGTCTGATTTTCTAACCGGGATGCTGTCTGCTGGGAGATCCAAATGATGAGTGAAGGTTTTGAAATAACCGGCGATGCTGTTCCGGCTGACACCGTTTTTGAGGTGCAAGAAAATAACTCCTCGCCGCCACTTATAGAGGAAGAAGAGGACAGCGATAATGAAGAAAAACAGAAAGAGGTAGTTTGATATGACAGCGCCATTCCAATTGACAAACAGCGTTCCTATCGCAGAAGCTCTGTTGGCTACCCATTCTTGGGACATGATAGAACGAAGTCAGCATTCCGTGACTGCGGAATTAAATGGCTTGTCTTTTGACATCTCTTGGCTAGGTTCGGCTTCCGAACAATATCAGATTTCTGCCAACCCAGAGGATTATGTTTACGCTCAATTGCGAGCTATGACCTTGGATTTGCCGAATCGGAATCTGTATAATTTCACCCTCGCTGAGATGAAACGGTATGATCCCACCTACGGATGTCAGGTTCATAAGACATTCGTGGGAAAACCAACCTACTACCAGCATGAACAAGTTTTACCCAATGCCAAGGGGTTTATCTTAGGTTCGGATTTGGTCAATGAAGGCCCCTACACATATGTGGTGCTGACTACGGCGTGGGATCGAACCAAAGATGCCAAGCTAGCTCAGCGGGTACTGAATGTAGATACCCCAGCTTTTTTCTCTATGGGATGCTCTGCATTTCAACTGGTTTGTTCTATCTGCGGCAACGTCGCACCTGGTAAGAAATACCAGTGCCATCATGTGAAACCGCCTAATCGAGGAACCATCGTGAGAGGTGCTTTGGCATACGAGGAAGCTCGCAAGATAGTGTTTAATGAAGAGAGCTTAGTTGAAGTTCCCGCTGACAGTCGTGCTTCTCGAATGAGTGACCAGGGATTTCAAATGGAAAAAGGGAAGATTTTGAAGCCGACCATATAAATCAGGAAGGTAGTATTAGAGAGTCAGGAAGGTAGTATTAGGAAGGTAGTATCACCCGCCAAGGGCGGCCCCAACCTCATAGTAATGTGTTTACCGTTTATGAATGAATGAGAAACAAAACCGTTTTGGAGCCTACCATGAGTAGTCAACCCTATACTATCGATCGCATTCTCAAGGATTCCGACCAGATCTGGGTTCGGAATTTAACCGCCAAACGTGGTCCCAACAAGAGTGGTACTATTCACATTAGTCTTAAGCATGATGACTCCTATTTGTCCGTCATGGTGCCCCTGGGTGGACCTATTTGTTTGAACGATCAAGTTCCTACAGAAGCTCTGCGTCATTCGGCTGATCTTCGACGCCTGGTGGCCGGTGGAGCTTTGGCCATGTTGAATGATGAGGAAGTTAAAGAATTGCCAAAAACTGCTTTGACTAGAAGTCGTAAGGAAGTTGCTAAACTTACGACTTCTCCTCAGGAAGAAAAGACTACTTTCGAAGAAGAGGAAATACTTAATCCACATGCAGAGAATCCTCCGCTTTCGAAACCCACGGATGATCTTCCAATAGACCAATCACTCTCTGGCCCCACTCCTCGTGTTTTGACTATTATGAATGAATTTCTTTCTGGCGAAACCACAGGTGAAGAAGTTGTGGGTGAGTTAGAGAAAATTCAAGAGGGTTTTACCGACAGGGACGTAGAGTATATAGTTCAGAACAACAATGGAGATGCTCAGTTACAGGGTTATTGTGAAACACTAAGTGACAGACTGACTTAATCCTATTTCTCTGTGCTCGTGCCGTCCTCATCCAACGCGTGGGTGGGGACGGCACCCCCTTAGGGAGATTTTCTTGGCAAGACGAGTAAACACTAATAGGATTCCCAATAGGGCGGTTCGTTTGGAGAAACAGGCGACTGCTCTACCCAATGGTCTGGTTGACGCTCAAGTTCCCCTCCAGGTAAATACCTCGGCTGGTGTTCCTGACGCATACGGGCAGTACCGGGTTCCTTGGCAATTGTATAGTGAAGCTCGTTTTCGCCAAACAGAAGAAGCTAAGGGCCGTCCCATTATTCAGTTTTTCCCCAATCCCAGTGAATACAATGTCTCCCTTCCTCACCGCGTTACAAAAACTGACGTAAACGCGGGGAAAACGTTTAGTTTTTGGCGTAATCCCTTGACCGGGAATTACTTTAGTGCTTTTGATTTCAAATTCACCATTCAGACGGGAAGTTTGTTACCCTCCAATGGAAATAGCCAGATCATGGATGGGATGCCTCATGGCGTCAGCGTTCATTATGAACTTTTGGCGATGTTAAACGAACCACGAATCTTGGATGGGTTGGGGGCTCCTAATTACGCCCACCTGTTAATGAACACTCCCCTGTTTCCAAACCTGCACTTGATCGGCATGTTTGATAATGAAGACATCAGTTGGAGTGAGTCAGCCGACGATCCCCATACACAAACTTGTGAAATCGGGATATGCGTGTTCCAGACAGTGCCCAACATCTTTGATCCAGAGGATCTGTCTGCTGTTTACCGCCCCGCTTGTGACGAAGCTTATCACAATATCACAACTGATTCTGGATCGCATGGTTTACCCGCTGGGTCTATTCCTAGCGTTTCTCAGGGAACCCAATCGCCAGCAGCTACCAGGGCACTTCTGGCTAAGCAACGAGTAGCAAAGGGTTTGATGGCACAACGTCTGAAGCAAGGTTCGGGTAATTAGGAGGTTCCCTTGGGTGGTATTAGATCTCTCTCTAATCTCAAAACAGACTCTCCCTTTGATCGTATCATTCAAGGGCAGATTATAGAGGTTCTGCCTGAACAGGGTCAAGTCGTGGTTTTATTTTCTGATGAAGCAGGCCGTCGAGTTTTGCCCATCACACACCCCTTTTCTAGCCCAGATGGTTTTCATCGTGTGATACCAGAGAGGAATTCACATGTCCTTGTGGGTTTCCGTGCCAGTAGTGCTAACTTTGCTCGCATTATTGCGTACATCGAACCCGATGAAAAGAACCGTTTGGACCGTCGTCGATCAGAATTCCAAGATACCCCTTTAACTTCACAATGGACTAAACCCGCCGAGCAGTCCACTTTTCATCCTTATCGTCTTCTAAGAGAGTCAGAACAAGAATCTCGAACTAGGGGCGATGCTGCTTGGTTTATGTCTAACCGGGGTAGAATATCCTTGCATGGCGGTCCCAACACATTATGGTTGGACAAAGATGAACTCGAAGTGGGGGTTCGAACGCCTGTCCTTAAGCACCACATCATCAATCATCGGTATAGTGGTATGGAAGATGTCCAACAGACCGGCGTGGTTGAACGACCCAAACCAGAGCAAGACCAAGAACACATTGTCAAAATCTATCCCCGAACAGATAAGAAGTTCCTGAGAGAGCGATATCTGAAACTAAGGTGGAAAGGGAAGCCGGAAGTAGTAGTCCATGAACAAACTGGTCACTGCGTTCTTGTTTGTGAAGATCTTCCTGATGACTCCTTTTATGATGATGACAAATTAGATCGACCGTGGGTTAAGTATTTTGATTACCAGGAACGCACTCGTCATTTTGTAACTTATTGGACTGATGGTGGTAAAAAGGATGACAAGGGCGGTGGTGAACAAGAAGGACAGTTCGAGAAATTCGGGTGGCAATACGGTGTATTCGGGGATGTCCACTTTTACTTGCCCAAGCACAAAGATCATCAGCATGGCTGGCACATTGACATCCCCGATGAAGAAAACGGTAATATGCGTCGTTACATCGGGGTAGATGACTATGGGGAAATCGGTCGTGATCTGACCGATATTGTTGCTCGTGATGAAAAGATTGAAGTTGGGGCTTATAGTTCCCACATGGTTGGCAAAGATCGTACCACCCTAATTGGGGAAAATCGATTCGATGCAGTCGTGAAGCTCTGGACCCAGGAATGTGAAGAATACGTGTTCGGGTGTAAGACCGCTACTTTTTTAGCTGATTCATTTTTATTCCAGGCTCCTGATCCAGCAGATCGCCTCAAGCCTCTCAAGCCAACACAGATCGTGATAAAGGGAGACGTATTAGTTGATGGAAGTATAAGTTGTACTCAAACGTAACCTTGATAGTAACGGATAACAAGAATGTCTACCACTGATGTCATCGCCCAAATTAACCCCGAAGGAGGTACCTCCAGAACTTTGCGAGGTCAAGTTGAATCCACTATCTCCAATGCGGTTCAACACTGGTTGGAGTTGGTGGAAAGTAATCTCGATGAGATGACTGAGGTATTTGAATCGTATGTTTTTCCCCTGGTAGGTTCATTGAATTCTGCCTTGGTCACAACCGAGATCGATACCACCTATGGTCAGTTCCTAAAAGTTGTTGATGAAGAGACCGCCATAGAGAAACAAACTAGGATTGAGTCTGGTGATATTTGGAATCACGCTTTACTGGCTACGGCTTTTGGGATACTTACGGATGAAGATGGGCAAACCACACTGCACTTGACTGGGTCCGGGTCAACGATCAGTCTTCAAACTCTGACTGATTTGTACACCTATTCCGGGCATCTGTCACGAGTTGGATGCATACTGGCTTTCCAAAATTGGGATTTTTCGTCGGGAGAAATAGCGTCCTTTACTGCTCCTGCTGATTACACAGTTTTGGAAATTCCTGCGGTTTCTGATCGGATTTCTATAGTTACTCCTTTGTCTTCTGAAGACAACGCAGTTGCCCTCGAACAACACTTGACTGAGAGACTACAAAGAAGTAGGGAATCTCTGGAGGAAACAACAGTTTCCACTGAAACTCAGCAAGGTGTTTTTTCAAAGTTACAATCGCTTCTTCAAGGCATCAGCGGTGTTCAGCTAACTTTGGAAGCGATAAAAGAATCCGATTTGATTGGAATCCCCATCGAAAGCGATTCCTTGACTCAGGCACTACAAATTCTTAACAGGGTCAAATTCGAAGTTACTCAGATTTCTCTTGATCCTGTTGACCAGTATTATCGTGTCTTGTCCGAACGGATATCTGGGGAGGGTGCTAGCCAAGTGTTGATACTGATGGAAGTCTTGCGATTGGCTAACAGAGTGGCTCATTTGCATCTGCAAACGACCTTGAATAATTTAGATAAGTCGGTTCGGGGGCAGTTTACTCAGCTAGACAGAGTGTTCTCTCTATCCCCCAGTACGAAATCAAAACTATTCTCTTCCTGATGAGGATTCGCTAAGTGGCTCGTGCTCTCACCACACAAGAACTTGATACCGTCTCTGGTAAAAGAAAGGACAACCGTCCCGAATTTTTCTTTGACGCCAAAGATCAACATGAGGTGATCTCCGTTGATATGGAGACGTGGTGTCTCCTTCATCCTGAGCTAGCCAAAATCCTGGAACTCTTAGAAACCGAACAAAAAGATAAACTCAACCGAAAGGGAAGAACAGAACTCTTTGAGGAATTTACCGATGATGCTGTCAGTGCTCTGGTAGGTGAGGAACGAGAGGGAGAGAATCTAAAAACTCCTTATGACCAGGGCCGGGTTGGACAACTGCTCAAAATCGTAGAAAAAATCGAAGAAGGTGTGGCCGCAATTGGCCCCACACAAGATACTAAGGCTGGGACTAGAATGGAGGGGCTTGAAGGGGCGGTAGAAGCCCAGCTAATTTCTTCCGATATAGAATTGCCGTTGGACGAAGTGTACTCTCGATTCATCGAGTCTTTGTTCACGGCTGAATGGTTGTGGTATACCAATAGAAAAAGGTGGGTTTTTCATGGTAGCATTCACACCAAACGTTCACAACGAATTCAAAGTTGGAGAGAAGTGTTAGGAGTCTACGCTTAGTGAGGGTACGATTATGGCTATTCGGTTGCATAGTCTTCATCAAGTTGATGGAAAGATTGGAATAGAATTCGTATCCGATCAGGGTGACAATGTCTCAGTATCAGTTGAGGGCGGTAAAGTAGAAGTTCTCTGGCATGACGAGGGTGGAGAAGTCATAAAAGAAGTGGATCGGGATTTTGGTGCGCCTCAAACTTTAGTTGATGCTCTAACCGATATCATGCATGGTCAGGGAGTTAGGGTAGCGAGCGGGAAAATGAAGGGTTGGATCGATTCATGTGCTCTATCCGCTGTCTGCGAAGCGGGCAATGAATTAGTTAGGCTGAAACTTTGGGAGCGTCACCCCGAAGGAACAGGACGACGTTGGTTTTACCGAAGGAACACACAACGTGAATTATGACCGAATAGAAAAAATAATGGCCAAGAAATTAGAACGGCCCCTTTTGGATCAACTTAGGAGCGTATTCGGAAAAGAGCCTAAAATTCTGCGACCCTTTCGGCTCCAAGGTCGTAAAGGAGAACGCGGTCGCGGTGATGAAACCTTTTCCATGTCTTTAGAAGTGGCAGGTCTTAGTGTCGCTTTTTGGTTTCCCCTCCAAATCCTGAAGAATTTGAGGGCCAATAAAACCGGTACTGTTGTCCTCCAGGTTGGGGAATCTCAACACGAAGTTGTACTTACCAATCCTAAGACTTATGTCAAGGATTTCATCGAAGGAGTAATTGATCGTGTAACGCCCGCAATTACGGGCGAAGCCGAACTACTCGGTCGGTCGGATAATCTATCTATTCTTAGGACTATTGTTAAGGATCACAGCATCGGGACAGTGGTCTTCTCAGGAAAAGCAGTAGACGTGGACGTTGTAACTGCCAATGCTCTTTTAACGGTTTACGATGGTCTGACTAAAGCACCATTAAAGGCCAAGTTCGAGAAGTTATTAAATACTTCTCCTGCTAAGTTCAAAAAACTCGTGGATCTCGCCTGGACTTTGTTAAAATAACACCCTTCTCAATGGGTTTACTTTCATACACGCGTTTATGAGTGAATGTTCGTTTTGTTTCTTTTTCGTTTAGGAGATGTGCATGTTTTTTGTTGACCTTCTCACCGCGGTTTTCGGCTGGTTGCTTGGCTTCTTTGGTGCCTTCTTCGAGCTGTTTGTCTAAAACCGGTAGTGGGTGTAGAGTGATTAGGCAGCTCATCTGGATTCATACAGCTATCATTTTCTATCCAGAAGGTGTGGGTTCGAATCCCACCCCCACTAATTGATCAGGAGCACCATGAATGGCCACTACTCTATTAATTGAAAATGGTGAACTAGCCATTGATAACCGTGGACGGTGTGTAGAAATTACCAGTCTCGGGAAAGTCGCTCAAGAAGTGTTGGGTGCTCTTCTAACCAGGTTTGACCCTCCGATTGTAAACGCTGGCTCTGATTTTAGCAATGTAGTAGACAGATATGCCGCTGCTACTCGAATAGTCGATTATGTTCGGACTGAACTACACACTGCCATTGATCGGCTTCGTCGTTTACAAGAAAGTCAAACGCCTGCTTTACCTGATGATGAGATCATTTCTGCGATCAAGGACATTACCATTGATACGCCATCTATTGGTATGATAGACCTCTTTTTTCGAGTAGCGGTTCGATCTGGACAGGTCATTTCTATATCGAAAAGACTTATCCTGAATTCGGTAGCTCTGAATCAGCTTGATTCTGGGTCAACCGAGGGTCTGGTTGTCAGTCAGAACGGCGAAACTGTCATAGGATAATCCCATGGGCAAAACACATAAAGATTTTCTCAAGAAGGTTCCTAAGCCAATTTTTCTAATGAAGCGGCAGGAATTTTTGAAACTTGCACGAATCAGACCGATAGATACGAAGGCAGTCAAGCATCGCATGCGTTCAGGGGAACTAGACTGGGATGAGGGAAAACAAATCCTTCATCAAAGTCTGTTAAAAGGCGTGATTGATGCAATAATTAAGGAATTTCAACGAATCCACTACCGGGCCGTAAAGAAACATGTGGAGCAAAAAGGACACCAGCGTAAACTTTTTAAATCAGGCGATTTGCCTGAATTGGCTTATGATTTTATTCATCGAAGCGGACGTTTCAAGGTAGCTTCTGCTTCCACTGATGATTCGTTTTCACCGGACCTGGTTAAGCTGATAATCAAAGAAATGCGATACGCCAGTACCCCAGAGGGAGAAAACCTAACCAAAGCGGATTGGAAAGACTCTCTGGAAGACATGAGCGACTTGATACGTGGTACAGTAAAGATTTTCAAAAAACTGGGTATTCGATTTCGTGTGAACAGAGACTTTTCTGACAATTTCGAAGACATGAACATCATCTTCCATTTGCCAAAGGGTCTATTCCGGTATTGGATTAGTCTTCAAGGGGGTAGGAAGATTATTTTGGACAAGAAGGGCGGAAGTAAGCTTACCGCTTACTCATATCCATATCATCAGGCCCCAAACAAAGTACAGATTCAAAAATTGGTTGAAGCGATCAAGGGGCTCATCTAATGCCGACTGAAGATCAAGCCATCCAAGTGATGATCGACAAGCTCCGGGAAGAAATCCCTGATGTGGATTTTGAAAAGGGTCCAATTCGGGACCTTTTTATTACCCCGGTTGCTCGCGAAGAAATCCTCCTGATCAATCAAATGGATCGTGTAGCTCGATTGTATTCAGTTGATTTCTATGAATCTATGACCAGAGAAGAACTGGAAAGTCTCGCCTATCAATTCGGGGTTACCCCCTTTCAGGGGAGTAAGGCACGAGGCACAATTTCTGTGCATGTTGTTCAGAACACTACGGATCGTGCTCTGTTGGTTCCCACTGGTAGTGCTTTTTCTACCGATGATGGTCAATACTCTTACATCTCAACAGAGAGTATAGAGATACCTCGCGATACCCTGAATAACTATTATAACAGCGAGACTAAGACCTATGTGATTGACGTTTCAGTGGAAGCGGCTGATGTAGGAGAAGACTACAACATTGCTGCCTTCCGAATAGTTCAGATAACTGCTCGTACTAATTTCCAAATCAAACGAGTAGAAAATCGGTCTGCTCTGATTGGGGGTCGCTCTCCCGAATCAAATGCTGAGCTAGCTGAACGAATCCGGGAAGTTTCTGTCAAGAACGAGCGTGGAACGATCTCTGGCTTCAATTCTGCTATTCTGGATGCTGCGGCAGGAAAAATCTATGACATCTCTTTGGTCAGAAACGATGAAATTGACGGGTATCGAAACACCTACCGGGCTCACATTGACGCTTTTGTAATTGGGTCCGAATCAACCGAAGTATCTGAATCCTTCATTGCTGCTGTGTCTGAGTCAGGGCAACAATTCAAGTTATCTAACACCCCGGTTTCTGAGGTGACTGCTGTAACGGTAGGAACCACGGAAATAACCGAGACTGAATACACGGTTACCTTGGACCCAACCCCATACAGCGGGTCCAATGATGTTGTTCAAATAAAGGGCTTGGTTTCAGTCGGGACAGAGATTCAGATAACCTATGTTTACAACAAGGTTCTCCAAGATTTGCAGCAGGAGTTTGATGTAGAAGAAAACGATGTATTTGGGGTATCCCTTCGATTTCGAGAGGCCGTCCCCATTGCTCTTCAAGTGATTGTGCAGGCAACCATCCAGATCAGTCAGAGTTCGGTCTCGTTTGCTGCCGATGTACAACAATTTACCCAGGCGTTTATTAACCAAAACAAATTCGTTACTCAACTAAATGCCAGTGATTTGAGGGAATACCTACGAAACAACATAACAGGTATCCTGTCCCTCAGTATCTCCCACTTTGGCAAGGTTAGTGAACAGGAATCGTTTGACATCTTAACGTTTGAAGCTAATGAGTATCCGGTAATTGAAAGTGATCAGATTGAAATCGTTTAAGAGGTTCGCATGGGCATCCTAGAAAATCGGTATGCTAGTCCCGAAATGGTTGAATTGTGGAGTGACCGTAATAAATTTCGTTTGTGGAGAAAGGTGTGGAAATCTGCTGCGATTGCTTTAAATAGTTGTAGTGATTTGGTCTCTGATGAACAAGTAGCAGAATTGATTAACGTTGGTTATCACGCTTTTGAAATGGATCGGGCCGAAGAATTAGAACGCCAGACGAAACACGATGTAGTAGCTCACCTTCAAGCTTTTTGTGAAGCGTGTCCAAAGTCTAAAGGGATCCTGCATCTGGGGATGACTAGTTCAGATGTAACGGATAACGCTGAATTGATCGTTTTAAACAAAGCGGGTCAAATAATCCAACGGAAGGTAGAGAAACTACTGATCACCCTAGTGCGTATGAGTGATCAGCACAAACGAACTCCCTGCTTAGGATACACTCATTTACAAGTCGCCCAACCGACTACTGTGGGGAAACGATTCGCAATTTGGGCAATGGACTTGATTCCTTCTCTTAAAGAATGGCATACTCTACCTGGACCTCTTCGTGGCTTAAAGGGGGCAACTGGTTCACAATACAGTTTTTTAACTTTGTTGGGTAGCGAAGAAAAAGTTAAAGCAGCCGAGCTAAAATTCGCAACCGAGCTAAAATTCGAAAAAACGATGATCGCAACTGGTCAGACGTATAGTCGATCAGCCGATTCTCGAGTTGTATCCGAATTGGCCTATCTGGCTAGCGTGATTAAGAAAGCGTGCAACGATATTCGTTTTTTGAATTCCACTGGTGAGATGCGGGAGGGATTCGGGGATCAGCAAGTTGGTAGCTCAGCCATGCCCTTTAAGAGGAACCCTGTTAATTGTGAAACAATCACCGGGTTAGCTCGCTATGTGATGGGTCTTTTACCAATTGTGATGGGTACTCATAGTGATCAATTTTTAGAAAGAACACTGGACGATTCCGCCACTCGCCGGTTAACTCTGTCCAGCGCTTTTTTGGCCATGGATGCTGTTTTATCCAAGTTTATCGACGTACTGAATAATTTAGTTATCACCAAAACAGCAGCTCTCCCACCTGAGCTTTTGTCAGAAGTCATTCTGTGTCGAGCCGCTAAAGAGAAAAAGGATAGACAGGCCATTCATGAGCGTATTCGGCAATTGAAGAATCAATCCCTCTTACAGCAGGGACCTGATTTTGCCACTCTCCTAGCAGAAGATGAAGAAATAAAGAAGTTTCTTCCTATGCGGACCTTTTCCTTATCCGATATGATGGGGACTTCTGTGACACAGGTTAATCAGGCAATAGAGCGGATTCAACACGAGTTCCCACAATTATTTGGTTCGAATTAATATGGCATTGTGGTATGAAATATCTGAGGACATCACTCTTTCAACAGGGAAAAGCTTGCGGGCTAATCGTCCTTTTACCGAAGGTAGCCTAATAGCTGAAGAATTGACCGAAATAACCGAATCGGGCTTGTTGAGTGCATCCTTTGTTGCAGCGGCTGAACCTCTGAATGCTAAAGTAGTCAGGGTTACGATTACTCCGCCAATTATTGGTCCATAAATGATCGAACTGAAATACAACCAACCTTCCTTCTATGGTCTAGTTGAGCGTATAGCCAATTTTATCCCAGAAGGAGACATGTATGTACGGAATTTGCCGGTCATACCATATCGTTATGGTTCGACTTCGTTTACGCTTAGTTCGGATCATTTGGGCCAGCCCCATGAATTTCGCGCCAACAATGACTTAATTGCCACCATCATTCCTGGCGAATCAGAACAAGTAATCGCTTTGGCTCTTCCTCGTGGTGTCATCCAGTTATCGATCACCGTTGGTGACAAGGTAGTATATCAGGAAGCGTACAACGTTTCAATTCACATCACCCTCTATCTGGCGATGTCTCACAGTTGGCAGTGGGTTTGGACAGATCTGATTCAACTCAGTCATCTGATCGAGAGTAAATTCCATCTCCTCCTGTATGAAACCAAATTGGAATCGGAATATTACCAGTATTTGCCATCAGATGTGACTGGGGCTTTGGCTCTCCGACACCTGCTGTACGCTAGGAACAATCCTCTGACTACTCAAGCCATCAGGTCGCTGGTAGCTGGGACTTTTCAGGCTTCTCCAGTCTTTGTGCCCTCACGAGCTGCTGCTGTTACTAACAAGGCACCAGTACCGTCCCTCCCTCGACCAGTGGGAGCATCGGGCGGGGAGATTGGTTTTGGCACCAACTATTCCAGGTACATGGGATTAGCACCAGTCAGATTCCGGTTTGTCATTGATACTAAGAATCTAAGCAATGGATCATTTTCGCTTCAGTGGGGTGTCCGTCAGCTAACTCAGCTTGGCATGATAGGCCCAGTGTTTAACTCTGGTACCCAGCGAATTCCTCTGCTATCTTTGAAGCCATTAGTAGCCGGTGGATCGGGGATTATAACTGATTCAGTTAGCTATGTAGAATACACAGGCAAGTTTCCGGTTAGTTATACCCTGGTGATTGCCAACTATGCTGCCAGCGAATTTGATGTGGAATGGCTTAGCAATCAGGGGACTGAGGGCTCTTTCCACGTAACCACTGCCTCTGCTTTGAATCGAGAAGTGGAAAATGGTCTTCTACTTGACTTCTCTAATCTATCAGGATTTCAAGACGGAGATCAATGGCAGATAGCTTTCCAAACTGATGACATTCCCATAACCGAAGGGTTGATACTTCGTTTTGGAGACCTTTCACGTTTTTCCGATTCTGACACGTGGGAATTAATTATCGGCTCGGCCATTAAGCAGGTAGCTGGGGAAGGAGTATCTGCTATTGTGCTGGGGACCGCTTACACAGGCTATATTGGTTCCACTCCAGCTAAATACACTTTCCAGTATATTGCCGTTACCCCGGACCTTTCCTGGGGAACAATAACAGAAGTTTCTTGGGAAAATTCGTCAGGGGCAAGTGGTTCTTTCCTGGTTCATGGGAATGAAACGAACATAACCGTAGATAACTCGATTACGCTGACCTTCTTCGAAATGGACCAGGCCAAAGTGGGGGACACATGGGAACTAAACTTCTCTGCCAAAGACCGCTCCATTCAGTTTGAGATAGATAGTGATAGATTCGTTCGGACTAAACATGACGTTAGTGGACAAGAGGTACATTACTGGTCTCCCAATTTCTGTGATGCCCGCTTTTTGGTGTTTAGCCGTCTAGCACAGAATCTGTCCAGGTATGATTTGGATCACAACACGGACTACATCCTATGGAATGATGAGGAGAGTTCGCCTGATTGGCCCTCAGAAACAGAAGATGTGCGGGAAGTAGACCTTTGATACAAATTTTTCGATCTAGTTATAAGCGTATTTGCGTTTCCAAATCCGATGCGCTAACCGGGGATAATCCCTACGCCCCACTTCCTCCGCAACCTGAATATGGGTTTTGGGATTGGGTTACGTATGTACCTATCCCGTATTGCATCGTTGGCTTCAAGGATTACTATTCGCTGCCTCGAATAGACGATCTAATCGCTACCATCAATGATCCTTTAGTTGATCCTCTGGATGGGGTTATCCGGACTTATGGGGAGGTTTATGGCAACCCTCTAGGCTTGCTCTGGCCATACATGCGGCTGGATATGCCAGACCAATATTGGATTTCTGGCGATACAACGGGATGGCCAGGAACTCAGCTTGACCCGGCTCCGTTTGATTCCCAGTCTGCTGCATACCGTTGGACAACGTGGGAACTTATCAGCTTACTCCCTCCGTTGTGGTCCATAGCTGATTTGCTCAGCATACCTGAGTTTTCACTGGACACCCTGCCATATGAAGCATTCATTGACCTAGCGGGTTACCAGAATAAGAACGATGGTCACAGGCCCGTTTGGTATGGGCAGCAACCACCATATCCGAAACTGGATGAATATCCTGGATATGAGGTTACCCGTAACCATAAGACCACACCCAAGTGTCTCTTAGTAGATATGATGGCATGGGATTCGATGATGATTCCCATGGAAACTCTTTCCTTTGAGCACAATCTAACTAGCACTTGGGTGACGACGCTGATTGCATTGAAAAAGCGTCCTCGTCTAAGTCAATTGGGAGCCAGTGACGCACGCAACATCAGTCCCGTCACGGATTTGGATTTTGGGAATTTCGCATTACCGTATCCTCTGGATTCCTGGGCAGCTGGTGTCACTGATAGTTGGTTGAATTGGCAACCGGCTCTTCGTCCTTGGTTGACTGAACAAAGAGTAGGCGTTCGTTTACCGTGGCAATTCTTCAATACCCATGTTAAGGATGGAGATCAGCTATCGGTTAATGAATATGGGGATATCGTCGCCAACTTCAGGCAGTCCACTCTTGCTACAACTTGGACCATTCCCCACAACCTGGGTACAACTGATTTTGAATTCGAAGCAACGGACATTGATGAGAACCGTCTCGAACCAATAACCATAACGCATATTGATTCTAATACGTTAGAATTGGAATTTAGTCAACCAGTCTATGGTAGTGTTCATATCGGCCTCAGTAATGAACTGGATGTGTTTTATCTCCAATTCGGTCGTATGGATGTCGAGGAAATAACGGTCACTGATTTCATTTGCTTCTTCCATCCTCGCATTAACTTGTGGAACAAGAGCTTGATGGAGCCTTTCCCGAAGGCTCATCTGCTAGATAACAACTGGGCAAGGGATCTTCTGAATTCTGCGGGGTACACTGATTTACCTATTCCAGCGGGTACCAATTTCACTAGGACGTGGATCGAAGATCAGGTGGTGGGGACTAGTTTAGCTGATTGGGTACATAATCAAGCCGTACCACAGAGTAAGTCTGGTACTCTGGACGCTACTCGGGTCCAGGACATGTTGTACTTGAATCCTGGACGAGTGTGGTATTGGAGAGAAGAAGAATTTTTTGGCCACGCTCCACCGCTCAAAAGAAAAACACTGGATGCGGGTAGCTCTTTGGACCTTACAATTCGATCCGATGGAGAGGGTTTTGTTCTCGGAGAAGCCTGGATGCTTAGCCAGGTGGTTGCTGGAGACACGGGATGGGTACCTTGGTCGAAATGGGTATTTAACCAGCATCAGTATGATCCTCCGGTTACTCTCCCGGCAGACAAAGGCCAAGACTGGTTATTTGGAACAACTGTAGGGGTTCTGACTGTGTAAATTCCGTACACAGAAAAGGAACCCTCTTAGATCTGGAAAGTCGAGGTGAGATTTGGCTTCTTTCAATTTAGTAGTAATGACTATGAATGCGGGTCGTGAAGCGATTGCTCAGCAATTGGTTGACGGCGAGCCTGCCATTCAAATTGTGGGATTTTCGGTCGGGGAGGGTGGTTATGATCCTGGTGATCCTGCTACTGCAATTGCAATTGATCCCTCCGACTCATTGTTAGTATCTCAGATTTTCCCAGTTAGTGGTTATGAGCCATATGATGCTACTGAATGGGTTAATGCCTTTACTCCGGTGATTGTTTGTAAACTAGAAAATAGTGAAGGCATTGGATCACTTGGAGAAATCGGTATTTGGGCTCAGTACGTAACTGGTCCAAGTGCGGGATCTGATTTTCTGTATGCCAAAGCTCATTTCCCCCTCAAAGTCAAGACGCCATATGACGCCCCGACATGGCGTTTGGCCTTCCCGCATTAAGGAGTTTACCTGTGGCACTTGAAATGATTTTCCGGTGGCAAGCTCCGGATAGTACCGAATATTACAACCGTCGGCTAAAGGACATTCTCCCATGGGGAGTTTGGCGCGGTGCTGAAGTTGTGCCAGGTACGGGCCTCAACGTCGAGGTTCAACCCTTTGTGTGTGCAACTCAGAGTGGTGAAACTGTTCGGGAGGATACTGATACTCATGCCGTTGCGGTTCCGGATGACAATGTTGAGTATTACATTGGGTTGCTAGCCAAATATGTTCCGCTGGGTGCGCCTGTTGTTCAACTGACCAAAATCGAAACTTCAGTTTATCCTACATGGGTTGATAAAGAATTTTTCATTCGGTTCGCCACGGTACAGGTACCAGCCAGTACCGTACAAATCACTGCGCCAATGATCGAGAACTGTTCCAAGGATGTAGCCATATTCGATAGTAGGATTGAATTGGTTACTGATCCCGCTTCCCTCCCGACCTTGGACTGCAACGATGTAGGTACGGTCTACTTCTCCAAATCCAACAGACAGTATTATGTCTGGGATGGCTCTGCGTGGTTGGCCGGGCTATCTGATATACTTGCTGGAGAGGACACTTTCTCCGGAGTAGCTGGTGGTGGTTCTCAGACCGTAATGCATCCTGGTGGGGCCTTAGGTACAACTGCTTATCGCGTTTTGATTTCTCCCAGTGAAGACACTGATGACGATTTCGGGGAGTTCTGGGTAGAAAAACAAAATGATCGTTTTCTTATTCATCGTGGTGGGGGATATACAGGCACATTTGATTGGATGATCGTTCTAGCTTAGGAAAATATTATGCCAGAAGAAGCAAATCCAGTACAAGAAGAAGTGACTCCAGAAGAAACGGGTAAAATGTGGGGTGGTCTGAAAAAGGCTTGGACTTCTTTCAGAATAGCCCGTGCTGAAAAGAATGCCTCCGCTCAAGAAACTGCGGTTAAGGTCATGAAAGATTTGGCTACCAAATTGGGTCTAGTTCCCATCCAACCCGAAGTCAAAGCTACTTTGATGGCTGAGGCGGCAAGGGAACTTTCCGAACAGAGCGGTCACCGGGTTACTCCGGATGAATTTCACGAGTGGTATCATGATAAACCCACGAAAGTACAGGGCGCTCTTCTTCGACGTTTGGGATTCGGTTTGGAATCTCTGACTAAGATGGCGGAACCCACCAAGGGTGAACTGGCCAAAGCAAAAATGCGGTTTGCGTCTTTCAAAACGAAAGACGATCCGATCCAGCATATTGATCTGCGGACCGCGAAAATCACCAATGCCCGCAAGTTGAATGCTTGGTACCATGTTTTACTCAAAGCTGGTAAAAAATTTAAGTCATGTGCAGAGGTAGCCAAGAAGAAGCTAAAAAGAATGGATATGACTCCTTCGAAATGACAAGAAACACATCCTTCCATCAAAAACACACATTCCGTGGGATGCACACTTGCCCACAGTGTGGCGGACAAATGGACAACATAACTGATGTACATGCTCATGAGGGGTTGGGTCCTCGAACTTACCAATATCGAGTCTGTCAGGAACGTAATTGTCGCTTCAAGGAATTCCATCCCGATGATCAACGTGGTTATCCTCTGGACATAGTTCCGACGAGCCAAGGAAGTGGAAGATAATGCATCCTGCTGAAAAAGCCGTCCTAAAAACATACGCTCAATTCATTAAACTTCGGTATCGGGGATCCCTGAAGAAGATTTACGAATCCCAGGGAGATATGGCGTTTGATGTGGTCGGGCAAAAATGGCTGACTATGGGGTACACCAAGGGATCGGTTGTGGTTGTGATCTGGCCCACAGCCAAGCTTCCTTCAGATATTATTGAATTCGTGAAATCCCTACCAAGAAATGTGAAGTATTCTATTGGGGATGAGCAGAAACTTCTGACCCAAAAACAAGTTCTGCTTCGGATATCCAAAAAGGTTCCTAAAAAGACCCCCATTAAAAAAGAACCGACCCGTCAAGATAAGATCAACAGTGTTATGGCTCACCTCTTGGATACCCTCGATTAGTACCGGATAGGAGGCATACTGTGCCAGCTACTTATAGAAGTTTAAAACAACTGGATGCCATGACCCTGTATCGTAATGGGTCTAACCTGGTTACTGGGTCAATTGATTTCGATTATCACCCAGTCCAGCATATCGTCATTCAGTCCGGTGCGTCTCTACCTGGTACTGCTGCTTCCGGTCAGCTATTTTATAGAACCGGGGCTTTTGACACTCTGTGGTACTTCAATGGTACCACTTGGATTGAATTAGGAACATCTGGTGCTACGGCTGGTGGGGGTTCAGAGGCTCGATGGCTGGACCTGAGTAGTCCAACTAGTCGATTGCGATTACCCTTCGATACCACTGATTCCTACACTTTCCAAAACAAGCTCTTCTTGATGGGCTCCAGCCCAACTCCCGCTGAGGCTGCGGATGTGGGTGATATTGGGTATTACCAGGACTTGCTCTTGAAACACAAGATCGGGATGCTGGTAACCAATACCCCTGCTGTACACGTTGATTTTCGGGTGGGGCAGTTTGCCATCCAAAAGAATGTCGCTATCGATTCACATTTTGAACAAGACATTCTACCAGGATCAGGGGGATCGGTTGTAATTGAGCATAATCTGGGTGATGCCGACCACGTGGTAATGGTCAGTGTTAACCAATTCAACGGCACACTGAGTGTAACAGATTTGGCTTCTCTTGGTCAGATTTGGGTTGAAGTGGGGGCGAATCAAGATACGATTCACAACACTGGGATTAGCGGAATCAAATTCGATTATTTCGCTTCAACGTCTCCGTTTAACTCTAGCGTTCTGGCTCCGAATGGCATCACTGGTGTTGCCTACAATCACAGTCTGGGCACAGAGAACCACATCACGGTAGTAACTCCCATAACTGGTACGCCCTGGTCGTCTTCAATCGAACAGGAATTTGCTGACTTGGGAGAAATTTATGTGGTTCTTGGACAGAACACGGATATGATATATGCTACCGGTAACCCTGTCACCAGTATCAATCTTCGTATTATCGGCATTGAATTAACCTAACCTAGGTTATCCGGAGTAATCAAATGGCGTACTCGCTCAAGGATTTGCAGGATCAGATAGACGCTTTGGTGTTATCGGTTCCTGATATAGCAGGCATCAAAAGTTATGAGCATGATCAGACTGTTGCTTCTGATCACTGGCAGATCACTCATGGCTTTGGTAGTTACTTCGTGGAAGTAAATGTTCACGATGGATCTAATTTTGAGATCGTACCTGCTGATGTTCAACTGGTTAGCAATAATCAGGTGGATATTTTCTTCTCGGAAGCAATTACAGGTAAGGCTCGTTTAATCGTCAAACATAGCTAGGGCAATCTCCATGTTTACCAGAGCCCTAGATGTAATCTCTGCCCCATCGGATGATAATCAGGAGATGGTTGAATCTCCCAAAATCACCCGTATTGGGAGAGTGGCGGTATTTCCTGTTAAACCGGGTCGATTCAGTAAACTTATTCGTCGTGCCAGATCTCTGAATTGTTCGGTTGTGGGAACTCAGAATCACGCCTCGAATAGACTGGTGATGCTATATCGCCTATCTCTTCGTTCTCCCCTGTATGACAAAATCGGGCACGATTTCCCCGTCCCCCTGTTTGATTGGGAGGTAACTAGTGGTCGGGAATTGGTAAAAATTCTGGTTTCGAAGAAGTCAGAATTTTCGGCATCTCTATACACCATCCTTCATCGCATGGCTCGGGAAACTAGATCATGATAATTACACCCACTCAAATTCTTCAAATACTGGCGGTTAGTGATAAGAATCTTCTTCGATTAAGACAGGATCTTGCCGCTCTTACCACAGCAATTCCGAGGTTGGGGGAAGCTATCGCTCCTCTAGAAGAACTTTCTCGTGTTTTTCAAGATTTGAAAGAAGAGCAATTCGGGCGTAAATTAATTCACACCATTAAACTCGTGAAATGGCTAGAAAAAACTCTCAGGTTTAAGACTGAACTCATATCGGGACCAGTATTTGTTGGGGAAGCGGCTGTTTCACGAGAAGAAATCGCCGAAATCTTGGTTGAGAAGGGTTTTAGACTTGGTAAACTCGGAATTTTGGGAGACAACAACAGCGTTGTGTCTATCAAAGTTTCCCCACGTGATCGCAAATTCCGTCGGATAGAAATTCGGGTAAAACCATAACACGTCGCTAGAGAGACAGGTGTAATTTGTTACGGACTTCAGTTGCATTCAAAGCTGACCCGACTTCCGCTACTTTTAACGCGGTACTGACTGGGATTCTGCCTTTGGGTATTTACCAGGGTGGGCGGTGTTTGCCTGGTCCAGCCTTATCGGTTCGTGTTGAACCTTTCTTCGCTCGCAGCAGAAACCTAACTGTCTGGGATGAGGAATGGGACACAGTTGTAATCGCTAGCACTGGAATCCACTATATTTGTTTAGAGGCGAAACACCTCCCCCATTCCCCTAGTGTTCCGGATTGGCTTATTCTGACTCCGGCCGAGTTAGCACTTCGTCCTGACAGCCATGAACTACTAATATTTTGCGTGGTCAATATCCCGACTGGTGAAACCATCACGAAGCCAGAGTATATTGACCATGCACAAGCCACTCGCCTTAGTCTAGATGGTGCAGACTTCTTTGGTCGTCTTCTTTCAGGAACTATCAACCTGAATGGAACGACCGGCGTGATGGTTACGCATAATCTGGGTCACACTGATTATGTGGTGATGGTGACACCTAGTGAAACCCCCAACACGGGTTTGGGTGATATCTATGTTGAGAAGGCTCCTACCACCTTCACGATCTTCATCACAGGCTTGGCTACCACAGAAATAGACTGGATGTTGATCAATAAGAGGCCGGTACCCGGTGAAGAGGGATTGGCTGGAGTCATGATATCGCCAGTTGGTCTGAATGGACCAGCCGGGTTCACTTATCCTCACAACCTGAATTCAATTGACCATCAAACGGTAATCGTACCTGAGGGTCATGAGCCTGAATTGGCTGGTATCACCTGGGTTGAATTGGGTTCTACCAGTGATGTAATTCGTAATACAGGCTCGCCAGTCCGAGCTATCGCCGGGTTTATTCCTACCGTAGGTGCCCCCTCTCTTGGGTCCGCCCAAAGCACTTTCGTTCCGGTGGAACCTAGTCAGACTGCTGGGGCTGGTACTGGAGATGTAGTAATGGGTGCCTATCGTTTTACCGGTAGTACCCCAGTTACGTACCAAATTGAGGTCAAAAATAAGGCCGGCAGTGCTTTTGATCTGGACTTTGGTCCCTTACCCGGTGCGCCTACTGGGATGGTCCATATTGATGCCAGCAATCAAACCAATATTCATTTGGAAAACGGTCTAGTTTTGACCTTCGCTGATCTAGCTAATTTCCAAAACGGCGATACCTGGCAGATTCCAATTCAAGGACAATCCATCGCTCATGGTCTGGGTCATCTGGATTACTTCGTTCATGTCGTACCCATAACTGATGATCCAATTGACATGAACAGTTTTTGGGTGAAGAAACAGGCCAACGCATTTGAGGTTTGGCAAAACGGATCACACTCCGGGGCTTTCCAGTTTTTGCTGGTAACCGACATTGATCAGTTCATTCATGGGAACGGGGTTATCAGTGGACCGGTTGATAACGTTGTGAACCACTACCTGAATAATCCTCATTATGTGCCGTTGATTACTCCGGCTGATGATGTAGGTCAATTCAGTATTTACCGGGCTCATAATCTCTTTGAAGTGTATGCTTCTCGTCCTGACAACATCGCGTTTGAATGGCTAGTAATGCCACAGAGGGTAATCAATTGATGTTTCAGAAGACCATCGCTGCACTGGAGACCGTTGTCGCTGCGTTAGAAATCCCTTTGGCTTATGACACTGATAGACAGCAGGACCTACAAGAACTTCACGATAAAATTGCGGAGAAACTCCAAAAGATCACTCATAACGTAGAGATCGCCAAGCTGAAGGGATCTGGTCGTCATTTTCGTTTGGCTCTGGAAAATCTCCACGAAGTTCAAAATATCCTGCAAAATCTATATTTGGCCCATGAAAACCCAAACTACGACGTAAAAAAAGAGAAAAAAGCAGAGCCCAAGTCAAAGTCAAAGTTTGAGCCGAAGCCCAAGTCCGAGTCCGAGTCGAAGCCCAAGGAAAAGAAAAAGTCCGAGCCCGAGCCAAAGCCCAAGGAAAAGAAAAAGAAAAAGTCTAAGATCATGACCAAAGAGGATTTGGTTAAAAAATATGGCGAAAAATAAATGCTCACTTTACAACGAATCATCAACACTACCCCAGCTAAAATAATTAAGAGAGCTAAGAGTGGGTGTAAAAGGAAGTTTCTTGGTCGCTATGTTATGGCCAACAACGTTGTATTTGTTTTTAGCACAGGGTGTGAGACCGGGTCATTCAAATATGTAACTCAAATTGGAATAGCCAATTTATCCTTAGGGCTGAATAGCCCAGCCGTTGTACATTGTACTTGTCCGATGTTCAAGTTCTACTTGGAAGTTGCATGTGCTCGACATGGGGCCTCGTTTATCTATAACGCCCTTCCTCTTTTTCCAAAGATTACGAATCCCAGAGGGCTTTGTTATCTTTGTAAGCATCAGATTTACATCCTAGAGGCGGTAAACACTAGGATAAAAAGAGATCAAGCTCGCATTAAAGCCCGAAGATAGGGAGCAGAGTCATGGCCGTTGGAATATCCACTTGGCAGAAGTTACAAAACCTAGTAGCCGGTTCAACTTATATCTACGGAAAGTTGAATCGAATGCAGGGGAACCAGCGGGTTCAGGAAATTTCATACTATGATGGGGATACACGGTATGAGATAACATTCCCCGTGGGCCAGTGGGTTGAGATGACCACACTGCTACCACAGACCCAAGCCGGTAGGGATCTCCTCCTAAACCAACAAATGGAATTATTCGTCAGGGGTAATACCCTGGGGATTGCTTCACCTAGTGAGGTAGGCGGCGGGGTTACGCCCCCACCAGGCCCGCCCCCACCAGGCCAGTTACACGCTCGATTCATCCGCTATAACCCTAATACTAGTGGGATGGTGGCCACCAATGTTCAGGATGCGATTGATGAATTGGATTCTAGGGTTGACGCTCTAGAGGGTGGGGTTGGTCATACCCATGCCAATAAGCCTGAACTAGACCTGATTACCGATGCGGGATCGGGTGACATTATTACGAGTGCTGAGAGAGTTGAACTCAGCACAGCTTACATTCACTCGCAAGTGGTTGGGGGCAATCCCCATGGTACCACCGCTGGTAATACCCCATATTCTAACACTACTTCTGGCCTTCCCTCCGTTGACGTACAGGGGGCAATAGACGCTTTAGATGTTTCCGTTGACTCCCTGTTATCGAGTCAACACACCCACGCCAACAAGACGGTGCTCGATGCACTGATTGATGCTGGGTCCGGTAGTGTTATCACCCTGGTTGAACGATCCAAGCTAACTGGTATCGAAGATAACGCCAAAGATGATCAATTTGCCAGTGAAGTTCCTTACAACAATTCAGCTAGTGGTCTTACCGCTACTAATCTACAGGCTGCCATTGATGAACTAGATGGGACAGTTGATCTGTTGGTCATTGACCAGCACACCCATGCAAATAAAGTAGCGTTGGATTTGATTACCACCGCTGGATCCGGTGACATCATTACCACCGTTGAACGATCCAAGCTATCTGGTATCGAAAATAACGCCAAAGATGACCAGGATGCTGCTGAAGTCCCGTATGTCAACACAACTAGCAGTCTTGCTGCTACTGATGTTCAAGCCGCCATCGATGAACTAGACGCTGCCCTGGACATCGATATCATTAGTCCAAAAGACATCATCTGGATCGCTAAGAATCCTCCCCCATCCTCCGATGGAACATTTGGAAAACCCTTTGGTACGTTCGCTGCGGCTGTTGCCAGTATCACCACCCCAGGATCACGCGTTCAGTTCCGGGTTGCTCCGGGCATTTTTGATGAGGATGTGATTCTTGCTAACAACAACATCGCTGCCCTACACATTGTTGGTTCTGGGTTGTCCACTACACGTATTCGTAGTTTAGAGCTGGGTTCAGGGCAGAACCATGTCGTTCAGTTAGATGATATCTCCGTCGATCAATCAGCTACCGGGGCAACAACCGATGCTGGTTTGTACATTGGCAATCCCGGAATCGGGAATGCCGCTATCGTTCGAATTGGTCGAGCCCGAATCGAGACTGTTGGTTCTAATCATGCTGTGGACATTAGTGCTACCAATGGAGCAGTGTCCTTGGCTGTGACTGAAATGGGCGCCCTCCGAGCAGTTGCTGGGAAGGCTCTCCAAATAGTTAACAACGGTCCTGATCTAGTTGATGCTGATCTTCGTGGTACAATCGAATCTACCAATAGTTATCCAGTTACTATTGATGGAGATAACATCAGGATTCGAGTGGATACTTCGGAAGTTACCGCGGGTAGTGGTAACTACGCAGCGTTCAATGGCTTAGGCTCTGGGCCTTTCTCTAATCGTATTCTAGCTCTCAATAACAGTCAGATTGCTGGTGTTGGAACACGTCCCGCCGTTGAAGGTCAGTGGACGATGCTTCAAATGAGTGATATTGGAATCGATGGAGGTCCAGGTAACGTTTATGAAGTTTCCATTACCGGAGCAGTTCAAGTAGGTGGGGCTCTCAGGAGTGATGGGACTTCTGCCAGAATTAATGCTACCTCAATCGTCTATAGAGAAAAGGCAGAAACAACTGAATATGATGATACTGCCACTAGTCTTGGTGTAGATAATGTTCAGGACGCTCTTGAACACCTGGTCGCCAATAGTTTGGTTGGGCAGGCTAGTCTTGTAGCTGCTGATACAATCGCAGTTACCTTTGGTACTCCTCTGACTAGCACTAATTATGCCGTTTTGTTGACCGGTGATGGTAGTTATGGGTTATGGGTCGAGAATAAACAGCTTACTGGTTTTGACATAAAGGTTACGGCTTCCGTAACCGGAACGGTTGATTGGTTAGTTCGTAAGCTATAAGGTAAACAAATTAGCTCCACATTAGGAAGGTATTTGCATGGCGCAGCCAGATTTCAGAACTGATTCGATCTTATTGGCTGGTTCTGCCCATATACGAGTTACATCTAACAACCTGGTGCTATCCGACCCCACGGTTGGCAGTAAAACCCTGTATGAATTAACTCTGGGTAGCGGGGGTGGAACCACCAGAGTATCTGAAGAATTTAGCATTGACGCAACCGATGAATCCAATGGGTATGTAACTTTAGCCAGTGCGTCCGCCTCTGATCCCAGTGCCCTCTTTGAAACATATCTCAATGGCCTGCGGGTCCAAGATTCGGATGTAAGTGTTAATCCAACCACTCAACGCCTCTCCTTTGGTGTTGGGGCTGAGGTTATGGAAGACGGAGATACCCTTCTAGTTATCATTATAGTTTAATCGTAGTTTTATGAAAATTTGAGGAGTGAAATCTCATTTCATCACCACGAATCCGTGGTGATCCCTTTTCTGTAATTTGGAGATGTAATGCCTAATCAAATCAAGACTTCTCAAATTCGCGATCTAGCGATTGCGACGTGGAAAATCGCTGATAGTGCTATTACTGGCGCTAAGATCAGTAATGCGGCTGTCGATACTGACGAGCTGCACGATGCCGCAGTTACCAGCAATAAACTGGCTGCTGATGCTGTGGTTACTACAACCATTCTCAATGATGCTGTAACCGGTGCCAAGATCAGCGATGCCGCTGTTGATACCGCGCAGCTTCATGATGAGTCTGTTACCAGTAACAAGTTGGCAGACGACGCAGTTGTTACCGCAGCTATCAACAATGGTGCCATTACTGGTGCCAAGATTAGTGATGGAGCCGTTGACACCGCAGACCTGGCCGATGACGCTGTTACTGGTCCTAAGATTAGTGACTCCGCCGTTGACACCATCCACCTGGCTGATGATGCGGTAACCGGTCCTAAGATCAGTGACTCTGCTGTTGACACTACTCACCTGGCCAATGACGCCGTAACCGGTGTTAAGATCAGTGATGCAGCCGTTGATACAATTCATCTAGCCAATGATGCTGTAACTGGCGCGATCATCAGTGATTCCGCTGTTGACACCACGCATCTCGCTGATGACGCTGTAACCGGTGCTAAGATCAGTGATGCTGCTGTGGACACCGCTCAGCTTCATGATGCTTCTGTTACTAGTAATAAATTGGCAACCGATTCCGTTCTTAGCACAAAGATTGCTAATAATCAAGTCGTTGGCCGCCATATTGCTAATAACGTGATTACTTCGGCGCATATCAGCGGTAACCTGGGTGTTGCTGAAAACGAAATCACTTCCTGGCACATCAGTGATGGTGCTATCGCCACTATTGATTTGGGCGATGACATTGTTACCGGTGCCAAGATCAGTGATGCTGCTGTTGATACTACCCACCTAGCCGATGATGCTGTAACTGGCGCCAAGATCAGTGATGCTGCTGTTGATACCACGCATCTTCATGACGACGCCGTCACCAGCAATAAACTGGCTGCTGGTTCTGTTGTCACTGATGCCATCGCTACTGACGCTGTTACTGGTGTTAAGATCAGTGACTCCGCCGTTGACACTACACAGCTTCATGATGATGCTGTTACTGGTGCCAAGATTAGCGATGCAGCCGTTGATACAATTCATCTAGCCGATGATGCTGTAACTGGTGCGATCATCAGCGATGCCGCTGTTGATACAGCACAGCTTCATGATGCTTCTGTTACCAGTAACAAGCTGGCAACTAACGCAATCGTTAGCTCGAAGATCGGTGATGACCAGATTGTGGGTCGCCATGTTGCTGACAATGCGATCACTTCTGCTCATATTAGTGGTGACTTGGGTGTTGGTCAGAATGAGATCACTTCCTGGCATATCAGCGACTCCACCATTGTTGCTGTTGACATGGCCGATGATGCTGTAACTGGCGCCAAAATCAGTGACGCTGCCGTTGATACCACGCATCTTCATGATGACGCCGTTACTGGTGACAAGATCAGTGATGCTGCTGTTGATACCGCCCATCTTCATGATGACGCCGTTACTGGCGCCAAGATCAGTGACTCTGCCGTCGATACCGCCCACCTGGCCAATGATGCTGTAACTGGTGCCAAGATTAGTGATGCTGCTGTTGATACTGCACATCTCGCTGATGATGCTGTTACCAGTAACAAGATTGCTGCGGGTGCCGTTGGTACTGACCAGATTGAAACGAACGTTACTCTCTCAGGTGATGTTATCATTGGTAATGACCTCCGTGTCAATGCTGATACTACCATCTCTGGTGACCTTATCGTTCTAGGTTCCAAGATCAGTGCAACTGTTGGTGAACTCGTCGTCAGTGACGCATTCATTCGTGCCGCTGGCAATACCACTGTTGATATTGATGGTGGCTTTGAGGTTTACCGTGGTGCTGCTCTCTCAACCGCCGTCCTCTTGTGGGATGCGTCTGAGGATGCTTGGGCCATTGGTGTCGAAGGTAACACTAATCCTATCCAGGAGCAGGTTGCCCCAGATGCACAGGATGTGGACCTTACCACACCATACATCACTGAGGCACACGTGCCTGTTACTGTAGCTCTTTCTTCCGGTGCAACTGGTGATACCACTGGTAGTACCCTCCGTTCGACTTATAATCAGCAGCTAGCTGTTTATCTGAATGGCATCCGGCAGAAGGAAGCTGACTGGCGTTACAAGTACAGTTCTGGTACTCGCTACGTCAAGTTCCTCAACAACGCTCTACAGAGTTCGGTCGCTGGTGAATCGGTCGCCGTTGAACTCCTCACTTACTAGATTCTAGTAGTCCGGGGGAGGGTGGCTTAATCCACCCTCCCCCATTTCTTGCGGAGAATTGATGGCCGTTCGGATTGAACTCGACTCTCATAGTGCAGTAACACCAGCAGGTCTAAGTAAAGCCCTACGGAAACTAAAACGAACCATGGATCGAGAAGGGTTTAACAAAGAGATTCGTTCTCACGAATGTCATGAAACCCCCTCGCAAAAAAGGCGAAAGAAGAGGCATACTGCCATTCGTCGAATTCGAAGGGAAGCTAGAAATGCCAAAGACAATGATCTTGAATAAGACATTTTCAGAAATCCTTTCGGCTGTTCCGTGGGGTTTTTTGATCTACAAAACAGTGAACCCTCTTACGGATGAACAGCTTCATTTTGTTCATTCTCGTAGACTGGGTAAACTCTTGGTGGCTCCCTTGTATGAGCCTCAATCTGAAATGGTCCAGGTGCTTTTGGCCTCGATCGGAGTACACAACACTGTAATCGATCGAGTTAGGTTGGATCAAATTCTAGTGAAATACTCCAAGATTAAATCCTTGTATCCGCAGTTCTTTACTCGATGAGGATTACTCGTGAATGATGTCCAAGAAAAAGCCGCTGCGATAAGCCTTGAACTTAATCGGTATATGCCTGGCACCTATCGCTACGAACAAACTGTGGGTGGAGTGTGTCAGATAACCAGAGTTGGCGAATCCAGAGTAGCTACTTTGCTTGGCAAGGGAGCAGAGGCGAAAGCCGTTGCACTTCCTGAAGCTCTGTGTATGAAAGCCATGGATTATCTTGGTGGTCGATACTCGTTTGTATTGGTCCTCGAAACCGATAACGAGGACCTGAAAAATTTATTGCTTAGTTTCGGATTCACCAACGTTGCTTTCCTTGATTGGCGAGGAGAGTTGATTGGACCTATCTCTCGTGCCGTAGAAACGTTGGATGAGAAGCCCAAATACAGGTTCGCACCAAAAGGCCCAATCGAAAGACCTCCCCAATTGTGGCCTGGATTGCCAGACCCGTTTAAGAACAGGAGTAATGACTAATGGCTGTGAAAGTATTTTTATCCGATTTAGACTTGCGCAAGAATCAATTGATGCAAGCGAGGATCGAAAACGTAACCGCCTTCCCAGCCAATGCTCGGGAGGGCCAAGTTGTATACGAAACGGCTACTCGTCGTTTGTATTTCAATCTAAGTGATAGCGGTGACACTACTCTATCAACTGCTTGGTACGCCCCTGGCACCATTACTGCTGGGGCAGGACTTACCAAATCAGGTGATGAAGTTTTTGCCAACGTAGATGATGAGACTATCCAGATTTCCGGTGATACTCTAGAAGCAATCCCAGACGCCATCATTTCTGATGGTTTAGTCGTCAGTGGAGCCATTGTTAAGACCGGGAATATGATCACTGTTGATCCTACCACCATCATCTCTAATGGTCTGGTAGCTAGCAACGCTCTCGATCTGGATGGAAATGTTCTCAATACGCTTGTTGACAATGACACCATCTTCATCAATACCAGTAACCAATTGGTTGCTAGTACAAGTGCCGTTATCTCGAACGGTTTGAATGCTAGTGATGCCCTAAATCTGACCGGGAATACGCTGAATGTACTGGTCGATGGAGCATCAATTCTGATCAATACCAGCAATCAGCTCACCGTGAGTAGCAAAGCAGTTATCTCTAATAGCTTGATTGCTAGTAATGGTCTAGAAAAGACGGGCAACCTTCTTAATGCCCTAGTCGATGGTATCACCATTGATTTCAACACTAGCAACCAAATGGCTGCTCAAACCGCGACCATCATCTCTAATGGTCTTGTGGTTAGTGGAGACATCGTCAAATCAGGTAACATGATTACCGTTGATAGTTCTACCATCGTTTCCAATGGCCTAACCGCTAGTGATGCATTGGATTTGACTGGAGGGGTGCTGAATGTTCTCGTTGACGGAACAACAGTGCTCATTAATGCTAGTAATCGGTTAGAAGTTAGTTCGGCTTCAGTGGTCCAAGCTTCAAATGGCTTGGCCTTCAATGGTGCCGCCCTAAATGTGTTGGTTGATGATACCACCATCGTATTTGATGGAAGTAACCAATTGGTTTTGGGTGATGACAGTGTTACCAGTGCTCATCTAGCCACCACTGTTCCGCAGTACGTTCTGGAGCAGAAGTTCCGAGCCGGGCGATCAGTTGTTATTAGCCAGGCTGTTGTTTCTGGAACTAATTCAGTAGTGGTTAGTAATGCCATCATTGCCGTGGCCTCGATCAATAACCCCGTCAATGCCCTGACAACTAGTAAAGGTGTTTATGTAGGTGCTGTTACCGATGCTAATGACATGCGAAAGGTGGTTGTCCGAGAAACCGGCTTGGGAGATAACCCAATCGAAGATGGTAATGGTGGGCAAGTTTACGCTCGTCTAATCTCAGCCGCTGGATACACTTTGGAGTTTTTCAAGGAAGATGGCACCACCCATACTTTCACGACCAATCAAAACATTGACGCGGCTTTTGTTGAAGTTTTCGATTTGAATTCTGCTCCCGAGAGTTTGGACTTGACAGGTCTTGGTTGGGCCATGGACATGTCCTTCGTAGACCACAATCACGATCAACGTTACTTTATCAGTGGTGAGCTAAAAGATGCTTCGTCACTGCCTGATGGTACCAGTTTGATCGGATTCAACAACACCAGTTCTATCGTTAGTGGTAATCCTACCAATGCTCATGAGGCTATAATCAATATCGCTGAATGGGTAGAGGTCAAGACTGACAAATACGTCCATTTGCAGTCATCCCCCGCTAACGCTTGGACTGTTACACATAACCTTCAAACCAGTAATGCGATCATCCAGGTGTACAGCAATGGCCATGTGGTTGATACTGAAGTCGAAGTTACCAATACCAGTGTCGCTATGATTCGTTTCAACGAAAGTGATACCGGTAAAGTCGTAGTAATTGGGTAAGAAACAGTTTGAGGTGGGGGTGTGGCCTACCATACACCCCCACCTCGCCCCTGTTGAAAAGGAAATCTCATGGTTTTTTCCGTAGCAGAACCAGATCGACCTCATCTACTGAATATCCTTAGTCGGTTTCAGGCTTATCCTGCTGTAACTGCTTTAGCCGCTAGAATCGAGGAAGGGAGTGTTCCTTTAGAAATTCTATCCGCGGTTAAGCCTCTCAGGTATCAATATCCCCAACTTGTCGAAGTCGTGACTTATTTGGAGAATCAAAAGAGTGGCCAATCTACCACTATCTCACATTCCGAATCAGCACCTGCATCGACCGAAACAGAAGAGGTGGCTGAGGTGGACAACCTTCCAGAAGATTCGAAACCTTTGGAAGAACAGGAATTGGAAGAGGCAGATTCTGAGGTAGAGGTAGATTCTGAGGTAGAGGTAGATTCTGAGGCAGATTCTGAGGTAGAGGTAGATTCTGAGGCAGATTCTGAGGCAGATTCTGAGGTAGGGGTAAAAACGGAAGAAGTTGTTGAGCCCGAGTCTAAATCTAAAAAACGCCGTCGGCGAAACAAATAGGTAGAAAGCTGTGGCTAAAGATCGGCCTCCCCATATAGTCAATCTGCAAACTGGAGGTGTTGTCTCCGGTGGTGATAAGCATTACACAGGTTTATTCCCGGTTGCGGCATTGACGTGGATAGTCCCTCACAATCTAAACAAAGAACCAAGCATAACTATCGTAGATGGTGCGGGAGTAGAGATGGAAGCTGAAGTGATACACAATACCGCCAATCAAGTAACTATTCATTTCAACATCCCAACAGCAGGACAAGTTCATGCTAATTAGGGGCCGAAGTAAAGTTCCCGTTGGGCTTGGGGAGTTCGGCATATTCGTTCTGTGGGGCGAATACTGGTTTGTTCCTGATGGGGGTATTGCCTACACCCCTGGTTCATCCTTCCAATCTTCTTTGGATCGTGCCCAAACTGCTGGCTTGATAACCGTTAACCCTAACCTATCTTTTCAGCCCTATGGTTTTATTACCATAAAAATGGTTCAGATGGTAACCGACCTAAGTTTTCTTCAGTATGACGGTGGAACCGATCAACACATTCCTCTTCCTCCCGGTACTATCAGACCAACCATAACAAAGGAGAGATGGCTAAGATTGACCAATATGACGGCTAATTCTCTGATCGTTTATGTGGCTGGCCTCTCGGCTAATTTCTAGTTTGGGATAAATGTGGCTGTAAGACGAATAAAAGCCGATCTAAACTTCGAGGGCAACCAGTCTCAATACATGGTTGTTCATAGCGGAACCACCTTTCCCACTGCTCTGGCGGAAGGACAATTATTTTATCGAAGCGATGAAGACAAAATTTACATCTGCACTGATCCATCTACTCCAGTTTGGGTGGCTTGTGGATCTGGTAGTAGTTCCGGCGGGGGCACTTTTGATTGGACTTTCAATTGGAATGGTATTCTCCGAGTCGCTAACAGGGTGGACGGTCCCCGGATAGCTACTGGGAATGGTACCATTGAGCGCGTTACTATCTGGCGAGGTAGAGCAGGTAGTTCTGGCAATACGACCATAGATGTTAACAAGAATGGTTCTAGCCTATTTAACAGTGCTACTAACCCCATAGTAACCGCAGCATCTGGCAATAATGCTGTCAATTCAGTAACTGCGTTTGACTCAGGCGAGGCGGATTTTTCTTTGGGAGATGTAATCACCGTTGACATAGACACAGTAGAAGTAGGGCTCAAAATCGGCCTAGTGGTAATGATTCGAGTTAAATATGACGACTAAGGTACATGATGACCAATGATTGTATAACTGGAACTTACACGGGTACGGGCAGGACTGCACAAACAATCACTTTGGGGTTTCAGCCGCTGTGTCTGATGATCTTTTGTACCAGTCATCCGGCGGAATCCCCGGAGCATCATCAATGTAATCATCACTGTACGGGTGTTTTGACCAACCAGAGAATTCTGTATAAAAACGACCAGATGCCAACGAACGGGTATCTGTATGTTAAAGATGGAAGGGTTAATTGTGCGAAAGGTGGTAATAACTCTCATATTTGGTTGACAGCAGACGGATTTGAAATACGCGGCAATGACGCTAATCGAACGGGTGAACCTTATCACTATGTGGTTTGGACTAACTTTGCCGGAGGCAGCTCGTTAGTCCAAACCGGATATTTGAAGACCAGCAAGGGTGAGCAGAGCATAACTCTGGGGTATCAGCCAGACTTCATTCTGATGGCCCAAGATGGTGGTGGGGACAAACTGTGGGTAAAACACAGTCGGGTGGCAGACTTCAAAACCACAGCCATTGACAGCGATAAAAAGGGTGGGGTCTATTATGATGATAAGATCCGTATTGATGCTGAGGGTTTTACGATAGACGTTGCAAACAGTAAACACCACCACTATTGGTCTGCCTTTAGAAAGGATGCAGGAGGATGACAACTGGTAATGGTGAAACAGGCGAATTCGTTGGAACAGGATCTTCAAACAGACCCTTTACCGTAGGGTGGCAACCCAAATTCATCATAATGATGGATGATTGGCCTGGGTCTACGGGATGGGAAGAGGTTTTGTTTAAGACTGATACTATGCCCGATTTTGAGATAATGGGGGCCTATGATAAAGATGATGCCGAAGTAGTTGAAGTTGAGTACCTGAGCATAAATGAAGATCGGGGTATTCGTTTTGATTCAGAGGGATTTACCATTGGTGATTGGGTCAATTACAACGATGAAGACTGGTATTGGATGGCGTGGAGATAATCCATGATTGAACAACACAATTTTTTGGGTCAAGCCCTAGGGGTGATGGAACAAGAAGGACTAGAAGTAACTGTCGAATCCGGTCTTTCCTTGCGTGTGGGCTCTGGGAGTCTTCATCGTACTGAAGGAGAGTCTACCCTGATTATGAGTGCTGCCATATCTTTGACCGTTTCATCTGATACCCAACTACCTAAGCAATGCAATGTAGCTCTCGTGGATGTCAGTGGGGTTCTGGATGTGTGGGTAGATAGTTTTGTTGATGATGGATTTCATACACAAGCTGATCCCCCTCGACCCAACGTAGCTGATATTGCGAGGTTCGTTTTACCAGCAGGAGCCACTGATTGGAGTGGCATACCCGTGTCCGTCCGTCGATATATCCGTCCAACTGACTGAGTTTATTATGCCATATGCTACGACTGGACAACCGAAAACTGCCGAGGCGGTTTTTCCAGATTTTGAAGCTCTGGAAATCGAGAATCTAACCGCCTTGGTTCTGGAAATAGAGGTCGGAACGGTAACTGTACGTATTCGCCCATCTTCTACCGTTGAACTAGCAGCTTATTTCTCCTTTAGCAAGATACAGGGTAGTGAAGATTTGTTTTTCGCCATCAACAATGATCAAGCATTGGTGGTTGGACGAGACAAAGAAAACTCCTTGCGTGTTCTACGAAAGTGGTTCTATCCCACAGTCAAGGAAGAAATGCGGATGCCTTTCCAGTGGAATGGCGTAGGAGCCATCAACAATGGTTTCCTACGTTCCCATGATCAGGCCATTGGAACCTACGAACTTCCTCGTCAGACCATGATAAAATCCATCAGTATCACCAATGATGTGGATGCCACTGCTGATATAGAACTACGGGATGACCAGGATAACATTCTGCATCAATTTTCTTTGGTCAATCAAAAGACCAACCAAAGCTCTCCTGTTGACCTGACCTTGGATGCGGGAACCAAGGTTCGTGTGTTCATCAAAACTCCAGGATCAACCAACATCTGGCAACAGTATACCCCGGATGCTAACACTCTATGCCTGATGCCATTCGCTTCTGACCAGGGAACTACCATTGAGGACTTATCCACATACAGCAATGACGGGACTCTGGTGGGTAATGGCTTATGGAATTTGGATCCCACCCAATTTGGTGATGGGGCGATTTCGCTAGATTTTGCTGATCCGAGCTATGTCAATATCCCATACATCAGTCAATACCACACCACCCAAGGAACCATCGAACTCTGGTTCCAAATCAATGGTGTGGGTCGCCGTCCTTACCATCTCTTCGATATGGCTGGGGGTTCTGGGACTAACATAACGATGGGGTTCGATTCAGTAGAGGGTGTATGTTTTGCTAGGATAACCGATACCACCAAGCAGTCTACCTTAAAATCACGAAAAATGATGAGTGCTCTTCAATGGACCCACTTAGCACTTACTTTTGAAGAAAGCGGACATCTGGGGTTGTATCAAAACGGGGTCGAAGCAGACTACCATGCTTGGGGAGTCCCGTTTAGTTGGGCTCAGGACTGGCCCATCCGATTAGGGGCAAGATGGAATGACACTGGATATTTAACTGGCAAGATCGGGCAATTTCATTACAGCGATGTTGTCAGAGATTTTACCTCTGCTGCACCCCCTCAAAATCCGTCAGTCCTCATGGAGGCTGTCCTAAAATGATCCACTTACAGTTACGATTAGGAGTGTAGATGGCATTTATAGCCAAAAATCAAACGGCCGCCATCATAGAGATTCATGACCTAGGAGCACAGATACCAGCCTCTGGTCAGTTGGATCTATTGACGGATTACAAAAGAGATGAACTCAAGGTTTCAGACGATCTGTTGGGTTTTATTAGTGATGAAACCCTCATCATCAATGACGGTGATAAAGATCTAGAGAAGCAGGCTAGTATAAGACTTATCTTAGACATCACAAAGGATTATGCTACTACTCACTTCGGTTATCAGGTGGTTTACGCTAGCTCTAGACCTCCAGGAACGGGAAATTGCTTCACCAGTTACGGCGATTTAAAGGCCAACCCCTTTGATATTGGTAATGGGGACATGCTTTTCGGGGCACATGAGATAGGGGACCCTCTCGTTCAAAAAGTCAATGTTTGGTTTAATGTCGGAAACAACCCCACTTACATACGAGAAGGATACACTTGGTGGAAAGATGCTGTACATGATTTGTGTTCCATGAAGTTCGTATCTCAAGTCTGTGATACCTCGGCTAGCTCAGGAACCCTTTACACACTACTAAATTATCCCGGTCATCCCTATCATGGTAAGATGATTGTTCCGGCTCCCATGACTGGTAACCTTCAGATCGATACGCTTCGAGCTGTCGAAATGCCCATAAGCATTGATACAGGAAAAAGACCAGCCGCCTACTGGAATGGTGATTGGAATGCTATAACCGGGGAATTTGAGAACCTTACTCCGGCTGCTGATGGGGATGGGCATCTAAACCTCTTCAATGAGGAGGTGGTCTTCTCTGCCTTCGGTAATCGTGTGCTTCTAAATGGTACCGTGTATCGAGGACTGGAGTGGGATTCAAGTGATTCCGCTGAAATGGGTCATGGTATGCTATTACAACTTACTCTGGAAACCATGGGAGATGACCATGCCTGGGAGTTCGGACTCATCATGTCCATATATCGTACTAGCTTGATTGCAACCTTGGCTTGATGATGAAGTGCTCGCCCTGTAGGTGTAGAAAGAAGTAGGAAGGTCAAATGAGATACTGCTTTGTTTTCATGCTATTGGCGTTGTTCTTATTGACAGGTTGTGTTGGTGGTCGTCCCTCGGTTAGCATGGCTACTATCCTTCAACCAAAAGAACTAACCTATGGAAAAACTCATTGGAACCAGGGTATACGAATCACAGGTTCTTTTGTAGCTCTTCAATCCTATACCATCCAGTTCTCACCGGAGCGGTGGCAACGTGAACTCCAAGCCATGCGTCGTATTGGTATCAACACGATCATCATTTGTCCTTGGGCAAAGGGTAGTGAACGACAGCGAGCTATTCTCATTGAGGAAGCCGAACGAACTCGCATGAAGGTTTTCATTGGGTTCACTGAGAATAACCACAGCGGAAAAACATTCATGCAGCTTGCTGGAGAAGACCCTCAATATCTGCCCAGTGAAAGAAAAAGAATCGTTGCTGAAGCCAAACAACTGTTCCAGAAGTACAAGAACTACAAATGCTTTCTCGGGTGGTACTGCCCTTATGAAGTTAGTTGGTTCCCCAATCGCCAGTACAGAACTATCTGGCATGATTTTTATCGGGGTTTAACAACAGACCTCAAAAAGATATCTGACAAACCCTTTGCTTATTCGCCTAGCGTACCAGCTAAAGTAGATCCCAAACGTGTGGCCGAGTATGAGAGAAATTTGTCGGCCTTCTTACGGGGATCAGGGGTAGACATACTGATGCTACAAGATGGGGTAGGGGCTCATAACAAACACAATCCCTATGATCTCCTTCCCTATGTTCGTGTTACACGACACGTGTGTGACCAACACGGAATTCAAATGTGGGGTAACGTGGAGAGCTTTCGACAAGAAACTTGGGGTGCTGCTCCTATATCGGGCCTAAGGAAACAGTTGAAAATGAGTGCGTGTTTTACACCGGTTCTGGTCACATGGGAGGCTGTTTATTACATGAGTCCTCATGCGGACCGAAATCCTAAAACCGCACCAGGGATTCGTCAGCTATACGCAGATTACAAGCGTAGTGTAGTAGACGAACCTTATTTGCCTTGATGGGGAACACTTTTCACTGGAGAGACTCCTTATGGCGAAGGTGTTTTTGAGTTGTTTACTATGTTGTTTTCTTACGATGGGTTGTTCCCTAAGTGGAATTCCCACCAATGTGGAAGCCCGAAGAGAGGCTATTCCTCCACTTAAAGCGACCCTGGACGAGATTGTTTTACCGGGGGACATCATCCTGTGTCACACCGACACCACCATTCTTGGGGGTGCCATCAGTATCAGCAAACTCATAGCCGAAATGACTGATAGCAAAGTTACCCATGCTGCTATCATAACCCAGCGTCATTCGTGTGATGATTTTGTTATCGTGGAAGTCAGCAGGCTGGGAATTCAAGAATGGTTTTTTCCTGATTGGTACATGAGTGGATCACACAACATCATAGTCATGCGATTAAAGCCCGAGTATCAACACTTAGTTTCTTCCGTCTTAGAGAAAGTAAATGAATTAGTAGAACGAGATGTACTGTACGCCCCTAGTTTTGAAACAGACGATTCCCATATGTATTGTACCTCTATGGTGGATTCGGTTTTTCGAGAATTAGGATACCCCCTAGCACCAAAGGTAGCCATCCGTGACATGCCAGGCTATAACTTTTGGTACTGGGCCGGTTGTCTGATTGGAGGCATTAATCCTAATACAGAGATTATTGCCGCAGGAAACGAAGAAATAGGTCTTTTGTCTTCTCCAATGTTGTATCCCGTGTTTACTTTAGAGGGGCAACAGAGCAAAAAACGGGTGGGATTTAGACTCTCAAACAGACGCATTTATGAGGGTCGTCCCGCAGGAAGATAGCGAGGTGTATCTTGGGAAGAAAAACTACCAACCAGTTAATCGAAGAAGTACATGCTATTCGAGACGCTGAGGTAATTAAGCTGAAAGAAGAAAATTCACGGCTCAAACAAAGATATAAGGCCCTTCTGAAAACTCTAGGGACTAAAGAGAAAGAAGTGGCCGAGGTCTTGGCTCTTGCTCATACCCTAAAGGGGCGTAGAAAATCTACTCATTGTCGTGTTAAGGCAAGTGGGAAATCACAATCAACTGCATTCTTAATTTGTTCGGATTGGCACATCGAAGAGTCTGTTGATCCTCAAACAGTTGAAGGGCTAAACGAATACACTCTAGAAATCGCTAGACAAAGGCTGTGGACCGGTTTCGAAAACACTCTCAAATTGGTCGAGATGTGTCGGTCTAAATCAACCATTGATACTTTGGTATTCGCTATTCTGGGTGACTTGATTACTGGTTATATCCATGATGAATTAGTGGAAAGTAACTCCCTTAGTCCTGTTCAAGCATCGGCTTTGGTTTATGATTACGTAATAGAGGCCGTGGAGTTTTTCCGAAAGCAGGGAAAATTCAAACAAATCATAATTCCTTGTTGTTTCGGTAATCATGGACGTACTACTGCTAAACCACGAATTACTACAGCCGCAGCTAACAGTTACGAATGGTTGGTATACGTTATGCTGGCCAAACATTTTGTAGATGATCCCGTTGTTCATGTCAAAGTTGCTGATGGTTACTTCAACACCTTAGACGTGTATGATTGGAAAATTCGCTTCCATCACGGAGATGGCATCCGGTATCAAGGTGGTATTGGAGGGGTACACATCCCTCTCAACAAAGCTATCGCCCAGTGGAACAAGGCTTTTTATGCTGACTTAGACGTACTGGGGCATTGGCATACCAGAAAGAGTGATCGATGGTATGTCCTAAACGGATCGGTGGTGGGATACAATCCCTTTGCAATTAAGATCAAAGCTGATTACGAGCCACCTCAACAGACCTTCTTCTTGGTACATCCAGAAAAGGGAAGAACCGTGGAATGCCCCGTCTTTCTTGAAGACCCCAAATAGATTCGTAAGTAACAGAAAGGTAGGTGTACTTTGGCACTTCCGTTCCAGGTAGACGCTCTTACCATTGAGGATTTACCCAGCGCCATTAGAAGGCGAACCTCTGATCAATCCCTGGAATTTGAAGATGGGATTCTTGCTAGCCCCGTAACCCTAAAACGCTTAACCGGGGAATCAGCTAGCCAAGTACACGTTTCCAAATCTGGTAACAACTCCACGGCAGATGGCTCTCCCGCATTACCATTTTTAACCATCGCCGCCACTACCACCGCTGGCTTACCCTCTGATGCAGTAATGGTGATCAGCCCGGGTTATTATGGGGAAGATGTCATAATCAATGACGCCAACTTCCCCTCGGGTGATCATCTGACCATCATGGGATTTGGTGGAGTAACCCGAATACGCTCACTACAGGTGATCGTATCTCGATCCGTTACTATTCAACTAATTAATCTTCAAATTAGTCAGCCTTCGGCTGTTGCTAGCCCCACCATTTATCTGGACGATCCGGGGGCTAGCAACATTCTGACTTTGGTTTTGAAAAATGTCAGCGTAAAAGGAAATAATTCCCAAGCCGCTATCGCTACCGATACCATCGTATCTGGAGATATTCTGGTATACGCTGATGGGTCGGATGTTGAACAACTAGGAATTGGAGTTGCTGTAGAGCTAAATGACCGAGCCCGGTTCCAGGGGAATAATTCTCTCTTATACTGTCAAACTAACCACGTTTTTCAACTGAACGATTCGGGATCGGTCTATCTGAATAACTGCCCAGAGGTCACGGCCGCTGGAGCAACAGGCTTTCACATCGTTAATTCAAGTGGTGGTAGTGGGATAGTCTATTTGGCTGGCTGTCACGTCAATCCTTCACTAACTAGTGGTAGGCTTTTGGAAGGATCCTTTTCCTATGCCGTAGTAGATGGGGTTTTGATTAGCAACAATGCTCCAGGCGACATCAATATGGTGGGGATTCTTTCCATCGGTGTCTTCTCCAGAAGAAACGGTAGTTCACCCAGTATTACCGCAACGACCGTTCACCTATTGACTAAGGCTGCATTGGTTCAGTATACCCCTACCTTGCCTCTCACCAGTAATGACGTTCAAGCCGCCATCGATGAATTGGCCGCTATCACAGAGAACGTGGTCAATGGTGAAAAAACCAAGGCCGGAATTACTAATTGCGTAGCTGGTGATGCTACCGTTAGTTTGTCAGTTGGACCATACACCCCCTTCCCCATAGGTGCTACCATTTGTGTGGTTGCCGTATCAGTTGGAACCCAGGCCAATGTAAATGTGTGGGTCGAAAGTATCACCCCTAGTGGATGGACTCTTCGAGTAGGAGATGGTTCTTATTCAGGCCCGGTTCACTGGGCTGCATTCAGGATATCCTAGATGTTTCAAAGAGCGGTAAGCAAATTGTCTAATCCCTCTCAGATTATTCGTTCTGAGGCGATAGAGGTACAGAGCTGTTGTCAGGGAACTAAGCTCATCCCCTTCTACGGTGGAGAAACCTGGGTTGTAGACAACGCTGCCGAGTATTACCCTCTGGAACCCGCAGAAGGTGAAGAAGGAATCTGTCACGTCATGGGTCCGGGAAATATCCACCTATATTTCATTGTGTATGCACACGGTAACGTGGAAGTGGAATCTCCTCTGCATTTCTTATCTCAGAGTTACCCCTCTCTTCAAATTGCTTTTCGCCGTACCCTGACACTATTGGGGAATCCCAGAGACTTTCCGACTCCATCTTTTCTTAAACGACGAGGGAACTGATGCCACAACAGATTCGAGGCAATCAAGTAGCTGGTCAAACTCTTACTCGGGATGACATTGAGCGTGATTATACCGACGATGGTTCCTTACGTGCTGAAGACCTTCCATATGATGCCGCTCAATCCATCAAGGAAAAGATCGATGACTTGGGTTTGGACACCATCGATACACATGCCCATGCCCAACCCGTTGCTGCTAACGTATGGCACATCAACCATCAACTAAGCACCACCAGTATTCAAGCATCAGTGTTCACCGCTTCTGACATCCTCTTGTTGCCTGATAAAGTTCAGCTTTCCGGGGCCAATGACCTTTCGATTTATTTCACCGCTTCTCAGGATGGCCGAGCTGTTATCATGGGGAGAGTTGCCACTAAGGGTAATCGGGTAGACGCATACAACTACACCCACGGGGTCACTGCTTCTCGATGGGACATCACACACAACCTCAGCAGTAAAGATGTTTTGGTTAGCGTATTCAACACCTCCGATGAGATGATTCTTCCAGATGTCATTCGTCTTACTGGGGAAGATAGTATGACCATCAGCTTTGCGGATAGTCGAGACGGTAAAGCCGTTGTTATTGCCAACATAACCACCTAAAGGGTACGTCCTTGTCACAATTGATAGATCGTCTTAAACAAGCTGGTATCGTAATTTCGCAGTGTGAAGCTCCCCCTCCTCCGAAGCGCAAGAGTTTGGAAGACATAAAAGAACTCCACGCTACTCACTTCGAACAGATGGAGTTTTTCTGTTTGGGTATGGACATTCCTACTCATTACATCCACCATACTGATAAGAAGGGGACCTTTTTAACCATTGGATCAGGAGCGGTAAATCAAAGGTTGAAGAAAATGGGCCTGACTGGTTTGAATACGCAGGATATAGAACACGCTATTCATCGCGGTAAGCTAATCAAGACAGGACAGTCAGAAAAGGGTACTTCTCATGCGTAAAGTTATAGCGATAATCCTCAAGGTGTTGGGTTGGCTATGGAAGGGGAAACGGGCGGAGGCTGATGACAGCCGAAGACGAGAGGAAAACAAAAGACGCACCAAGAAAGTGAAAGAAATCGAGAAACAAATCAAGGACAAACAAGATAAGGTGATCGTAAACAATGATGAACGTCCCGATGATGCGTTTAATGATGAAACCTGGAACCAAGACTTCTCTAAAATGCGAAACGGAATCCCAGTCCACAGACCAGGAAAAGGTAAAAGGAAGTTTCGACGATGAAAGCCATTCTGATTCCGCTATTATTACTGCTGTTGATTCCGATCGGATGTGTGAGAACTATAACGATCAACTCGCCAGTTCCAATCCTTGAGAAACCAGAGAAACCTGTCCTTATCCCTATTGATCCCAGTGCCTTATCATGTCTTGATTCGGCCACTATAACAGCTTTACAGAATCGGGACCAAGCCCTGAAAACATACGCTCTAAAGCTGGCGTTGGCTGTCTATGACTACAATGAATACGCACGAGAGAGAAACGCCGAAAGTGGTCGTCAATGAAAAGACAAGTAATACAGCTTGACAAAGCTAAATCCATAGCTCTTCTACGAAATGCACGTAAGAAAGCCATCCTAGCAGTGGAACAAGCCGTGCTAGATCCCGAAGCATATCGGAAATCGCAGGAAGCTATCGAATTGCACCGTGATCGGACCCTTGATAAGCCTATTGGATGGGTTAGTCAGTTTGTAAAAGGTATTGGATCAGTTTTGAATATCACCCCTTCTCCACAAACCACCCCTCTCATTCATAACCCTTGTAGGGGTCGATCTGATAAAGAAGCTTTGGAGGGGGATTGGCGACGAGTTGGGCGTGATCTGTATAAAGCTATGGGAAGGCCCAACAAGAGTGAGCCATTGACATGAAAATCGAGATCACTGGTGAGAGACTGGTTCAATCCATCAAATGGACTATCGTTGTGCTTATCATCCCATTTGGTATTTGGCTCTGGAATCTCGATACACGACTCACAACGTTAGAATCACACGAGTCTCTGATGACGCGTGTAAAGAACATCGAGGATGCGTTAGTACCCATCCTGATCGAGTTCCGCGTCGAAACTGAATTGGCGCGGCGCTTGTTGCAGGAAAACGAAGATGAGCCACTTCCAATAGCTCTGAACCGTGTGCCGGAAGCCAGGCACTTACCACGCGAGGAAGTTGATCGTGTAACTAAGGATGCTGAGAAATGGGCACGCGAGCAGATTCGGCAAGAGCCCACTGAAGAATAAGGAGTTCAACTATGTCAAAAAAGATTTACGACTTAGCTACTAGTCTAGTAATGGCTAAGGCTCTTCAAGATGATGTAGATCTTGAAGGTGATACTGAAGCCGCATTCAAATGGCTGGGAGAAAAATACCCTGCTGATCTTGCTAACTACGTTAAAAAACAGTGTGAGCGTGGTCGTCTCCCCAAGTATCTAAAGGCCGGGCGGGCTATTCTGGCTGGGGAAAGGGTTTTCCCTCATTTCCAGATCAATCGTCCTTGTTGGGAATGCGATTGGGATCGCAGACCAGGTTTACTACGTCGTCAACCAGGAATTCAAATGTAAACGAGGTATCCATTGTCTGATACTATCCAGGTAATTCTAGTCGGTACTGGTTATGATGCTTCCCAGGTAAAAAATTGCCTCTCTTCATTAAAGAGTAGAACTAATACCGTTTCTTTCAATACAACAGTTGTAGTAGACCAAGGAAAATCTGCGGGATATGAACCAATGCGGGGGGTGGAACTAGTAGAGACGACTAGTTCTTACCCCACCTGTGTTGATGAGATCATTGAGAGAATACCGGCCACCAAGATTGCTGTTGTTGATCCTGGTGCTCAATTCATCAATCGTTGGTTAGATACTCTCCTTGAGGTCTTTAATCTAGCCTCTGACATTGGTCTGGTAGTTTCTAGCTACACGGGTGGGGCTCATCCCTTTGGCATTCGGAATTCCATCCAGAAAAATGCCTCCATTCTGCCTATTCCCAAGTGGAAAACGTTTTGCTCGCTACATTGTTTTGTAGTGGAGAAAAAAGCCTGGCAGGCTATCGAGGGGTTTGGTGGGGATGTTTTTCCGTTTGGCACCCCCAAATACATCGTTGATCAGAATACGCAATGTCATTTTTGGTCAAAGGGTTTTACCAGTTATTTACACGAGGGGGTAGTAGTAAGCACACCCACAAGTCAAGTATCAGAGAATCCGCCAGGGGAGGACGTGTTTAATAAGAAGTGGGGAGAAAAACTGAACACGACCAAGGAAAAGGAAACGCCAGTTGCTGCCCCTCCACCTATTCCGACTGGTCCTCCTGTTGATCTGGGGAGTATTGATCCTCCACCTCTGGTTTCTATTATAACCACTCTAATTACCCCCGAGCAAATTTTGTCTCAAGCCGCCAGTACGGTAGTCAAGCAGGAGTACAAACACTTCGAGTGGGTGATTGTTTGTTTTTCTTCAGAAGCTGCTAAGTGGTGTCGCCTTCTTCCTGGTCAGGACTCTCGAATTCGGGTGGTAGAATCGAAGGACCTAGGCAATCGGGTAAAGAACACCATCTTTGCTCTCCGACAAGCAAAGGGCCAGTACATTTGTCAATTAGATCATGGCGATCTTTTGACCCCAGGAGCGATTAAGAAAACCTTAGCTACCTTGGTGGCTAGTCCCCATTTGGGGGCGGTGTTCTCAGCTCGAATGGACATCGATTCAAACTTGAAACATTTGGGGGTACCGGATATCTGTCGAGTTGCCTACAGCCCATTCAAATTGATCACCCAATTCGTCATGACTCAGTTTCGTTTGTTCCGGCGAAACGTAGTAGAGCAAGCGTTAGAGGGAATCGAACATGATGATCCATTAGAGCACTGTTTCGATTATGACTTGTGCCTCCGCGTTTCTGAATTGGGTGAGGTCATCAGGATTCCCGAAGTTCTATACCACAACAGGAAGTGGCCCCATAGTTATCGCCGCAAATGGTTTTTTGAATATTTTGCGGAGTTCCGTCGGGTAGCTCAACGAGCTATGCAACGTCGAAATATGGCCGAAGCGGGATACAGCATTCGCTACAATGCGGATAACATCCATGTTGAGCTACACAAGAACAATCCCGAGAGCAATGCGGATAAGAATAAAAAGGTACCGGAGGAGAAGGACTGGGATGCTCTCTATGCTGAGTCTGGGGTCCACTTCTCACTTCCTCGATCTCTTACCCCGGCTTTTGAACAAATCAAGGGTCTGTTGGCTGGGATAAGTGAACCTGCTCTGGTTGATCTAGGATGCGGTGAAAACACTCAAATCTTCAACGTGTTCAAGAACCATTGTAGGAGTTACACGGGAGTTGATGTTTGTGGGAAGGCCCTGGAGAAGTTTCGGAAAAAGAACGCGGGAGACAAAATTTCCCTGATCCACCAGGATAGTTACGAATACCTCCAGGGTTTACCGGATTCCAGTGTGGATGGGGTTTTCCTTTTGAATTCGATTGTGTGGACGCGGTATCCACAATTGCTCATGTTCGAGGTTTATCGGGTTCTTAAGGAAGGTGGTTTCGTTCTTGCCTATCATGATTACAATGCTCTGCAGCGGTTCCCCCTCAAGAATGTGCAGTTCTGGTCTATTAACTCAGATTTCCTTGACTGGATGAACACATTCTTTGTTTTCATGGATAACCACCTGTGGCAAAAACAGCCTGAACCAGAACATCTACGCGACATTCCCGTGACCTTGTTTGTGCCAACGTACAATCGTGGCAACATGCTTCCGGAATGCGTCTATTTGACTGGTATGCAGTCTCACAGGAATTTCCAATTCCAAGTGTATGATGATGGTAGTGTGGATAACACGGAGGAAGTTGCTTTATCCTTGAAAAAGATCTACCCCCATCTCGGTTATACTCGCCTTGACCACGTCGGAATCGCCCAGATTTACCCCATTGAATATGGGAATTGCCAAACTCCTTTCGCAGCCCAAGTAGATTCAGACGATTATATCGCCCCCAGAGCAGTAGAGATATTGTTGGATAAACTGCTCAATCCAAATGATCCAGAAGTAAGGATCTGCTTCTCCGATTACATGATTATGGACAACGATCATCAGGTATCCTATATTGGAGACCGCAGTCGGATTCCCCCAGATCGGCAATCTATTACCGATTTCTTCATGACATTCCAGTTCCGTATGATCAATATGGTGGCGTGGCAGAGGATGACAAAAGCAGATTTCCCCCTCCCCAATGCCCCTTGCGGACCTGATTATGATTTGTCCATTCGACTGATCGAAGAATCAAAGGCCCAGTATTTCCGTTCCCCGCTGTATTACTATCGTCAACACCCTAAGACAATCAATTCTACTCGCAATAAAGAGCAAGTGAGAAGCAGTCGAGTAATCCTGACCGCCGCCGCTCAGCGAAGACAGCAGAGGGAATTGGCTATGATTCCCCGTGAGATCAAAGTCTGATGAAAAAAGTCCCCTGCTCTTATTCTAAGTGTGGTGAACGTCGAGTTCACTGGTGTGATCCCTTCACATCTAGGGGCCAGCAAATGGTAGAAGTGCCGGATAACCGGGATCCAACTCAAAAACAATATTGCAGCTTAACGTGCCAGATGTTAGATAAACATGTTGAGCAGGATAACAGAATCGAGGAATGACTTGAAAGATCCGATGGATGCGTACATCAAATCGGTGAAAAAGATTCCTAAGATGCCTGTTGAAGAAGAGCGGGCAATGTTCCAACAAGCCCGAGATCTCCAGGTTAAAGCTAGACAATTAGTTTTCTGTTCTCCCACCACGGTCATTGAATTATTGGCTATGGTAGAAGCTGAAAACTTGGAAGCTGCTTTTCATTCCGATAAGATACCCAAAACTTTTGACAGGCAAGCGAAGGCACTTGTTAAGACTACTGCCAGATCGCTGAAGAGTAAACGCGTTCAAACTGTTTTAGCGAAGTTTCCACCAGTAAAAAATGCGTATCAAGATTTTTTCATGGACCGCTTGCTTACTCTTTGTGATAACAACCAACACATCGATCCGGACGAAATAATTCCCCATCTCAGAGTTCCCGTCAAGTATCTGACTGCTTTGCGAAATAAAATACTGGATCTTCGCTTCAAAGCCAGTACCATCATTCAACGAGTGATAGAAGCTAATCTTCGGATAGTGCCTGCCATAGCATTTACCATAACCAAACGTCCAGATTTGGTAGAAGAGTTGATTACCGTTGGCAATGAATCCATGATGAATTGTGCCAATTGTTACGATCCGCAGGGGGTTAGCAAGTTTTCTACTTATTGTAGTTTTGTAGTCGCCCAGGATATGCGACAATTTATGGGGGATTCAGCCGTGAAAGCCCCCGTCAGCAAGATAAAAATTTATCGAGCCACATTCGAACACCTGGTTCACACGTTGGGCCGAGAACCTACTATGGCAGAAGTGGCAAAAGAAATGGGTACCCCCGAGAAAACGGTTCAGTCTTTGGCTGTTAGTAGTCGATCCACAATTAGCATGTCCAAATTCATTTCGACTGAAGAGGGGGAGGCGGATTTTCGTGCAGTGATTCTTGACAATTCGTTACCAGTTGATGAACCAGTTGAGTCAGTCGAGCAAACGGAACGAATTTTGGCCAAAATTCCCAATGAAATGGCTCGAGAGATCCTAAGAAGAAAACTTCTCCCCCAGACGGGGACTCTTCCTGACCATAGAACTGATCCAGAAATAGGTCGTCAAGCCATTTTGTATGTAATCGCTATGGTGGTTAGACACTTAGGCCAATAAAATGTAATACCAAGTGTTTAATGAGCGGATTAGTTCTCGTCGTTCAACTCTCGATTCTTCCTGTGTTTTCTTTGCCAATAACCTTAATTCTTGTGCTTGTTCACTATTGGCAACTCGTCGAAGACACACCAACAAATCCGCATTGATTACCACTAGTGATCCTCGGGAGAGAGATGCTGAAAACTTTCAAAGCCTGTGATTTTTGTGATGGTCTTTGTTGTCGCTTTTTTGACGACATACCACTGACCAAGGAGGACTTACTTAAAGGGATTAAGGGGGTTCACCACCCGAACCAAAAACATCTGGCCAGAAAGGGATCTCAAAAAGGCTCCCCTTGTCAGCATGAAGAAGATGGCAGATGTACCGTTTGGAATAAACATCGACCCCATGTTTGTGAGATGTATACCTGTGCGGGGGACTCAAGGATTTGGTCCGGTTTGAACAATCAGGTAAAAGAGTACATTTTAACTCACCATCCCCACATTTGTCCGAAGTGTGGAGCTTATATCGACAAGCACGGATCTGATGTGTTTGCCGCGCTGAGTGTGGTAGTTCCTATGACCTGGGCCGGAAAACCTTCATTCTGTAAATGTAGCCCCTAGGTTTTCTACTTTCATTGATGCAGTACCGCTGTGTTCTGTCGTTTCACTGGCCCAAAACTCAACGGCCATTAGCATACCACTTCCCACCATCCCAAAATAGCACAATTAGGTTGATCGCAGGATACAAGAACTACGAAAGAGGGAGCTTCACGTGAAGCTCCCTCTATGTGGGAATGCTAGTATGAAAGTGGTCCATTCCAATAAGTCCAATACGCATCGCAGTATACCTTGAGGGTAACCGATGTGTTGGGATCGGTAACCAAGAACCGATGACTCTCACTATCATAAGCTGTCTTGGTAATAGTGAGTTCATATAGGTACTGCTGGTGCTGCGAGGACAGACCAACTAGAGTTGGAAACGCCGGGATCGTAAAATTGGTATCGGTACTTGGTAGAGTACGACCAACACTCAAGCCTACTACATCAGTAGAGAAATTCAGATTATTGAGGGGAGAGTAGATTCTGAATACAACCGAAGTAGCGGAAGGAACTACCAGATGTGGACCAGAAGTGTATGCTACCCAAAAGTCATTGCGTAGAATATCACCGAATTCATTTGATTCTCCTGTGGGGACGGTAGTGATTAGGTTCCCACTGTGAAGTCCTTTAGGGGGTTCAATAAACACGTGCGCTATCTCCTATACTTCGTAATCACGGCCAGCACCACCATTATAAAGGGCAGTACGTTCATCCGCGGTTAGGGCCTTTTTCCAATAACCAAACCCGTCAACGAGACCTGTGTAAGCCATCCCACCCCAACCAGCACCTATTTGGAAGGGGTCTGAATTAGCTACGAAGCCTGAGCTAGCAGCTTTTTCACTAGGTGATCCGCTGTTGTTAACTTCCATATACAACTTACTGGCCACACTATCGTACCAGGTAACAACGAAGTACCAAGTCGTAGCATCTATCAATCCCCCAACATTGAGGTCACAACGAAGGGTACCGCCGCCATTCATCAGATACATACGGAGGGCGGCTTCACTGGGACCTTCCCCAATAGCCCAGAAAAATTCATTATCTTTGAAGGCGAAAATTTGCCAATCTGTACTGGTGCCGCTAGTATGAAGAACATCAGCGTATATCCAGCAAGCCATGGTGAAGCTGTCGCCACCACAGTGAATGTTATCAGCACTAGGGCAACTCAGATAAGATCCATCGCCCTCTGAGGTGTGAACGGCAAAATCTAGTTTACCGCTAGCTCTAGTTGGGTTATTAGTAGGCGATAAATCGTTGCTACCATAACTGTCGGCTCTTGTACCGCTAGCTTCTTCGAACTTCCAATAGGAAGATAGACTATCAGTGGGGAATAATGGGGGTGGGGTATCAACGAATAATTTGTTCAAATAGGGTGGTGGGTCTCCCCATGGCATATCAAATCTCCTGTCTAGTAGTCGAGGCCACTACCTTCGTTCCAAAGGGTAGTTCGTTCTGAAGTGGTAAGTGCTTTTTTTCCAAAAACTGAATCCGTCAACGAGACTTGTGTAATACTGATCAGTTCCTGTCGCTGCTCCTATCAAGAAAGGACAAATTAGGCTTCCCCTGTCTTTATACGGCTGCATGGTTAATAAAGGCCCCTTTGATGGGTATCAAATTTCAGACTAGCAAAAGTGCTGCTGACACCAGAGTGGGTGGTTTTTTTGAGGGCACGAAATTGAGACAAGGAATCAGCTACTGCCGCACAAAAACGAATTCCTTTCTTCTCCATGTGTGCCTCCACACCGATGCACACTCCAGGTTTAGAAGCGTAAACCCCCACTAGTAGACCAATTTCTGGGGGTTCGGTGGAAGGATGAAAATGATGCACATGAAAACACCCGCTTGTGGGAAGTTGAGCTAAAAACCGTCTGGTTAAATCTCTCGATAATTCCAAGATGAGTTTGTTCATAGCCTATTTCCATCCCGCGTTTTCATAGCCTCGTTTAGCCCCAGTACCAATCGACAAGTCCTTCAAAGGTCTTAGAGGCAGTTTTGATAGTCCCCCTCGACGGAAGATAGGGTTTTAAGGGTTTTACAGAGTTGTAAGTCCGTGCTGGGGTAGTACGAATGGTGACTCCACCTACTGCATCGATAGCAGAATCATGCAGCATTTTCTCTGCCTTCTTTTTGCTAATAGGACTCCGCGCTACCCTCTTTTTATACAAGGCCTCAATTTTCTTACCCTCAACCTTTATCTTGTTAGCTTCTTTTTTATCCCTAGCAACGGCTACAAAAACAAGGCTGGTCCCTTTGGGCGTTCGCTTACGAATTTGCGGTCTTCCCGGACCACCCTGAGCATTACTCGTTTTTTTGCCGTCGAGCCTAACAAACCATTTAAGGGTCTTATTCAAAGCAGATATAAAAGGTCGGTCAAATTCATGAGGGTAACCACTCTGTATAAACATGGTAGTTACACTGGCCCCGGTAGATACAGAAAGGTCTTCCTCCACCCTCATCTTATTCACTATCGCCTTGGGTGCCCCTTTTCCTGGAGCCCAGTCTATATCTACACCTTCAACCAATGTCAGCAAAGTATCGAGAACATTATTGAAATTACCGGGACCCTTTGTTCCACTAAAGGTGTAAGTATCAAAATCTATTGATCCTACCTGGTCATCGGTAACTGAATCATAGAAACCAGCAAAACGGCTTTTCATTGTTTTAACTTCAGTCTTCTTCTTACCACGAGCGAACAGAGGTAGAAGTTCCTTATAGGCCTCCTCCGTCAAACTAGCAGAGTGTTTAATTCTACCCTTTAGAATTAATATATATTCGCCAGAATAGGATATTGTACCACCGCTTTCATGCATCTCATCAACCGAGCTAGTCTCTGGAAAGACCTTTATTGTAAGTTCATCGGTAGATGCGGAACGGAGGGCTTCTGCCTTGCTAAATAAGTCAGCGGCCTTTTGTTCAAAAAAATCAGCTAAAAGTTCGATATTCATGTTAACTCCTACTTTCTTTCATGAAGTTGAGCTAAAAACCGTCTAGTTAAATCTCTTGATAATTCCAAGATGAGTTTGTTCATAGCCTATTTCCATCCCGCTTGTTGTAATGTTTGCATGGCCTTCTGCCGGGTCTTATTATTCTTCTGATGTTTGGGGTCGGTAAATTCGATATCAACAACCCGTTTTCCTGGCTTGGAAAGCCCAGCACAGATCACGTCTTTCCCTCGGTATACTTTTACGTAGCCATCCTCTTCAACCACTTTCCAAATAGTAGATTCGAGAGAATAGAGAAGTTCTGTCCAACTCTTCTTCATGGTAGCGAATCCTAACCCCATCGAGGGATATGGGCCTTTCTGGTTCTAACAGCTACTACCGCTTGAATTCCCGTGTCATATCGGTATTGTTTCTTGGCTGCTGGTAGGGTGCCGGCGGCTCCACCTCCCCCACCATCGGCTCCAATGTCCCTCTCTAATCGACCAAGCTCTTCACTGAGAAAACTCAGGTGATCATATTCGAGGGTGATGGTCTGACCACCATACGAAAATTGCATGTCACCTTCGAGTAGATACTGCGTTCTGAGAGTCCACCACGCAGCGGCTTCCACGAGAAAATGCTCGAACCATTGCCAGGGGAAATTGCTGAAAGTCCAAGTGCTAAAGGGGTGTACGCGATTTACATAATTGAGAGCCTTTACATAATTGTTGCATAGCTCTCCATCGCTATACGCTTGGATAATCCCAGCCTGTTTTTGGATTTTGTCTACGTAAACTCGCAGTTGTTTGATCAGACTGAACATAACGTGAGGTGCTGACCAGACGATATCGACTACCCGTTCAAAAGGCTTTCCGGTGAGTGGACGGTACTTCCAATAGATGAGGTATTCACCTCGCGTCAAACCAGGCAGTGAAAGCGTATAGCGGTACTGATCGGGTTCCTGTACTTCAATAACCTTGTTGCTGATTGCGTAGGTACCGATTGAAGTAGGTGTTGGGAACTTGATGCCTTCCAAACTGCCGATGTATTCCACTTGAACAGATAAATCCACCACTGGAAAATCAGAGAACATTTCCCAGACGTCGGATTCGTTTTCCATCACGAAACCAACTTGCTTGTACTCTTCTGTTATGGGGTGGGCTACTACCACGAAAAAGCGAGAGATGGTATCCGTGTGGTCCCCACCACCGTATGTATAGGTCCACTCTATTTGGTGAGCCCCGAAAGTGGGATAACTGGGAACAGTCCAATCAAAAGCATACGCCTGAGGACCGGCCAAAGTGGCGGGGCCTTGCGTCAGGGTAGTGGTATTGGGATCCCGAATTACTACCTGCACCGCCCCATCTGGTACATGGGGAAGCGTTTCCCGAAAAGTAGTCTCCTTTTCGGGGAGTAGATTAGGTATGATTTGGTGAGCCACCTAAATCTCCTTGGGTTAGCGATCAAGACCGCCCCGACGACGTTTTCGTTTATTCTGCTTAATAAATTTCCTCACCAGAGGATCCTTACTAAGTTTGCGCATCCGCCGTTCGGCTTCCTCCAAGACTTCCTCGGTGATTTCCCCACCCAATCCCATAGATACACTAACTTCTTCAGCAAAGCGCTTGATAGCACTCATCTTTTCTTCTCCGGTTGTGTCAGTCGTTCATCGTATCAAAAACTTCTTTGACCATTAGGGAAGCCTCAACATCAGAGACTACTTTACCTGTCGGTTTAGTCATTTGATACGCCTTATGAATAGTCCATTGCTCCCCGGTTGCGTGGGGTACTAGGCAAACTCCCCTTTTCTTGGGGAAAACTACCAAGATTTTGTTGTGATCGGATTGAATTTGAACTGGGCCTCCAAAGCGCTTTGTGCGATGGCGGTTGTCCCAAATAGCCTGAGCAACGGCAGTATCTGCTAATTGAGGCTTTTTGTTCGGGGGATCATCACCCCCACAAGAGGCTTCCCCTGAATTATACAAAGGGCTAGGTGATTGAAACCGGCTATCACGACCTGTGCCCTGTGGTTGGGGGTTGGTTTGCCAATGAGGGGGATTGCCCCGGCCAGGACCAAATGGTAGAGGACTACGCCACCGCCAAGGAGCGGTTTGAGTATCATTATCGACGCGTGGACGGCGATACCAAGGTTTAGTGAAGTGCCAAGGCATCGCACCAGATGGATCCAAAATAGATTTGGCCAAGAGAGCAGCTAGACGCGATCTACATCGTTGCTTTCGTTGTTCTTGACGACTTTCTAGTGAAGCAGCCAGTTGTTTTGCAGTTTTGATCCATCGTGGAGCATGAAGATCATCCATGGCCTCTTTGATTACTTTACAAATTCGCAAAGCAGCCTTACGCTTGGATGGACTTGTTGAGGGATTTCTAGCGAGTTTGTACAAACCCTGAGAGGTTTGATACAGGATGGTTTGCGCCTCGACTAGATCTTTGATAATATTACTCATCAGCATTCTCATCCAATTCAGTAACTTCAGGGTCCGGTGACGCTGCCGCCCTTTGCTTTTTGGTATTGGAAATGGCTTTGACTAAGCAACCATTAGCTACTGTGAAGAAGGGGTCTTCAGCCAGGCGGACTACCTTGGCTTGGAAAGGCAGACTAAATTGAGACAGTACCTCACGGAAACGCTCAATGAAACCAGGTACACAAGCCGTTCCCCCGGCTACTACAATTTCAAGCGGGCTATCTATCTGAGTTTCCAATTTGTTGAATTCATTGGAGAGCTGTTTCAAAACCCCCTGGATCATCTCGGTATACGCATGGGTCAAGGCTAGTTTCTTGAGGTCTGTTGGATTCTTCTCTCGAAGATCAAGTTCTTTTTCTTTGAATCGCTGTAAAACCGAGACTTCCATGTCCAGCATGTTGGCTGCTTGCTGATCAATCCAATCACCAGATTGAGCAATCGAGAACATAATCAATGGCAGTTTTTTCCATGCCATACATATATTAACCATCCCAGCTCCGCACGAGATAGAAATCCCGGAGAAGGGGTGTTCACCCTCTTCATCCTCAGCCACGGGGCACTCACTAAAGATGATAGCCAGTGCTTCCGGAATGCACTCAACCTGGTAACCCAGGCTCATAAAGAACCCAGTCATGATAGCCTGGTGAAAAGTGACCGTGATATTGGGGTTATCAATGGGTTGGGCGGGAGCGCAATACACCAAGTGTTGGTTCTTGCAGGGCTGACCGAGCAAATTGCGGAGAATTTGCTGGATAATGGCGATACTGAGTTTTTCTCCACCTGTGTTCAGGATTCCATGACGCATAGGACGGCGAAGAGCACCTACTCGGGTAGCAACGATATCAGTAGCATCACCCCCCAGGGACAGAGTGTTTTTCAGGCGAATAGCGTCCTCCCCTACCACATAGTAGTCGCCATCTTGTTGAACAAAGGACCAGTCGTTTTCACGCAGAAACTCCTCCGTGTCAACGGTAGACGCTGCCTGTAAAAAACAGTTGCGTTCTTGGGTGAATTCTGTATCCCCTTCGTCAGACAATTTGCTTTTGACTAAAAAGGCGGTACCTACATCTAATCCAATGGCCATCTTAGCTCCTTATAGTTCGTCAGCCAAATCCGCTGCCCGGCTTTTCTTCTTTGTTTTTTTCTTCTTCTTTTTACCCTGACCCTTGAGGCCCGATTGATCAATGGACTTCTGGGTAATTTCAGCTAACAGATGTGGGTCAACGGAAGTACCACTTTCCAGAGCACCTTCTACTGATCCACTTGTTACCGTTGTTGTAGATTGACCGATTTGGTTTTTGATACCCAGCAAGAGGTCTTTCAACTCAGCTACTTGGGCATTAGCTTTTTCTTCGGCTCTTTTGTCGATTATTGTTGCCAACTTATCCAAATCAATTTCGGCTGAATGGTTATGTTGATGGGTTACTTTTCTTCCAACGACGGTTTTTGGTTTTTGATCTACTACCAGACGAAGTTTTTTCTCTCGGATCAAACGACGAAGTGTTTCGCTCGCACGAAGCTTCTTCCGAGAGATAAACTCTTCCAGATCTACGGTACGATTTTGGCCGATCTCTACATTCAATTCGGGAATGAAGACCGGACCAGGATTGGGATTGAAAATGGTGTACAAGCCACTCGTCCTCATTAGTATTCTTCAGTAGCCAGGTTGGATCGAATTCTAGTGACCAATTCGCCAATTTCCCGCAAAACACATTCTAGTCGATGAAAGGAATCTGCGTAACCATGTTCTGCTTCATATTCAGCGGCTTTCCGGATGATTTTCTCAGATTCATCCAATATGGACTTGGAATCGCACAATAATTGTCTTGCACGTAAAAGACCAGAACGAACTGCTCTTTCTCCCACTAGTGTTCGGTTTCCCAAAGAAACCGATTTGGCCCATACCCTCTTTGCCTTCTGTAAAAGCAATCCCGCAGCAGACAGCAGAGACATTTCCGCTGGAGTCATGGGGACACCATTTTCACCCCGGAGCGATAACGCTGGCTAGGGTTCCACAATCCTCTTATGGTAGGGGCCAGACTACGGTCCCGTCAACTAATTTGACCTCGTCAGTGGTCTCCCAATTGACATTGAAAAACACCTTCACTGGGTCTCCACCATCTTCAACAACGTCCATATTACAATCTATCTTGTCCTCACCGCTAGGTTTATCAAAGGTGAGAGTTATTTCTGAGGCGGTTACGTCAACCTGACAGTCGGTTGCTGATGACTTAGCAATGTTATCAGCGGTCAGATTGGTTCCTGTGATGGTGATTATCTGCTGAGTGGCTATCCCATAGAAAGGGTCATGTATTAGAAAATCGTTTGGTGATTTTTCAAACAAGACACCACACTTATCAAAGAAATCAAAGGCTTCTGCGAGAACAAATTCCTCCTCATCACTTATTGCCGGTACGTTAGGGTATTGATCATTTGTCTGCCGCATACTCGAAGCGGTTAAAGATTGAATATTCATAATTGCTCCTATGTCGCAAAATTGCCATGTGATACATTACCAGGAAAAGTCCCATCCGCAGGGGAGAAGTTAAAACTAGAATATGCACTAACGGTACTGTTGGATATCGTGATAGTACAGTTGGAACCTGCCGGTCCTTGGTACCCTGTTCCTCCGGTTAGATAGATACTAGTACCACCTCGGGAGTGTCCAAACAGCGGAAGACTAGATGTACCGGATCCATTTTGAATTACCTGTCCACCCCAGGTTAGGGTGGATTGTTGAGCAACATGGGCAAAGCCATCGTATTGGTTGACTCGGAGACTACTGAATGAACAACTAGCTCGGTTGATGATATACAAGAATATAGACGATAGCGTCCCAGGACCTTGCACACGACCACTAAAGGTAAAATTGCCTTGGCTAGAATCAAGCTGAATGAAGTAGCCTGAACTAGAAAAGGGGATTGTGGCGGTACTTGAAATACCAACTTCAATACAACTCGCTGAGTAACCATAGAACATCTTCATAGAACCGGGTGTGGTAACTGTTAAAGAACCTAGTCCAGCTCGGTAATAAGAACCCATGGATACTTTGACCCCATATGCACCAATCGAGGTTAGTGACAGGTCACCACTCTGTTCCAGATAGGATCCGTATTGAACATCCAACGCGTTTGTGACATCGCTAATAGTAATGTCACACAGGAGGAAAGCTCGCGAACGTTTCACCACGAAGCCCACAGTGTTAGCAACACCAGGCCCGGTGAAATTTAAATCCTGTTGGATATTAGCAGAGGAAAACTCATTTACCCAAAATCCTACCCACCCGGTGATACCACCATTATGAGTAATGGTGATGGTAGTTGAATCATCTTCACCATAAAAACAACTACCGTTGATTACCTGAATACCTGTTTTGTCTGTGGGTACCCGGACTTGAAGATTGTCCTGAATAGTGAAAACGGAGTTTTTATCAACTTGGATACCAAAAGTAGGAGATGAAGTCTGTCCTACTCGAAGTTCAGTGAGGGCTGTGTATCGACTGTTTTCACATAGTATGCCCACTGCTGAAGTGTCAACCTCTACGATTCCATCACTTTGTACTACCGCACCATGATTGAGGACAAAAGCGTTGGCAGCACCGGTATTGGCGTAAAGATCCTTCAAAATCACGTTACAGTTTGCGAAGGTCGATTGAGAATTGAGAACAGTGCCACTGCCTCCAAAACTGGTGTAGTTACCTTCGATTGTAAGAGAGCCATTTGGTCCTACTGGAATACCCTGAAGATCAAATCCCGCAAAGGAAGCAGTTTCTTTGATATCAATGAGCACAGCAGCATCTATGCATCTGCCTTGTAGGTCTTGGATCGCCCTGTTGATGGTAGCATAGGCGGTTCCAGAAGTAGAGCCATCACCAGTGGTATCATTACCAGCCGCTCGGACATAAATGGTGAGAGCGGTACTAATCGCACCTTCATTGGCCCACACTGATCCATCGTAAACGCGAAGACCAGCTACATTCTGGTTGAAGTACACCCTTCCTGCGGTTCCAACTGGATCAACCGCCAAATTTTCGAATCGGGGGTTTATTAGATAACCCCCAGCTAATTGAAGATCACCATTCAAAAGCATATTTTTCTCCTGGGTTCAATGACCGGAATTTTCAAGTCCATGGAAGTTCCTCTCAGGATCGGATCCGACAGGAAACAAGAAACTCTCTTCATGAAGAGAGGGAGCAGCGGATAAACCTGATTCACCACATGCTGAATTCAAACCTCTTGAAACAGCCCGAGCAATGGCCAACACTGCACGAGCTTCATCCTTTTCTATCAATCCTGAGTAGAAAGTATTGAAATAACCCACGGTACTGGTCATAACCCCATCTACAACCACCACAACGACGGGCTGAATATTGGGTGTAAGAGGGAGTTTATCCAAAGCTTCCAGAGTTAGCTGACGGAGTTGTTCAAACGTAGCATTGGGATCATCCCAGTCTTCCAACGCCTCCGCCACATAACTCACCCCCATACAAATTTCTGGCTTATGATTGGCCACTTCCGGGGAAGTAAAGGCTATGCGAGCACCAGTTGCACTGACGTGTTCAATGATGGGGCTAACTACGGTCCAATTGGTGGAAGCACAGCCACCACTTAGACTAATCAGTCCGAGCAATAGAGCAGTTACAATAGCATGAGATACAGTAGGTATTACCACGATAAACTCCTTTAGACAACCAGTCCGGCATGTTTTAGTATCTGAGAATCCCGAAACGTCAAACCTGTTAATTCACCTAGTATCAATGCCCCCTCGGTAGCATCCATCTCTTCCGTGTATTCAAACCCAAGAAAATACTGGGGTGCGTCTGGATTAATATCCACTGATCCTGGAATCTGAATGGACAGCATTTGTCCAGCAACGACTGAGAAGCTCTTGACAGTGCATGATATCCCCTCATCAGGAGTTTGAGAAGCAGCCTTCTTTTCTTTGTAGTGCCACACTAGTTTTCCTGGTACGGTCCCATTGCCGCCGGCATGAATCAGATTCAATCTAGGCTGGTGAATTGAAGTCAGCTTTCGTAGGCTAAGAGAGTCGGACAACGGAGCCCACTGTTCATTACCTAAGTTAATGTCCTTGTTAACCGGGAGTTTCATAATGAGTGATACTGGTAGTAACTGTAGATCTGACAAACCATTTCCTCCTACCACCGTTAGTTATTAACGTCGGGTTCCTCTAACACGAGGGATGCTCTTCCATCATGGGTCGCATCCTTGTATAATTCCCTATCTAAGACTTCGGGCTGTATGATCCCCGAATACTGCCCCGAATTAACATCAACAAAAATAGAAATGTCATCAAAGTTTTCTACCTTAAGACGATGGAAGTAAATCCGGAATACGTTATCACTATTAACTTGTTGGGGATAGAAGTACATCTCTGCTATGGGTAATTGACCCCGCCGAACCTGAACTAAGCCCAAAGTAACTAGAGAGGAGACGAAAGCACCATCTTCCATCAGGTAGGTGTAAACCGCCACTTCCTTACTTTGAGGGTGGATTTCAGCAGTACCATGCAGAGTGGCCATTACAAAATACTTCCATCGGGATTAGCTCGGGTGTATTCTACCCTCAGTGGTTGTAGGCGTTGTTCTATGTCCATTTTTACCACGGCGGGAATGATTCCCCCAGAATACCTGACTTCAACCACCCTAGATGATTGGCCATGTACGATAGCCAATATATGATGACGGCCCACATATTGCTGGGCCAATAACACTAGTATGGTGTCATCTTCAGGAAATTCTTGACGTAGAGCCACATCAACCTCGACTAAGCATACTGTTTGAACCACGCTAGGGCTTCACGACAGGCCTCATTATGATGTTTAATTTCAAAATCTTGAACCACCATATCTTGAGGTGGCTTAAATCTCCCGATGGTTTCAACACCATTATAGACCCCAAAGATCATCGTGACTATTTCATTCGCAAATTCTGTAGCTGATCGAAGGCCTTCGCCATGGAAAACTTCCATGTAGAAAGTCTTATCAACACCATCATGTGTTTTGGAAGCGGTCACATTGATGAAGGAGGAATCCACTTCTCTTTGGAGCCTGTATCCCCGACTCTTAAGGAGTTGTGAAACATCCCTTAGGAAAGTCCCAGCAAACTGGGTAACGATTTGAAGACTCATAATTTTCTTCCAATTTGAAGGTTAGCCTGTCGATCTAGGATAGCCTGGATAAACCGAACATAGCTGGTTTCTCCAGCCGCCCTGGATTGTTCCTTCAACTTGAGGATTGTTCCAGGAGATAGGTTCAAACGAACTTGTTTCGTCTCGACCTCATCTGGTTCAATTATCTTATCAGCGATCGTCCGGGCCAAACTGAAACACAGTTGATATTTGGGTGATCCTGGCATCCATTTGGTACTGACCAGGGAAGAAGCGGCTCCAGAATTGCTGATCAATTTTAAAGCCACGGCATGAATCAACCGATGACAATTGGGGCAAATATCGGTTAGATTGTGTTGCTCATCGGATCCCCCAAAAGCCTGGGGGATCTTGTGATGTTCTTCACCAACCGGACAAAGTTCGGTACAGAGACCGCACCGAATCATCAGACGATAACTAGTTGACGCGACAGGATGGCGTCTTTTAGTTTCTTGTTGCCTTTGAGGACACCGCCTGGGGCTTTCTTGCACAAATCTACAGATTGACCGGATTGAATTATGATCCGGGTCTTCTTAAATTCACCACCTTTTTTATGGTCAATGAACTCAACCGGGATAGAAATCTCACCAGCTACGGTACTACGAACGGTGCAAGCACCAGCGTTCAACTTCTCAACTAATTTGCCAAACATTGAAGTTGCCAAGGTACATCTCCTTATATACGAGTCTTCTTGGAATTCTGCTGAATAAAGTCGTTAGTTTTACTTAGAGTGTGTGGGAAATTCTTGACCTTAATGACCAATTTTCCGTTCTCAAACGTGGCTTCTCCATCCACACCTTCTCCTCCTCTTTGTACTGATCCAGCGGAGGTTTCTTTAGGAGGTATGTACATTGTTGGAGGTTGATTATACGTGGTGGCTTCTCCGAATGGCCTGTCAGGCTTAATACTCGGATTAGGTGCCAAGGGTGACCCCGACAATGCTCTAGCTCGTAATAGATAAGCCTGGCTTTCCTCTCTGGCTTTTTCCAGATTCTCCTTGACTTTGCGAACCCATTCACTGTCCTTATTTTCATCCCCTTCCAATTCACCGAGAAGCTTTCTTTTTCTCTCGGCTATGGCTTCACGTTCTTTGGCATTGAGAGTATTGACATTCTCATCGGCCTTCATGTAACGTTCTTCCGCAGTCTGGGATTTTTCGGCTTGTTCTTGTAAACCTTGCAATCGATCAAACTGCTCAGAACGGAATTGCTGCTCATTAGCTAACAGCGATTGAGCCTTGTCCTCGCCAAACACGGTAGCAAAATATTTCTTGACTATCTCCGGATCAGCCCCTTCAGCCAACATCCCTAGGGCTTCATCGGTCATCCTAACCAATTCCTGCTGTTGCTTGAGTTCCTTTTCGGCTATCGCTTTCTTTTCCTTAGACTCAGTTATGCGAGTTGTTAATTCCTTAGCAGTAGCCACCCCAGCGTTTTTGAGCAGTTCCAATCGCTTTCTTTCGAAATCTCTCCTGATTCCGAAAGTAGCCTCATAGATCAAACTCTCTTCGGCTTCACCCAAGGCACGTTCACGCGTATCCTCTATTCGACGCTGTTCTCTATCTGCCTTCTTTTGAACCCCGGCTGCTTGACGACGACCCATTATGAGTTTCTGACCTTTTTCATACGCGGCTTTACGACCTAGAAGAGCATGCACCTCTCCGGTTTCAGCTATTAACAGGGAACCCTTGGAGGTATACTCATTGATAGTCTGAATGGATTGCAATTTTTTCTGAAGTTCTTCATCGGTCAGTTCGGCTTCTTTCTTTCCTTTCAACGCCCCCAGTGTTCGGAAAGCAGTTTGTAGCATCAGCATTTTGTCATCAAGTTCGGTTACTTCTCTAAGGCCTTCATCAGTCCTAACCGTTTTAGAAAGGCCCCTTTGTTGTAACAGAATTCCAAATTGATCGGCTGACATCCGAGCGGATTCCTGTACCAAATCTTGGATGTCTTGATTATATTTTTCGATTTCTCGCTTGGCTGTAGTTTTTCTACTACCATACGAATCCCCCTGCCAATCCTCCATAGCCGATTTACCCAATCCTGTGATAGATCCCTTATCCAGATACAAGTGTTCAAATTGGGCGGCTAATTCCAAACGTCGAGCGGCTGCTAGGGTTTCCTCTGCCAAAGCTGAATTACCAGCTTCTGCGGCTGCACGAAGTGAAGTGGAAAGGTCCATCAATTTCTGCTGAGTAATGGTAGTCTGTTCATTGGTTGCTATTTGAGCGGTAATTTTCTTTTGCTCATTTTCCAGATATTGACGAGTTAGATCGTCGTTGTACCCGGCCAAACGTTGAGATACTTCGGCTTCTCTTATACGAAGCCGGGCCAAATCACGTTGGGCTTTTTTGGATTTCTCTACGGCTTTGAGTTCAATCAAATCCGCTTCGGTTCGCATATTTTCTAGTTTAGCAGCTCGTTTGGGATCAGCCATGACATCCATAAATGCATCAGCGGCTGAGCCTCCCATTTTATGCCCCAATGCACCCCCACCAAAACCACCGATAATTCCACCGACCACACCACCAATAGCTGTTCCAATGATGGGGACCACCGATCCTACAGCAGCCCCGGCCATAGCTCCAGTAGCCATTCCACCCATTCCGCCAATAACCCCACCTGCTGCACCCCCTACACCACGAGCAGCTCCACCATATTGAGCGGTTGCTAATTCGGTCAACCCTGCGGTAGCCTCTTTCTTCTGATCTTGTAGAGTTCGCAAGAGTGCCAGATTACCATCGGCCTTGGCTTGTTCGATATCCAGATTGAGTTGAGAAACTTCTCTCTGCTTGATGGTGATTTGTTCGGTATCACTCAAAGCATCGATCACACCTTTAGTGGCTACGCCCATTTCCACTAGTCCCAATGCAAGTCCAATTGGTCCTAGAGCTTTACCGGCCCCTTTCAAGCCCACGGCGGCTCCACCTTGTAGTGCTCCAGCACCAGCTTTAGTCGCTTGTAAAGCTTTACCAGGTATCTGACCAGCGCCACGAATACGCGAGCCCCAACGAGCAGCAAAACCACCAGTTTTTGTTGCGGCTCCTGTTGCAGCGGCTCCCCCACCTCGACCACCAAGTTTACCTGCTAGACCCGGTATCCCACCGGCTTTTTGCAACAAAGCAGTCCCGGCCACAGTGGCAATTAGAGCATACAGTATACCCGTATGGCTCTTTAGTTCCTCCCAAATGGATTCCAGGTACATACCTGGTTTGGCTCGTCGGAGAATATCCGCGACTTCCTCCATAGGCTCAATAACTTCTTCACGAGCCTCATCTCCCAGCAAACCCATGTCCTTGATGTGTTTTGTGAAATCCTCCCGGCCGTACTCAGCTACTTTGGCCAGCTCTAAAGCGGTTTCTTCAGTACCACCAATCATGGCTTTGATAGCCCGGACATTACTTTGCTGGGCGAATCCAAAGATTTCATCCAGCCACGTTCTATTTTCACCCATCAATTGTTGTTGGGTCTTTTGATTCTTGCGAACTAGATCAAAATTAGCCTGACTGATCGTGTACATGTCTGCACGACCTTCCTTCATCAGGCCAGTTTGCATAGCCAACTGTTTAGCGACTATCAATTGCTGATTATATTCTTCAGTACCAGCCTTTAACCCAGCGGTAAGTTTGGTAACCAACACAGATTCAATTTCTGTACGATCAGTCAAACCACTCGTAATCTGGTTAATTTCCCTTTGCATCTGTAAGGCATACCGAATGCCCATAGGCATTTCTTTAGCAGAATCTCCCAGTAACATTTCGGTCAGATCACGAGCACGTTTAAGAGCTGTCTCCTGGCTATACCCGAATTCCTTTAGTTGACCAGTAAAACCAGTAAAGATACGAGAAACGGTCTGAGTGCTAGAACCAAAATCACCCATCGTTTGAACGAGATCAAACAATACCTTATTGACAGCATCGATCTCCATGCGTCTAACACCCGTCTCCTGTAGACGGTCGTTCATTTGAGTCACAGAGTTAGATATAGCAAATAGATTACGAGAAGCATCGGTAGCTGACATCCCAACAGTGTTTTTGAGATGCGCTAATAGATCCACCATCGTATCTGTCTCGGTTTGGAACGTCCGAGACAGTAAGATTACGTCTTCAGTCAAGCTTCTCAGTTCTGATCGTGTTGCTGGAATGATCTTATCCCACACACTCTTTTGAATCTCGGAAACCTTATCGAACTCCATTCCCCAAGTTCGCGTTAGTTCAGCGGCATCAGCCCGGAGTTTATCGGTTCGACCAAACACTCCAGATGACATATCATAAAAATCAGCAGTGGCCTCTCGGAGGCGGGTGGCTGCTGCTTCAGGGTCACTAAATTCTTGACCGCTAATGCCGAACGCCATGGCTCCCCCAATTCCAAATTCGGCTGCCTTGCCACGGGTCTCCAGAGCGGTACTAATAGCTCCGGCTACAGTCATAACCTGCAACAGGGGTCCTGTTAGCTCTCGGAGGTAAGAACCAATTTCTTGGGAAGCGCGTCCACCACCCCCACCACCATATCCCCCACCACCACTGTCGTAATCATCTCCCCCGCCACCAGCACCCCCTGCACCTGCCCCAGCACCTATACCCTCAACAAATCGACCTTTAGTGTCACGACTCCGAGAAGACAGATCCTCACGTCGTAAACGTTTGCGAAGTTTGTGCTCATCCATCATAGTATTGATGATGGAACCACGGGCTCGAATTTCTTTCCCTGTTGAGTCTACTTGCCTCTGCTGAATTTTGATCCCGGCCTGATCCAGTCTCATAGACCGGAATCCTAATGCCAAGGCAGTACGCCCCATCATCAGACGGGTTTGATCTAGTTTTCTCCCAGCTTCTCCATATTGAGCCGCTGTAGCTGACATTTGGTCAAAGGCAGCAGAGACCCCCATGGTTCGGCTAGAAAGGAGATCTAGATTATTCCATAGCTGATCAACCGCCGTTCCTGGGGCTCCTCCGGGATCAACTGAATAACGAGTTGCACCGGGTACATCCCCACCACCAGACGGGGTATTCGGTAATTCAGGTTCTTTGGGGTGCATTGGCAATTAAATCCGCTTTATTGGCTCGACCATCAGCATCAAAAGACTTTTGTGTGGTAGCCTGATCTTGTGGTGTCCCGACTGGAACCGATTGCATAATTTGCACGAAGGTGCGTTTATCCAAGTTCCAGAGTTCTACCAAACCAGGCTTATCTGAACCACGGTACATTTGGTGTTCACTAACTGTGTGAGCTTGTTCAACTGTCAAGGTACGATCCTGAGTAGCCTTCACTACCTCGGCTTGTTCTCGAACTTCAGGATCTTGAGAAAGAGAGGCTTGTTTGACAGCTACTTGCTGATCTAACTGTCTTTGTTCTTTGGCTTCCGCGATCTTAGGAGCTAGTGAACGTTTGATTTCCTTCAGAATGCGGGGCTCAATAACTTGTGCCAGAGGAACTCTGATTTCACTAGTAGATTCAACGATATTGGCTCCCTCACTAGCGGCTAGATCATCAGCACTCCACAATACTCCAAGAGATTTTTCTAACCGCTCCATTTGCTGAGCACTTTGATAACTCTGGAAGATAGAGCGAAGTCGGTTGGTTAGATAGTTGACTCGGACTGGATCTCCTAGACCAGCAAAACTTTTGCTGATCTTCCAAGCCGAATCCAGTATCTGTTCATAGTCAGGTAAAGGAAACACTTGGAGCAGAGCCAACGAAATGCCTGTTACCAATGCATAGGGAACCTGATAGTACGAATTAGCCAGGTCCAAAAAACTTTGCGGACCGGTTACGATTTCTGGCCCAATGGAATAAGTTAGAGCGCTACAAACAGCACACTCTCTATCAGGGGCGGAGTAAAACAGATCAGAGTAGGTGGAAAACCGATCAAAAGTCCATTCCGTGAAAACTATGCCCTTCCAATTCCAACGACGGGGGTTAATGCCCCCAAATTCCAAGAGAACTTGTCGTTGGAGAGCCTCAGTAGTAGTGGTAGGGGCGGTGGTCACAGGTTACCACGTTGTAGAATTTCTTTCTGGCTAGCTACTTGAGCCGAGTGATCTTCAGGATGTTGGGATGGTGGTGTTTGGTCACTCGCCTCGCTCAGTTGAGCCTTAACTTCCTCTCGTGTAGCATCCTCTTCTGTCGGTTGAGCGGGTGCTGCGGCGGCGGCTTCAGATTCTACTTTCGTTTGCAGAGAGTCTAAAAACTGCGTATCCATGAAGGTCTTATGACCATCCATCATCATGTTGTAGGCTGCAACTACTACATCGACGGGAAGTTGATCAACCACGTCCAGTAGATTATTAGCGATGACATGACGAAGGTTGGTATGCCAGACCCAAAAGTCCAGTTTGGTATAATCACCCGGATAGCCAAGTTCGACGGGATCGATATCCAATTCATCAAATATCAAAACCGGTTCTTCATCGCGAAGACGAACCTGATAAGTAGCCATGGCTAAAGTTCTACGGGCGGCTGATTGGATTTGACTCATCCGGCTGGTACCATCCACACCAGCAGCCACCCAACGAGCAGGCTCTCCACTGAGAGGGTAGCAGTTGAAGAAATACCCCGGTAAAATTTCTACCCATACGAAAGCTGCTTCACCGTTGAGTCGGTTTACTAGATCATCTAGTATGCGTGGCACAACCTTACTCCTCTGTGTTTACCGGTCTAAAGTTTTGTTGTACTGAGCGACTTCTTTTTTTAGTCTCTCATAATCCTTCCGCGTGTTTTTTACGATTACCTCATCATCAGCCGTCTTTTGAGATTTTTGCATCCTCCTCAATAGCTGACTCATTCCGTGGACCATCTGATTGATGTCTTCTAGCACCTCAGGAGATGGTCCCTTGGCCTTTTTCTTGGCCTTTTTACCCTTCTTGGCTACCTGGGGCTTACTCTTGGTCTTCCTAGCCTTCCTGGGGGTTTTCTTGACCTTCTTTTTGACCTTTTTCTTGGCTGCTGCCAAAGCAAAAGATTCGACATCAGTGATAGCGGTGGCGCCCGGAGAGGGGCCGAAAAGCTGCCAAGGAGCCCGCTTTCGCTTCTTGGCGAAACGAACCACCTCAGCCAAAAACTGCTTCATGCGGTCACCGGATAGTTTCCGCGTAACCGGGTCACCCTCAGATCGTTGGAGGGTGACCCGGACAGAATGGGGATCGAGAGTCTGGATTAGACAGGAATTCTTTTGATCCCCAAATAAGACTCGTTGATTAGAACTTCTAACCCAGTAGTAACTCATAGCAATCTCTATCAAACATGTTCTTCTAGTCAGCGATAAGACCACCTAGTTTACTCACGGTTTTCTCCAATTTCAAAAGATGAAAGCGTACCCATCTTGGGCACCCGCAAAATCAATTTCCAGGGTGTCAGGACCCATAACTCGTATGGCGTTGGGGAACAACAAAGTATCTGCGTTGTCATAGACCGCCACGTCTGCGAACTGCTGGCCCAGACCATGTGAAATTGTCCAGGTAGTAGCGGCTGCGCCTTGTATGTGATGATACGTAGGAACGGATGATCCAACGATGTCAATCACAAATACCGTTCCTGCCTGGGGCGAGGAGAAGGTAGCAACTGAATTGTTGACTGTTAGCACCAACGAATTGGGGTATAGCTCTTGGAATGCCGAATCAAAGAAACGGCAAACCACCTCTTTACCTAGATGGTGAACGATATTCCATGTGGGCGATGGGGTAGTAAATTCGTATCGCTCCAGGAAGATACCTTCGGCCAGATGATGCTCACCTAATACTAGGTTGTATCCGGGATAAGTTGTATGAACGCGATTTAGCACGTTGATCTCCTAGTCGTAAGGGTCAAATGATACATCATAAGCGTAGAAGCACCAATCGACGTTTACCTTTTGGTATAGTAGGTTCTTAAAGGTAACCACAAAACCACAAACGTTGGGGTCGCAGTAAGGCACAACCTCTGATCTGGTTATGGAATCATCGTCGGTAATTATTACGAGGTCTGCCTCGGTGAAGTTTTGTGGGAACTCATATCCCTCAAACGCCACCCCATACACACCATTTTCTAATTGACCTACTACATAGCCATAACCATTGAAGGCGGTTCCGTCGTTATTGACACACCCTAGGGCTACAGCATAAAGGTCTTCGCCATCAGCGCCATCGGTACCATCAGCGCCATCTGTTCCATCAGCGCCATCTGTTCCATCAGCGCCATCTGTTCCATCAGCGCCATCTGTTCCATCTGTTCCATCGGTACCATCTGTTCCATCAGCACCATCAGCACCATCAGCACCATCAGCACCATCAGCACCATCAGCACCAGTTTCACCCTGGGGTCCTGCTTCACCTTGAAGGCCGGGCAGGCCCTGAAGAAGAGGTGGTCTATTAGCCTCTTGGGCATTATCGATTACTTCACTAATGAATGCGGCAGTTCCGACTCCTAATAGGTCTACACCAGAGACGGGGCATCCCCCGCTAAGAACCGGAATAAGAACAAGTGCCAATACAATACAATAACGTTTCATTGCGGATTCCTTTAGTAAACACCCTGTTCATCCGGGACCAAATAACGACCCAGGACCGGTGCGATGAACGCTTGAGCAGGAGTAATCTCTCCAAAACCAGACCGATTTACACCGGTAAACAATTTGAGGACACCTGCATCATTGACCAGGTTAACCAAGGCGACTAGACCCGAAGTAATAGGAGGTAGACCAGTGAGAGTAGCCCTACCAGCCTGCGGGGTAGACCAAGTAACACGAGTTACTGATTCGTCTATGTTTTCCACAGAGTTGGGGAATACATCGGTCCAGGTACCCATGACATCTTCATAGAACTTGGCAGTCACAACACGTGTGCCGAATCCATGTGTGATGGTCCATACGGTAGATGGAATGGTTTGATTATGAACCAATTGACTACCGGTGTCACTCTTAGGCTCAAGCAAGTCACCCTTGGGATAAGCAAGAGCGGTTACCTTATCGATCCACACCCCGGCTATAGGAATATCTGACACGAAGGGATAAGACTTCAAGTCCATGACTGCGGTATCACCACGCACATACAGGGATGGGTCAAGAGCAGCGTTGCGACCAGCATCACCAATGATGTGTTTAACACCACCGAACTGAGGGAAGACCTGACCAATGGGGGTCAAGTAATTGGCACCCGGATTAGCTGTACCATCTGTTGTGGCTATAAAGCGACCTTCAGATAAGAAGTAAAGCTGATCAGCGGTAGCTGTGGAGAGAAGCTGGAATTGTTCTTGTCTGGGCAACATGTTGTACCAGACTCGAATTATATCTGATTGATCCAGGTGACGGCTTTGGATTACACCTAGGTAAGCACTAGGTGCCACACCTGTTACCAGACTACCGTTTCGTGTTCCCGTGGTGGTTTGATAAACAAAGCTGCCTACCTCCAAGTTGCCTCCGGCTGGAACCGGACCAACTCGATCACGGGTTAACATGCGAACGAAGCCACGCATTCCCGGACGCCAATCAAGATAAACCTGACCTGGTTCCATGGGATGAATGGTCAGGGTATCGCCCGGATTAATGGCTCCACTAAAAGCACTATCAACCTCGACTTCTTGCGTGGTGTGATCATAGGCAATGATGAGACGAAGCTCTCCAGCCGAACCGGTAGACGAGCCAATAACCTGTAACCATTCACCCACGTACGATCCAGCAACAGTAGAACCGCTGGTCAAGATGACATGCGTAGGAGCACCACCGGGTGTGGAGCTAGTGGCAACGCCATTGAAAGTAAAGTTATCCAGATTAACCAAGTCCCCATCGATAAGGGGATAAGCAGTAGAACCATCTTCAGCTAGAAGGGGCAGGCCCTCGGTAACGTGGCGGAAACCACCGCCAGCGGGATAAAGAATTTGACACCAGATTACGCAAGTTTCACCGGAGTGAGCAGCGTGATCAGTTACATCGACCACACAAGCTGCTGAACTAGTGCCCAGGCCGCTCCAAGGAGTTGACAGAACCACTGACGAAATGTTACCTGATGCGTCCACCCAATGCATAATTGGGGCTGTAGTATGGACATATGGGTCTCCGCTCAGAGAAGTTGTATTCAGAGTAACTGCTCGACTGGAGGGGTCATATGTCAGGAGATTAGCGGGATTTTCTGAGCCAGGTAGACCTTGAGTAAAGCGGCTCACCATATCCATGAGATTAGCTTTATCTGACCAGTGATTTCGGCAGTTGTCTGGGAACATGGTCAGAGAAGCATCATTACCCTCATCCAGCCAAACACCGACTTGGTGTCCAGCACCGAAAGGATTGTTAGTCCCAATGCCCCCGCCTGTTAGCATGTTGGTACCTCGGATACCATTTCCAGAGATGGCACCAGAAGCAACACCAAACTCATCCTCTCCCCAATCCACCACGTTTTGGCCAGACAGTAAAGCCTGCGACATGGATTCCATGATAGTTGAAAGGCCATTCAACAGCACTGTATGACGGAAGTCACAAATGTCCTGAGGATAGACCACATCAAAGAATTGGGCGTCTGGACGACCGTTCTGGCCACCACCACCGGCTAGACTGCCTTGGGTACCATCAGCGGTATTCAGGGCAGAACCATTGCCATTGGTATGACTCCAAATGTCTTGGTTACGACGGTGGATACCACACAGAGGAATAGCGTAGACAAAACCATCGACAGTTTCTAGACCAGAACCAGTTTTGTCTCCAGCCCCACCAGTACCAGCCCGGAATAACATGGTATCACCCAACAGTTCATTCATCTGCTGGAAGATTTTACCAGAGACGGGTGCGCCAGTTGCGCCACGTGCCTCAACGGCTGCGTTATCGATACCGAATGGTGTAGCACCGGCTGGATCGAGCCAATCAGCACTGGCTGGACCATCAATTACACGAACACGATATCGGATTTGGAAATATTGGCCATTGGTTTGGTGGCCAATGGTACTTACTACGGCAGGATCCACAGGATCAGCAACTGAGCCACCAACGTAATCAACGTTGCCATACGGGAAGAACGTTGGACTGGTAGTGCTGACTTCTTCCATCCAGACTTCTAGGAAGACCAAGTCCTGCCGATACCCAGTTCCAGGGGCGGCTGACAAAGTAATAGGGAATTCCCAACCGCTGGTATCGTCTTGAATCAACGACAGAAGAGTGCCATTGACCAGAGCCAATGGTGCTTCTCGGCCAATATCGTGGCGAGCGAGCAGGAATTGATTGGCGACGGTTAGATCACAATAGACACCAGGGAATGCGGGAGTAAGACCAGCAAAGGGTCTACGTGAACCCAAATTAGTGAAACCGCTCTTACCAAGTGCTTGGGCCAAACCGCGAAGACGACCCAAGGCGTTTTCACCACTAGCAAGTAAACTACTAGCAGAGGAAACAGGTTCCCAGGCGGAATTGCCACCCACATAGAAAACACCTGCACCAATGTCATACAGGAGCCTACCTAGATCGGCAGGATTACTGTAGGTAGGGAGAGAATTAGGTGGAACGGAAGTATCCACCCTCTGGACGATGATTGGCCCAGTTGCTTCAATTTTATGAAACTTCATCTAGTTTCTCCTTCGTGGTAACTTGTCCCGATTCAACACCATGTTGAATCGTCGAAGGTACATAGACCTAATGGACTGGTTTTTGTTGCCCCTTCCGACGAATAGCTTGATTCAAGGCTTTGTTCTGTGTGACGAGTTTACGAATTTCAGTTTGTCCGCTTGCTAGACCTTTGAGTATTTCCAGCATCCTATCGATAGATTTCTCCAATCTCTTGATGTCACCCTTACCCCGGAGAAAATCAAAGAGCCCCGATTGAATAGGAGTGCTTTCTACTATTTCTGATACCGTGGCTAGTTCAGCGTAGATTCGATCCCACGGATCTGGATGGCATTCGGCCAGCAACAAACATTGTGAGGCCAATACTGATTTGATAGGCCCGGACTGATTACCAATTACTTGAACTGGGCAATTTAGGGCCATGGCTACGTTTTGTGGAGCTTGTTGTTCAAATGGGCTACTGTGCCACTTCCAATACAAAGACCCCGACCCAGGCTGACTGAGCGTGTCCCTGATCTTCTGGCCATTATCTCGATAAGGGATTTTCTGGGAGCCAAACCAGAATTCGGCGATTTGGGATCCAGTTTGGCCTCGCCAAACATCAAACCCTTTCTTCCTGATTTCCTCTAGATCGGGGGTTTGATTGAGGAGGTGATAGGTAGCTTGGCTTGGGGACTCCATCACCTCTAGTACAATGGCATCCCCAGGTAAACCGGGGAATTCGACCAACAAACGATTTGGGAACCCTTTGGTTTTCTGTCCCAGAAACCTGGACTCCCGAAGTGGTTTCGGACCGATCATCTGTCTAACTGATTCAATAATCGGGGTTGCCCAGTTTTTTGGATTGGAAGAGACCACACGGCGCTGCTCACCAGCCAAAGTGATAACAGCCGAAAGGCTTTTATTTTTTTGTAATAGAACAACCAAATCACTAGGACGAAAATGGACACCAACTTCAAAAGGTTTCTTGCCCACAGCCGCTTTGTATAGCAGAGTGAGTATCCCTTTGTTTTGTTTAGCAGAATAAATCTCGGCTTGGTTAGTGACCAGCCTTATTTCGCGGAGCAAGGGCTTGACTAAATTGGTTTTGATTCGCTTTAAGACAGTCATTATAAGACCTACTTATTGGGGGTACCGATTGGACCCTCGGTCCGTTCCCTTGCCCATTTTCCACTATAACCTTTACCCCAGGTATTAGTGCCTTGGCGGAAAGTACGTCCACCCATTGTACGAACTTGCATCCGACGATCACGAGCAGACATACCCGCCATGCCTTTGCCAAAACGACCCTGAGGACTGGTATTCCATCCGCGTCCCAAGTAGCTACGTTCGAATGGCTGGTGGGGCATGGTAGCTACGAATCCAATATAATGTAATTGGTTATCGAATAGCCCCTTTTCAATACCCACTCGAAGCTTGTCATACAACAGAGCAATTTTGTTGAGAGGATTCATGCCCACTTCGATCACAATAGGATCTGAAGCGAACTGGACTGCTGCTCTTGCTGGCCACGGCATAGTTCCGTGCTCAAATCGCATAGCAGACATCCAGTGGTGTGGAATGTCCTTGAATTGCGCACTGAGAGTATACTGCGGCATCATCAGATAGAAGATACCCCAGTCATTATGGAATCCCTCAAATATGGGATTCGGAATATGCTGTAGTTGCAAATCAGGACGAATAGTGAGGGTCTGTGACATACTAAAAACTCCTTCGTGGTAACTTTGTCCCGGCACCACTTAGCCGTCGAAGGAAAGGGTTATTGTGATTGTTGTTCTATATAAGTCTTAATTCTGTTTACAAATTGCTTATAATTGGTCTTCCCCTCCGTAAAGACAAACACTCTATAGCCTGCTTTTTTCAATTTCGACATTTTAGTTTTAATAGCCTGTTGTCTTTTCTTATCCCCATAGAGGAAATCGGACTGGTGCGCGGTTCCATCATACTCCACCACCAGGTTTAATTTGTGATTAATGGCATCTACGACTGCCCGAAGATTATCTATGCCAGGGGATTTCCTTCGTTCAAAAAGAACACCTGTATCACGTTGCAAAGTGCTGATAAATGTTTCTTCGGCTCCACTACTAATCTTGGTCAGACCTAATCGCCGAATAAACTCTGACCAATTCCCAAAGACATGTTCTGCATGGGCAGCAGTGTACCGTTTACTATGTTTGTTAAAGAGGGGACGAGTCAAGAACTCTCTTCCCGTGTCTTGCTTGATCAGTTTTACGATCCGGCGACCTTCCAACATCAAAGCCATATCTGGCTTCACCAAGGAACGGTCCATAATTTTGTGTGTTTTGACATCTTGAGTTTTGGTGATATAAGTGGTGTGTTGTTCCGGTACAAAAACATCTTCCCACCCCTTAGTGGTTTTACACCGAAAAATGTACCCCAACCGAGCGTGGCCATCTAGTAGAACAACTGAGTGTTTCTCATCAGCTTTCTTAGTTTTACGAAGTTTATGGCCTTTTCGTAAACTTAACTTGGTTTGAATCCGGTCACGACCCGTATTGAGGCCATAAGCGATAGCCTCTGGTACCCACACCTTAATTTTGTCGTCTACGAATTGAACTTGAACCAAACCACGTTTGGGATTAAAATCAATTGTCTTTGCCCAGAACCATGCTAATCCACCTGTCTTAGCAGCTACGGGATTGTCATTTTTATCGAGCCAGATTTTGACCTTCTTATTTAAGGATCGTTTAAGAGTCCACTTACGGGCCTTGTCTTGAACTACTCGATAAACTGTCATAGGACGAATAGTAGAGTATTCACCACCAGGACTAGCCATTCCTACTGCCATCGCTTGGAGATCATGGCGAGTATAAAATCCTGGAGCAGGACCAAGCCCAATCTTCTCTAAAGCCTCGACAAACCGAGAGAATTGACTCCGCTTGGGAAACCTATGCACATATTCTGGCCAAGTAGTAGAGGTGGTGGGTCGACCTTTTCCCGGCCAATCCAAAAACTCTTCTAGGTGAATACTGGTACCTATGCGTTGTAGTAGCTGAGTGAAAGTCATTAGTACATCACATCAATAGGAACATCGAATTCGTCTTCCAGAGCGATTTTGAGACGACTGTCTCGATACCCGGAAATCCAGTAGAGATAGACGACTTCATTCTTTCTCTTCAACCATCGCTTGATTTGATCTAGTTTAACCAAGCGATGTTGGGATTTACCAAAGAAAATTATTGCACGAACTGCGTGCCCACCCGTACTAAGTTGAAGTTTTTCAATTCCCTCGTAATCTTCTATGATGGTTTGTGGATCGTAGTGATCACCCATCAAAGCATAGCTGTGTCCACCGGCTAAGCCCTTTTTGAAAGGGGGCGCACCTTTAATTTCAATCCAGTGAGAATCAATTGTCTTAGGAAGACGGGTGGCAAAAGCCCGAGGGACCCTAAAAGTCTGATAAGACCTACCGTCTTCGGCTTTGTTGCCCCTCCTCAGAGGCTTCTTAACGACCGCCGATGCCGTTGTATCTAGTTTTTTAGTTAAACTTTCTACCTCTCGAAAGAGGGTGGGGAGAAAAGCCCGTTTGTCTTTGGGTTTGATCACCCTCTTTTGAGTATTAATAGAAATTACAGCCTTAGTGATTTTAGGATCACCACGAGAAGGATGACGCATTTCTGCCCGTGACACGTGGATGTGAAATTCGATGAGTTGAATTCGCTTACGCCATTCTGCTTTTAAGTAAGCAGAAAACACCCTGCCATCGTATTCCAAAGGATCCCGAATATCGATATCCTGAAACCCAAGTCTCTGTAATTCAATAACTAATGGTCGCAAATAGTCAAGAGTGTATTGTTCCAGTAAAGACTCAATAAGGTTTTCCACCGTTTGAGTCGTAGCGGTCAGATAAGCAACGGCTGTACTAAACATACTAAACCCCAATTACGAATCCGGAGTCCGTGACCCCAATGTCAGAGTGTAAGTAGCCCTCATTAACATGTGGCCAATAAGGTTTCATGATAGGTGGCTCAAACAGAATGTCATAGTCCTGCCACAACCGATCATCATTAGCCACTAACAGGACACTGAATTGCATATACCCGAGGGGTAAACTAGGTTGCAATCCCGAAATAGCAACTGGGGCTCCTGTTTCACTGCGAATAGTTACCCGAATTGATTCAACGGGTTTCTCCAATAGGGAAGGCCCTAAAAACCGCAGAACCTCTTGCCCAGAAAAGGTTCTCTCTTGTATGGGATTGGGATAGAACTGTACCTGGATACTAGCAGTCTGATTACAACGAACGCTGGCCAGGTAGTAATCTACCTGATGATTAGGCCAAACAGGATTACAAGTAGTTTCGATTGTACAAGAGTGATCTGTAGTGGTAGCGGGATGCATCCACAAGTTGCTACCATCAAAGTCCAGTTCACCCCGAAGTAAATCCCAAAGAAGCATGTTTCCTGCATCGATGGGTTGGTTTAAAACGACCAACTCTTGCTTGGTACCTGGCGGTGTTAATTCCTGCTCAAAGAACAGGGCTTTAGTGGGACTGTATAAGCGAACAGTCCAGTAGCAGGTATAGTCCAGTTTCAAGTGGGTAGCTATCGGCAATTCCAAAATGAAGGGACTCTGCGGCAGGTTATTCATCAACAGAAACTGTTCGCTCTCATAGTAAGGAGAGGCTAACAGATAAACCTCTTGGTCTAAATCCTTGTTGTGGATGATCTGCCGAACTATCAGTTCTGTTTCATCTTCCCCATAGTTGACCCGCTCGACTTCAAAAATTGAATCCCCGATTTGGACTCGGTCATGGCGAATGAAAGGATAACCACCATCAGACAGAGAAGGACGCACTCGAAAAGCGTGGTCCGAGATGATGTCTACCAATTCTAGGGGGGCGGCTGCTAAGTTAGCCCAAAACTGGTTACTAACTTCCTCTCTTAAGCCTGGGGTAATCACACAAGCCCCGGTGGAATCAGTCCCCTCATAGGTGTGTTGATTACCGTTGATGTCCAAAATCGAGCCTGGGTCAGCCCCACAACTATTGAAAAAACGGACTGTGGAATTACCCACGGGATACATGGCGTCAAAACGATTGCTAGTTCCTGGCCCCATCACGATAGGATTAGACCCCACCGTTTTCAGAAACCTCCCTCTTGTAAGAGAGAAATCCGAAATACACAGTTGGTGGAAGTTACCCCGGTAAATGGGTAAAACTTCCACCAACGGTATAACGGATTGGTCTAATTCTTTCTTAAGAAAAGAAGAAGGCAAAATGGATCCTATCCATTGGATGTGAGATGACGAACCACATAGTTAATAGTAACCGAAGCTCGAACGGCGGGGTCAGATTCTGCCCCAAATTCATCGAGGGTCTTTTCTGTAAACCAACAACCACGATAGGTCCAAACACGATGATTGCCGTTTCCGCGCATCCAGACTTCATTACACTGGAAAGCTTGGGTTTGATCGCAAAGGTCGGACCATTCGACTGTCGGGTTGTCACGACCTTGGCCAACTGGGGCAAACCCCTGATCAACCGAGGCACCAAAAATGGTTTCTACTTCAGACAACCAGGTTTCAACGCGAGTACAAGTAATCTGACGACCAGATTCTTTACCAGGAACATAATCGATTGGACGGCCCCACGTTTGACTATTCAGCTCGTAAATGTGTATACCTTCACGAGAAGCAAACGTAGGATTCCACCCTTGAATCCGACCAATGATCTCACCAGCCGCACCATTGGCCCCAACTTGAATGGAGATGCCGTGGTAAGTTTTGGTCATGTCCAGAACAACAGTCTGGTCAGCGGCGCCAGTTTGGACACCAAAAGTATTGGCTGCTGGATGCGGTGTGGCTTGAGCTGCCAAGGTACACCTCCTTATTCTAGAGAACTAACCTTATTTCGTAGGCATCCCGGTTGTCGCGTGGGGCGAATATCCGGCTGCTAGAAGACGGCTAATAGAAATCGCTACGTCAGCGGGAATTTCTGCGTAATTACTCTTTTGCAAAGTATCAGTCAAAACACAATTGGTAGGTGGAGTATATGGGCTACCGTCGTCATATACAACATGACCAACCCATTCGATATTAACGGTATTGAAAATTAGTCGCATCCATTTTCTCCTGTTATTGAATTAGCGACTGGAACTAGTAAATTTCCTAAATACGCTACGACCGAACTCTCAACTGTTCGATGCCCTCAACTCATCTCGCAAAGCAGTGTCGCCGTATTCTTTTTCATCCTGAGCCAATGAGGCTTGGATTACCAACTGAGATGGACGACCCGTTTGCTTGAAGTGTTGCAGCTTAGTTAGGAAATTGGTAAACCGGGATACATCTAGAGTGGGCGATTTCTCGCCTAGTCCAAGAGCATACCGCAAAATGGTCTCGGGAGTCACATCCATACGCTCTTGTGGGGAAGTATATGGTGCTGTTCGTTCTCCCTGTGATCGTAATTGATCGGCTTGGGAAAGCAATTTTGCTGCTTTCTTTTCCATCGCACTGGCGAGTTGCAATAATTTGCTGGACATTCGAATATTCTCCGATTTAATTTTAGGTTGTGACCAACCCTGGGGAAGTTCCCTATTTCTTGATACTTCAATTCGTTTGTAGATATCAGTAGCTAAGCCATAGGCGTTGGCCTTTTTTAAGACCTGCTTGGCTTCTTCATGGGAAAGAATCTTACGTTTAGCGATGGAAGAAGCAGCAGCCTTAACTGCTTTTTTCCAACTCTCCTCGTTTCTTTTTGTTTTGACAAATGCTGGCATATACTTTCAGATTTTAAAAGGGGGCGAAGAGAGATTCGAACTCCCACGGCCCGTTCAACTAACGGGGTGCTACCCAAGTCGCTTTTCAACACGATTACATCATTCGCCCCAGTTAGACGATTCCAGCACGCTTATTTAGGATATACAGGGCTGATCTAGCTTTTACCATGTTCTTAGTGCCTTCAACTAGTTTGCGAACGACAGCAATAAGCCATTTGACTGCAGCTTTTGCCATGTCTCGCAATCCGGATTCTACACTAACTTCCAATCTGGTAAATTCGGTTGTTTTTTCCAGACTAGCGTGCAGAGCATCCATGATTTGTCGTTGGGCAGCACTCAGTTTATTGAAGGCTTTTTCATAGAGAGACTTCCAAGAAACGGTGGTACGCGAGTTTGTTTTGATCGCGACCAATTGAGAATCAGTTTTGAAGGTTTCAACCTCTGCTTTATCAGCGGCTTTGAGAATTTTGGCCTCTACAGTATCTCGTCTCGCAATCGCTTCTTCTAGATCCGCTTTCATCTTCCGAATCTTCTCGTTAAAACTTAAAAACTCATCACACAGTTTTTCGACACCCTTCGCATTCTTAATCTTCGTAACTTTGGGAACTTTTGGTTTCGGAGCCTTGGTAATCTTTTTCTGCACACTTTCGATGTCCAGATCAGATTCCAATTCCTCATCGTCGGGTCGTATCCATTTTGCACGATCCCCCTTCTTCTTGGGCTTAACGGCGGATTTGAGCAAAAAACCATTTGTGTCTGAGTATCGAATCATTTGTTCACCTAATAGACCCAAATTCTTTTAGTTGAACAGCCGCATCAAGATGCTGCTGCATAATCTGAAGGTTACGCATCCCTCTTTCTGTGTAGCTATCTCGATCACGAGATGAAGCCAGCTTAAGTTGCTTTTCTACTAGCGTTTGTCGCCTTCGAATTTCTGGAAGGTCTAACTTCGCGAGCCAAGCGATCAGCTTTTTGTGCTGGCCCTGAGTGAGTTTCTGAAGATCATGCGGATAGTTCCCCCGAGACCAGATCCCCTTGTAAGTCTTGACCGTAATGCCATCTTCAGTTAGCTTAGCGGCAGCACTGAGAAGCAGATGGGCCTTAGCTTCCAGTTTATCAGCGAGATTATGATGTCGCATAAACTTCCTCTCTACACATTCTTTCATCAGGGAAATTGTCGCAGTACCATCCAACATGGCCAGCCATTTCTCCGCGACTTAACTCCTTGGGGAGGTTCACCTTGAATATCTTTTTGAAGATAAGCGGATAAATGGTAACTTCAGTTGGAAAAGCCGATCCCACCCACGCCAAAGAGGGCATTCCTACTCCAATCATGATAGCGGGAATAACCGCGTTCTCTATGGTTTCAACAATGGCGATGGCCACCCCAATTTTCCAACCGTGAATCTTAACCATCTCTTTGACATATTTGTAGATGGTCTTGGGATTCATACCATGGATAACCCCTTTACCCACATGCATGATCGTTTCTTCTGTGATTTTGTGTTCGACTTGGTCGTGAACTCGTCGAATTAGGAGTTTACGTTCAAAGTTGGTTGGTTGTCGCCCCTTCTTCTCTGCAAACTTGTCCACGGCCTCTTGGATCTCATTATTCATCACCGCCTTGATCACCTTGGGGGCAACGTGTTCGAGAACTTCATCCATAGCATCATCAATATCCTTGCGGAAGAACTTGACGAATTGCTTAAGGGCCAGAGGTAACGGTAAGGAAAGAGTCTTCCATAACCGTTTTACAGCTTTGTTATGCTGGAATTTCCTCCCCAGCGTACCTAATTTTCTCTTTCCTGTCCTAGCCCAATCCCGTAGACCAGCCTCCAGTTCAATCTCTTCTATTAAAGAAACCAATTCTGGAGTCATTTTTATCGACGCATCTACGTCGGCCGGTTTTTTGTCTAGAATGGCCCGGAGTTTCTTGGAGAGACCCTTCATAAAAGCCTTTAGAACTAGAGAACGGATCTGTTTTGAGTCTAAATCAGTCCCCTCCTTAAGAATCCTTGCCTGATCAGCAACAGCGTTAACCGCAGCTTGAACCACCTCTTTTTCAATCATATCCGCTGGTTTGTCAGTAGTCTCGGATGTGGCTTTGGTTTTAGCTTTGCTTTGTGACATGTGTGTTTCCTGATAAAATAAAGACCGGTGGGGCCGAAGCCCCACCAGTCCAGGGGGAGGAGGAAGGTCTGGTCTAGATCTTCACCCCGCGAGCAATCGCATTGACATTAGGCAGACACGTCGCGTAGATTGACGAGAGGAACCAACCCTTGGCGGGACGACCAATATTGTACTGGTCAACGGGCTCACTCTTCAATGGCTGACGCACAAAGTGCTTGCCAAGTGACTTCGGTGTACTGAGGAAATAGGTTTCACCCGGACGCAAGACGCGGAGGTCATGATTGACGAACGCATCAGTAATCAGGGTAACACCCAAAATCGAACCCAAAACACCAGTCAGAACCAACTCATGCTTAGTCACTGGATCGAACCAGTTGGCGAAATCCGTTTGACCAATGATGTCATTCCAAAGGTCTGAAGCCAGCAGGGCTGTGCTGACAGGCAGACCACGAGACGCGATTAGGTTGCGCAACGTTTGGAAGAACGCCGGGGTAAAGGTGGAGAAGAAAATTTGGTTTCCACTAGCGCTAACCGCAACATTCAAGAGGCGACGCAATACCGCGTCTTCCTGAACCTGCACACGCTCTTGGCCATCTTCCAGGCGCTCGGTGAGGAGATCACCAGCAACTTGGCTGATTTCCTTGTCTTCCACCAGTACATGACTGGTGATGTAATACTCTGGCGGGTAGAAATACTGCTCACGAGGAGTGGTAACGAATGGCTTAAAGCCACCCTGACCCTCGACGTGGGCTACCGCCCAATTCTTCCGAATACGAGCGCGAGGAAGCTGACCAGCCGCCAATTCAGATTCATCGATGACCCGACGCAGGAAACCCTGACGACGAACGTGATCATAGATCAAATCCGAAACTTCTTCACCCAAGAGACGCCACTTTTCCCCAGTCGTATCACTGAGTGCTTCAGAAAGCAACTCGATACGCTCTTCCGAAAGAGTTTGAGGGGTCTGTTCCATGACTTCGCCGCGAGCGGCCATGTCAATTAGACCATTAATGGCAGAAAGGAGTTCAGTGCGATTACCGGCATTGAATTCGCCATTAGCACCCACCATCGCGGTGGCTGATTGGCGAACCTTGCCAGTCTTTGGATCCCTGAAGGTACCCTTCAGGGAAGTAACGGGTTCGCCCTTTTTGGTGACGAACTTACGACGATATGGATTGTTCACTTTCATATCCTCACAGTTGTTGGTTAATCGTTCACTAGGTACACGGGTGTGAATCAGTAACAACAGTGAAATTACAGCAGAGATAAATAGCGGGATGAGGATTCGAACCTACGAATAGACCCAGAACATCTTCCCGCGATACAGGTGGGGGCAAAATTGCCCCCACCTTAAAGTCTTGATTAGTCGTCTTTTTCCAGCAGCGCTTTCAAAGCCGCTGCAACAGGACGATATCGTTTACTATACTGCTTGATCTTGGCCTTGTTACGCTTGCGGCGTAATTTAGCCAAACGGTAAGCTTTGGGATCAGTGCGCTTCAGCCCACCACGAGCCGCAGTGCGCTTACGCTTTCTGGCGGCGGCTGCTTTTGCTTTGGCAGAACGTCGTTTGACGCTCTCCAGACCACTCAGCCAGGTAGCGACTTCCTGAGCGTCGTCTTCGCTACCATCGCTCAGAACATCCAGTACATCGGTAAGGCTGTAATTACTTTCCAATTCATCATCACCAGGACTGTCCTGATCATCACCACTGGTAAGATACTCGATGAGATCATCCATCATCTCTTCGTCAGCCATATCGTCGTCGTCGTCTTCATCACTGGTCTCTTCTTCATCACGGTTCAGAAGATCCTTGATGTCTTCCTCGTCTAGACCCTCGATGAGTTCATTAACCTCATCCGATGAATCATCCAGATCCAGATCGCCGAGAAGTTCCTGCAACATTTCCATATCCATGGTTATCTCCTATTCATCGTCTTCGTCGTCTTCGTCCTCTGCGTTGAGGAGATTTTGAAGAATCTCAAAGTCCTCTTCCGCAGAGTCATCATCCGACAAAGCAGCTATTAGGTCGTCTTCAACGGCTTCTAAGGCAATGGATTGACTGTTTTCAACAATTACCTTAACTAAGGATTCTTCTCCATCGGCTGAAAGAACACTAGCAATAATGTAACCATCACCCGTAGCCGAATCCAAATTGATGAAGTGAGGATCAACTGATTCAGTTAGATTGTCTGGGTTCTTTTCGTCCCAACTTGTCGAAATTAAACCAGCGATAAGGGGGTCTTCTTCAGAATGAGTCTCAAGATCCTCGGAAATACCAAGATCTTCATTAAACTTGAGACTAATTTCCTCGATTTGAGCAGTAATCGTTCCAACCTTGGTGAGTAGTTGCTCTAGTTGTTTAAAAGGAACCGCTTCAATTGCATTGGCGGCTCTACAAAGAGCACCAGCTTCAAGCTGAATGTCTTCGCTTTCCTTATCATCATTATCTAGAGTATCCCTAGCGGCCGTTAGGAAGGCGGCTATCGGATTCAAGGCTTCGGATTGCAACTCCTGTACCGCTTTGATAGAGCTTTTTACAACTTTATCGAGGCTGAGAAGAAGGTCCAACTTTGGTGCAACTCGTTTCATATCGTCGTTCATACTGACCTCCTTTTCTACTACTAATTAGTAGTTGGTGTCGTAAGCAACGCCGAGGAAAGGGTCACCTGCGGTTGGAAGTTTGATGATCTGCGCATCTGCCCAAGTCCAACCAGTACCGGTTTGAGTTAGAATGGCACCAGCAGTGATCTTAACAGCGGTGTTAAGAGCCCACTCGGAAGCGGTGTCATACTGTAGTGTGTAAATTTCACACTTACCGGCAAGAATGGGTACCTGCTGGAAGATGTCAGAGGCGTTACGGAAGTCGAACGACTCGCCGAACAAACTGAGAACCTCAGCCATGGTGGGCTCGTAACGATAAGCAATAACTAGCTCATCATCGGCACTGAATCCACCAAGCAGAGTAATTACACCAGTTGCGGGGACAAAGGTGAAGTTACCTGGAGGAACCAGGTAAGCTGCAGTGGTCTTGTTGTAGATACTAACCGAACCCACAACAATGTTGGTGTAAGCCAACTGAATTACAAACGGAGCAACCGAAGGAACCTGCGCCGTTTCACCAGCTACAGGAACATAAACGGCGGAGGGCTTGTCCACTTGGACCATGCCCAGAACTTCTTTGCTGGAGTTGTCAAATGGCTCGACTAGACTACCACCATCTGGGGCGGCGGTACTGGAGCGTTGGGCAACGAGCAAGTCTTGAGTAAATGCGGCTGAAGAAGCTAGAGGCAATTCATACTTCGCACCAATACGTGAACGAACTGTGTCTAGCATGTATGGGGCGGTATTATACGGGGGCTGTCCACCTGCCATGTGTTATCTCCTAGTCTTGGGTACCACGAAGAGTTTGACGGAACCGATCACGCACATCTTGCGGTTGCCCGCCGTTTCCAGTTGTCAAACTAACAGAATTGTCCTCAAGTTGAGAAGCCAGACTCTGAGTATCTTCATTGCCCTCTTCGAGGACAGCAGCACTCATGTCTTTCTTCTCTAACATCCCAATTTGAGATTCCAATTCACTCAATGCATCCTCGGACAAATTCATCCATTCTACGGCCTTAGAGACCAGAGTTTGGAGAGTTTCCTGACCACCTTCTTCAAATATACTTTCCACGATGGTGTAGGGGTTAGCCACCCCATTGCTGGAAAGGACATCAAAGAAGTGGGCCTTGAGCGGATTGTCCACCAAGTTCTTGGCCATTGCTGAGTTGGCCATCTCGGCCGCTCGCGTAAACCGCTTGATGAAGGTGTCCCTAATTTGGCCTTCGTCAACGCCAGATTTTTCAATCTGAACTACATGGCCATTACTGATGATATTCGCCTTAACTGATTCTAAAGCATTCTTCCAAGTGTTCTGAGTCTTGACGGCTTCCAATACCGCCGATTTGTACTCAGAACTGGAAAAATACGAAGCGATCGCATCTGAATTGTCCTGATCAGATAGACAGATAGTGGCAACTGGATCAACACCTTCGCAGATGACCCAGGAGACATTTCCATCCTGTGAACGGACCATAAACATATCGGTCGATTCGCTGGTATCCAACCGCTTTACTACTTCCGAAAGCAGATTAGTGTCATCGCCTAGTGGGGGTGATCCCACTGGTTCTGCGTCTGCCTTGATAGCACTAAGACGGCCTTCTACCTCTTCCCGAAGGGCAGAAATATTCGGCATTTCAACGCTCCTAACATGGTAACAATTTTTGATGTATGCTTATATCGCCAAAGAAAATTGGCAGCTAATATCGCCAAAGGAAATTGGCAAGCTGTTACCAGCTCGTGGTAACAAACACTAAAGTTGTATCATCAGGAGATGATCTGCGTCGTCTGAGTCGGTCTATCTGACCTCCCAACGATGCAGAAATGGGGAGGGATCACTAAAATTACACCTCTAAAAGAGGCTCACTTCTATTTACGAGTGTGTTACAGGAAGGAAATTTGAGGCTAATTGGTAGGCTAAAAACCTACTTGGTACACCGCCGCCTCTTCTTTTCGGGAGAGATTAAGTGGAGCACGTTTCTTCTTAGCCATTAACCGACTCAATCAAGATATGTAGGTCATTGAGATCGGTGAATTCATGATCTGGCCTGTGGGTGCCAATATCATAAATGCGGTTGGCTCTATTTACCCACCCACTACAAATACCCGCCCGAATTGCGCCCCCTACGTCACTATATAGTGAATCACCAACATGAATGACGTGTTCACGTCGCCAGCCAGTAAATTCAAGTGCATCCTCGAAAATGCGTGGATTGGGCTTGTAAGAACGAGAGTCCTCGGATGTTACCACCCCAGTTACTTGAATATCATGCAGTGCCAACGCCTGATCCACATCGGCTCGGTCAGTATTTGATACTATGCAAATAGGCGTGCAAAAATTCGCCAGAAAAGACCTCACTTCTGGCTGCAACGGTGGATTCTTACAAGACACGACTAAGGTTTTGACGTATGGAACTGGATCAAGATCAACGATACCTATCGCTGCCATCGTTTCCCGTAACGTTTGCACCTCGATCTCGAATAGCGTCAGGAAGTTGCCATCGTTATGATAGTCTACGGCCCTCAAAAACTTTTCACCCCAGGCAACACTAAGCTTGGATGGTGACAATTCGATGCCCGTATCTCTAATGATGGTGGCACATACCATCTCAACAGCGGCGCGATCACCAGCCGTGAGCGTCCCATACATATCCATGAATACGCCATCAAATCTCGTCATCATCTCGTCATCATCTCGTCATCGAGTAACAGTTTATGGTCTGGATTCATCAATTGCCTTTTGTTCTACCACTTGCGGACCTTTGTTGACTAGACGAATGCAACACTTTTTAAATTTCTTTCCGCTACCACAGGGACACGGGCGATTACGCAAACAATTCTTAACCTGTCTTATCTCGGTTACATCTTTATTCTGACAAGCCTTGTCATATGCTTTCTGTAAACGAGGCTTTAAAGCCCCCTCGTCTTCTTCCCCTATAAACTCTCTCGTTACCCTTTTGGCTTCTGTTATATTTCCGGCGACTTCACTTTCAGAGGTGGTACCGCCCGGACTGGTTCTGTCAACGCTGGTTTCTTCATGCATTTTTGTTGTTCCTTTATTCGTTGTTTTTCTGCTTGTTTTAACCAAATTTTCTTGGCTTTTTGCTGCAGAGTCTTCTGTACCTTGGCATTCCCTTTTCCTCTACCGGTTCGTCCCCTCTTTTTCTCCACTTCTCTTTTAGAGAATTTGTGTTTAGTGGATAATTTACCAGTTGCAGTGGCCCGCAAATCCTGGATGTATGCCAAATAGCCCTTGTTATTTTTAACCTCTTTCCACCAATTTTGGACTAACGGAGGAAACTGACCTAAAACTGCCGGGTCATCCATATTCATATAGAGAGGCATCAATTCTAAATTACTTCCCTCCCTAACCCCCGTCATCACTGGGTCTCCATCTTCATCCATTAAGTCCCGATCTTCACTAAACACGATATCAGGTTTTAAACTAGACTTCTTTCGAGTTTCAGCGTAATACAAACTACGAAATTCCTGAAAACCCGCATCCACCCCATATTCGATGGTGTGTTCTACATAAGCCACTAATTTGGCTGAACTAGTCCCGAAAGTCTTTTTGACCCATTGATAATAATCTTCATAATCACTTTTTTTGGCCGTCTCATGAAGTAAGTTAGTGAAATTATTTAATGCCCAGATGTTATGAATAGCTAAATACGGACCAATTTTAGTATTCTCGCTCCAGAAGGGGTCCATAAATCCAAGAGAGGAACAAACAGGACAAGCACATGTGGTTGGCAACCGACCCATGTGAGCAAAATCATTCAGCGGAACTCCGTGGTTGTTTTTCTTGGTTTTTCCGTCTAGATGAAATTCAGTTCCAATCCGATCCGTTGAAATATATCCAGAGGGGTGTTGGATGAGTATTTTACGGTGACCTACCCCTAGAAACTGACTGCTGGAATCGCAAGTAACCCGAATTTCCATTCGTTTAGCGAACCACGCCATAGCAGGCATAATCTTGATTCCCGATACTCCCAGGACATGGACCCATTTGGCCTCTCTTTCTGTTGCTACCAAAAGGGCTCCTCTTAGGGCGGAAGCAAAATCTTGAGAATCCCCAGAACCTGCACTAGCCCACCCAAAGAATTGTGGGCGATCAACCACATCAATCCATCGCCTTTGATCATCTGGGGTACAACTATGCACGATGTTAAAGACCTTTAGATCAGGTCTCATGTTAGCAGTGTAACAATCAGCGAATTGCGATTGTAAATGAGAGAGGGTAGAAAAAATATCTTTTTGTCCAAAATCAGTTCCCTCTCGGGGAGGCGCGTCCAAAATCAAAGCATAGTCAGAGGTTTGGTTTTGCCATTCAATAACTGCCTTCGGATCAAGATAATCAACTGTTCTAACTCGAAGTTGATACCCTCCGGAATCCGTCATATGCACCAGGCCTGATGTCTTAGCCCAGTTGGTTCTCTGGTTTTTTCTAATTCCATATGCAGCAGAACTAAGAATGATCCCGACTTGCCTGTTAATAGATCCTTCTTCACAGAAAGGGTCTAATTCATGAACTACGTCAAAATCCCGTGGGTCAAACGGAGCCATGGAAGGGTAAGAAACAGAACTCCGACCAAAATTGTTTAAGAACACGGTGCGATCGGGAAGATCGTATATTTGAATTTGGTTGTTTAGTTTATGATAACCCACTCCGAACCGAGAAACATGATCTATTTGTTTCTTAAACCGTACTCCAATAGACGGGTGAAAGGAAACTTCCGCTCCAGCCATGATCCAAGTAAGTCCACCCGGATCGGCGTCAGTGCCAAAAGTCCCTAGGATTTCGTCTCGTCGAGAAGTCAAAATTACTGCCTGCATTGGTTCTTGCTTCAGCGACCAGAGTTAACCAGATCAATTCTAGATGATCCGGCCAGAGCACCGGTCTCCACAAGCGTAAATTCCCGAGCGGCCCTCGGTATACAAAGATTGTGTGCCGCATTACCATCGCGATCCAAGACCGCGTGGCAATTGGGGCACGTCCATTTCCTCATACATAACGATAAAGAATCAACTTTAAACCCACAGTGATGACAAATCTTACTGGAGGGGTAAAACCGATCCCGAACTACGAGAGATGATCCAGAGGCTTCGCATTTGTAAATTAATTGCCTGCGGAATTCACTCCAAGAGGCATCACTGATATGGCGGGCTAGAGCGTGGTTTTTGATCATGCCGGCCACGTTTAGGTCCTCGATGCAAATCTCTTGGAACATGTTGGACAACTGAGTAATCAGTTTGTGCAGGAAGTCTTGGCGGTGATTGGTGATTCGCCAGTGATGACGAGCCAGTGTCGCTGCTGATTTCCTTCTGTTGTTAGAACCTTTTTGTTTACGGCTATGACGGCGAGACAACTTACGAAGTTTAGTCAAACCCTTGCCTAAAGCTTTGATGGGTTTCTTCTTGATGAACCTCCGAAAAGATGGGGTCGGAAAGTCTCTCGTTTACATTTGAACCCTCCTCGGCTAATTCTGGCACCCCATTTACGCAACCACGCCTTGGCACATTACTGATTTGATTGGATTCCAGTCAGCCCCAACATCCGTCAGGTAGTACACTCCCGCTCCTTCAATCTTTGTTGTACATTCATACAAATTTTTAACGGATTCAGGGATGTCCTGACCAAAAGCTGTTACAAGGCAAATATCTTCGGAGGCTTCGGATGCCAAGAAATGGCCGTTTTTTGTTATCCCGGCGGTATTGGAAATTGCCCATTTATTTGTATCTTGGGGTGGAGTGCTCACTAAATATTGTAAGGCTGGGATACCATTTTTGATCAAAACCGAAGCAAAATACTTCGAGCGAACCGGGAATTCCTTCATGCCCTCCCATAACCCAAAGAGCAATTCAGTATAACTAAAAGCGCAAGCCGCCACCTGGGCTTCAGTAGGATGTGGCATACGGGTAGTGTATTCTAAGAAATACATTTCCCCATCCGGAGTAACCATACAGTTGATATCGAAAAACCCTACGTGTCCTCTTATTTTGACCTCATGTGCTCGCATGAGATCGCCAATCGGAAAGGACAGTTGATCCAATTCCGTCCAGGTCATAAATTGACCACAAGATCCTGATTCCCCAGTCATCTCAGTGGACCTGATCTGTTTAGGGTACCGTCGCTTGTATTCTTGAATCATGGTAAAAGGTTGTAGGAATTTGCCCTCTGCCCCCATGAACCCACCGAATCCAACTTCTTCACCTTCTATAAACTCTTGGTATACGGCACCCTGAAAATTAGTGGTCTTCAAAAACAAATCGCGTTTGTACAGCACCATTGTTCGGATAGAATTGCCCGGAAATCGTTGCTTAACCACATACTGATTTTCATCGAACTTAACCACTACTTTATCACCAGGAAACATTTGTGCTTTATCTGGATCAGTAGTCGTCCGAGGAATTTTTATCCAGGGAGCCAACTTTTTGATAAACATAGCAGCAAACCCACGATCTAGTTCTAGTCTAGCACCAAGATCAACTGCTCGAATTTGCTGAGCTTCCCCCAGATTTGAAAAATGGTCTACGTAAAAAATCAAATCCGAAGGTCGGGAAATCTCTTTTACGCCCTCCCCCAACTGCCGCCAAGTCGAATACCACCGGATAGACATTCCAGGAGGTAAAACTTTTTCTTCGTCTGGGGGTTCGGGGGCCACTACATGAAAAAACACCTCCACCGTGTCTTTAATCAAAGCAATAGCCAAAGCAAAGGGACACCAGTCCCCCACGAAATGAACTCTCCGAGTAGTCATACCAATTCCTTTGGTTTAACATCATACTCAGTTGAATCCTGGCCTTCAGCAGTCATAAAAGCCCAGTGCCTACCTCGACAAGCAAAACAACCACCACAATGATCTGATTTGCTATTTTGAAAACAAGACACCGTCGTTTCCAATGGAGCCCCCAATGCTCTACCCAAACGAACAACTGCGGCTTTGTCTAGCCCAGCTAACGCATCGATCATTCCAAAATGGACTGCTGTTCCAGGGTGATTTTCGTGATAAGGTGTAAAATCGTTGTACAAAGAGCCGATTTCTCCACGGAATTCACTAGAATCCATAGTATCAAACACACCCCCAAGAAATTCATTCGTAAAATCTTTAGTGGCCGGGTCATTCATTCCAGAACCCCCAGTATCAGCATCCATCTCGCCAGTGTATACTTTTTCCACACCTATCTTTTCAGCCATCGCCAAAGCAAGGGAGTATTGAAATAACTTGAACCCAGGAATGTAATTACTTCCTGGAATTTGCAACTTGTCCAAAACATCCCGCATATCCACACGAGTCAATTTAAGACCAAGAAGACATGCAATTCTATTCTGCGATTCAACGACCTTTTCTTGTCCCCATAAATTCAGCGATAACAATAGGGGGTAGGCCCCGGCTTTCTGGAGCATAGCAGCTACCACAGTGGAATCCAAACCGCCGCTAAAAAGTACCAGAGATTTGTAAACTTGCGTATGTGTATGCGTGTGGGTCAAACGAGAGCCTCCGGAGTATCTTTACTCTTCTTAACCATAGCGATGAAATGCAAACAGCATTCTATTTGATTACGGGGAAACCCCAAGTGTTCAACACAATACCGAATTACTTGATCGGAATCTAAAGATTTAGTGTGCGTCCCAGCGCGACCCATGATGGTAAGTTTACCTCCACGAGTACCAGCCACCAACTGCTCCATGGATTCCTTCACAAGTCTCCTGGTGAAAATAAACCGGGAAGTGATGTGTTCTTGGGTTAGACAATAGGCCAGTTGTTTTCCATACACTTCAGCATCAAAAGAATCGGCGTGAAATTTGTACAGGGTTTGGGGTGTAGTCGCAACACCCTGACGAATAACAGCACCATTGCATAGGGAAGCCCTCCCCGGAATAGAATAATCTTGTTCGACGCCCCAAAGATCAAAAGCAAGGAACATAAAAGAGGGGTCGATAATCCAGCGGTGGTCCACCAGCAAAATTGAGTGGGTCAATTGCCCCTTCACTTCCACAACTACTAGTTGGCCTTGTCCCAACAGTTGTTGTGCCTGTCGGGCTAAGTGAAAGCAGTTTCCTGATTTGGCCCCGTAGGCCAAATCTTTTTGAGGATAATCCGGGGTGCCTCTTCCCTTGGCAAGAGCCGTGATCTTAGAGATGGTCTCAAATAACCAGGTTTGAGGATTCAGTTTTTCTACGGCCTGTTGCAAAAAAGAAGTCATGGTATCACCTCAAATGAGGTTCGAGGGTGGGGAAAGTACCAAATCTATCTGATGCCCATTGTGCCCACTCCTCACTGTGTCTCTGTGCGAATGGTTGGATGGCTATGCCCCCACGAGAATTAAAACACCCAATTACTTCAACATACTTGGGGGTCAACAAACTCATCAAATCTTCGACTATGACGTTGACAACTGCTTCGTGGAAAGCTCCATGATTTCTAAAACTGCCCAGGTAAAGCTTCAGAGCTTTGCTCTCGACTAAACGCTCCTGAGGAACATAATTGATGTAGATCGTACCCCAATCAGGTTGACTGGTGACGGGACAAATACTGGAGAATTCTGAACAGATCAAGCGAATCCAAAATACCGACTCCCGTGATGGGCTGGGTACATGTTCTAGAAGTTCAGGATTGTACTGTTGAGTCTGGGAACCAAATCCGGAATTACCTGAGCCTAAATGATTCATTATCTTCTGCCAACCTTTCCACTAAACTAGCGACTCGTTTGCAAATCCATTGAATATCATGATCAGTTAACTGCGATGGATCAGCTCGACCCAGTAAAAGCAGTTTTTGAAGTCGCTGCCATATAGCTTTATGAACAGCGGACTCAACGTGTTCTGAAAGCAGACGGATACTACCGGCTTCCCCCGGAACCATGTCATTACAGGTGAATAGGCAGTCCTTGTACAGACACCCGTAGTATTCACCACGTGGATTCCATGCGAAATGATCCCGGTTACAAATTGGACAACTAACAGCGGTCATTTCAGTCCTGATTGACAAGAGGGATTGTTGTGATACATCAACTTCCTTTTACTAACGATTAGGACACAAAATCAGACCACTGCGAATCTCCAGTTCTTCCAGCGTAACAGTGTAGTTCTGAAAGTTGGCCTTGCGAGGTGTATCCTGGGGCAAAAGATAAGCTGTCGGAGTTTCCCCTCTGATCATCACGATTTTCCAAAAAGCGGAGGGAACACAGTGGGGTTCATCTGCTCCAGGTAATTGAGGCATGCTATCGTCTTCGAATAGTGGGCCGGTGAGAATCCAGGTTTCCCCATGTTCCCATGTCAGTTCTCGCACGTAGATTTCCAATCCTAGCCAAGTTCCCTGATTGAGACCAGGATACTGAGGTGCGATGTTGCTCAGATAGTTTACTTGAGAAGCATCTTTGGACCCCCGGAAAGAAGCCAATGGAGCTAGGTGACCCCGATCAAAATCACTGGCTCCCTTGTAGTCGGCTGGTTCCAAAGTTTCAGCCGGATCCAATAGAGGATCACTTCTCCACACCCGAGCTAAATCCAGTGTTCCTCTTGTTTTACTGGGGGTTAAGTGATAAGCCACCCAGTCTGCTAGCTTGGTTTCGATGTTAGCACTAAGGGCGTAAGATTCACGCACAACAATGACATTGGTTTCGGGGGTGCCGATTGGACAACCAAAAAGGAAATGTTCACATCGAATCTGACCGGTGGGGAAGGGGATGGGAGCAACAGCCATTAAAGGCTTGGGGGTAGAAACGGTGAGCGTCAAGAATGCCCGGATGAGGATGATGAGACAAATCGAGCACACAATCCACGTACAAGTCCGACGGGGTTTAGTCGACATGAAGTTTCTCCCAACCGGTTTCTGGATAGTACACGCGATTGCCATCAAAAATGTAAATTAGCATATAGTCGTCCCCCAAGTTGCTATTGGTGAAACATCTGTGTCCGCCTTCATAAATCAACAGGTAATTCCCACCGCCAATCCACATCCAGCTATCAGTCACGAAATTCCACAGATACAGTTCTTTGCTAAACCACGTGTAATAGCTGTATTTCTTGCATTTTTTATAACCCGGCGGTATTACATATACTGAATCATCCCTGGTCACTTCTAAAACTGGAGTCGTTTCTATCTTTTGACACTTCCTCATTTTCAGACACTGTTTACAGGTAACGCGCTGCCAATGGGGGCTGGTACGACTCTCACTTGCCCAAAACTCCAACCCACATACCGCAAAATCATACGAGCCATAATTAACTACCCTCCCGCCTTGATATCCTCGGTCTCTACGTTTCCGCTTATGTATAATCTTTCGCTTCTCTAAAGGCTGCGGGCTACTTACCGTCATCTCATTTCCTAACCGGGCCATAGACGGTAGGATCGGTTACCTCGGCTAACCGAAATGCCTCTCGTCGTTCCACACAGGTTCCACATTTACCGCAATGAGTGACTTGTCCTTTGTAGCATGACCATGTCTCCCCGAAGGGCACGTGTAATTCATGACCGAGACGGCATATCCTGGTTTTATCATACCGAAGAAAGGGAGTCCAAATAGGTACCGGATAATAATGACACACATCAGCGATCTGAGACAAGGCTATCACAAAGGCTGGTCTACAGTCTGGGTAGATGGAGTGATCCCCAGCGTGAGCAGCATAAGCCACGGCGTCATATTTCTCATTGATGCAACACCCAATAGCGATCGATAACATGATCATATTACGATTGGGAACTACCGTGGTCTGCATATTCTTGTCAGCATAATGCCCCTCCGGCACCACCGTTGCTGAATCCATCAAAGCGTTATCGCCCAAGAGTTGACCCACGGAACGTAAGTCTAAGATATGATGGGGACACTTATACTCGATTGCCAAAGCGGCTGCGGCTTCGATCTCCCGTCGTCCGTGTTTCTGACCGTAATTGAAGGTCAAACACTGACAAGTATGGCCTTGTGCCAATAAACTGGCCAGAAGTACAGTAGAATCCATCCCACCGGATAGGGATACAATCACTTTCACTGGGGTGCCTCCGCCAACATCGGAATTTCCGAGGACACGGCTCGAAGAATATCGCGTTTGTATTCCCCTGCCACATCGGGAGTCCCCAGGGACAAAGATTTGCACTGCTTTTCATAAGCGGTTTGCATCAGAAACAGGATCATCAACGTTATGGGATCAAACTTCTTAAATCCAGGTAGGGACCATACTTCTACCAGACGTAGTTGGTCCGTCTCCTGGAAATATAAGATCAACCCCAGTGGTTTGCCCTCGAATTCGAGTACCAGAGCCTCTGCGTGAATTCCGGCCAGAATCAAATAGTCCCAACGTGATTTGTTGGTCGTCGCCCATTTGGTAAGAGGGGTCTCTTTTAGAGGCGAAGTAAGATGTTGCAATTCCCCAAACCAAAAATCTGGGGTCTTTGGCTGACTTACCACCTTGGGGCTAAACTTTCGCCAGGTCGTTCGAGTATAACGACAATCAGTACCTTTCAAGTGGCTCTCAAAATCAGAAGCGGCAAGAGGTAAAATCAATTCTGTCTGAGTCGGAATCCCCTCCCCATACAGCAGCTTGATCAGAGATTCAAAATCGGGGCCACTTAAAGCCAGGAGGTTTCTAGTCAAGCCGAGGTTGTTCAAAGGAAAGACTAGCAGTGGAGTGTAGCCATCATCCTTCATCTCTGATACACGAACAATGCCACTCTGCTCCCGTTTAGCAATTAGATGAAGGATACCGGGTGGAACATCCAAATTAATAGGGTTTAGGCCCTGAATTCCCCTCATTAAAACATCAGACCATTCTTGGTGGTGTTCAACCAAAAAACACCGGCCATCACGTTCTACTCGTGTACCTAGCTGGGGACGAGGGGGTTTATCCCGTTTAACAACCAATCGTTTAGATCGTGTTTTCTTCTTAACGGCTGGTTTTGATGGTAATGACGACGACGTCATGTTATCTCTCAATATGGAGGTGTGGAGCAGAGCAGAGATAAGGGATTTCCCTACCCTGCCCCACGGAGCGGGTCACGTTGTAGGAGACGACTGGTGTTGAAGTTCCCTATCCCAGAGTAAAATCTCAGACAACCATTGCCATTGTTGTTTCGGATCGAGACGATCTAAAACCGATTGCGTTATTTCGGAACAAACAACAGTAATACCGAAGGCGAGGAATTCCTTACCATCCTGGTTCTTCACAAGTGGAACCCCCTTTCTTCCACCAGCTTTTCCATACATCTCAACGAAGGTTCCAATCACATATCCCTCAGTGAAATCATTTGAGCGGACGATTACTTTTGAACCAACGAGTAGTTCCATCATTACTTCCCTGAAATTGGAATAACGCGATGGACATGTTTACCCCTCAACATCTGCTTGTCCATCTCTATCGGAGTGTGCAACCCATCTTTTTGGACCAAATAGTTCTCTGCCGGGGCAAGAACGTCCAAGCGGAATCTCCTGAACTTCCAGGTATCAATAATCTTGGGATCATCCCCATCCTGTACCGTGTTGATAATTGATTTTGAAGCCTTGACTTCTGAAGTACCAGAAAACATCTTCCATCCCTGCGGGACTACAGTTACGTCTTTAATGGGATTTTTCCTGCCATTCAATTGATGGCTCCACCCGCGAAATAGTCCCTCAGAGAACCGGTGTTTCCTCAACCACTCGTAGGTCATCATGGTGGTTGAACCATCTTTATACCGGATGACTACCAATGCCTTTGGTCTAATACCAACTGCGAAAGTAATTGTCTTATTCTTAGGATACACCTTTTCAAAATAATTACTCTCAACATGGGGGTAACAGACCAGGTAATTGTCCTCGGAAATCAATAATACCAAATCATCTGCATCGGATATCAGATTCACCGGACACATGGCTTCGTGAGTGGAAAAACCAGGACACTCAAAACTGAAGTGTTGTTCCTGGTACCCATCCGAGTGTATAATGCTGAAGAACCTAGCGGCTCGAATTATATGATAATCATTCACTTTCTTCTTGGTCTTGAAGGAAGTAAACTCATCAGTCGTAGACCTCAATTTCCCATCGACTAAAACAATTCCATAGCTAATCATCCGGGTGTCTAGACCAGTTTCTTCGTTTCCATCAAAATCCACCCCCAGAATTTTAGTTCGCCTTTCATCTCCAAATTTCTTAGTGAATTCCTTAAGTTCACGAATGATAACACCAGGAATATCTTGTAAATCAATTTGGTAGGATTTTAGTTCCTGCAAAAACCCATCCCGTTTGTCGGTTAAAGATTGTTTGTTCCCTTTTAGGATAGAACGAATTTGACAAGTTAAGATGTACTCAGCCTGACGCAGGTTCAATCCAATAGACTTAAGCCACTCAATGGCCGTCTTTTCTGTCCCCTGAGTAAGCTTATCCAATTCAGTTCTATTGGCGATGACAGCTAAAACTGCTTCTACCTTTTCGATTTCCCACTGAATCTTTGTAATCCAGTCCTCAAGCCGGGTTCGAACTACCCGTCGCCGGAACCGATACCAATCTTTTAACAGCCCCTGCAGACCAGCGTACCGGATGCGAGCAGTTTTTCCATTGGCTTGGGACCGATCAAACACTGTAAATTCATAGTGTTCTTTATACCCTCGAAGCATGGGTTCTATTTTAGTGGACAGAACCTGGGGATCATCGGCCATAATGATCAGTTTGATAGTGGTAGTGCTTTGATCCAAGACTGAGATAATCCCCTGCTCAGCCATTTCTTTAATTTCGGAGTTATCAATCCATTTATTAAGATTGGTACCCGGTGGGAATCCAGTAATTACTAACGCTTGGGTACCATCATTCATGTCCTCGTAATGATAGTTAGCGTTATAATAACACGTTCCTTTGCCCTTCTTGTACAAGGCGGGTAGGATTTCTGGATTGGTAAGCACTCCACCCGTCGATTGGTCTGGCCCCCGAAGAACTCTTAGTAAGGATTTGGTCTTAGCCTTAGGGTTCTTAACAAATAAAATGCAAGTACGACAAACATCGCGCAAGTTGTGAGAAGGAATCGACCCTGCCACCCCCACGGCTATACCAGTGTAACCGTTCAACAACAACAGAGGAACAGGAGCAGGGAGGACAGTTGGCTCTTTGTCGGTTTGATCATAGTTGTTTGCCATACGCACATACTGGATGTCTCGAAATAGTTCCCACCCAAACTCGGAGAGCTTAGCTTCTATGTACCTAAACGCTCCATGAGGTTCCCCATGAGGACTACCCCAATTCCCCTGCCCTTCGAACAGAGGGTATCTGGTTTTCCAGTGCTGTGTTAATACAGCGAGAGCTTCCCCGATTGACAAATCCCCATGGGGGTGGTAATTACCCATGGTTTCACCGATAATCTTGGCCGATTTCCGGAAATAACCAGAGGGTCTCAAACCCAGTTTAAAAGCGGCATAAGCTACTCTACGTTGAACGGGTTTCAATCCATCTCTTACATCAGGAATAGCCCGTTCTTCGGCCACATACAAAGCGTAATCTCTTAACCCGGTTTCCACAACAGCGGTCAAGGGTTTTTGTTGGGTTTTCAATTTCTCTGCCTTACCTGTGTTGTTGTTTTTCTCTCTCTTTTAATAACGAAATTCCTAGCCCGCACGCCAAAGGGAGCCGTGTTTGAAAGGTCGTTTCAAAAACTCCGGAAAAAGACCTTGACCGAATAATATCCGATGGAAACACTCTGCTTCCATCTTAGCCCCGGTCAAAGCATTGTGGGGACGCGGTTCTGGACTCAAACCACACCAGGTAATTGTATCGTTGGAGTTGATATCGCTTCGATCTCCACGAAGAGGAATTCTTTGACCCAACCCTCTTCGAATTACATAGGAAGTGGAATGCAGATCAACTGATCTATAACCCGTGTGAAAACGCAGCCCACAACGAGTCATGGCATTCATCATGAATTCAATATCGAACATAGGGTTTTCACCCGCGATAGTACGATCTTTTATAGGTTGAACCCATTCTATGAAGTGTTCGAGAACATCCTGTAGGAGAGGCAACTGAGGACTTCTGATCTGCTTTATTGTGAATCCGTTGATTTTCATCGCCTCTTTTGTAATCTCAACCGGACCCGAATACAAGTGGGGTGATTTGTATTTTTGTACTATTCCTGGAATGGGCTCAGGCTTTGGAACGGGTTCCCACACTTCAGGAACCCGAACCTCTGCGTAGAAGAGACGGGAGGGGTTTTCAAAATCTACCGCACCTATTGAGACCATGGCGCATTTTTGCCGATCTACTCCAGTCGTCTCCACATCAAGCACAATCATGTTATAGCTTCCACCAAAGACCTTCCCCGTCAATGCGCATCACAGTCGCCGTTCCTTCCAACCCAGAGACAGTGCTTAATTCAAAAGTGTCTCCTGAGTTAAGACCTTCCATTGCAAAATTAGGTTTAGTGAGGACTCCACGAGTTACTAAAGACGTGGGATAACGAAGCGATCCACAATTCAAACAACGATTCTCTATGATAGCGACATGTTCACAACCTCTGGCTGGCGCTCCCGCCACTTGCCCAGGACATTTAATCCATTTGTAAAGAAGATATGACCAGTAACGACCTTGCGGAAATGTGCCTGTTGCTACAATCATGTTGCACCTCTCATCGTATGAGTAGTTAGGATGCAATTTTCTCTAAGGTCGCATCCATAGAACCCTGACATCCCAAAACACGATCATCAGCCCCATAGGAAGTGATTTGATCTTTCTTCCACTCGGCTTTTTCAAAGTGACTACGATAGACAGCCGCTTTACCGGTCTCATCCACTAGCTTCGCTAGTTGAAAAGCTTCTTCCCTACTGTGACCACAGGTTTCAGCCAGCATCCGAACCACATACTCATACGTGTGGTAGTCATCGTTCCACAGGATAACGGTCCATTCGGGAGATAACTGGGTTTCAACAACGGGAACGGGAGCGAGAGTGGGGGTGGCGGCTGATGAAGTCATTTGATTCTCTCCAACATTGACATAGGCTTATCTTGAGCCCACACCTCCAGGAAATAGGTCAACACGAAGATGCTGAAACCATTTCTCTCGAAGTGATAATGAGCGGCGTGAAACAGACTGTTTAGCTCAATCAGAGTACCCACCCCAGCTTTGGGGAAATAGGCCTTTTCTTTGTCTTTCTTGGTGCCATGACACTGGCGGTTAATTTCTGCTCGTAGGATTATCAAGATAGTTCGAATCACCCGAACCGGATCTTCCAGGATGCCTTTACATACGTCGTAGAGTTCTTGATTGCTCTTAGTCAAGAAAGCAACAATTACTGCCCGCGATTTGGCTTGATCGTAATACCCTGAACTATCCAGGATTGCTTTGGTCTTGACTGTCTTCCCACCCGAATACAACCAGCAAGTCTCCAACAACTGCAAGGCGTCCCTGCAGTGACCGCGAGACAGGGTAACGATCATCCTGACCGCTTCCTTAGTTATCTTGATCTTCTCTTTAGCGGCGATCTTAGAAATGTGAGCCATCAAGTCTTCTTCATTCAGAGTATTGATCTGAATGGGGATAGCCCGAGATTTGATGGTGTCTAGAACTTGGTGGGCTTCCGTGGTACATAGTACGAAAACATCACTGGTTTTTCTTCCACCACGTTCTTCTTCAAAGACCTTTAGTAGTGCAGCAGCCCCATCTTTGGTCAAGGCATGACATTCATCCAAAACGACGATTCTTTTGGGCCACCGGCATTTAAAATTCAACTTGGCCTTGAGGTCCCGAACATCATCGATACCTCGATTAGAAGCGGCGTCTATTTCGAGCAGCCCATCTGAAGCATCTCGATCTACTGCCTTACAATGATCACACTTTCCACAAGCAACCAGTGGACCCTTATCGCAATTCAAATAGCGAGCCAACAGACGAGCACTGGTAGTCTTTCCGCTTCCGTGACTACCATAGAACAAGAACATTCTAGGTAAATCGTCGAACTCAGCATACCTGCTGAGGACACCCTTTAGGATTTTCTGTACATGTGGTTGCCCGGCCAGATCATCTATTGTTTTTGGTCTGTAATCAAGTGCTAATGGCATCGCTCCTCCTCCTCAGTCTATCCGATTATGTTTGAAGCTCGGGGAAGATACAGAATCCTGCTTTGAGAAGGTCATTCTGTGTAGCAGAGACCCCCGACTCTATAATTGCGTGATCTAAATGCACGTGGATTTCATGTTGTGAATCTTGCCAAGTTACGGAAGATATTTCACAAAACACAACTACCCCAAGCGATTCAAAGGCGATTAACGTTTCTTCGTTTGGAAATCCAGGTAACGTCCCTTCTTTAGCCAATAGTATTCCACCGGATTCAACGAGATACAAACATTTTACCACTGGTTGCTGCTTTTCAATTTGTCGGGTTTGCACCATAGGTGTCTTTTGAATTAGCGGCAAGAATGTCAAAAACAGTATGACGATGATGCCGACTACGATTAGAACTTCAACAAAGGACATTCCCTTTACCATTACTTTCATCTATTCTCCTTGCAATCCGCCACGCAAGACACGTCTACTTCCAGGGCCGTGCATAGCCTGTCCTTTAGCGTAGCTAAGTTTACACCATAGTGGGCGGCTAACTCTTGTATCGAGTCCTGCCTTCCACCAGTGTGTTCTAGGGGAAATGCCAGCCGCCCGTTGATCACATCACACAAGAATTTATTCTCTGGGGAATTGGCTCCAAATTGACCACGAAGTTCATCGATCATATCGACTATTCTAAAACCTTCTTCAGCGGTAGAAGGGAGAATCTGACTATGGGTACACTGTTCTTGTGGTGAGTGAGTGGCATCGATTGATTGAGTTCGAACGCGGAATCCATTTGATCTACTATAGGTATGGTAAGACCGTTTAACAGCACTGTAATAACGCGCCCGATCACACATATGAGAGTTAGCTACAAAAGTGATGATTTTTTGACCTTCGGTCATTCCCGCCCAGTGCCGCCAAAACAAATTAACGACTGCTTTATACCGAATTTCTCCTATGAAATCATCGGCACAACAATACATATCAATCAAATATTTGTATTTATGACCCCGACAAAGGGACATGGTGATCTGAGTTATATATGGGTCATACCGGGTAACCAAATCATGATAAGTGGGAGCCGGTTGAATCATCATCTCAGGATCGGGGTAGTAGAGAATCTTGGGACAACCCTGCTTTACCCACCAGTGGGCAAGGATATCGAAATCTTGAGGTTTGGCTTGGAAAAACCGTACGGCCCGCGAAGGGGTCATGGATTCATAATAGAAGACAGCAAAAAAAGCCATACTGGCCCGGAGAGATGACTCAGAAGTGGTGATACCCCTCTTAAAATCACTGGTAGATTCCCAGACCACCCCATTCTTACCAAGAAATTTGCTCCTTAGGTTAGCAAAGCGGACCCCAGTTTGTCCTAGTCCACACGCCTCGCAAAACATTAGATTGACAAATTTTTGGATCTCACCCCTAGGGGCCGCCCCCACCACTTCTGCCCTAAATTTCCGCAACGCCTGGACGATCAAGGTAACCCTCACTTTCGCCTTGGCTCTGATTTATCCCTTACTCCATCCCCATTATATCAGATGGGAACCCTTTTGTCAAGTAGTCTAGACAACTTCTTTGAGACTTCTTGTAGGATTTCTTGGGTACCCTCAGTTGGCTCATTTCCTAGGAGGATTTCTTCCCACAATGGGCTGGAAAGAGCGTCCAAAACACCTCCGGGGAGCTGCCTCCCTGGACGACCACTAAACATCCGGGGAGTGCCTTCCACAGTCGAGGCGCCGCAGAATACTAACACTTCGCCGTACATCTTCATGTCTAAACCCAAAGAAGTGGCTTGGTCTTGAAAAGTTTGGTGTAATTTTTTAACCCCCTGTACTAAATCCCGAATTGGAATTAAGAATTTCCGCTCTAACATGATACAGGGTGAAGGCTGATCCGTGGTGATTGATTCTGGTATAAGGGTGGGTTCTATCCCTAAGATAGATTGGATCAATCCAGATTCAGCAGACCCAAGGAATTGAATGGCTTCTTCATAGTGGTGTCTGGCTTCCCCAGCGGTTATGTTTAAAGCAGTAGCTATGGATTCAATGGACCGATGTTCATCAATATCACAATGTGATGCTTTGTATTTGGTATAGCCCGGACATTCCGTTTTCTGACATGGGGTTATCATGATAATTTCCCCAAGGGGAGGACAAAAAAACCATTCTTCTCTTGGTAAAATACTCTGCCCGATTTTTACCAAGTATTTGCATAATCTAGGATAGTATTCGTAAAGAGAAGACACTGTCTCTGCAACACTTGGAGTCAATTCATCTAGAAAATCAAAGAATTCATCCGAGAATAAAGCCCAGAAATCATATTTGTACAATTTACTTTTGGGGATAGTCAGAGAGGGTAAATCATATGTTTTTGCGATCTGATTGAAAGCTCGCATGTCCAAGTTGATCAGACACATGAAGACAAGAATATCTAGACGATTTCCAGGTACGTCATACTTTTTATACAGATCATCAAACACCGATCACCTCGTACTGGTTGTTCCACTTTTCAGAATACGAAATGGAGGGGTTGTTATGCCCTTTGGATAATACCGCGAGAGAATAGAATAGAATTGATCTTCATCAGCGTCCCCCTCAATTCTTTCCCCGCCCTTAGAGGTAGTCATTGTGAATGTACCCACATCGGGGTGTTGTATCTCGATTATGCCATCGAAGAAAACGATGGTTGTGTTTTCTATGGCCATGTCGGCGATATGAATGGCCAGGGGTACCATATCATCAGGGAAGAGTCCAATGATACGGTAGATTCCAAGAGAGAGCGTTTCAATCCCTGAGCCTAGTTGCTTTTCTCCCTGCGGTCCAACCACCTGAGAGTGAGAAGCAAATGCACGGGTAAACCGGCGGGAAGGAAAAGTGGTGCCATCCTCTCGAATAGGCTCCACCAGTTTAAAGCTCTCTTCCAACTCGGCATCCGTAATATCTGGCTCGTAAAACCGGGCTCTGAGTTCTTCACTATCAGTGGAGTAAAGATCATACTGAATCGTCACTTCAGGAATTTCTTGATCAGGTTCAAGTGGAACTCGATCAAGTGTACAACGATAAATCTGCACCCCCTTATCGTCGGTGGTTCTTCCAACTGATACACGATAGGTCGGCACCAAGCAATACTCAATTATCTTCTTGAGTAAATGAGCGGGGTTATCCTCCACCACCCTTGCTTCTGAACGGCTCAGAATCATTCCAGAATCCGTCAACAACCATGGAACTAAAATCATTGCATTTCCTACCCTATAGAGAGATAAACCCGACAGATTTATACCATTCAACAGTAGAGATAACTCCTGCTGAGAGGGGCGTCTTTGGTTGATACCCCAATTGAAGTTTAGCTTTACTAATGTCGGCTATGTAATAAGTTACTTCACCACGAAGAGGATCAGTGAACGTAACGACTGGTTCTTTACCAATGGAGAGACTAAGTAAATTCACCAGATCCCACAAGGTACTACCCCGCCCATAGGCAAGGTTGAACGTAGCACCAACTACAGTGCCATGTCTTTTATGATTGGCCAGAAGTGCTCGCATTGCTCTGGTCAACCCATCAATGGCGTCATCGATGTAAGTAAAGTCCAAAGTCTTGTTTTTTCCAAAGACTTCGATTGGTTCTCCCTTACTAATTCTCTTAGCAAAGAGGGGGATAACTCGTTCCATTCGTTCTAAGTCATTGTCATATCGACCATAGACGTTACTGAAACGAACGATAACAAAAGGCAGATCGTAACTCTTATGACAAGCATGGAGCATAGCCTCTCCAGCTAGTTTGGTAGCCGAGTAGGGACTTTCCTGAGCTTGAATATGAGCGTCGTCTTCCCGAACAGACCTCACTTCAAATTCTGGCTTATTTCCATACACCTCCCGGGAACTAGCAAAGACAACCGGCGTGTTATGACGACGACACGCCTCGGCCACCCGATAAATAGACATGAAATTAGACACTGCTCTATCAGGATATTCTACTAATTCGTGAACTTTGGCATACGCGGCTAAATGAATCACCACGTCAGCCCATTCCATTAGGGGGCTGAGATCAAAAGAGGACTCAGCAATATCGCCTCTGTAAAAATCTTTTACGACAGCGGATTGGGATAAATCCCACCAAGGAAAACTGTTTTTATCGATACCAATAGCCTGGTATTTCTCCGGACCTTGTTGTTCCAACCACCGAATAAGGTTACTACCAATTTGCCCGCTAGCCCCGGTTATCACTACTTTAGTTGGTTCCACTACATTCACCCTTAAATAGCGCCCCATTTTTGTAAGCGAACAAACGCATATAAAGCAATGCAACCGGCATCAGCTTCGTGATCCGTTTGGGCTTCAGGAAAGTAATCTCTACTAGTCATTTCATATTGATTTAGGATCACTGTCTTCCACATAGCGGCTGTGAAGACATCGACAGGTCTTTTAGAAGTGGCTACTATCGCACCAATTAACAGATTAATTGGTTCAATGTCCCCCGTTGCTTTACCCCGCTTAGAATATCGTTCGATAGCCAATAACTGCGGATTTTGAGCAGTGTGTTTAACACACTTTTTTAACTCTTCCTGGACAACCCGAAAACCATCATGACAAATGCTTTTCTTAAATTTTTTAGTGGTCTTTAATAAGCCAGAAGCCAAACTCCGGTATTGGTCACTTTCGAAATCCGTGACCTCAACCATGTGCCAACCAAAATGTTTAGTACCAGGATCCAATCCCAGAATAATCGTAGGCACCAAAAATTCAACACCTTCCCATAAACCGCGAGAAGGTTGTTCAGAAGGGGCTGGAAGGTTTAACTCTGATTGCGACTTCGTTTTCTTCTTTACCTTCCCCATGTTACCTTTCTTTTTGGCGAGTTTTTTTGCAGTAAGTTTCTTTCTTGGTTTGTCTAATTTGTCCTTCGCACCCTGTGGTGGCACTCTACACCTCGATTACCCAGACTATTTCACTCGGGCAAGGGGTTCGTCGGTTTGAATCATTCTGACTTGTACATCATCGAATATTCGCCCACCATCAGTGGTTCTATCTCCCCATTGCGATTCGAGAGGATGCAAAGGCATTCCTCCGGTCAACAATGGTTGCAGAGGCTCGTGTGATACGATTTTGAAGCGATAGTCGGTTCCACCGTTGGCATCGATGTGTTCAAAGAAATCATTTAGTCTGACATCTGGAGTCTCAGAATAGTTGATAGCCAGATTGTATGTCTCTAAAATTGGTACGATTCCTAGATCATCTCGTTCTCGGGAGAAGTTAAACTTGGGTATGTCTCCCCGAATAGCTGGGAATTCAACATTCTGATACCGGAATTTCAAACCTGAGATTTCAGGTCTTGGATGAGTGGCATCACTGCGAGCCATAGTAACCATGAACTTGACTCGAGTAGCCTGCCGGAATGCATCGACAAAAGTATCATCTAAAACATCCAGCCAAGTAACCCCATCGAATGTAGCCTCAACCGTGACTCCCCCCGAGGTCAACACATCCACCAAGTCCAAACCCCAGTTGTTAACCAGCGGAACCCAATCAGATTGAACCGTCGTCAAAACGGCAGTGGAATCCATACGGAATGATGGATGGTGCTTCCCTTGACTATAATCCCATTTCCCATTAACCGAATAAGTGGTCGTGTTGGGTTGAATAGGTAGGATGGTTTTGAATCCTCGTTTAGAATACCCTGGAAGTATCCCTACCCCATGACATAGTTGACAAGTATCGGGGGTATCAAATTCAGCCTCCTTACACGGACAAGGTTCCTGTTGTTGAATAGTCCAAACGTAAAACCATTCAGGAAGCACACGAGCTGCCTCATCCAGATTGGCTCGAATTCGCTCCATCAAAAATTTGCTGGTATTGGTTACATGGACTCTCTTTTGCTGAGTCCCATGGTGGTGCTCGTTGTGTCGTTGACGACTAGTTCGTGCGGGCATTAGTATCTGCTCCCTATTGCGGAGATCATATCTTTATCCTGCCGACTCAAATTCTCCAGCAACAGTTTGACAGCAGCCATTATGCGAGATCGCCAGACAGAAGTAGAAGTAACATCGTCTGGGCCATGCCCATATTGATCCATGATCTGGGCCATTGACTCAGTGGGAACATACCCATTTAGAGCGTATAGGAGTTCATCTATTTCTTCACTAGCGATACCTGATTGCTCCAGCAATTGGGTGGTTTTAGCCGTAGCCAATTGGATTGCTGAATCAACCATTGCTCTGGGGTCTCCCAATTCTCTGGCTCGATCCATCGTCTGGTTCATCAATTCGACCCCCAATTCGGGGGTGTAAGAACCAGCTACTTTAGCCTCATCAATGAGACCAGTCAGCACATCAACAGTGTCTCCCACAACCGTTGATCCTGCAAATGAATCAGGATATGCATCCACGAGAGATTGGGCTGTTTGATTGTCCATGGCCGTCAAACCCATGCGATCGTTACCCACAGTACCAGAATCAGGAGACAAAGCGGTCCAATTGGGGTTCCCGCCACTAGTAGCTTGTATTACTTTTTTCAGGGGATCAGTCGCCTTTTGGGGTAATCCTGCGTTCTCTACAGATTTTGCAGTATCTGATGATAGGGGTGTGTCAAAATTAGAACTAGGACCACCCCCGGTGTACCCAGGAAAAGAAGCTACTGCATCGGCGGGGTTTAAGGAGCGTGCTGCCCCCAGTTCCCCCGGAGAAACCAGTCCTACTTTTTGGAGGTCTTTAGAAGCAGACCACAAAATCCCCGGCGTGGGGTCGGCGCATAAACCATTTTCAGTGTTTTGGCCGATCTCGAAATCTTTGAAGCTGAAAATTTCAGTAAATCCAAAGGGGGAGCCGTCCGTATCCATCCCAATCAATGTGTGCATCTTTTCTCTGGGATTGTAGGTGCGGAGATTACTGATGGACAGCCCACTAGTCAAGGTTCCACTAGTCATGTCAATCGAATCTTCTACGGAAGTGATGATCCCATAAGTGTTCACCCATTCCAAGAAAACAGGCTTGTTGGGCAAGAACAATCGCCAAGGTAAGGTACCAACATCATAGGTAAAAGCGTTGGAAATGGATTCGGATAACCGCAACATTCCCACCCGGCGTAAAATGTCACAGTCAAAAACGTAGGGGAATGAATAAGTGTCCTGGTTAACTCCATACCTCAAAATCAAAGAAGGAATATGAATGATGACCCGCTTAAACTGAGTAGCCTCTTGTCCACTCTCATCGGTCAGATAATTCAGCATTCCTCCAGTGACAATAACTGACGTGCGCACATTGTCTGGAGTCTCGGTGTATTTGATCGCATCTTCTTGATCAGGTCTTCCAATTATGAGGGTATCTTGATAACCTGCATACAACTGCGGATAAATGTCCCACTGAGGATATTCAAATACTGGATCTCCTAGAGGACTGATCCAAAACCGATACATCAAACGTTCGATGTACCCCTCGATTATATCCAAACGAGTCGCCCAATCAACCTCTTCTCTGTTAACTCCAGAAACATCCCCAATATTCCGGAACCCAAAGGAGTTCTTGGGGTAGAGCACTCTAGGACGAATGTTCTCACCATGAGGGCTCCAACTCCCACCATAGTAAGAATTTTCCCCGATTTCTTTAACCTCGGATAGCGTTAAGGCTTGAGATTGATCTCCAGTCAAAAGGCGGTCATACCAAGGAGTCCAATCTGAGCTTAGATCGGGGGTAAAAACGTCAACCTTTTCCCCATCGGCGTATGCTTGAGCAATCCGGCCAACCCCATCTAGGATGATTTCCCCTGCCCCCGTTTCTTCAGCGGCTTTTCTCCCCTGAGTTACCTTACCTAGCAGGATTAACTCTACCACCCCGAGTAAGGTGAGAGTGGTAACAATGCTAGAAAAGCTATGGCCCTCCTGTACAAAACGAGTATCACTGAACAAAGACTCGGTTAAGAACTCTGCCGCCGGCCCCTCGTCCATCACCTTTTGGAAAGAGACTGCACTCCCCGGTGCAAAAACAGGACTTCCCCCTCGGACCTCCTCAGCAGTGAGAACTGGATTTTGGGCCACTCTTTGTTTTTGTAAGATACCACGAAGGTCAATACAAGTCAGTGTCAGGGGTTCTGCTTTCTCGGAGATTTCCCCAGAGACCTCATTGACATAACCGCAGAAAAAAGGAATCCAGACACGATCTGATTCAGATTTGAACCTATCCCCTACCCAGGGCAATCTCATGAAAACCCTAACCGTGTCGTTCTTGTGGAGAATGAAATTCCACTCGTTTAAGGACCAACGACTAGTCCGGTATTTGGGATCATAGAAATTGTTGATGGTCTTGTACTGATAGAGACGATATTTGGTGGACTCATCTACTTGAGGGTCAGTGTGATTACGGAACTTTCCCTGTAAATTATCCGGTGTTAAAACCCACCCGTAATTAGCATTGGCAATCGAAATGGAACAACTACCAATGTCCCCATCAGACATGGTTCGAGATACAGTTTGGATGTAGGGTGTGATGTCAATTCCTTGAACATACACCCGAACATCCAATAACTGTACGATGGAACCTAGTTCTTGTTCAGCAAGAACTGTCCGCTGAGGTATGGCCACCTCTATCTCCGGTTAATCGTCATCATCTTCTAGACCTGGGAGCACGCCGCCAGGGGTTGCAGGTGCCAAAGAGGTCTTCTTTTTCTTTTTCTTCTTATCACTTTTCTTGGTGATTTTCTTACCACTCTTGCTGCTTTTCTTACTACTCTTACTGCTTTTCTTTTTTCTCTTGGGCGGAGTCTCTTCTGTTTCCTCGGAGTCTTCGTCTTCGTCGCCCACGAAATGATAATCGGGTTTCTTGTGAATGGTATGAACTGCCTTTAAGGTGGGATCAACTTGATCCTTAGTCATGAGATTCGCGGCAGTTGCCCAATCCACAATCTCTGGCACAAGTTTGAACGGAACATACCCATTTGCAAACATGGAGATAAGGGTATCTCTGTAATCCCCGGTAGTGGTCTTAGCATTGTGGGTACCAGGAATCAGGGCAGCATACACCTTACCCAAATCGATCAGTTCATATTCACATTCTTCTTCAGTAAGAGCACAATTGGGATCAGGTTCAGAACCGGCCGGACACAACGCGATAGACACATTCTTACGCGATGTTTGGTCCAGGCCAACCGTCAATTCCAGATCATAACCCTTCTTCTTACCAGTGGGCTTACGCCCCTTGATACGATTCATGGCCTTGTTCAACTCTTTGACATTGTACCAGTTAAGCCACAAGAGTTGAATTGGGTCTGCCGCCCCCGAGTCTTGTAATTCTCGGTTGATCATGTTGATAACATCAGCAACCGATGGCTTAGACCTCTTAGCAGGAAGAAAAGCACACGCCAGGCAATGCCATTCGTGTGTCTCATCATCCATCCGTTCAGCTTCAGGATCCCAACGAGAACAAATGAGTGGGAATACTTTGTTGTTTTTGGTGGTAATCCAATGCCGCCGAAGCGGTAGGATATTCCCCAGCAGTCTGATACGAATGACCGTATCTACAGCGTGATCGTGAAGATTGAAAACTCTCCCACCATCCCGAAGCTCATCCATGTAAGTGGGCTGACGATTCTCGTCCTGAGTCCCTTCCTTGGTTTTGGACACATCTTTCCCAGCGTAGGCACCTGATGATGCCGAAGTCTTAAATGCCATCAGATCTTCTCCTATTGGCCTCTACACGTCCATATCAGGACTCTAAACGGCCATAGATGGCGTAATTCACTCTGATATTGTCTTAATTCTTTGTACTAGTTTGCGGTTGGTCTGGGCTTGAAGGATAAACTCCCTCAGTTTTTTAGAATTAGCAGCTTTCCTAATTTTAGGAACGAACCCACAAAGCATAGCAAGTCTAAGCAGTTCCTGAGGGTGAAAACGCGATAACTGAGCACGCTTGTAAGGAAACCCCTTACGGCGGTGTAAGTCCAAAACCTCATTATAGCATTCGGTTTGTTGAGCGATTGCGCACAATTGACAAAAGGTGTCCTTAAGAGTGTTTAGACATTTAGAAGCACGCAGTGTTTCCCGGAATGGCTTGTTTCTCCTAGCCTCTTGTTTGATAATCTCTTTCAATTCAAAGATGGCTACTGGAGGATCGGGGGATTTCCCCAATAATCTGGCTTTGATCCCTTTTACATCGGCCTCTAGCGACTTGAGTCTTGATTCCACAGCAGTGTCCCCAAAAAAGCCACGTTACCAAAAAACCCCATTATACCACAAAAGAGTCCCTTTGTCAAGTATTTCTCTTGGGTATTAGCATCCAGCCAAGAATGAGAGGGGCCAAACAGATTAGTAACATGCCACGATTCACGATGAGAGTCCAGATAACAAGCTCATGCATAGCTTTCCACGTCTGAATCACGTTGTTATCGTCGCGGATTTTAACTTGGTGGATTCTCTGCCAAATTTCTCGTTCAATACAAGTGAATTCTTGCTCAGTCCAAATTTGCGTCGGAGACGGGGTATTGGCGCATAACGCAATCGCAGCGTTAATGGAATCCTCTATAATCGCAAACGTTTTATCGTCTATGGATTCCGGAAATTCAATTTTTGCATTACGGATCTCATCCCGTTGTTCAAACATCTTAAAACGGATGCGGTATCGCAGGAATGGAGCCAGTACGCTTTCGTACAAATAACACACCAACATGTACACACCGATGAAGGCGATAACAATGGTCATTGCCGCCCCTCCTCGTTTGCAACTCCAAGTAAGGTTGCAATGCGAGTCGCGGCCTTACCATCCCCAAAAGTAGTAACAGGGGTGGTGTATTGTTGCCGGTCTCCTAAGATGCTCTCAAAAACACTTACTATCTCATCCTTGCCCAAGGCCGGATCAACTAATTTCCCGCATTGCAAAGCGGCCGGTCGTTCAGTGGCCGCTCGAAGCACGACAAAGGGTACACCCAAACACGCGCATTCTTCTTGTATTCCCCCGCTGTCGGTTAAGACCACATAACTTGCTAACATGCTTTGAACAGTTTCGCGATACGACAAGGGTTCAGTTAGTGTGACCCCATATCGAGCACGATCTGCGGGAGAGATTATGGCCTTAACTTCTTGTCTAATTGCGGGGTTGGGATGAAGAGGCCACACGAATTCTACATCATGGTATTTTTGGGCCAACTGTTTCACTGATTCGGCAATGGTCCTCATGAACGGCCAGTTTTCCCTACGATGGGCAGTTATAAGAGCTTGGTTTAGTTCTGGTTCCTCAGTGATTTCGCTCCGCATCAAAAAGAGTGCGTCAACGACTGTGTTCCCCACTACTTCGATTTTACCCTTTACGCCTTCTCTGATTAACTGCGTTTTCTCAACTTCACTAGGACAAAAATGGTGGGTGGCTATATCTGCCATCAGAACCCGGTTCAGTTCTTCAGGAAAGGGATTGTGCTGATAAGTTCGTAAACCAGCTTCAACGTGTCCAACAACTTCGATCCCGGCCAACTTAGCAGCAAGCCCCATTGCTAGTACAGTTAGTGTGTCACCTTGAACCAGAACCGCATCGATGGTGCCAATGAGTGAAGCTAAGAAATTGGAGCACAAGCGAAGCATTTCACCAAACTGGTGAGCAAGAGTCGGGCTATTCTGATATTGTCTATTCGCTCGGGCATTCAGATAAAAACTTTTAGGTGACTGAATACTGAATTCCTTCAGGAAACTATCCAAATCATCATGCTGGCCAGTATTCACAAAAGCAACATCGGCACCCCGTTCTTGCAAGGCCAAGTAAACCGGAATCATCTTGATTGCTTCTGGTCTTGTCCCAATAGTAACTAGAATCATCGAACTTCCTCAATACACACATACCGTTTTGGGGGAATGGATGGGAACAAGGATAGATGTAGCTCGTTCAGCCGAAGTCAAGGCAGTCTCTTGATGCTGAACCAGTTTCTCGGGGTCTCTCGATGCCACAATTTGGATTTTTTGGCCATTCCAATAAGCTAAGGCGGCACCACCAGGAACTCGTTTTTCCAACTCATCCCGTTGAAACTCAATTACCTCAAGTCCGTAATTGGCATATTCTAAATCATTCATACAACACCTATTGATGCCATTTAATGGCTTGCAATACGGCTTCAGATAAATCCTGATCAAAGGTGGGGTTCAAGTCCACCGATTCTCGGACGGTCATATGCATGTTAGTATGACATCGTTCCATAGCCTCAGCAATCGATTCCACTGACACAACAACTTCGGGAAAGATAATACCATCTTCACGAGTAACCAGTTTGTCCACTTTGATCAACTCCCCATACTTGGGGGTGATGAATTCGTTCATAGGAGGATGGTCTGTTGTCACCGTAGGAATACCGGCGAATATAGCTTCAGGTAAACACAGTCCCAAACCATCTAATTTAGAGGGGTATACGTGAATAGCACCTAAGTTATATGGAAGCAAAAGGTCATCTTCCGTACTCTCTTCTATCCAGGTGATGGAGGAATCGCGTTCGTTCAATACTCGTTGACACTCCAAAGGTAGTTTGTCTCTGCTGGTCTGACACCAAATTCCCAATGTCCATTCGGGGTGTTCCTGGAGCAGTTTATCAAAAGCTAAGATCAGTTTATCTGTTCCCTTGCGGTAATTGATTCCTAACCAACCAGCATTGTGAACAAAAGTAAACCTCCTATTACGAGTCACACGTTCGAGGGGTGTGTAATAGCCCTCAAGGCCCTGGGCATCAAACCGCCAGTCCAGTTTGACATAATTGCACAGTCCTTTGATTTGAGCGGAAGCCCATTCAGTGGAGGTCAACACCAGATCATAGATGTTGAGAGCGGGCTTCCAATCCTCCTTGAAATAATCCAAGTAGGTCATAACCAAACAGTGGCCACGAAGCACAAACGGCAAGGAGAAATCATACTCCTCGTTGAATATGACCACATCGAGGTTGTTTGCTTTCACCCAATTCAACAAATCCGTTGGCTTGATCTGATACTGGGGATAAGACGTAATCCTGGGATGTGCCCATTTACCTGTGGTTATCGGTGGTTTGTCCTCACCATGCACACCTCCGGTTCTGGCCAAGATGTAGGTTTCAATCTGAGGGTGTCTCTCCAAAGCGCCCGCCATCATCCTAGCTACATAAGATTGGCCACGTTCAAACCAGATGTTCACAAACCCTACACGATAAGGAGTGTTTCGACGCGATAAAAGAGGCTTGCGTCTCTTGTATGAGGATACGACACGACCAGCATGAGCTAACTTGGTAATATTAGAACCCATTACCGCAGCTTGAACGATGTTCTCTACTTCAGCAGGACTCTCCGTAAATATCTTTGGCGGTATCTCCTGCACCTGTAACGCTACGGAGGGTTCTTCTTTTTGAGGAACAGGGAGTTTTTCTTTTCCTAGTGCGATCCTCTTTATGATGGAGAGGAATTGTTTGCACTTATTGGAATACGTATGAGTATCCCAGACTTCCGTCTGCCCAGCAGCCGCAGTTCTAGCGAAATCAATGGTCTTATTTGAGAGAGCTTCGACTACATCATCGGGAGAATGAACTACCACATGAGAAGGTAATTGTGATGCGGAGAGGGGTTCGGTCAGTAAACAAGCACCACAACCCGTAACTTCAAAAACACGAGTCTCGGTGTTGATTCGTTTCGAGCAGTGGATGTTCAAAAAGAACTGACAGTTCTTGATGAATTTGAACATCTCATCGCCCTCTGTTCGTCCTCCCTTTTTCCAATTAGCTGGCAGCATAATCTGAAAGTGCTTGCTTATCTGATCGATCCATTCAATCCGACGAGGTGTGGGGTGCCCAACGAATCCAACCTGAAAGGGTCTCTTTTCCCATTTCGGGCCTTTAACTTCTCGACCAACACTTACACCATAGCTGGGAGCACACACCACACGAGGATGGAGGGTTTGCATGTACTCTAAGCAAGAGGGTTCGTGGACAGCAAGAATATCAAAAGCAGCAAGGTTCTGCTGGAGCTGTTTCAGTTTAAGATCGGCAAGGTCATCCTCCGATCCATCAGGTAGTAATTCGCTGTACCAATTGATTGTAATACCAGACAGACCCTGAATCCAATTTGGGTTAACTCCATCTCCCTTAATAAACAACTGTATATCGGCTACTTGGGCCTGTTGTATGTAATCTTTTGACTGGCGAGTGTCAAAAGTATTAACCTCTACACCCAGACTCCGAAATCCTTCTGCCATTCCCGCTTCAGTAGACGCCGGATTAGCAAAACTACCGAACATGTTAATTTTCAACGTTATGCCCCTTCCGGTTGAGAATTAGCACTAGAGGAAACTACAATCAGGTTAGCTCCATCTGGATTGATCTGGACGAAGTTAGAAATGGCAATGTTGTTGGAGAAACCAGTAACGATGAAACCTACGGTTGCTAAAGCGTGATCTATTGCCAGGTGATCTAGTAAAACGACAGTTTCTGCTCGATTCTGATAGGCTCCAAACGCAATCAAAGCCTGATCATGGGTACCGCTAATTAGGAGAACATCGCTAGAGGGGACTTCTTCTGGGAATGGAAGGGTTCGCAGGAGACTAAGTTCTGGGCTACAGTGATTTGACGTCCCCTCCAAAACAGGACGATATTTATCGATACTATCCTGATCGGTCGTTAGTATCACAACCTCAGCAGCTATTTGAGCTAGATACAAAGACCATTTGTCAAAGCCAATTTGAACGACGTGTTTTTTTGCACACAAACTAGCTAAAAACACCACGTCTTTACGGGTACTCCCCTCAACCACAGCGCACGAAAAAGGGTCAAAGCTGTTTGTGGGCTGCTTAGTTGTAGTCACGGCTCCCTCTACTGCTGGAGCAGCGGTTATCATGTCCTGTGAATTAGTGCCTACTCTTTCCAGAGATAAGCCCAGATTCTCTTCCGGGGATTTACTAGATTGGATAACTTTAGCCATAGGACCAGTACCAATTCGCGGCAATTTACATCTCCCTAAACCAGCCCGTTAAAACGGGTTCCAAGATTGCGTTCTTTGCAGACAGATCCATACCGTTATTATCGATTACCAGATCAAACTCTTCATCTTTCATTTCCTCAACTGCCGTTTCGGACAAATGAGTGTCGGAGAACAAAGATCTCATGAGCCTAATCTTTTTATGGTTGGGATGACAACAAACTTCATTTGGAAAACGAGCATCAGTGACCAAAGCTAACTTGGTCCCTTTCTTCTCATCTCGTTGAATATCCGTCAGAAGAGCGTTGATAAAAGATTCACTGAGCAAAGCTCGAACCATGTCGGTTCCAAATACCTGCATCAGTCTCCTATTAGACATTGACCCGATTCGCAGACCGTTGGGGTGTCCGGCCCGTGGGGTAACGAAGAAGGATTCTTGATCATGAAGTGAACACTTTGACAAGTCAGCGTATTGGGCGCGAATTGAAGTCGGCAGATTATCCCATACACAATTACTGGGGGCGTTCTTCTCTTCATCAGTCCCCCACAGCCCCCCGCGAGTAGTCATTTGTGTTCGCTCAAGAAATTCCTTCAGGGCCGTGGCATAACTATACGTCTTGACCACTCCAGAGAATAACCCCTCTCTAAGTATTTGAACTTCGGAAATAGAAATGGTTCTACCCGCCCCTGTAGTTAGAGTCAAACATCCGTTCTGATCAATCTCAAAATCACGGATTAGTTGCTGTTGTTTTAGATAAAGACCTGCCGCCAAATTGGCGGAACTATTTTTACCACTCTGCTTTTTACCAGCGAAAACAATTACCATCAAGGCTCCTACATCACAGGACGCGAAGTTACTGGAATGGAATTGATTCTGTCCTGATCAAAACTGAAATTGGAGCAATGGTCATTGTTCGGGGGTTGACGGCCATCAGATAACTGTGCTCTTCCATCTAGAGCTTCAACCGTTGGCCAACCAACTAAACCACCGGATCGCTGCAGGATAGTGGGAGGATAGGCACTGGAAAGATTACCCTGACTGCCAAGGTTTTGAGTCGGCGCCTCATGGACACACCTACCAAAAGTTCCTTGCACCCTCTTAAAATAACGACAATTCCCACAATCCCTTTGAATTTCTTGACCTTTCATGGTAGTGGTGAATTGAGGAGCGGGAGCGACACTACTCGCAAGCTCCTTGGTAAACTTGAATCGAAAGGTATCTTTTGATGGTAGTTGGTTATCATCGATACTCATGAGTTATCTCCGAAGCCGAAGGGCTTTTTTGACTTGTGGTGGTAGCACTACACCGGTTTCTCTAACTGCTTTAGCGGTTGCTGGTTTCCACTTCTCAGGAGAAACGTGGAGTTTGATTACCCGACGAGAAGCGTTAATTCTCTTGGTTTGCGAATTTTTCCAAACCTCTATGGTGTCCATTCGGCCAACAAATGCAGTATCCTGTAAGGGTTTTATCAAAAACGCACTAGCAGTTGGACGAAGATCAAACTGACGATTGAGATACCATTTGCCCTTCTCTAGTTCCGAGTATGAAACAGTGGTGGATTCCTTTTGCGTCTTTACTTTCTTCTTTGCTTGCTCAATTACTTCATTCAGTTGTTTGGGAGTTGCAAGCACCCATTCATGTCGATGTTCCAACAGGAATTTTCGAATGACTGACTTCCTCTTACCACCCTCCATCGTTACCACTCTGGCCCTAATTCGATCTCCGGTCGGGTTTCCTGTATTCCCGTTTTCACGAGGTTGGATGGCGAATAGACCAGATACCGTGGGACTAACATACCATTTCCCCTTTAGTAATTCACGGCTTTCCTCAGCAATTAGGAATTCCTTGGGAACCCATTGCGTGGAATTATCGTAGAATTTAACAAGACATTTCTGCTTTCCTACTTTCTTTACCGCCACATCCCAGGGGTGAGATTTGGAAGTGCCCTTTTTCACGGGCGTGAGAACAACACTTTTTTCTATTTTTGAGGTGAAAAATACAAAGACCGTTTGACCAACTTCAAACTGCTTCCATTCCTCTACATCAATAGGGTCGGGACCCGTGTGAGCATAAATCAATTCCTGACGGAGTAATTCTGGGGCTCCTTTTTTAAACTGAACCAGAAAACCTTTACCACTGACGATCTTGGTTATTTTTCCTTCCCAGGCATGAGCACCCTGGTCTCCCTTACTGGCGTAGTAGTATTCCTTATTCTTTGTTTCTTCTCGGACAACATATAGTACGGCCTTGCTACCAACTTTCCATTCATCCCCCGAACTAAGAATGGGACCGGCAGGAGGTCTTACAAGAGGAAAATGAGCAGGAGGTTCATGATCCCAACGACTATCATAAGGAGATATTCTACGACGAGCCCATCTAGCCACAGGCGCCTCCTTTCTAACATGACGACGAAGCTGATAGGAAGGAATCCATAGATTCGACTTCCAGTAATCGGTTTGGTAATTCCCCTCTTGCTCCAAACCCGCAGGAGAATCAGGAGCCAATAATTTTAGCAAAGCAGGTAAAAATTGCATTATGGTACCAGAACTTGGTTGTTGGTAGGAACGGGAATGATCCCCGCCCCACCGGAGATAGTGTTTTGAACATCCATACTGGCCCCACCTAAAAGATAATTTACACCAGTGACCATGCCAATTCCCTTGACATTGTATTTACCTGCGACTACTCTCAATACCGCATTCAACAAGTTCAGAGTACCAGTTACATCGAAGCCATCTCCACTGACTGAGCTAGCATCAGACAACCCCAAGGCCAGGACACCACCCGGCTGAACAATTCCGATATCCCCGGTTTGAGATTCCAGGATACTCAGACTAACATTGGCAGTGCCGATTACTGAAAGTGCACGAGCAGAGCCGGCTGCAATAATCCGACCATTAGCCAAACTAAAGTTAGTACCAGAGGCCACTTCAACTGTGTCCTGATTTCCTCGTGCTTGGAATTGGACATTACCCCCAAGGGCAACCGTACCCATCTGTAAATCAAGGGCCTTGTTATCCCCGAAGTGAATAATAATAGAATCAGTACCCTCATATATTTGAGCACTAGCGTTGACCACCGAAATACAGGGATAAGCATTGTGGGTGCTCTGAATGTTCACTCGGCGAGGGTAAAGACGACAAGGAGCAGACCCAGAAGCGGTGATAACCGGCCCACCCGAACTAGCAAACAGGATCAGGTTTTCCAGATACACGGTGTTGTCAGAAAGAGTACCCCCGACTGGTGCCCATGTGTGGTACCCAGTCAACTCCACAGCTCGGGTAGTAGGTCCCATCAGGTTAATGCCTGGTTGCAGGGTCAGGTTCTCGGCATACTGACCAGGTAGGATGTAAACGGTAGCAGGCTTACTGCCACCATAACCGTCTAAACCAGCCTTTGTAATGGCTTCCTGAATCAAACCAAAGGTATCGTTTATTCGACCTGTTGCGCCCTGAGCAGCTAATCTGCCCATTGTAGAAACAAAATACAGCCCCTCTGTGGCATGCGAATCCAAATCAATGAGCGTTCCAGCTATGTTGGAAACAGGCAAACTCCCCGACAGGGGATAGAGGCTGCCGATCACCAAAGCACCGGTGCTGGTTTTAGTGATGATAGGATTAGACCCAGAATCAATCTGGGATCCCTTCATAATACCCCCAGATGTCCCGATCATCAAAATTTGACCAAGGCAGGAGTGGTTTGTCAAATCAAATTCGCAGGTTCCCTGCACATCAATGGAGGTACCTGAATTACTGGCCGCGTTGGTTTGACTGTTAGAGCCATTCAACTTACATCCATTTTGTAACAGCACAGCCGGACCAGAGGAGGTGTTATTCCAACTCACATTTTCATGAACTACGAGACTACCCGTTCCAGAATTGGTGGCCAAGAGAGCCGGGTTAACACTGGCAGACGTAACCTCGCAATTGAACATGTGAAATTGTTGGACGTTGGTTCCGATGAACTGAACAGGAGCACCTATCCCATAGTTGATGTCTATGCCAGACCAAGCTGTCACATTAGTTGCACCAGCAAGATCAATTGTAAGGAACCCTGATAGTCTGGTTAGGTTGACTTTTTGTCCAACCGTAGCAACGACCGAAATTCCAGGGTGCATGGTGATGTTTTCGGCGTAGTTCCCTGGCTTAACCAGAACGGTGGCTGGGCTATTAAAGTTATGCCCATCGGTGACCGCTTGATCGATAGCTGCCTGAATGGTGACAAAAGGATCACCTAGGTCTAAACCAACCACATAACGAGCCAAACCAGTTAGCTTGGTTCTTTCGGCAGATGTAAGAACATTGCCCGATCCTGCATCGGCGAGAGCATCCAGAACAGTTTGATTGGCGTGAAGGTGTTGATCGGTAAGAAGATCACCGAAAGTAGTCTCGTTAAGGTCACTACTTAAAGTCCCGATCTTTAATGCATCGACTTGAAAAGGTTGCGCTGCCAAGGGCGATCTCCTAAGTAAGGGCCTGCATTCCCTTAGTGAATGTGCTACTGGATTTCTTCATAATCGTTTTGAGAGCTTTATTGGGTGGTCTGGTAGGTGGTCGTTTAACCTGAGGTAAATTAGACCGCTTAATTCGTTTCAGCCGACGAGCCACTTTCTTTAGGATTTCTTCTTTTTTTGTTCTAGCCTCGCCCTTCCGTTGTTGGGCAGTCTTTGGAACGGGGGGCTTGGGCTGTTTCGCGTATTGTTCCCCTCGGCGTTTCCACCAAGTACGATTATAGACGCGATGACGACGTTTATGGCGTCTGTAGTCCTGCCTTCTCTTTCTATTTCGTTTCAATTCTTCCGATGTCTGGGGAGTGGTCCTGGCTCGCATCATCTTGCGATACCATTTTAGTCTCTCTGACCTAGTTTTCTTTTTGCGGAACCACGCCTTGCTAGACAACTCTGTTTTCCCCGTCTCTTCCATTTCATCGAGACGAGTGTAGTAATCAGGCAACTCGCGTAAATGTGCCCAAGCTATCTTCCCGATTACCTTTAGATCGGTGGAAACATCAAAGTGTTCTGTTTCTACTTCCAACCCACGTCTAAATTCGGAAAGAGAAATTCCTGCCTTAGCTAGGTTAAACCCAATTTTATGGGCAATGTCCGCAGCTTCTTGTGGAGTAATTTCTAACTCGGCTGTGACTGATACACGGAGAAGACCTTGAATTTTGCCAATGTTTTCCTTTACCTGGTCATCCTTACTACGTAAACGCAACAGGACTTTTTTATAACCTTCTAACCCATCTCGATCAGCCTGCTTCAAGTAGTATTTGTCAGAATGTTTGTCGAATTCGATCAACATGATTTCGTCTTGAAGACGAAATATCTCCATGGCATCTCGTGGAGAATACAACCGTTTGATGGCCGTATACGCATTGGGCATCAAAGCAGGAAATTTGTTGTTCGAAACCAGGTCTTGAAAAGTTTGCAAGAGACTGCCCTACCTACCTCTTAGCTTTCGAGCCGCGGAAAGAAGGGTCTGGGCTTTGTGTTCTAAAGCCGCAGCTACGGTTAGTCTTCTGGGTCGTTTCTTAGCGGCTGCTGCTTCTCGATTCCTCTTCACCTGTTTCAGTCGTTTCTGAATCTTTCTTCGGGTAGGACTTATTGCCCTTTTCAGCCTTTTGAATACGCTACTTTCCATCGTATTTACCTACTTTCTAAACCAAGGACAAATTGATTTGGGACGAGGGGTCGGAGATGGAATGGGTTCTGATCCATCCTCTATCTTACGACAAACCCAAAAATCATCAGCGTAGCAGCTATCGTCTACCATCGCAAAAGGAATGTAGCAATAGCCATCAGCGCCCCAGTTAAGCCCCCAAGAATTCCTGACGATGTACAATTTTGATACCATGTCGTACCCCACCAATAACATGGCGTGCCCTCCATGGGCACTCTCGTCTGAACCAGGAACAGCAACTACACCATCAGAACCGGTTCGATAAAAGGATTCATACAGCATAATCCCAAAACTGACAGGAAATCCCTCCGCCAAAACAGTAAGCAGATCACGCCCAGTACGAACTCGCGTGTATTCCAAAGCCTGATACCTCTGGGCTTGGGTATAACACTTTTTAAGGGGCTTATTCTTCCACTTATCCGACTGATAAGGCCACATGCGTTCATCGCACGCCCCATCAGTAGCTAGGCTCTTGAATACGTCCCGTAGATGAGCACCACTGTCCACATTCTTATGAGTTCGAGAGTTGTAATAGACGAATAGCCTACTAAAATCGTCTATCTCAGACGCAGTTTCAGTGATAACATCCAAATATTCCAGGGCTGCCGTTACCGCCTGAGCAGTACAAGACCCAATTCGTCCCTGATCGTCTGGAGAAGAGAAGTGTTGTCTGAGATCAACCTGCTTGGGCAAACGAATAGAGCGAAGGCCGTATTGTTGATGATACCATTTGTCCCGTGCATCGGGTACATCAGGTATCCAGCCAAGAGGAATTTCCATTAGTTCTTCGGGGGTCATGCCGGACTCCTAGGCAGCACCACCAGCAGCATCTATCCAACCACTACCGTCCCAGTAATTGGGGATTCCGGTGCTGGTATTAAAGAAAGAATAACCCACGGGTGGAGTAGCGGGACGGGTAGCGGGAAGGCCACTAGGATACAATTCTTCTTGGGCAACGCCACTAAGAGCACTGGTATCAAAACTGATAACCGCCAGTACACCATTAGTAATCAGTCCATCCACTTCTGGATCAGACCGCAGAGCATCAAGAATGGTGGCTTGTTGACCTATGGCAATCTCGGTGGGATGGGCTTTTGAACAAAAAATGGGAATCGTACTAATGTTCTCTACGATCATGGGAATTTTCCTATAAGGTAAAGTTGGTGGCTATCAATACCGCCTCTTGTATGAGAGAACTAATCTCGGATTGGGTTAATTTGTAGTCATAATCAGTAGCAATAATACCACTAGACGTTTGATTCATTGCCCGTGATTCACCTGTATCAGGATCGGCATAGTAAAAGGTTACCGTACCCCCAGACACATGAGAATTGACATCACACCAGGTGCGAACTGGGATTTCAAAATCAATATCAATTGGCATCTCGAATCTCAGCTTGTTTAGTGGTTTGTTTAGTGAAGATATTTTCCCGACCTAACTCACCCAGCCTTCGAAGGGATTGAATGTACGCAGCTTCAAGTGGGGTATACAAATCCCTAATCTCGGAAAACCTACCAGTTACCGAAGAGAGCAGTTTTCTCTCTTTGTTCTCAAAGGACTGGTATGTCTCAATGCGAAAACTCCCCACTTCTGGTAAATACAGTACCACATCGATTCGACCGATATACCATTCCCACCGTTCCTTGGTATCAGCATCGATGTATACGGATAGACTCCCTCTGAGAATCATATTTCGTAATTCGGATGAATAGTTTAATCGGGCTCGCAAGGGGTACCTCCTACGGAAGAGATTTAGATACGGTCAAATCTAATCCACTAAGTTGAGCTGGAGTGATTGTTATCTGTGGTCTCAAAACGGTAGGAACAAACCTGACCGGAACCATGGTTTCGTTTGCTATGTTGGCCCCCACCTCAGCGGTGTATTCTAGCACAGCATCAGCCAGTTCCACTTCTGTATCAAAAGACCCTTGTAGAATATACTGAGGATCTTCGTCCGTGGCGTTATCTTCTTTTATGAAAAGAAGGTATGGTTTTATGTCGTCGAGAGCCAACTAACACCCACCTTTGCAATGAGCCACCCGAGGAATAGTAAATCTAGGGAAAGAGAGAACCATAACACGCCTCCTAATCTTCTTCTTTATACGGGCAGAAGAGTTCTCTCTTCTCTATACTCCTATCGCAGCAGAAGCAAGAGTGAAGGCAGTAAAAATACTAATGGGTTTGAAGTTGTGGCAGTCTACCCCCACGTCAAGCCGATGAGTCTGAAAAGGGCTTTTCCCGTGGGAGTGTCCATGAAAGTGAAAACTCCCGTGTATTCGGCGATCCCAAGATTCCAAAGGATAATGATCAAGGACAAAAATCCCATAATCCAAAGACAAGGTTAGACGCTGAAAAACAGACGTGAAAACTTCAGAGAGCCGCTGCTTAGGAAGACCCTGCTTAGTTTTAGGATCGTGATTACCATGAATCAGAATTACATGGCGACATTGGATTTGATTTCGCCAAAAAAGAAGTCGTCCCTTGGAATAATTTTTACAGAAGTCCCCAAGAATGAATAACTGATCTTTTTCGTCTACCGCGGAATTGATCCCCCCGATCATGGTCTCGTTCATTTCATGAGTAGAAACAAAAGGACGATCACAATGAGAAATGATTTTCTCATGATCTAAATGAAGATCAGCTGTTAACCAAATCATCTTGATACCGCTCCATCTTCATTTCCGGCAATTCAATTAGCACATAGGAGAGTCGCTTCATCTGTCCCGGCTGTACACACCAGGTCTGACCAAGTTCAGTGCGCCAAGTACCACTCACGTCTGGGGACTCGTGAATATGTCCGTGGAGTGTCATTAGTGGCTGATGGTGCTTGATAAATTGGTGTATCGCTTCCGATCCGACGGTATCCCCAGACCCACACATATCCAAACGAAGGCCCGCTGGAGGCATATGAATGACATAGATAGCAGTTTCTGGATTTCGTGGTAGTGGTAGACAATTAAGTTCTTCTTCGATGGTTGGCCAAGCACGCATCTGGGCGGGCCAATCAGGGACATCTTCAAAGCCATCAGGCTGAGAAAGTAAGCCAGTCCCAAGTTGCCAGTCAGGGCGATAATTCTCTGTGTCCCTACGGCAACGGTCCTTCAAGCGGAAGGGGTAGTCTACTACCCAGTTCATACCGATTAGATCAAATTCATCAACTTCCAATCGCGATTGTGCTAAGTTCGTCACCAATGGATAATGGGAACACATCTTATCAAATTGCTCATTGTAAATACGAAGATCATCATTGCCTAGCATCGCTGCGTAACGAATCCTGGCCTCCTGATATTCTCCCAAATGTGGATCAAGGAAGTCGAAAAACTTAGCTTGCACCGTGTGTAAGTCACCACCAGACTTGGGCAATATATCACCACCGTTGACGACGATATCGACACCCAGGTCGCGGGCAATGCGGAAAATCTGCCGATACTTGGCATGGTGTCCATGAAGATCAGTAACGTAAAGCAGTTTCATATTTTTCCTTGTGGGAATCCCATCAGTGTCTTTATTAAATCGTGTGGGACTCGAACCCACATTCTCGATCGAGCGAGGCTTATCCAATTAGCTGAACGATTTACTTACGAACAACGCTACTTCTTCTCTCGTAGAATGGCAATCACTTCTGTAGCAGATGAAACCCAATCTGATGATCCTGGATACATAATCAAATAAGGACGGTCCTTACCACGTTCCAGAATTTCACGAATCTGAGTATTACGCCAGTAAAGAGTGCTCCCAAAATACTCCAAGTAAATCATAGGAGCGGCTACATAATCGTTGGACAGATCCACCAGTGCTGCCTGAGCCGTTTTGTTATCTCGGCGGTTTGGTGGTTCACAAATGGTGATATCGGCTAACTGGCAATCAATAGTGTCCTGCACCATCTTCATCAGAGGGACATAAACCGATCGCTGATCATTGTTTGCCAATAACACGGGGTACCAGATGTATTTCACACCCTGCGGTAAATACTCCAGACCCTTCTTCACTTGTTCAAGGTCCAGGGGATCCCCGCCTCTCCATAGATCACCCAAGCATGATTCATGTTCAAAAACCAGGGTTCGTTGACCAGAAGTTTTTAATACAGCATTCACTTCTACAGCGAACGCTTTCCAAGCATCGGGAGAATCAAACTTCCCCTTCAGCATGTCGTTGGTTTTGAGCCCAGGAATGATGGTCATATTGGGTAGACGTTCGCGAAGTTCCATATACAAGTCGGCGTGACCAGTATTGGTGGAAACAATAATCGTATCGGTAACCCCAGCCCAAATTTTTGCTCCAGCTACACAAGTATCTCGCTCAACCTTTCTGTCTTCTTCCCTAGAAGAACCTTGGTTCACTTCCAACCAAGGAATTAGAGGCGGGTTTGTGGTAATTGGGTCAATGACTGGTGGATCAACCGGGGGTGGATCAACAGGAGGCAGAGGTGGTTTCTCAGGATCCTCCGGTTCTGTAGCGATAGCCTTAGCGATAGCGAGAGCAGATTCAGCCCAGAGCGTTGACCCAGGATACGGAATAATGGTCTGGGCTGAAGTATGTCTCAGTATTTCTTCTATTTGATCTGGTCGCCAATATTGCGTGTAAAAATACACAATAGGAAGAGTGGGCTTCTCAGCAACCTTAGCGATGCCTTCTGCGTTCGTCTTACGTTGGGGCGCGTACCAACTTCTCGTAGCCGCCTCACAACTGATATCGAAATCAACGAAACGAACATCGAGAACTTCTTCTACTGCCTCGATAATTCGACTGCCTCTTTCCTTACCAGGAGACACCACTGGATACCAGATGTATCTTACACTCTTCGGGAGTAGTTGTAGACCCGCTCGAAATTTGTCGATGTCAATCTCAACTTCACCATCCCAATAAGCCTTAAGGGCGGATTCATTCTCCAAAACAACAGTTCGTTCTCCGGACGTTTCCAGAATCTCACTCACATCTTTTGCAACCAGTGCCCAACCTTCTAATGAGTCCGGGGTTGCCTTCAGTCTTTTGTAAGTTTTCATACCTGGAATAACACGAATGTCTGGACCGAAAGCTTGAAGAAGAGCATACAGACCACTTGCCCCCGGTGCAGTAGATACTATTACGGTGTCGGTTAACTCACTCCAAGTCTCTAATCCAGCAATGATACCTTTGATTCGAGTTGAATTCATATCATTGCATTCAACCCAGGGGACAAACCCTTTTGGCAGGGGTACCGGAGGTTCAAAATGAACCACCCCATTACGTCGGTCACACTCTATTTGTCCCAAAACTGCAGTTGTTACTAGATCGCCTTCTAAGAATGGCCCTTCCTTAGTCATATAGGTGGTGACAGTTCCACTAGCTGAGATGCAGACTTGAATCTCGATGACACCTAGGGGAGTAGAACTACACACCCATGCCGAGGCCATTTCATGGGTTTGCTTACACTGAGGACAAGTCACCACCTCTTTGGTTTCTTGTAACACGAAAACAGGGTCGCCGATAGAATGAATGGGAGTGATCTGTCCATACGCGGAAAAAACGAAGAACAGACTCAAGAAAATTAACAACAGATTACGTAACAAAACGAGTCTCCTAAAATATGATTATTTTTTCTGCGACCCATTGTCACAGGATTGTTTTTCATCACATAAGTCTTCATCGTCATCACAAGGAGGCGATTTCTCTACTACTGGAGGGAAGGCAAGTTCCCAACGGTCTTTCATCTCCTTTTCGCTACAAAATTGGGGACGGCGTACCGATCCTTTACTCACTGGACGCCTCCTTCGTAGTGATGCTTTGTTCAATCAGATTTATAAGGTCGGTCATTGTTTCTATTCCATCGATTTTTTCATCAGGAATAGTAATATCGAAGGTGTCTTCAATATCCATTACTACTTCCATGATCCCCAAAGAATCGGCATCCAACTCCTTAAACGTGAGTAAGACCGTGAAGTCATCCTTGTGAACACCGAAGTATTCTTCTGCTAGAGATTGGACTTTTGCTTCAATTTCATTACGTTTCATCATAACAAATCCCTTTGTTTCGCTTCTACCAATTCATGAAGATACTGAGCTAAAGGAATACCGAGTGCTTGGGATTTTTCCAAGGCGGAACCCAACTCCTCATCAGTTACTTTACCCCGCATTCCCCTTTTGCCAGAAGAATACCGCCCCTTTTTAGGTGCTACCCGAGCAACTCTCCGACAATTCCTTCTCTTCATTGATTCCATAGTGGTCTCCTATGACGTTAAGGAAGCCGACGACAATATACAGAGGTGCTAAGAGAGAAGCAGTTCGCCATTAACGGGAATCCCCCACCCAACAACCCCAACAACAGTAATTGGCTTGGTCTTTTATTCAGCATGTATAAATAACGAACTATGAGAGCCCATGAAAGAACGCCCGTCCCCGCTGGTCAGGTGTGTCAATCAAGGTGCATCCATCCTGGTCGGCCAGCCAGTCGCGGCCCATTTTCCTTTTCTTTATACTATTTGGCTCGACGGCATTGGCTTTGACCCCAACAGCCACACCATTTGGCACGATGAACGTATTTGCGTTCCAATTTCTTCATTTCGACCAGATTGGTGCTACAGATATTGTTCCAAATATCAAACCACGCAACTGAGTATCGCTGGTCACGTGGAGGTTTCCACTCGAAAACGTCGGCTTTATGAATTGTTAACCGTGCTGGGTGCCGCGAGAGCATATGTGGCCCAACAAGACTTATTACATCGGAAGATTTCTCGATAACAGTGACGTGCTCAATATTATCACACACCAAAACCAAATCTATCACTACACCCAGACCAAGACCCGCAACTAATACATTCCCACCGTATTGTTGTGCCTGAGACAAAACTCCATAGTGGTCTCGGATTTCATCTGGCGTATCTGACATAACAAGACGTGCGCCCCGCTTAAGCATAGTGTACCTTCCGGCCGGAACGAATCGGCCACCATCATTACCTATAGAAGCACGCAGACGACCCAAATTGGCTTCTGCCTCGGTTACTTCGTATCGTTCTACCGCCCATTCACCAGCACATCCAGTAGGAACGGTACTCTTATACATAACCACCTTCCGGTTCTCAATGAGGGAGCCTGATGCAAAACGCAGCACCATTTTCCTCTTGTTCCAGTAGTTCAATTGTGCCGTCATGCCGTTCGATGATCTGTCGGCAGATTGCCAACCCTAATCCTGTGCCTTTCGCCTTGGTGGTGAACAGGGGCTCAAACAGGTGTTCGCAGTCCTCAGGCGTGATACCAGGGCCAGTGTCCTGAATCTTAATGGTATCATAATCCTCACCCTGTTGGGCAACTATCGTAACATCCCCCTGACCGTCCATCACTTGAATGGCATTAAGCAAGATGTTGCTGATGACCTGCTGTAATTGCCCAGCATCGGCGTTTATTGAAAACGGACCCGGCTTCAGCGATATGTCACATTGAATGATCCCCGAATAAAGTTGTTCCCAACAATCTCGGAGTAACGAACCTAAATCCACCGGCTTCTTCACAGGTTCTTTAGAACGAGCCATTTCCATCATGTCACAGATAACGCGGTTGGCAGCGTTAATTTGCTGATCGATAATGTCAAGATATTCCTGTAGCCTTGGATTCTCCGTAGGCACATGCCGTTTCAGGTAATAAGCAGCGTTACGTACAGATCCCAAAGGATTGCGAAGTTCGTGTGCGATGCTCGCGGCGATCTGGCCAATAGTTGCTAGCCGAGCGTTGCGAACCAGTTCCCCACGGGCCTTGGCCAGTTCTGCCTCGACTAGCTCCTTCTCTCTTTCTTGGCGGTCAAGTAATTCCTCCTGTGCCTTCTGTGCCACTTCCTCGGCCTGTTTGCGTTCAGTGATGTCCTGGAAGGTTCCGCACAGCTTGACTGTCTTGCCGTTCTTGACCAGGGGCTTACAGATGGCGTGAGTCCAGAGTTGCTTCCCTTTGGCCGTAGTGAAGCGCATTTCCATGTCAAATGAATCGCAATGTTCGAGGGCCTGTTCGATGGCATCTGTCAGACGTTGGCGATCATCAGGGTGGAAGAAGTTGATGGCCTCATCCAGCGGCGGCTGGTAGTTCAGGGGGACTTCGTGAATACGATAGACTTCCTCAGTCCAACTCATCTTTCTTGTGGTTGCATCGAGTTTCCAACCGCCCACCTTCGCCATTCGCCCAGTCACATGAAGGAACTGTTGGGTTTCTCTCAGCGTCTGCTCCACTAACTTAAGATTGGTAATGTCTAGCCCCAGACCGACGAGATGTGGTTTCCCGTTGAACTCCCGACGTAAGCCGGTGAAGTAGTACGGAATTCGCTGACCATCTTTCGTCACCAAATCCGCCTCAGCATCCGCAGCACCCTCGCGGAAGACCTTCATCATTTGCTTTTCCATCATCTTTTTGACTGGGTCTTCAAAGAAATCCGGACCATACATCTCACCCAGTTCTTCATCGCTGTAGCCAGTCACCTCTCCCCATACCTTGTTCCACTTGACGAACTGCCGTTGCTCATCGAACACATAAAACAAGCCAGGCAAGCTATTGATGTATTCCTCGGAAAGCAGTGCATCCTCCGACCACTTCATGTTCAATCCTCATAGACGAAAATTGGGTCCAATTGTCCAAACTTTCCATCCACCCCCGCCTCAGGAGCGTCCCACGAACCCTCTAACACCATTCAATGCGAGCACCCTCACCCAAGTTTCGGATAGCACGAGCATAATTACGTACATACGTTTTCGTGTAATGACGACGGCTAAACCGAACCGGGACTGGCCACTCACCACCAACACCGCTAATAGGCGTTATCCAAACTTTAGCTAAGATCATTCATTTCTCCATACCGCGTGGCGCGTTTACTCGAAGACGACTTTCCCCTCCACTTCGGCGTATTTTACGATAACCCGTTTACATCCTGCTAGTGCAACACAACGTCAATCGGCCGAAGAACTTTGATTTCATCTCTTGGCGCAAGAATACAACTACCGTCTTGTAGAATAACTTCTATTCTACTTCGTCCCTCTCTTATATCACCAATCTTAGCCAGAATTGGATGATTTTCAATTGTGCAAGGCGAATTCCCCACTTCACCTGAAAGGAAAACGACACAGATGTCACCCTTGTGAGGGGCCGGAAAAAACTCACAGACCTTTTCTCTTAGGCAATCAAAGATTACCTTCGGAAGTAGATTAACACTGTTGACCGGACACACGTAAAAACATTTCATATTGTTGGTTATATGATCCGGAAACGCTTCCCAAAGCCTAACCAAGTTCCCCTGATCTACCTGGATTTCTGCCTTCTTTGTCTGCTCCGCACTAGAGGCAAAGTAGAAGCCATGATTTGACACCCACTCCATAACCGATTCACGTTCTCGCATAATTGCTCCTAACTTCTGGATCGCCAAATACCGCCGGTGCTTCCTGACGTAATAATTGCCGAGCCTGGATCATAAGACCGCGTATTTGGGGATGAGCGGCCGGGGCACACCTCAAATCAAAAATGTGCAACCACTCCCGGAAGTTAGCCGTACAAACGATCTCGGTTTTGAGACAGATAGGCAATGCGGCTCGCGCTATTTGAGGCTTAGCTCCAGCTTCTCTCAATTGCTCATAAGCGTGAACTGAGGCTTTTACGCCTTCCAACCAGATCGCGTGCTGTGTATCATCCAACCCAGGCGGCTCGATAACTCTCACACCACTAGAACGGCCATCACCGGCATAATCGCAGTACCGCGTAGACTCTTGAGAATACGCTGCAAGACGATGGCGCACCAACTCATGAGTTACGCCGCGATCACAGATGAATCTCATGCCAGCTACAGCGTGTTCAAGCACAGACATGTGCCCCCGCTTCTTAATCATCAGCACAAACTTGCCGGGGTCTCCCTGTGATTCCGATTTATAACACGTCCTACCGGCCTTCTCGATTACCTGGAGTGCATTTGGGGTGATGCTCTCCAGTGTTACTGACGGTTTTATGATTTCATATGACATAAATGTCCTCTTATGGATTGTCAATTGAACCCCTTGATAAACTCACGCATTTTAGCTTCAGTGTTGAGGTGGCCGCCTACGAGTAATCGTGAACCCAGTTGCATCCCAGTGTGCCCTTGAGTTTCGGGATGTTTGCCTAGATCGGAGAACATAGATGTAAATGCTTGTTCCAAGTCTCCGTCATCAACCAATGCTAAGGCTCGCTCTTTGCACCACGTCACGTGTTCATTTCTAGTCATCTCATCCCTCACTCGATTATTTCTTCGCCAACACTGGCGAATGCTTCATCAAACACTGCCCTAGCAATCTCCATCGCTTCATCATCGGACAAGTCCAAGTTGGACCACAGAGTAGCATTGGCTAATGTGGTCCGACCCTTCCCAACAGAATAACCATCGAACAGCAAGTCCCCTTGATTGCCACCAATGCAACGATAATGACCTCGCATACAAGAAGAGAGCGCCTCTGCCCTCCTGATCTCGGTGATAGAGGGATCGGCGAACCGTGATTTTGCTGCAAAATTCAGTACAAACGGTTGCTTCAATGGGTATAGCATGGTAGTTATTCCCTCCCCTTCAATGGGTAGTATGGTGGTTGTTCCCTCCCGAAGGCTCTGCTCAGAGCCTCTTCTAGGTCTTTCATAGGACCAGCAAGACGGGTACCCGCCCAGTGACCAGCAGTATACGTACTACCGGTGTCTGGGTCCATGACGTGTTTGGCTCCATCGGTTTGCATGAGAGTTTCATACGCCGCAAGGACTTTACTCATAGCGGTAAGTAAGTCTGGCGTAGTGGTAGCAAAGGCGTCAAGCACAGAAACGGCTTCTCCCTGAGACAGATCGAACAGGTGCCGAAGATGACTAAGCGTAGCTGCCCTAAGAAACCCTCCGGCTTCGGTGGTCTTCGCCTGGAAATCAACGATTTCTCCGGTTACTACTACCTCGGTTAAGAAGCGTAAAGCCTGAACGCTAGCCGGGACGATGCCTCCGCTATCACTCGCGGCGTTTTCGGCACCGGCGTCTTTGTAGCACTCCAAGCAAAGCTGGACATCAGCCTCACCTTCCCCAGTGTCGCGGGTTATCTTATTACAAGCACGGCACTGGTAGCTTTTTATTGCCTTCATGGTCGTCTCCGTGTATGGGCCTGACTGGATTTGAACCAGTGACCGGTAGATTATGAGTCCACTGCTCTAACCAACTGAGCTACAGGCCCTCTTGGTTAATAACGAATCCAAAAACCGCCTTGATAGTAGACATATCCCCACCATGACATCTGTTGTCGGACACTGCGATTGGGTCGAATATTCTGGTTGGGACGGGGACGAGGCCGGACCAAAACTGCCCCATTACTGAGAGTTTGACTTGATCGTTTTTCGAGCAACTTCAAACCTTCGATGATCTGACCAGACCGGTTTAAGCGACACCGTCCCGTTTTACCTTTCCCAATCGACATAATCTCTCCTACCAATCAATCCCCGATTGAAGCGTCAAGGACGTACCCACACAGCCGGATCGTCCGCAGTGCTTACAACTCACGTCCAAAAACAACCTGCCGTGGTCCCAAGTAGGTGTAACGGAATCCCAATCAGGTTCATGGAGTTTGCCTGTTGTACAGATGCCCGTCGTTTCCCCCAGTTGGTTCCAACCCATATCCGTACAGACATGAACTACGCCATTAATTACGAGGGCATCGCCCACACTCATGCTGGTGTGCTTGAGACCTTTGCCACGAATCAGATTGTTTGCCTCACCCCTGGGCGACCAAACCTCACCTTGCAACTGATGGAATACAAGGTCCCGGTCTTGGCTCTTTACCTTGCCCAATAGGATATGAGTCTGACGAAAATTAGGCCCCGTCGCATCAGCATCAAAAGTGGGGTTTTTGGCGTACCAAATCTCGGTGTCACCTCCGGCTAAATCTCCAAGGGCGTGGGTGTTTGCCGCATCATTGAGGGTGGTGTACTGCTTCGATTTTCCATCACACATTATCGTTCTCCGAACCAACGTTGCTTTGCTTTTTACACTCAATAATTGGTCGCGGTACTCCTTCTAATCCAGGTTTGATCTCGTCTTCGTACCGAGGAACAGGGGCGGGGTGGCCATCAAGAAGTACCCAATACGTGTTGGTAATTGTCGCCTGACCTACTTCTGTGATTATTCCAGGACACCACGAGTTATCCTGTTTCTTTACAAGAACTCTTTGATCGACCTCATACATATTTCTCCTCCTCACTCTACTGATCGGAGAAAATCTTCTTCTCCGATTACGGTCGTACCCAATTTTCGAGCTTTTTGAGCTTTGGTGCTGGTACTGTTGGGGTCAGCCATTACCAAGTAATCAAGACCCTTTGACACGCTGCCCTTGACTTCTCCACCATTCTGCTCCACCAGAGCTTGTAATTCCTTTCGAGGACGACTAGCGGCACCAGTGAAACAATAAGATTTCCCAGCCAAGGAACCACCCACGACTTCTTCCTTCTCAGCTTCTACCACCGTTACGGTCAACAGCCTTGATAGGTTGGTAAGCGTGTTCTTTCGACCCTGAATCCCTCGTGCAATGGTTTTAGCCTTAGTTTCTTGGAAACCAGGAAACTCCAGTAATTGTTCCTCAGTCAGAGCGAGAAATTTATCCACCGTGTCTACACCAAGGGATACGAGATTAGCCGCTTCAGTACGACCTAACATATGAATAGACACTGAACCCACCAAGTCGTGCAAATCACACTTCCGAGATTTATCTAGTTCTCGCATGATCTTCGCGGCCATCTTTTTTCCAACGCCTGCGTCAACCAAATCAGAAGTAGACATTTTGTACAACTTCGTAACCGTTCTGATGCCGGCTCCCCACAGTTGAGCCAAAGTCTTATCCCCGATGTAGAGGATATTCCTAGCCTTAATCCATCTGTGTAACCTAGCCATTAAAACATCTTCGCATTTCCCCGGACGGGCACATTTTAATAATGGCCCGACTTGTTTGATAGGCCCGCCACAGCTTGGGCATTTTTTACAGGTGATGACCTTTCTGGTTTTACCCTTCCTGACTCGACGAACACAATAGGGAATCACATCCCCAGATCGGATCACTTCAATGGTATCCCCTATCTGCACATCCAACCGTTTGATCTCGGCTTGATTGTGAAGAGTCACGCTGGTTATGGTAGTACCCCCAACTGCCACCGGCTGAACCTTCCCAACCGGGGTTAAGCGACCCTGAGAACCCACCTGCCAATCGACTCGGTCCAAAACCGTATGACCACCTTGTGGAGGAAATTTCCACGCCCTAGCCCAGTACGGACGGCCATGCCTCTCACCAAGATGCTCTTGTTGAGTTAGAGAATCGACCTTCACCACCGCCCCATCGATCTCAAAACGATTGGAGTCCCGCGAAGCCAGGATTTTAGCATATGCCTTCTTGGCACCTGCAAAGTCACAGGACACGGTGGATACCGCATCGAATCCATGATCCTGCAACCACTTGATCTTCCGAGTTTCAGTGGGAAGATCAACCCCCACAAGATCGAACGCAACGCATCGAATGCTAGCAGCCCCCACAGCGTCTAGCCTTCTGACCAGACCAGCCGCAGCATTCCTGGGGTTGGATTTCCCAGAAAAATTCTGCTTCCATTCTTTGATCGGCAGCAACGCCTCACACCTAACCGATACAGACAGGGACGATGACAACTTCTTAGGGAGACCTTTTGCCTTCCGGATCGTGTGAGTGACGTTTTCTCCGATTGCCCCATCCCCTCGCGTGACGGCACGTACGAATTTGCCCCGTTCATAGATCAACTCAATACTGATACCATCCAGTTTATCCTGAACAACCAGAGCGGGAGTTTTCATCGCCAGCAACCGGTACCACTTGATGAATTCCCCTTCCGAGTGAAGATTGTTCAATGAACCCATTGGGATCTGATGCTGGGTCTTCTCCAGCGGGGAGTCCACGCTCGGCGTGGCCCCAATCTCCTTTAGAAAGGGGTTTCCAGGGTCTTCTTTCTGCAGGGACGCCCGGAGTTCATCGAAACGCGCATCGGACATGACGGGAGAGCCATCATAATAGGCCTGTGAGGCTGAACGCAATAGCCGCTCTAGTTTCGCTTCCATTTCTTTCTCCTACCCCATTAACCACAAGAGGGGCTTTTTGTCAAGTATCAGCCACCCATTTCTAGGTTAAGTAACCCCAGGTCGACCCCGGCGTCGAGTGCCTCGATCCAATGATACATTTGAGTCGTGGTCAAACGCGGCCCAATATCGCGAAGCCCACCTTCAGGACTCTGTAGGACAATGCGTGGACGGTTGGCCGTCCAATCAAACCGCAGGTCAAGGCCAGTTTTGTTGCATACAACGTTTAGTGCTTGTTCAATGTCGGCTCTGGTTCTTCTCATCTTGATTCCTCCTCGGTTGGCACGGTGTCTCGATCTGAACCACAATCGGGATCAAACTTTGCCCAGTGCGTCACTTTGTCTTGCGTTCTCTGATCTAACCGCTGCCATGCGTTAGACAATTGATTAGGACCACCGAACGAACCATCGGGCGTTTCTGGCATGGGGCTATCATCACGTACCATTGCAGCCCACAACGCACGATACGTTGTATCATCTGTACCTGCTTTGGTACACTCGGCGATTTGGTCCAACGTCCAATCAGCCCAATTCTCAGGATAACTCATGCCGATCCCTCTTTATCGTACTCCCGTTTCCGCCATTCCTCAACCAAATCAATCACGGCCTCGCCCAACTCGCGGTCTGCGTATCTCAGCGAGATAGATAAGGTTCCCTCCCCGTGACACTGCACTTCATGGTATGGAAAAGGCGTGCGCAACATCTCCGAAGAACGAGACAACTCAGCCCCGGCGATGCGATTCCTGGTAGCGTTGACGAGTTCCTCAAGATCAGAGGTATACGCGTTATGTGCAGTAACACGATTGGTAACGGTTTCCCAAGCGGAATCGAAATCAGGCAGAAACCGGCGGGAAACATCTCTGGATATGGCTTCTGGAGAACGAGTAGCTGCGACAGTAATAGAAACGTTGATGTCCATGTGATGGTGGGAATTACCGGTTCCCGTTGGCCAATCTCCATCGATCACGAGACGGCTTGGCTTTCTCCACTCAGGACGGATGATAAAGTGTCGTTCAGCGAGATCGACAAAAACTGCTCCCCACATAGAACCCACGCTTTTCACGAGGATCTTTAGTGCGAAACATCCACCAGAAGCCTTGGCGATGGCCGCGTAAAACTTACGACAGGCTGCCTTGTTGTGACCCACGTCGAACATGCTGCTCATCTCAATCCTCTCAGTACCGTTGATGCCCCGAATTTGAAAGGCCGGCCATCTTGGCGAACGGCCAGTATTGGATAGCGTCTGGCTTTTATCGACAAACCAGTAATGGTGTACGTGTTTCCACGACACGTGAAAGAACGTCCCAGCATCTCAGGTTCCAGTCCGTGGGATTTGGCGTGTGCCCGGAAGTACCCTGCTTCTGGAGTCAGGACCGTACCATCCGACTCTACCACAGATATATCGAGTTTGAATGAACACGATGTTGGGCTGAAACGGGCGGAGCCCAATACCACTGATACTCCCCAGCAGTGTTCGAATTCAGCAAGAGCCTCCTGCAAAGCGGGCCGCATCAACTGTACTACGCTACGATCCAAATGTTCCAGCGCTCGTGCTCGAATTTCACTCCCTGAAAAGAGAGCGACATAACCGTCCTCGAATTCGACGCGGTACTGCTTCCCTACTACCGCAGTAATCACGCCCGGAAAGAACTGGCCCTCATACGGAGCCTTCACCAGTTGTCCTGTTTTAAACACATTCCTTCTCCTGATTCGCCATAGCAGCAGAAAGGAGCGGACTCAGGGTTATTCCTCTTCTATGGCAGTGCTGCGCAAAGAAGAACAACGCTCCTCGGAAATCAGCTCGCTCTACTGCTCGCCTAAAACGGCGGTTCACTCTGCCATAGTAATGCTCGACAATGACTCCAATTTGCATGCGATTCCTCACTAAAAAGCACCCTTGCTCTGAACGACTGTAATCTGGAATTCACTGCCATCAGCCAACGTGAGAACGAAACCAGCGTCTTTCGTCAAGACCACAGCCGCCTCGAACGATCTGGCGTGCAAAATTTGGCTGAACCGATTGTCATCACAGATGGCATCCATTGCATCCTCAATGTCTATCGGATCGGTATTGAGGTCCACATCGACCATTTGCTCAAACACTTGTTCCATCGTCTCAGCGACGTGTGTTGCTGTTATACCCAACACCATTCTCCTCCAAAAGGGGCGGGGTACTTCACCCCGCCCCACGAACAATACACTAGCGAGTGAACACGAACTCGTCCAGGAGCAACCAGCGACCCTTGGGGCCAGCAGTAAACTCCACCTGACAGTAACGGCCACGCCCATCAACTGCGATTTGAGTGAAGGACGAGCCCGTAACGGCTCGTTCATCAGCAGTGGGCTCATACGACAGACCATCTGACCAATTCTGGCCATCATCACTGAAACTAACCACGGCTGAGCCGAACAACTCAACGCCACCAGCGGCCTGATTGTTGCAGTGAACCGCGACCTCGGACAGGGTGATTTCCTCACCAAAATCAAAAACGACTGCCATGGTACCGAACTTATCCCAGCCAACCCAGATGAGGGCGTCATCAGCGGTTTCGGTAAATTCACCAGGAGCCATCTCGTCCCAGATACCATCGATCAACTGACCCGTGCCACCACTGAGGTAGGCCCTGGCGACAGTGTTATCACCATCACCATCATAAGACGAATCAGCATGAGGCAGATTGGGCCACCAGCCCTGATCTCCATTGTGCATGGCGTAGCTGATTGGGACAGCAGCAATAACTTCTTCGGCGGCAGCTTCACGAGCAATCGCGTTGTCCCACGTTACCTGAAACTCCACCAGGAGCGGACCAGCTTCATCCCAAATCACCATAGGGTGAGATACGAACAGGTACTGCTCACGCGTAAACGTCATCTCATAGCGATACTGAGAATGCTCATCATCCCAGCCGATCAGTTGAGGCTGCGTAAACTTGCACTCCTCAGTTGAGTCATCAGGGTAAACGCCGATTACCGCGACTGCGATTTCCTCCTGGTACTCAGGTTCAAAGACCAACTGCGTCGGACACCAGATCGTGAAAGTCTGGTCATCACCCGGCGAGAACAATCCTTCTTCCTTCGAAGAAGAAATGTACTGCTTGGTGATGTACCCTTCATATTCCACATCCTTCACCCAGTTCCCGGATTCCGTTCCAGCGGGCGGCTCAACAAACACGGTACTGCGAATACCGGGCTCAGGGCCAAACGGGTTCCCAATGATCTCCTCGGGCTCAGCCTCGTCCTTCCCCCTCATCAAAGGTGCGGCAGGGGGTTCAGCAGCGGGGGGTTCAGCTACCAGTGCAGTAACACCGGCTACGGTTGAATCTATCCCCAGGGTGTTGAGCAAACCTTTCATGCTCTCCACGTCCTCAGGAAGACAACCAGTGAGACAAATTCCCAATACGACGACGACGGCGGCAAATTGCTTCTTCATCTTACGCTCCATTCAGGTCCACGAAACAGAATCACGACAGGGCCTGTCCTCCAGGGGAGCATATAGTGGCGATTGTTTCTCCTCTCTTTCTCTGTCAGTGTGAAAGGCTACCCGACCTAGGCCGGACACGCATAGCGGTCTCCATCAACTCTCCATGTGCTCTTCCCATCACCCACTCGGACCATAGGTCCATCCTCCGCTCGAATGTCATCATGTTTGATAGACGTAATCTTCACTTTGACGTACTGACCGTCAATGTAAGTGATGGCCTCCTGCCCTCGCTTCAAAGTAGCGAACTTCTTAAAAACTTGTTCCCAAAATGCGAAATCCCCCTCCGCGAACTTCACGTAGGCAGGAGAAATTGCAAGGGCTTGCTCTCTCGTGATAACCATATCAGTCTCCACACCTCCTAGTCGAACAGATTGAACAGAAAACCTAAACCCCCATCGTTCCCACGATCATCATAGTAGTAGTCATCATAACGATGACCACGGTCACGGTTGTCATAGTCAATATCAACCCAATAACCCCCGCGATCCTCCCCGAAGTTGATGGCCACATCATCACATCCACAGCAGCCGAATGCGACAACGACGAGCAACGACAGACAGCACAAAGTCTTCTTCATGGTAATCCCTTTCGGTTCACATTTGGTCGGTGTCTTCTTCTGATTCTTGGCAGTCAGGACACAAGTCCCGATCTGGGGTACAAGACCACCCGAACACCTCAGCCTGTAGAGGCTCGGTTACATCTTCTGGGAACAAGGTACGACAGTGTTCGCCATCACACCTCAGTTGTCGGTCTTCGATCATGATGCTCCTCCACCCAAGTGAATCATAGGCGAAATCATTTGATTTCCTCCTCCACCATAGGACCAATATTGGCCCATTCAGCGGCAAACGCCGCACGAGCCTCCACCGGACAAGCAGCGAAGATCGACTTGCTCTGCTCCCACGAGATGCTCCAGTCACTGGGTTGAGCCTTCTCGGGCAGCAGCGACAAATCATCCACCTCCAGAATTGTCTGCCACAGCAGGAACAGACCTTCCATCGGGGACTTGGTGATCTGCTTGGTAATCGCTCGCAAATCTTTAGCGGAAAACTCAACGTGTTGTGCAATCTTCATTCTATTCACCTCCGAATAGGTCAGAGAGTTTCTCCAAGTACCCCGCCGTACAGCACTCCCGGCTGATGACAAAATCCTCGAAAGCCTGCTCGGCCATCGGACTCGTTTGAACCTCAACCACGAGGTTGGCATCTTCCCCTAGGCGGGTAATGAGCTTTATATGTTCCATCACCTTCGCGATAGAAGAAGAGACGAACCCATCCGTGTCTAGTTGTGGCCACTCTACCAGACACTCCCATAGACCGTCCCGGTAGTAATCCACTACGATTTTTATAGTGTTGTCATCGGACATCACATTCTCCATTTGGCGATCCATGGTTAGGACACTGGCCACGATGGGACTTGAACCCACACTGGACGGATTTTAAATCCGTTGCCTCTGCCGAATTGGGCTACGTGGCCTCCCCGATGCCCCAACAAGGGGCATCGGTTTTTCTAGTCAGCGACGATCACATCCCCTTGTTCCAAGCCATGGCGAACACATCAGCGTAATCAGCATCACGGGGATCAGACATTTCAATGAACTGATACTCCAGGTACGTGGCAGCACGATCTTCCATGGTCAGCTCATAGTAGAGCAGTCCATTCTCTGACCAGCTCTCGATCTTGATATCCAATGCTTCGATCTTGGTGATGTTCATGTCTTCGTCCATGACGGCTCCAAAACCACCATCCCAACACTGGGAGTATTGGAATTCCAGCGGAACATTGGATTCAATCACTACCACCGAACTCTCATGGTTATTGCCCGCGAAACCAAGGAACCAATCATCGGGCTCACCATCATCATCACAGTCGTTCCAATAGTCGTTCAGGTCGAAGATCACGACCTCACGCTCCACATTTGAGTAATCCACCGGAGCGTTCTCAGCCTCAGCCTCAGCGTTGTTCTCAGCCTCAGCCTCAGCGTTGTTCTCAGCCTCAGCCTCAGCGTTCTCAGCCTCAGCGTTCTCAGCCTCGAAACCATCGGACGACTCAATCGTGGGGACTACGCCCGACTCGCCAGCATCAGCAAAACGGACACCCGGTTCAGCAACAGTAGCAGGACCCTCGGTGATGTACGTGTTGGTCACGTTGTTAATAACGTTGGTCGTCACGTTGGCGTCGGCGTGAACATCAACCAGGCCATCCAGACTGCCATCCTCGGGCAGACAACCTACGACACAGAGAGCAGAAACAGCAACAGCAACAGCACAGTAATTGCGAAACATGTCATTCTCCACTCGGCGATAAACCTATTTTGTTACGACCCAACACAAACGTGATTCAGTTGGCTTTGGCTGCCCTACTTGGGCTTCACGGCCTCAGGATTCTTCCCTCTCACATATCGCGTAGCGGTGTACTGCTCAGGTCGAACCTCGACACATCTTAGTTTGAGATCACCCACAAACTGCCTGTGATAGTCAACCCAGGTCAACCTGTAGTACCGATCCGAGGCGATGTGCCGCACGACCTTTGCATAGGTCGTTGCATAACGGTCCTCATCAGTAGCGTACGCTTGCAAAACTACTTCATATCCCTTGACATCCTCATCATCGATTAGGGCGTTCTTTTCAGCGAGTCTCATGTTTTCATCCTCTCTCAGTTACCCCGGAAAACGCGCCCGGAGCTACAGCTCCCGGATGGATACCAAATCTCGACCGACCACGCGATAAAGCGTACAACTGCCACCTTCGGCTTGATGTTGCCAGTTCCGCACGCAACCCGCGACAACAACCACGTCACGGTGAGCGGCAACACACACTCCCTCGGAGTTCAGAGCAAAAAACATAGCGGTTCCTTATCGGCGACTGTCTCTCAAACCTGGACGCAGGGTGGGGTACTGAACCCTACCCACTAGTAGTATAGCAATCAGGAGAGGTTCTGTCAAGTCCTTTTTTGACCTCCTTGACCCCCCAGGAGAGGCCAGAAAGGGCCACGTTATAGGACGTTCCAGGACGTTCCAGAACGTCCTATAACGTGGCCCAGAGAAGCCCAGAAAGGGGGTATCCAGAGAAGCCCAGAAAAGGGGTATCCAGAGAAACCCATGGAAAATGGTGGGAATCGAACCCACACCCCCCCAGCCGAGGCCAGTGACAGTCAGATCCTGGCAATGTCACCTGGGTACTCACCGGTTTCTTCACCCCAAAGACGACGAGGCGCCAGTTGAGTCCCATTCCAGTTGTAGTCAGCCCCACATTCGCAGGTAGAGGTGAAGCCCGCACAACATACGGTTTCACCACAATCACACTTGACTTCTACCCACCCCGGAACCCTCTGGTCGAAGTCTCGAACCTCGTGCTCAAGAATACCTCCACACTCACACTTCATACCGATTTGCTTGCGATTATCGGGAAATTCTAGTTCCACCTTGTCATCAACCGTGTGGATGATGGTCACGCCACAGCCACAATCCTCGCACATGGCACTTTCACTATGATGTTGGCGATACTGGTCATCAACGATACGTATTTCAGACATCAACAACCTCCTCAAACTCTGTCTTGCTCTGCGAGATAGGCGGCGTAGCAGTCAGGACACGCATCACTAATCGTCTGATCCAGCGGAACCAACCGCCTACAACGAACACAGTTGATTCTGAGAGAAGAGCCAACTGCTTTTTCCCAACGAGGGATATGAAGGATTGTTTTCTCTCCTCCAAACGTGGTGACTGTAACATGAGCGGCAGGCCCTTCCCGTTCCACTTCGATGGACTGGATTCCTTGATCCTGCAAGAAGGCCAGGACGGCATCAAGTTGGGTGGCTGACATGGATCAGTTCTCCTGGTATTCCACAAAGTCCCGGTACATGCCACCATCTCGGATAGACACGGTGTCTTCGGTCAGCAGAGCACCATTCATGTAGATGCTCACAGTAACCTCGGTGTACCCGATTTCATCCTCGAAAGGATAACCAGCAGACAACTGAAACTGGTACAGCGATTCGTCTTCGCAGTATCCCTGCCGGAAACCAAACGCCACCTTCCCAGATTCACCATCGCGGGGGTAGGGCGTTCCATCGGAGTCCATCACCCAAAGTTGCATGGGAACGATCTCGTCCCACTCAAACGCGAAGTAGAGGTCATATCCCTCAGATGGATGCCCCTCCTCATCGTCGGCCAGGGTGTCATCGACATCACCGGCAACCGCTCCCGTATCGGCGGTTACGTTACCGATTGACACGTTAGAGTTATCTCCAACCTCGATATTGAAGACATTCGTCGCCACGTCGGTGTCCACGGTCGTATCAAGGCCCAGTTCAACTGGAACGTCTCCAGCGATCGGACAGCCACCAAGAACGACACACAGCATCAGATTTAGCAGAACGATTGCTCTCATCGGTTACTCTCCTCTCAATTCCCAGCCTTTTTGGAACCCCTCGCAGTACGCTTGGAACCAAATTTCCGCCTTCGAAGTTGCGTGATCGTAACTCATCTCATAATCCACAACCCAACCCCATTGTGGGTCTTTCCGGCATTGCGGATTAAGCGAGGCGGAGTTTGGGTGCATCGCGATATGCTTTGCGACCGCTTCACTTGCACATGACAGGGTTCTCATGCTTTATCCTCTCGCCCCGGTTCCGGTTTCACTTCGGGCTCTTCTTTGGGGGAGTTGCAATTCGGACAATGCGTAGTCTCAGGTGCTGCGAAGAACTGAAAGTAGCACCCACTGCATCGCACTAATGGCGAATTGCGACATGGTAAAAACTTAACGGTCTGCATAGTGATCCTTTCTGGTCGTTAACATTCATCATCTGCTCCGATTCATTCCCAAGGGAACTTCCCGCAGCGTTCCACACAATCTTGTAACTCCCGTCTAATCTGACGGACACGTTCTCGGGACAAGCCATGCTTCTTGGCGAGAGTGGCACCCTGGCCCTGCTCCATTCCCAGGATATCGGCTACGATTCCAGGGTGGTTCCGTTCGATTTTGCCAAACGGGGTGGTTATACCACGTTGAGGTAGTAAATCCCGATAAAGAACTGCCAACTTCTTCACGACCTCAGCCATGCCTTGGGATACGTCCCATTGCTCGGCGATCTCCCTGCATGAGAGGGAAAGGATGCCCGGCTCGCGGGCCAGTTTATCTACGGTTGTAGTCATCTGTTTGCACACCTCCTATACTCCTGACGGGTGAGCCTGAAAACGAACCTCGTTCGAGCGGGGTTTTGTTCGTTTGGCTCCAACGTTACGAAAATTAGGGGTTGGCGACCCGTCCACTCAATCAGTTCTCAGTGGCGTCCATTCACCACTCAGAAGGAGCATTAGACACCCTTCATCACCTTCGAGGTTTAAGATACCATCGAGTTGGCGAACCCATCCATCTTCTAACCATTGTTCTTGGCTGGTGGGCGGCGTTTCAGAGTCGGGGTCATACTCACTACAAACTGGGTAGATTCTCGTAGGGTCAAACTCTACCGTTTCTGCCGTTGCCAACGCTTCTTGTGCTTTCTTCGCCGATAGTTTCTCTTGTGCTTGTGCACTAACACTTCGAAGATGTACTAGTAAATTGGCAGCGCTGGCTCCCAGCTGCCTTCGCAAGCGGGGCCGACCGGCAGGATCATTCTTATCGTTGTGCTTCATTGTGATTCTCCTCGGCGAGGTAGAGCGAATGGAAAACGCCCGGCCCCGACCGGACTGGGACTACCACGGACGGGACGACGCGAGGTGGGGTACTGAACCCTACCCACTAGTAGTATAGCAATCAGGAAGGCTCGTGTCAAGTCCTTTTTTGACCTCCTTGACCCCCAGGAGAAGGTCAGAAAGGGACACGTTATCGGACGTTCTAGAACTTCTAGGAACGTCCGATAACATGCCCCTTGGGGGGCTCCCCTTGGGGGTATATTCAAGACCAGCCTGGAAACCCGAGGGTTGACAGATACCCCCCTCTTGTGGTATAATGGAAATAGGATCAACATAGGAAAACGGCCCGATACCCAGTGGGTGCTCACCCACCGACCGCAGTCCATGATGATCCGTGAGGAAGGAAGTACCCATGCCTAAGAAGAAATCCGCCCCGAAATCCAAATCCGTAAAGAAGAAACCCACCCCTGGATCCATACTTGATCAACTAGAGGAGGCCGCACCCGCTCCCAAGAAGAAGATGCCCTCCAAACGGACTGCGCCAATCAAGACCCTCACCGAGGAACAGACCGTCGCAATAGCCAACCTCGCTCTGCTCACGAGTCGTGCCAAAGACTTAGACGCCCAGATTAAAGCTCTAAGGGCCGACCTGCATGAGGACATCCTAGAATGGTTCAACCAACGGTGTGAAGAAGACGGGGCGGCCCATTCCTCCGCTGATTTGGCCCCTCACCTAGAAACGAGTATGGCTTACGTTTTGAGCGTTCGTCCAGGATTCGACAGGAAAAGTCTGCGTGAATTCGTCAAGTCTACCTTTGGGAAGGGGGCATCCAAGACCTGGAAAGCTTTAACCGAAGATGGGGGTCCGATTCAAATCACCGCTCTCCCACTAAAGCTAGACCAAGACCATGTTGCTCAAGTTATTTCCCAGCACCGGGGTGGAAGTGTGCTGAGTAAAAACAGTGGTCTGAGTGCTTCACAAATCAAACTCATGGGTGGCCGTCGAGTGATTCTTGCCCTCAAACCACAGTTTGCGACCGGTGACAAAGTAGAACAGGTCGTAAAGGATCTGAAAGAGGCACTCGGGGATAAATTCGCCCAGTTTTTCGAAATTGAGGTTGTTGTTGACGTTAGTGGAGATTTCCTCAAGAACAGAATCTCTTCCCAATCCGCATTAAGGGATGCCGCAAAACAGGCCATTGAAGTGGGCTGTGGTAAAGTTGTCCAGTACATCCGACCAGTGTCCAAATAAGGGAGTGATCACATGGCTGCTAAGATATCGGATATGATCAAAGAAATGGACTTTTTTGACTTGCGATCCTTAATGAACGCCGTCAAGGAAGAGATCAGTTTGCGAAAGAGCGCTGACCGCTTCGTAATCGGTCAGAACGTAATAGTAAGACTGGGGGATGAAATCGAATACCTCGCTGTAGTCGTCGATCACCAGTCAACCCAAAAGATCAAGCTGGAATTCCCAGACGGAACAACCAAAATCGTCTTGGCACACCGCGCTAGACCAAATGTGGGAAAATCATGATCGCAATAACAGCCCTGCGACTCCCAGACAAACCTCAACGATGTACGACTGATGCTCTACATCGTTTGGATGATGGGAGGCACGTAGCCCAGAAGAAATGGAATGGATGGCGGTGCGTTATCGTCTGGCAAAAACCCACATTACAAATCCTGTCCCGCTACAAGACCAGAACGATCCCAATTTCTAAGTCGGCAAAGCAAGCAATCACCGCTATGTGTTTGCGTGCCAAGACCAAGGGACTTGTTCTGGATGCGGAGTACATGGGAATGAGGAGTGGAGCCCGTCGAGAAAGCGTGGTTCTGCTAGACGTGTTGTATCTCGAAGGGGTATGGCAAGGCAGCAAGCCATGGAATGAACGAGATGCCATGTTGCAAAGTCTACCGGTGTCTGCCCCCATACAACTGGTGGAGAATTTCTACACCGACTTCGCTGAAACGTATGCTCATCAACAACAAGATTCAGAAAGCGAGGGTCTCGTGATAAAGAGACTCAAGAGCAAACTGATCGGAGGAATCGATGGTTGCAAGAGGAATCCTCACTGGTTCAAGGTTAGGTACCGGGAGGATCAAGTATGATGACATCAACCAGATGAGCTTCGCTCAATCTCAGGGACAGATCATAGTCCCCAACTCGAAGTTGTAAAGGGTCACCCAAGGGTGCGCGTCGCAGTACCCGAACCCCCGCCCCCTCAATGAGTCCCATCTCCATCATACGGAGTGACCAGGGACCAGGACGCACACCAACGATACGGCAACTCGCACCCTTGGGCACAGCACTAAGTTCCTCCTCATTTCTCCCGGTCAAACTTATTCCAAACCTGAAAAATCTTGAGCAGGTTGTCTTCCATATGGTCAAGACGATCTGCCCATTCTCTTAGGGCTTTACGAAGCTGTGCTTTCATTTTCTGTCGTTTAACGTCCTTCTCCACACCAAAGGAATTAGCTAGACCTTCCACATCTTCTATAAGATTAGATATCTGCTTGATAATTTGATTTTTCTTCGATTCGTAATCAGCTCGCTCCTATTCGCACAACAAATCTTTCTGAGAATGACAGGGAACCACCTGATGCCACTGAGCCATGTTTTCTTCTATCGTTTTGAGACGTTGGTCTTGTGTGGCGTCTATAGCGGGTACTGTCTGGTTCCACGCTTCTAACCAATCCTCTATCCGCGCAAGTCTTGCTTCCGTATCCTCGGAAGCAGTTTTCAATGAGGCTAACTCAGCAGCTATATGGCCTTGATGTTTTACACCTGCATCGACCACCTTCCTCATTTCTGACACTTCTTTTTGTTGATAATCAATTTGCATACGCATAGGCTGAACCATTGCGTATACACCAGCAATGATCGCCAATATCGCTACTACACCCCCGAATGCTTTGGCGTTGCCACCACTACTGTCTTCTGGCATTTTTTATCCCTGCGTGTACTTGTTGGATTAGTTCACCTGGATCGCCGGCTTTCTCCACGTACGCGAATGCACCCAGGTTCAGAGCTTCCTTGGCAGAAGCAAGAGTCCCATGGGCTGTGTTGATTATGACGCGAACCTTGCCATTCATGTTCTTGATCTTCGCCAAGAGTTGGGTGCCATCTAAATCAGGTAAGCGTTGGTCCACTACCGCTACGTCAAAATCCTCATGCTGAACTTGTTCTAAAGCTTCAGTCGCATTCGGACAGCCAACAACTTGAAAACCTTCACCCTCCATGAGACCAGTGAGTGTGAATAGTTGTGACTCCTCATCTTCAACGATGAGCAGACGAGCGCGTTTGTTTGGTGATACCGTAGAATCTGCGAAGAGGAGAATCCACGCTAGACCAGCGAGCCCTATTAGTATAGCTCCCATCATTTCAATCCTTCGGCCAGAACAACCAGTGATACCAGTGATTAGTAATCCAAGTCGGTTCAAAAAGTAGAATCCACGCCAGACCAGAGAGAGCTATTAGGATAATCCCCATAGCATTCGTACTCCATAACCATGACAGCGTTACACTGGGCTATTTCCCCCTCTTTGTAGTGACAGAACCCCGGTTACCCTGTACTACCAAATCCAGTAGCCCCTCGCTCAGTAACAGGTAACTCTTGAACTGATTCTATTTCCATTTGCGGGACGGGAAATACCATCATTTGACTGAGCCTTTCCCAGGGATCAACTGTAACTGATAAAAGACCCGAATTCCAAACCACACTATAAAGGGGTCCGGTGTATCCGGAATCAATCAACCCCGTTATAATTGTTAAGCCCTTTTTCACAAAAGCAGAGGACCGAGGGATAATCAGCCCGCAGTATCCCTCTGGAATTTTGACTTGGATTCCTGCCGGTATTAATTCTTTTGCATTGGGGAGTAAGAGGATTTGTTTACCGGATGCGTTGGCCAAATCCAGTCCACAATCCCCCGATTTGGCGTATTTAAGAGGTGCTTGTGCTTCTATTTCTGGACTAGCATACTTTACCATTAGCTTGGGAATCATCAGAGTCTCCGAACAACAACTTTTTGCGGTGGGAAGAATCACTCCCCATCAGTTGATCTACTCTGATATCGTCCTGATCTAACGCTCCAGGTTTAATCTGACTGATAACCCTGGTCGCGGGGTCTAAAGCTACATACTGAAGTTGGTCCGCATTCATCTCACCCAGTCCCTTAAAACGGGTGACCCTCCAACCCTGCGGGTTCTTTCCTATCGCTCGTTTCAATTCTTTTCTGGTGTTTCCATAAATTCGTTTCTTACCCTTGCTAGCACCAAACAAAGGGGGTTCAGCAACATAGACACACCCGGCTTCAAGTAAAGGACGGAACCACTGGTGGAAAAGCACTAGTAATAAACATGCGATGTGATGACCATCACTATCAGCATCAGCTAAGATGATGATTTTCCCGTACCGAGTTTTCTCTACCACACACTTATCAATGATGTTGGTGCCAATGGTATCGGCTATGGCTCGCAGGGTACCATTATCTAGTGCCCGTGTTGGGTTGAACCTGAGTACATTCAGGATCTTACCCCGCATGGCCAGAATAGCCTGCGTATGGGGATCCCGGCCCATCTTAGCAGTTCCTGCCGCAGACTCACCCTCAACAATGAACAATTCTCGCTCGGCGGGATTGGGATTGCTACACTCAGATAAACCCCCAACCATCAAGAAATCGTTTTTCCTACGACCCTGTTTTCTGAGTTTCTTAGCAATCTCTTTCCAGTCCTGAGCTTCGGTCTTGGCTTGATATGAAGCGGAGAGTTTCTCAAAAAGCTGAGTTAGGTCTTCCTTACCCACAAGTTTAGTCAACGTGCGAGTAACACACTTCTTCACCAATGCTCGGGCTGTCTTTGTAACCAACCGTTCTTTTGATTGCGAGCTATAGCTGGGTTCTTTTAGTAGAACATGGATTACCCCCGATAATCCTTCCATTAACTCATTGCGGGTAAATTCGAATCCTTCTTTCTTCCCTAGAGGAACCAAGGTTTCTTCTAGCCCGTCCAAAAACCCCTCGTAATGCCGGCCGTGTTGGGGAGTTTCTACCACGTTACAATAGGAATAAACTGACCGCTCGCTACTGTCTACAAATAAAATGGCAGCTTCAATACGGTCTTTCCCCTCTTTGTCAGACACATGAAGCGGACCGAGCAGACTTTCTCCCTTGGGTGCCCAATCAGTTACGAATTGGGTTAAACCAGTGCTGGAGTATGTGGTTGTTTTCTTTCCGCATTGGAAGACCAGGGTTAATCCTGGACAAAGGTACCCAACCTCTTCCAGCCTCTCCGAAATCAACTGAGGATCGAACTGAATTTCCTCGAACTGTTTTTCTAGGGACGTATCTGGGGTAAAGGTAACTTCGGTTCCGGATTGTTTCTTAGTCGCCTTCCCCACCTTTCTCAATTTAGTCGTTTCTGTTCCCCGACTAAACTCCTGCTGCCATTCATGACCATCTCGCCACACCCGAACCTTGAGATGGCTGGAAAGGGCGTTAACAACGACTGACCCAACACCATGCAACCCACCAGCAGTGGCATACACCTTATCGTCAAATTTACCCCCACTGAACAAGGTCGTGAACACGGTAGTAAGGGCAGGCTTACCGGTTTTCTTGTGGAGCCCAGTAGGAATTCCCCTACCATAGTCACGGATCGAAATCGTTGTCTTGTCCTCAGACAAGACGACCTCGATTTGGTTTCCTTCTTGCGCTAGGTGTTCGTCAACAGCGTTGTCGAGGATTTCCCGAAATAATTTGTAAGCAGTAACTTCACCAACCCACATCCCAGGCCGATGACGGATCTGTTCGACCCCCTCCATCGCTGTAATGTTGTCAGCGGTGTACTTCTTCTTAGCCATGGCACCTACTCGCGATCTTTGTACATTTCTTCAAGAGCCTCATTGTAGTTTCCTTGGGCTACTTTGTCAATCCATTCTTTGGCTACGTTTTGTCGCTCTTGCCAATTTGCCAGACCCACAAAATCAATTACTTCGTGAGCGGCTTGACGCATTCTCTCTATACTATCTTCCTCTACTAAAGGACTGAGGTCCCCTTCAACTACGATCATGGACCGACTTCCGTCCAAATGAGGGCATAGTTGAAAATAATACTCCGCATCACCATGAGATTTAAAACAGAATTCAGTGACTATCTGTGATGGGGTCGTATGCTTATGATCGGTTCCACACTCGATGTAATAAAACCAGATTCCTGGTGCAAAGGCAGTCCGATAGCAATAAGAAACACGCCATTCTTTGTCCTTGAAATAAACTTTCTTTCCTGGCGGGTATTTCGGGGGTGGAAGAGGTGGAAAATGACTGCTCTGAATTACGGGTATCGAACCCCCATTCCTACCGCCCAATGTTTTAGTGGACTTAGTACGAGGTAAAGGAACTCTTATTTCCGGTAATTCTGAAATCACGTGACCACACTCCTATACACATAGTCGCAGAACATCAGTCTTGCCCAACATCCCAGTAGTCAACAAAGCCTGAACTTCTTTCCGAAGCTTGATCAACACAGTGTCTCTTCCAAGGAGCTTCTCGGAGAAAACCAACTCACCTTCTTTTAAGCAAAAGACACCGGCTGGCTCTCCCGCAGCGAACTTGACGGAATACAGGAATTCAACGCCTTCAGGAAGCAGACCCATTTTTCGAGCAATAAACATCAGCGGGGCTTTTCCGGGCGATAAGTATCAGGACTCAACTTCTGACTACTGAATACCAGCGAGGCAGCAAAATCAGGTAACCCAACGCCACGGACACCATTCACGAACATCGTTAATACTTCGACGATACGTTGACTCGGAATCTCATTGAGGGCTGCGGCAGTTAAGAATGTCCTTAACCCGTCCAGGGATACAACATCCTTACGATGACAAGGAGGCGGTAATTCTTTGCGCGTCTTCATATTCCTCTCATGCGATAAGCGGGTGTCACGTGATCCCCAAGGGGGACGAGCTAACCAAGTTCCAGGCGCCATACTTTTCTTCCTTTCCTGTTATTTTAATAACGAAAGGAGGTTACTCGGAAAGAAGAAGAAAAAGACCATTACGAAGGCTATCTAGATCGGGCTGAAACCGCTCTTTGACTTCTTCATCAACCCAGTTCAAAGCGCGGTGAAGCCCGTGGGAACCAGGCAGGAGATTAGCTCGACAGCGGCTGGCCAATACTCTGGCATAACCAGACGTAATATTGCTACCATCGGGCTTGGTAATGGTATCTTCGATATGCTTGGAATTACCCCCAGATAAGACAATGCTAAACGCCATTAATTGACTTCTGTTTAAACTGGCCAACGCTTTGGCGATTTGAAGGGGGTGTGCTTCGGGCTCAGAAAGTGCCCAATCAAAATGCTTCCCCAAATGGTGTACTCGGCTAGCGAGCAGAGTTTCGAACAATTTGAAGACGGGGACTGATTCGGATCGCCTTTGTAAAATTTGTGCCAAACCTCTTTTTTGAAGTCGGCCTTCATTCATAAAGGCGAGATAGTCCAATGCGGCCACTGCTTCAGGATATTCCCTTATCTCTGTGATAGCTTCAATAACACCATCTTCAATTTCGCAACCTAGAGCAATATACCGTTTTCGCAATCGCCGGATTAAAACACCCCCCGATTCTCCGGTTAATTGAAAACAGGTGTACTCCGCATCCTGAGCTTCTTTAATTTTTTCCTCAGGCAACCGCATTAACAGACAGTATCCTAGTTTCGCTTCCTTTTTTGCCCATCTATCAATTTTCTTTAGGTCAAAACCAGCGAGAACGACGTGGTGATCATGAAAAATACTGGGACCATATTTACCCTCACCATGAGTTTGGAGAGCAAAACCGTCCTCTTCTAACCCAGCCAGAAGACGAGCCCAAACGTAATCAGATACTGGGGAGATGAGGTAATAGGGTAATTCCCTCTCAGTCAAATGACGAATAAGGGCTTTTTGGCTAACCGTCTGTGGTTTAGCCATCCCCAGATTCCTCGCCTGTGTAGTATTGGACCCGCCAATACCCATAATCTGCGGCTACTTCACATGCTTTAAATATGGGTTGGATTTTTTCACGCTCAGTGGTAAGTATCCGAGTCGTTAACACCCCGTTGGTACCCCTTCTCCGGTTCTTACGAGCTTGTAACACTTTGGACGTAGGGTCTAGCATCTCTATCTCAACTGCTGAGTTATCAACCAACCAAGTCCCGAGGTTAGAGGCAAGCCACCATACTTGATCCACACTCCGGGGGAACCCGTCTACTGCCAAAGGTTTTTCAAGAGCAACGGCTAGTAGAACGGATTCTTTTACCAGGGAACGAACCATGTTTTCTACCTGGGGATTAGCTAGGTGTGATCCATGTTTGACGAAGAAGTCTTCTCCTAAAAGCACTCGCATCAGCTTTCCACATGACAGAACAATCGTTTCAGAATTATCGCTTTTGTGGTGATCACACCGATACGATTTTCCGCTACAGGGTAAACCAGTTATGAAGGTTAGCTGCATCCGTCATTCCTTAATCCGGGAGTTGCCTAAGTTCCACTTCATCATTTTTGGGGCCTGTTCCCAGCATCCACAGTTTACACCCGTGAGCATTTAGACACTGCTGCAGTTTTTCGTAAAAAGGCTCTGGGTCTGTTAGATAATTAACGAAATTCAAAAACATGTAATTTGGACGAACGTGTTGTAGGAATCTTTCTAGTTGCAAAAAGCTGAAATCAAAGACTCTCCGTACTCGACCTGTGACGGTCGTGTACTCTTCTATTTGTTGACCAATCTTTTCACTAAGGTGCGCCCAGGTTGTTTCTTCATGGTCTGAGTAATAGGGGCCTGAGGTCGATCCTTCCAGACTACCGACTCGAATGGGATAGGTTCGAATAATTCCTACTATGTCACCATAGTAATCTGGATGGGGTGGAATACCAGCGTTATCAAAAGCACGTCCTACCAAACAATCCCGACTGGTGGTGTAGGGGTATTGATGCCCAAAGTTAATGCCGAGATCAAATCCTTGAGCAGTTTCAGAAATCACCGCGGCCCCTGCCAACAAAGATTCTCTGACCAGTGTGCCAGTATCAGCAACAAATTTGGCAACACGCAGATCATGTTTAGCAATATTGCTATCTTTGGGGTCGCGCCGCATCTTACGTATCACGGCTTCAGCACTACCCTGCATGGTGGAACTGATACCAGTCAGTCTTTGTTTCTCAACGTCAGCATCAGCTTGTGACAAGACACACGCACGAGGGTGAATAGCCAGGGTGAAATCTCCCCGTTCTTTTTGGGCCGCTGCAACTTCCATTAGTAGGCGATCCACGTCAAATACAGCATGAGGTCCAATTATCACGGTGTGGACAGTGGGGAACCATGCGCCTACTGGCAAGGCTTTAGACACATGTTTTTCGCCGGAAACTGGGCCATAAAAAGAATGGCCTGCATTGGGCATGTTGTCCCCAACTACTACAGAAACTTGGGGATTCTGCTCGAAGATAAAGGCCAGCAATTTGCCTTTACCGGTTGATCCCCATTGCCCGTCAATAACTATTGAAAACTTGCCTGTGGGAAACATACTCATCATTCACCAACCTTCCTGGTCTTCTTCCGAAAAAGAATCCCCTACCCCAACATCAAAATGAATAAACGACCGGCGATGATACTCGGTCATTCCATACAAACGAAGAGCCTCAACATGACTACTGTCGTAATACCCATGATTCACATCCCACCCATACACGGGATGACAGGTGTGTAATGCATCCATAAAACTGTCTCTGGCGGTCTTGGCCATAATTGAGGCACAAGCAACAGCAAATTCAGATGAATCTCCTTTAATAACGCACTTATCAACCGGTGCATCACACAGGGGCCTATTGCCATCGAACACCACCAGAGTTTGATTTCCCAGTGGTGAAAGAGAAAACAATTGCCTCAAACACCGCTCGGCTGCTTTTGATATGGCGGGGTTAATCCCCTCTTTGTCAATATAGCTGGCGTCCACCATTTCAACAGAATAAGGTAGTTTATCAGCGATCCATTGCGCTGCGTGTTGTCGTTCAGTTAGGGTCAATTCTTTGCTGTCATTTATTTGTGGAACAGATACCCCGACTTGATCCATTTTTAACAGAGTGGCTCCCACCGCCACCGGACCAGCGATAGACCCCCGGCCCGTTTCATCGACCCCAATCACAACCTCGTGGCCATCAAGCGTTTCAGTGGTAATACTCAACACGTGACTACCACCCTTTAGGATACTCGTATGTGCGAAACGTACCACCGTCCAGATCGTCACCCAGATCGTCGGATGAACATCGCGGGTAAACGGCCACATATGTGTCGCCACTAGCAATCAGTCGGGTAAGCACGTCTGTGGTTACAACCGCGAAGGTGTTATCGTCGAAGCCAATCCCAAGCTCCACTACTCGCCCACCAACACGATTCGCATGGCGATGAGCGTTATCGATGTCCTCGAAACCCACTGTCTTGAACGTGTCGTTTTTCGTCTTCGTCGTCATTTTCTTGTTATCTTGGTTCATATTACCCATCCACCGCCGTAACAATTTTTCTGGCCTCATCTTTAACCACTTGAGTTTTCTCTTCGGAAAGGTCGTACCCACCCTGTTTAAGTATGTCTTCTATCCCACTCAAAGGGTCTTCTACAGTCGCCGATTGGATTTCAATGTCTGTTTTAACAGCGGTGGTTTCCACTTTTGTGACCCTCTTATCTTCACCTAGGTCAATTGTTACGCCTTGTTTGACCTTGACTTTCACGGTGTAAGAAGGGGGAATTTCGGCCAAGCGACTATTTAGTTGATCTTGAGTCTCTACCTCTATGGTTATAAGTGGATAGTCCTGGGGAATGTTAACTGGTTTTGCTTTAGGACCGGATTTCGTCCACTTGACCAGTAAGTAACCCCGCTTAAGAGACTTCTCTCCAAATTTGGTTTGATAGGCAGACCCCGGATAAGCAGCATTGTTTATTCGCTGTCTAGAGTGGAAATCTCCCAACGCGATATAGGGAATAGAAGAATAGGGGGATAAATCCAGCCCCCGGTAGGATTTCACCCCATTGTCATACGCCCCACCTTTTACATCAGCATGAATCACCAAGATATCGGGGTCTTCACCCACCAAATCCGAGACACATTCATTGCGGTGCCCCGGAACGACCGCGACCTTTAACCCCCACAAATCATACACCTTGGGGTCATTTACGAGTATGACATTCGAAAGCTTACCCTGAAGAGGACGCAAATGATCCAAAACCGTCGTAGTGGGGTTCTGTTGATCATGGTTTCCCGGAATAATGATGCAAGGCACACCAAGAGTGTCTAATTCCAGAAGAAAACGAATTACCGCCCCGATTTCTTCTGGAGTGGGGTTTTTAGTGTGCCACAGATCCCCAGCAGAAATTACTCCGTCAACTCCTTTTGAACGAAAGGATTCTACTAGCCTATCGCAAGCGGATACTGTCCGATCCAGATAAGAGAATTCGCCCCCCATTGAGAATAAACCTTTCCCGGATCCGAAATGCTGGTCAGCACAGTGAGCTATTAACATTGTTCCGGAACCCACTTCATGTCTTGCCATCGATATACAACCAAACTGGATTCACCTTCTAATTTCAAGATGACCGAATTTGGCTGGGTTTCTATGGGGGTGACCTCCAACATATGCTGCAAGGAGGGGTTGGGCCCGTGCCACATACCAAATTCTCCTGGCTTATGCTCGCACCCTATCGCGTACACACATTCGTGAGGAGGATCACTAGTACGAAAACTAACCGCTTGTTCAAACTCTTGAACCGCCCTAAGAGGAACTCTATTTATAACAGTTCTCGCTAAACAGGCATCAACAGTTTGACCCCCAGCACCTGATTGGCTACGAGGACATTTGGCAAGAATGGTGAGAAATTTAGTTGCTGCTTCTAAGAGATTGGACATGATCATCACTTTTTGGAGAGCGTTCGACTACGAATAATACAAGTCTGAGATACTTTCCGACCAACTGGTGTTATACGATATTTGATTCTAGGGACTGACTTAAGATGGCATATGCGAATCAGACCACGTGATACCAGAGAGCGTACACTTCTGCCATCGGCTTTGACGTGCGTATCGCTCCAAACAATAACACCATCGTTGCTCTTCTTGAATAAATAACTTCCTTTAACATGAACCAAACGATCTAGAATGAGAGTTTGTTGTCTGGACAACACAATCACTTCTGAACTCCTAAATCGACTCCCCGATCTTGAAACAGTTTTAACAACCTTTGCTCCGTTGCGTCAATCAACTCCCTGGCCTTACCCAACTCCAATAAGCTCCAGTGTTCGACGTATTCTTCTCTCGAATACTCTTCCAAAGCCTTTAACACTTCAGGCAGTGTAACGGAAACTCTGATAGTCACTGCTGCCATACTAATCTCCGATTCACTTTATCATTCGAACGATGGGGTAATCATCATGGATTATTGATGATGTAATTTGACAAAGAGAAGACCAAGATAAAACATGCGACTCACTGAACCCAGCGTGTTTAGCCATTTTTACCAATTCCCCCGGACTAAAAACACCCAGCTTAATTGCCTCGGATGTCTTGTGCAGGTTTTTCCCAACCCGAGTGTTATCAGAGGCAATACTCATGAAAGCAGAAGTAGCATTGGATACCCAGTCTATATCTAACCCTGACAATTTAATGGACGCTTTGATATCTTTCCGCGACCTACTCCAGGAATAATTCTGAAGCGCGTGTAAACGAAGGTACCCATCGTAGATATGACCAAAATATACCAGATACGATCCTCCCTTACGTAAAGCGGCGTGCACTTTACGTAAATGTTTAACCATAGCGGATACGGTGGGGAGTTTGTATTGCATCAACAGGATATTCGTCGTAATGGCTAAATTTATCCCTTGTGGACTTTCCCCTGGTTCCAATATTTCAACAGAAAAATGGTCAAAGATGCCCTCTTCTGCCCACTTATAATGCACATATTCGGAAGCCTGTAAACAAGAGGGAGTTAAACTAGCCTTACCCAATTCCCGGTAAAGAACATCTTTAGTATAATCCCCAGTAACCGATATAACTTCCCAGACACTACTCGGGGTTAAACTAGATGCCGCCAAAAGTTTATCAGTCACCTCAGGAATGGAAGCGTGATCGACAAACAACAATTCGTAAGTGTCGGGGCACCGATCCATTAAAGCAATGACCCCCTAGTCGAACTAACTCGTTCGATAAATTCCGCTTTAACATGACCCTCTACGAAAGCCCCCAAAACAGTAGTGGTGGTTATTCGAGACGTGGGACTTTGCACTCCTCGACAACTCATGCAATTATGCATTGCCTCTACCATCACAGCGGTTCCCCTTGCATGAACACTATTGTGTAAGGTCGTGGCTAGCTCATAGGTGTAGGATTCTTGCAGGATGGGCTGCTTAGCCATAGTAGTCGCGAGGCGAGTTAGTTTACTAATACCCAGTATTCGGAATTCTTGCCTTTCTGCGGCTGGAACGTAGGCTATGTGAACCAAAGCCATAACCGGAAGAAGGTGGTGGGGACACATAAAATTCACGATATTTTGCGTACTGCAAATCATTGCATCATACACCCCGTTTCCTTGATCTGGGAATGAACAAGAAAGAATTTTGGCGACTTCTTTATTGATCTGATCTTTCGACCACACCATTTCATGCAGGGCTTTAGCAGCTCGCGAATCAGTACCTTTGAAGTTATATCCGGAGTGGCCCATCTCGGCTAAACCTTCTAGGATTAGCGCGTACCCCGTTTGAAATTTGTCTTCGTTTGATGACATAATTATCCTTTAACCTCAGTCGTGGCCACGATTAAATTGGCAGAGCCATCTTCAGCAAACACCATTCTACCGTCAGAACGAAGTCGAAGAGTCTTGTCTACTACCAACGTTGAACCCGCCTTTAGCACGAGATCCCACGCTGTACGATTAGTCCGCATCGTTTCTCTGTAGTTTTTACACCCCTTAACTACAGTGTCGGCAGCTTTTTTCTTGGGTTCTTCTTTTTCCGTCTTTTTGCCAGGCTTCTTAATGGGTTCCTTGTCTATTTCCACCTTTTCAGTAGCGGCAAAGCTTTCCCCAACCTTTCCCAAATTCAGGCTAGACCTAGCCTGGGAATCTTCGGCAAAGAGAGAAAACACTTTTTCTTCTCGACGCAGTTCAATGGCTGGGTCCCCCGGTAAACAACTACACGCCATGTTGATAGCAGTGGCCATACTGGGGCAGAATACTACCAGATCATTTTTGCCTTTAAACTTCTTATCATTACGACGCTTCATGATTGATTGCACGTCTTTGAACCGATCCGATTCAGGAAGAGCGTGCACAATTTTCCACCGATCAGTGTGGATAGCCACGCAAGAATCTTCTTCTTCACTGGAAAGAAGCAGTTTGATTTTTGACCCCTTCCCACCACGAATCAAATGAGGCCACGTTGCTAACCAATCAGCCGGAACCAAAATTTGACCCTTGCCAAGGGTCTTTGATAAATGAACCCGGCGGAAAAAGGCACTATGAGAATCAGTTGCCTCGATAGTGATTTCCTTGCCGTTTATGCTGATTCTAACTAATGAATCAGGGCTAAACGTAGTGATAGATTCAGCGAATGTACACGCTGATGGAATTGATCCAATTAACTCAGTGGCCGATTCAATTGGAATCACCAATTCTTGTGGCTCAGAAACCTTTAACCTATTCCAACTTTCATCGCCGCCTTGACCTACCTCTCGCGTGTACTGCTTATTGCGAATGGTAAGTGTTGTATCATCAGTGGCTCGGAATTCGTAATTCCCCGCCATATCAGGCAAGGACTGAATAAAGGACCCGTCGATTACGATAGGGGTCATGTCTTTTGATAACCAGTCGACTTCATTCGGCTTTAGGACTGTCTTTCCATAAGCCTTCTCTCCAACCATTTCGATTACCAACCATCTGCCATCTTTCTTTTTCAAGACAGAGAACCGAGTATTAATAGTGACGGTACCAGCCACCGAGACGGTTCGAGAAAGGATCGACATGATTGACTTGATCAGTGCAGTTTCTACTGTAAATTCCACGGTTTCTTATCCTATATCGCTTGACGTGTCTTTCTCAGATGTTGGGACCGGAGTTTCTCCAGCGGCTTTTTCACTGTCTGGTCTACCCTCCGCGGTACCAACAGGACCGAGCGAATCAAAAGTCCAAATTTGAAGAGGGGGTGGCTGTCTATTGATAATTTTACCCACACCTTTACTCCGTGGTTTCTTATCCTATCAACTGGGAAAACCCAAATTCATCATCGGGCTCGGACTCATCAGATTTACCTAACTCATAATCCATCAGGCCATTTTCTATTGATGTGATTTCACAGTGCTCTCCCTGGTAAATAACGACATCCCCCCTCTTCTTCCCCAAAAGCGTTTGACCAAAGGGAGATTCATAACTTATCACGCCCCCATCGGGGTTGGAGTCAAACGGCCCCAGTACCCTAAAGACAATCGTTTTTGATCCCTTGAAAGTGACCTTTGAACCAACCCCCACAACATCGGTTGGAACCTCTGCTTCATCAAGAGGCACAGCCGCAGACAACGATGTTTGTAAATCCTGGAGTCTCTTGGAAAGAAAATCTCGTTCTTCTATGGCGAATTTCCATTCAGAGTTTTCACTCAGATCTCCGTGTTCAGCCGCTTCACCAATCCTTTTAATCACCGCAGGAAGATCAACCATTTGCATCTTCTCAGCAAGCAATAACTTGGCATCGATTGCTTGCGTACTATGATAACTCATTTGGACTCCGTCACTTGAGGAGACAAAGTGAGTTTCCAATCTCCAAGAGGGAGTTCTACTTGACCATCGTAATCAGGAAAACCTGGGGAAGGGCCATCACCACATTCCCATATATCTGATAACCCCCGATATTTGCCTTTCAGGTCCATCCCAAACCCAATCACGAACTTGCCCGAAACATCAAGACTAGAGTAATTACCAACATGCCCTGACTTCTTCGTGTCCAGTAAGAAACACGCGTCTGCATCTCGAAATCCAAAATCCGCTAGCATGGTCAGAATCTTATCATAAGTCTCGCCTGTGTTTATGATGGCATCAATTACTAGCACAGAATAATCGGCTGGGTTGCTTGGCGGTTCCCAATCGTGTGCAATGGTTACCCCACGATCAGCAGAATAAGTAGCCGTCCAAACCGGACGAATTATCATGTCAATTCGCAAAGTCCTGAATAGTTCCATTACAAAGAGACTGGCGCCCCACAAGACCGGAACTACAACCACCTTTTCTCCACGGTAGGCATCGTTTATTTGATTGGCGATTGTATCGATGTGAGTGACAATGTCTCTATGTTCTAGAAATTTTTTCATGACCTTTCATCCTGACCCTTACATTCTTCGATTATGCATATGTCTGGTAAGCCCCGATATCTACCACCCATGTCCAATCCAAACCCTACTACAAATTTATCCGGGATAACAAATCCAGTATAATTTGGGCAACGGCTAGATTTCTCTTTGTCCAACAAAAAACACGTTCTTGTGTCGTGAAACCCGGAACCTTTCAACAAAGACACTACGCCATTGATGGTTTTACCAGAGTCCAAAATGTCGTCTACTATTAACGCCGAACAGGCGGCGGGATCTATTTGGGATAAATCCCAATCATGTTTGATAGATAAATTACCCTGAGAAGTCCCAGAATAAGAAGTAGCCCATATTGGAAGAATAGTCACGGTAGTTTTTAAACGATTAAATAGCTCCATCGAAAAAGTGCAAGCACCCCACAAAACGGGAACAACTATTAGTCTTCGGCCCTCAAAGTCTGAGTCAATCTGACTAGCTAATTGATCGATACGAACAAGAATCTGCTGGTGTTCCAATAGTTTTTTCAATTTTACCCTCGGTTATTTATGAAACCCAATCTGAGGGGCTTCATCTCCTGGAGCTATATCCAATAGAGTGTCTCTACAAGCGGTTAAATTCTGCCAAGCCAAATGAAACACTTCTCGGCCAACTGATTGAGCATTCTCAGTTGTATCCACATGAGCCATGAACCGATCAAAATCACCCAGCAAAGAGTATTGTTTTATCGGTGATTTAAAATCTTTCTTACTTAGTTTAACCAATTTCCAGTTGGTTTTTGCCCGAGGGACAAAAGCAAGTAGAGCCTCTCTGGCTTTGGCTGTCATGGCCCCTTTCGATTCCTCAGATTTCAACCAAGCAATTGATTCCTTCATCTTCTTAAATGGGGCGATCAACAAAGGAGCGATCTTCTTACGGTGTAAACGGGGTACACCCGGTATGCCATCACTAGAATCCCCGAACCAAGATTTGTACATGGCGATTTGGCGAGCTTTTACTCCAAACGTGTCTTGACAATCCTTACGAGAGACCAGCCCTGACGATCGCAAGTCCCAGATTCGAATCCAACGATTGTCTAACAATTGCCACAAATCTCGATCACCCGTTAGGATGTTGACTTCCCAATCAGGTAAAGACAGTGCCATCCAAGCCAACACATCATCGGCTTCTTCGCCCTCTGCCCACAGATAAGACTGTGGAACCCATTGTAACAGGGGATCCAGCGCCGTCCAAACTTCTGGGGCTTCCTCTTTAGCACGATCAGCCTTGTATGTTGCATCGATAGATCTTTTCCTATCAGGTCGAGTATCCAAAACAAAGAAGATATTGGTTCTGTCAGTGTATATCTTCTTGAGCAACCGGAGTAAGATCCATTTCCAGTTTACGTAGTTTTCACCCGGAGGCCCTGCCTGACATTTGTATACCACTGGACTCATATCCACTAAAGTGATGATTTGTTCATCAAATAGAGAAGGCTGGTTAGTCATCAGTCGATTCCTCCGCCTTGGTAAATACTTCCTCTGAAACAGCGATAAAGGCACTTTCCATGAACAGTTGAAGGTTCCTATGGGGACATCGGCTGAGTTGAATTTCACGAGCCTCCAGTATGATCTGGATGATCCGAGCTATGCCATAGGTTCCCCACTGTTCGAAGACGGCTGGAGCCCATTTTCCCTTGATCCTAAACTGATTAAGAATCATGGATAGGTGTTCAACGCAAATAGCGGTGGTAAGATTGAATTCCTCTTGCAGGGCGGTGCAGAATTGACTTTGTTCCCAAAATCCAGCAGGACGGATCTGCCATAAGAATTTCAGGATGTTCTCCCCCATCTGGTATAGCTCATCTGGTTCAGTAGATAAAACCGCCCCCATGTTGTTACCCACCAACTTTAGACACTTGGCGATAACATCTTCTTCTGCGTCTGGGTAACGGAGCTTAACCAAGGCGGTTAAATCATCATGACTGGGCGTGTTGAATCGAACTGTTACAGAGCGGGATAGAATAGTTCCCAGCAGATAGTCTAAATCCGGTACTATCAGAATGATAGTCAAACGCCCAGGGGGTTCTTCCAGAGTCTTGAGCAGGCCCGGTAGGATTGAGTTATTGCCCTTGCTGGGGGCACTAAGAAAATCCACGACATGGAATTTGTGATTTGAAATGATGGGCCTGAAATTATCGCCCTTGACGAAAGCCGAAACCTCCCGAGGAAGCATCGAACCAATTTCATACTCCAACCATTTTACATCTGGGTGTTCTTTCCCCGTTTCTAACAGCCATCGAGATTTGGGGTCTCCCAGAACCTCCCACATGTATTCTAGGGCGGCAGTAGCTTTCCCCACCTTCCGAGGACCAACCAGGATTAGGCAATTAGGTGGTTTTTTAGTAAGAGCCATCAATTGTTTGATAGCCCGTGAATTACCTATGAAATCAGAAAAGGCTTTAACCATAACACGCCTTAATTACCTGGTGTTTACCATGTCTAAATATAATAACGAGGCCCAAGGAGAGTATCCTTGAGCCTCGCAGGAGGGGGAGGGGAAGGGGTTTGGTTAGGGCTTATTGGCGGCTGCCTCATCAACCGCCTCAAGCACCTTTTTAGTCGCTTCGCTAAATTTGCCCCCCAGATAGTTAAGGATACCAATGTCGCTGTATAACTTCATATCAACAGTGACATACTTGTATGCATTTGCTCTTTCAAAATCCTGAGACCATTCTAGTTGCCGGTCTCTCTTCGTAGCCAGTTCCACCAGAATCGCCTCAGCGGCTGGTTGATCCTGAGCTTCAACTGCTTTCTGAAGTTTCAGGCGTGCGGTTTCGAAATTTTCTCTAGACAAAGCATTGAAAGTGTCATAGAAGACGCCGTCCTTCACAGCTTGAGTACGCAAACTGGCTTTTTGAGCCACCAGGGTACTAGTGGAAGTACAACCAACCATAACGAACAAACACAAACAACCGGTTAACAGAAGGAAGAAAACGCTGAACCACTTCGTTGATCTCATCGCTTACCCCAATCTCGAAAGAAGTTGAACAGCCATAAAGAACCCCGCAATCCAGTTCTCACCAGCAATACTCTCAGCCATTTTTTTGTTGGCCTCTATGATTTCTTGTTTGGTAATCGGGGTGTAGGTCTTCTTGTAACTGTCAATTGCTGGAGCCCCATAGTCGGGGCCAGAAGAGGGCTGCTCAGGTAGCTGAACTTCAATGTCGTTCCTAGCCATCACCTCAACAAAGATACTGGCCTTTTCCACGAACTCGCGGACAGCCTTAGCTACTTCCGCATTGGACTTTAGTGTTGCTTCAGACAACGGTTGGGGCATCATACACCTCTCGTTTCAATCATAGGATCATCCCCTCGAATAAAAGGATCAACCGAATAACAATACGAGGCAGTATCCCGGAACAAGCTGAGTTTTTCTTCGAAGCTCCAGACCTCTACTTCTTTTCCTCTAGCTCGAACCCGTGCAAACAGATCGGAAAAAGTTGTCAAACCAGTCACTATCGCCAGGACATCGAACATAGGTAACGATTCAATTACATCAAGAACTATACTCACGTTCCACGCCGTGTAATCTCTTGTGGTTTTAGTTTGAACGTCAAACCCGGATTGATTCAGCATAAAGGCGAACTTCTTTATGTTCTTTCCTGGCTCCTCTACGGCGTAGTAAGAGGCCCTCTGTAAGGTTCTAGCACCACGAATATGAGACAATAGAGCTTCATAATCCAAAAGCTTCTGACCGTTAAATATGCCAGACCCATCCACGATTACCAGAAGCTTTTTACTATCATTCAAACGACCTTGAATAATTTGCGAAATTTGCTTATCCATTTATTGTTCTCCAGTTAAAACTTTATACCTCTTTGTAGAGCCCCGATCCAAATAGGCATTTAGTCTATTTCTGGAAAAACCACCCCTTCTGTGTCTCCTTCTTTTCGTTTCCCTTTTTGGCCACCATATCTGGCCAAAGGAGATCTAGTAGTCACCTTTTCATCAGCATCCCCCAGACGGCTTTCACCACAATCAGTAACGCGCATAATACTAAAATCAGCCCGTAGTGGAAACTGAAACTTCTCTATATTCCTGCCCTTATCGATCTGACAATCAAAGGTCTGAATCGGATCATATATCCCTTCCTCTTCATCCGTTGCGTCACCTTCACTCTGAAGAACCCAGGTCAACATAATGTCACAGTGTTCACGAACTGCCCGACTATAACGAATCTGTTGCTGCTTTTCATCATATTGTGCCGCGACAACAACCACGATCTTCTGGTCCATGGCCAGGATTTTCAATTCTCGGGCTATATCGCCTAGCTGCTGCCATAAGGATTCATCTGCCCCGCCTCCGGTCATCATATTCAGGTAGTCAATAAACACAACCTTGTACCCGCCCACCATCACATCAGATAGAATGTCGATCACTTTTAGATTTGGGGTGTTTTTAACCCAGAAGATAGAATCCTTCCTGCTCCTATCCTCCGATGCTCCCTTGATGGTCTCAACTATCGTTTCCCTAATCTCATCATCCCATTTCTTTGACGACCGCAACTGACTGAAGGGGACTTGAGCTAGATTAGCCAAACACCTGCGATAAACTTGACCCTTGTCCAATTCCAGGGATTGAAACAACACCGGTACTTTCTTAGACATATTCAGGGCCATCTGGATCATGACGGTGGTCTTCCCCTGATTAGATGGAGCAGCAATCACCACCATATCTCCGGGTTGAAAACCCCCGACTCTTTCATCAAACCCAGTGAAACCAGTTGGCACCAATAAAGTTTCTTCTGAATGTAGAAACCTCATTATCTCTTCATGGGAAATGCCTTTACCAAAACCAATCCCATCATCTCTCCGGTTCATCATTGTGGAGAGTTCTTGACACGCCAAATAAGACTGGCCCAAAGCCTCATCGGGGGTGGATTGTTCCTCAGCTAAATCCCGCCAAATGTCTTTGAAACGATTAGCTATTTCAGATCGGTGATAATCCGACAAGATGGCAGTTGTGATATCCTTTACCACCCCATCAGAATCAATGATAGTGAAGTTGGCTAACGATTCTAAATAAGCCGCCTGATCATCTGGGAGATTTCTTCCTGCTGTCGCTGGGATGATACTGATATCAATGTCCCGATCACCCAAGACCATTTTTGACAGAATGTCCCACACCGGTCTGATGTGGATTATGGCTTCCGAAGGAACCATCTTCAGCACATAAGCCTTGTGCGCTTTACTCCCAAAGGCTAGCACTCCCGCTAACCTCAATTCCCTTTCCATCGCTTTTAGATCAGCAGACATCTAGAACACCCTCTTGTCAACAGAAACAAAATACTCGGGTGTATATCGAAACGTAGTCATCCACTCTCTCTTACTTCCAGCGAATGTGACCAACAAAGTGTGCCTACTGAACATACCCCGAATTCGAGTCAGAATGTGTTTAGGTACCATAGCAGAGACCGCATACACCACCACTCTTTGTTTTTTGGCAAGGGACTCAGGCGTAACTTCTATAACACGATCTGCTGAAATGGCTAGCGAGGCTGGTTTGTTTACGGCCACCAATGCCTTGAAAGCTTCCAAAATGGCCCCGTTCTCAGGATTGGACAAGAAAACCACGCTGGTTCTATCACCGGTGATCTTCGCTATAATCTCTGGTTTAGTGAACTTAGGCCCTTCTTTTATCCAAGACCAATAAAACTTCGGTATGCCCCACTGCCATAAAACTCGGTTGTAATCATCATGATGTTGAAATGCATGATCCGCGATTATCAATCGAAAACCTCCGCTTCACTCAGATCGAAAGGGTCTAAGGTACTTTTCCGCCCTAGAATGAGTTTGCTCTGTTGTGGCAGTCCAAACAAAGATTCCATATTAGCACATGTTTCTAGATCATTGCCTACATAGATGGCCGGTTGACCGGTTTGCAAAGTCAGGATTGAATGTGGACCCCACCAAGTGGTAATCTGACTTATCAACCCTTTCTCATTTATTAACGGAGGGGTGTTGTTAGAAAACACCCCAACCACTTTGTCATCATATGTGGAGACGAAAGTGTGAAACCGATTAAGCAGAGCAAGGTCTGTGTCTTCTCCTACCAAAATACAGAAACCGGTAGGGGAAGTCTGTGTCTCTACCCCCGAACAAGAATCTCTACTAAGAAGAGTATACACCATACGTAAAACATCGTTTGTCATTCAATCAAAATCCCTGATGTTTTTATTGGCCCAATCGATAGACCGCTTTTTCTTCCAAGTCCCCAGCCTTTTAGTGACTGCACCGACCTCACTATCAATATCCGAATAAGTGGTGTCTATTGTTACAGGGATGCTGAGATTCTTAAACGCTTTTTTAACGGTGTTAACACAACCGTAGATTACATTAGGTCCAGAATCTGCCAAATACACCACTACGGGGGTTTGCTTGCCTGGTACCCGGCGTTCAACTCGACCGGTCCATTGTTCAATGTTAGCTGGATTAGCACTCGGAATGGTAATACACAACAGCGATAAAGCGGGGAGATTGAACCCCTTTCCAAACAGTTTCTCAGTAGCTACTAAACAGGTGAGTTCCCCACTAGTGATTCTCTGCTTGAAATCGTCTATCTGCCACTTGTTATCACCATTCAAACTCTCTGCCCGAATCTTGTATTTCTTTCGCATCAATTCAGCTAAATCACGGCAATGAGCTTTTCTGCTGACCAAAACAATTACTTTATGACCGGCCAGTATTGCTTTCTTGACTTCTTTAGCGATAACGTTGTTACGAGATTCATCCACCATCAAGTAATTCAAGATGTTGTTGAAATTCCGCATGTTGGCACTGAGTTTACATCCAGTGTAAACTATACGGGCTATCGTACCAACATTGCGTTCTGCTTCGTGGCGAACCGGACCAATTAGATCATCGAATAAGAAATGCAACCCATCTTTTCTGTATGGGGTAGCAGTCATGCCGGCTCGAACAAGGGGGTTCAAACTGGTAGCAGCACGAGAGAAATATTTAGCACCAACAACATGAACCTCATCAAATATCGCCACCCCGAATTGGTTTTTTATCATTCTCAGGTACTTAGGGTTGGCGAAGAAATACTGGTAAGGTGCGTAACTGATAGGACAAACATTATCGCCCAGTCTCTTGTTCACTGGACCCAGGAGTCTGCGACCTAAAGCATCTTCCAATTCGTCTATGTTGGTGAACGCCCGAAATTCCTTCTCGAATTGGTCTAATAGATTAGTTTGATCAGCAATGAACACTGCCCTTTGACCTTGAGCAACTATATAAGCTACGGCAACCACCGTTTTACCAAACGCAGGCGGAGCCTTTAAGATACCACCCAAATTGGGGTCTAACCAGTCTCGCAGAGCTTCAGTTTGGCCCTCCCTGTATGAAAATTTTGCCCCTTCTTCCCCACCACGCATACGAAGATGAAAACCTAAAGGCACATTGGCCCGTTCATCTTTTATGCGAAAATCATCCCCAAAAAGATGCTCGATCTTTTCCAAGTCCCCTCGATTAAAGCCGTACCAGTCCCCATCAGGCGAAATTTGGTAAGTTTGGATTAGTTGAAAATCATACCCCAAATCATCGCCGAATGCCTTGGTCGGATCGTAGTCCTTAAACTCGTAGGGGTATTCAAAGGGCTTTGTGTGTTCCGGTTTTACGTGTTTGGCGGGAACAAAAAGCCTATTTCGGAGAATTGCTTGCGGTCGGGCCATGGTCCAGCTCAATGAAATAAGGAAGTTCTCTCAAACCTTTCTCTTGAATTAACGAATATAGTTTGTGAGAAGCCCCTTTCATCACAGAACTGGCTACCACGGCTGTGAAAATGGGTTTACTCTGAGGCGTCATCCGCACCCTGGAATATGTCTTCTGAATAGTCAGGGTAAGTTTGACTGCTTCGCCCATTATTTCTAACTGAACCCGCTCCCCCACTTCAAATTGAGTAGAAGTTTCCCTGAGCCATAAAATTAGGGGATCGGCAAAGGGGGATTTCTCTGGAATGCGCAAAGCTTCAACGAGTAGGGAGAAGTCCGACTTCTTGAAAAGTTCTACAGACCTGTTCCCTCCAGTGTTTTTTATGTGAACAACAACACCATCAAGAATAATCATCGGAATACCCACAAAGCGAATGCCAGCATACTAAATAATAAGGGCACAAGTAAGGTTGGCCTGTTGCTAAACCTTATACGCCATATGAACGCTGGTAAGTTCATCAAGATAGCGCACACCAGAATCGCTATAATCATTGCTTGTAGCATCAATGGCTGCATTTCTTTCCTCGCTAATTTGATTGCTCCGGAGAATCTGGGGGAGATTCAGGCCCGTTCCGAAGTCCAATCTCAACGCTCTTCTTGACCGATTCAACGAAGGAAGAATAGCGTTGCATCATTTCTTCATCGAACGTCCCAGAATTGGCCAAGAATTCCTTACATACACGACGACACAAAACCTGTGTAACAATGCCAATTACCGCACTGGTTATTTCCCAAGGGCAATCTGATACCGTAAGAGAGTATGCTTTCCATAAATCCTGATCTGGATCACTAGGTCTAGACCGGACAGCGCAGATGGTAACCATGTCTAAGTTAAGAATAGTCCCGATGAGGTTGATCAATTGCCCCAATTTTCCTCCACTAGGACCAACGGTCAATTTTTGAGCGAGTTCTCGAGTGAAAGCATCGCTAAATCCCCCAGAAAGATTCTCCTCATCTATGTCGTCCCCCACAGTGGAAAGCCCCACCCGCTCACTGAGAACAACTTCCCTACGTCGCTCCCAAATCAAGTCGTTACACGCCGAATCAAGATCCTTGATCACCTTTTGGCATTTTTGCTTGAAACTTTTGTCGAATTTGGCCCTCTCCTGTTCAGACAAACTAGAGAGTTTTCTCCCCTTGAATGAACCGTCTAAAACTTCTAGCTTAACCGCCTCCCGAACAGATTTTTTAGCTCGTGAATGCGTGGTTTTGAGGTCATATTCTATAGCGGTTAGAGCCAATAAAACTTCCGGAGGTAACAAATTAATGCACCTCTTCCACTCAGTTTTACTTTTATGTTCAAGGGCGTGAAGAACCGGCTTATCCCTGTTGTTACTTGCCATCAAACCCTCTCCTGAGCAAGACGATAGATGGCGTCATAGTCAAACTTGGAAACCAAATCTCTATTGACTAATTTCAGAATGATTCTGATTATATCCGGAGTCAAATCATCTAAGTAACGGTGTTGGAGATAATACGAAGGATCAAATGGCTTTCTGGTCTCCTGACTACCTTTATTCATTATCTTTTGGGCCAGGACAAACGCTTTGGTGGTAGTTCGGGTGAGTTGAAGTTTCTTAGCTAATCGACTGAGAACCCGATGCGAAGACCCGAGGAGGGCTTCATATCGAACAAACCCACAATTAGCTTTGTGGGCTTCAAAGTATTGCAGATAGTGGGCGTTCCTTTGGTTCCACATCTGCATAGCCTCTGTCAGAGATGCCCCCTGTCGATACGCACGAAAGCTACGGTACCAAGCAAAGGGGTTTTTCACGCAAAAACACCACTTCAGTTCCCCCTGCTGATAAGCAGCTTGAAGAGCGGGTACTTTCCCTCTCAGTTTGGGGACAGTTGCCAGTTGAGTCCAATCGGGGTCATTGGTGTTTATCGAGCCGTGTTTCCACCCCATCTCATTAACCAGTACGGTCACATCAAAATTAGCGGCTAAGATCCACTCCATCCAATTGGTGTGAGTCCGTTGAAGGCCATACATTTTTATAAATCGCATCATTCATGACTCTCCCAATAAGCAAGAGGATTAAGATGGTCGGGGAAGTGTGATATCAACCACCCAATAGCTGTTTTACGGACTTCCCGTTCTACTTCAGGAAAATCAGGCAGATAACAATCCACCTTATCGGTTTGATACAATGAGGTGTTCCCACCTCTTGTATCATATACTACGGCCCGAACTTGTTTAGCAGATTGTTGATCCAGACGGATGTCCAACGTTTCTACCTGGATAATATAACGGGTTTGTGGGAAGATCGCTTTCTTGGTGTACAGGATTCGAACATTTCTATCCATATCCAATACAACGCGCCAATGCTTCACACCTCGTTCAGTATCCACCCACCCTTTAGGCGGGGTGTTCCCGTCAAACCCCATTTTGTCTAACACGTCTCGTATGGCTTCAAGTAGAGGCGGGAAATCACACTCGGTAGTCATAATGAAATATCCACTCCCAAATAAACTTGGACTTAACAGGAACCAGCAACACTGGCCTCCCTTTCTTGGTACTGATTCTGATCCCCTCCATTCCTTTGAATTCTTCAGGACCAAACAACATCCCTGTATTAGTCAACGGAATTTGAAATACAGTTTTTCCCTTGGGGGGCCGGGACAAGACAATGGAATCCAATAGCTGAATCTTAAACCGAGGCATTTGTTGTAAACACCACACACAAAATGCTCGGCATTCCCCCTTGAGAAAGTTAAAGACGGGGTTAACTAGAGCCTGGGAAGAAGACACTCTCTTAACAAAAACAGAGGAGAGTACCCTCCCGAATAAAAGGTATTCATCCAGGGTAAGAACCAGGTCGTTTTTTCCGGGGCTCGATTTGGGCAAAAAAGGCAATTTGAAATACCCCGATTCTGACAGAGTTAGACGAAGCTGGATCGCCTCCTTGTCCAAAGCTATCCTGTGTATTCTGCATTCAAAATCCCCCACCACCCCCTGGAGAAGATCCGTCCAAGTCTTAGTAGACACTGAATGAGGGTCAACTCGTAATTTACCAAATTTCATCCAACCACCGTCTCCAAAGAGCTAGACCCCTTTTTCTTATTAACTCTGATAACCCTATTCCAACAGTCCCGAGTCTGAACCCCCTCTGAATGGGTAATAACCCAAATAGCGGTCTCGGGGTTTTGAGACCGGTGGTCTTCTAAAGCATCGATGATTCGATGACGGTTGTCCTCAGTACAATGCTGGTCAAACTCATCGAGGACCAGTAAATTAGACTGCTTGTGGTGAGGGGTGTAATCCCGAAGCGAGAGCATGGCTGCTATGGCTACCTTTCTTCTCTCGCCTCCACTAAGGCTAGCCATGGTAGCTTCATACCCCTGACTGCTTTCACAATCTAAGTATATCTCTTCCTCTGAACTAGCGATTCGACAACGAAATCCATTGCGGTATTCTGGAAATAGAATACTGATGTATCGTTCAAACCGTTCATTCAACTGCTTGACTATCCCCCCGATGCGAAGTGAAAAGCCTTTAGGACCAAACAAGTAAGAGAGGATTTCATAAGTCGAAATCTTCTCCCTTTTAGCATCAAGTCCCTGCCTTCGTTTTTTCAAATCTCGGACAAGCTTGTTCAATTCCTTGACCCGAGCGATTTTCTGTTTTAGACGAGCCCGCTCTTCTAAGATAGAATCTATCACAGCCTGGAGAGCTTTCGTGTCCTCGCTAGATACCTCTGTTACCTTTCCCATTTCCTTTAGTTGTGACTTGAGATCTGCGATTCGTTTTTGAGTGGCTATTTTAGTCGTTTCATAATCGACCCACAATCCATTCTGTTCTCTAGCCTTAGCGAGTTTTCCCTTCAGTTTAGCAATTTGATCAGATACATCTTCTGGACATCCGTCTTCGACTTCCCCTATATCCCCTAAGGATTCTTGAAGTTCGGTGATTCGTCCAAAGGTCCGCTGTAACTTCTCAAGCCGTCTAATCTTCTTCTGTAGAAGCTTAACCCGTTCTTCAGCTTCAATCAGTCCAGTGAAAAAAGTGGAAAGAGAAGTCGTCGGTAACTTCCCGAACAACTTGTCCACGACTGCGTTTGTTTCTTGGTTACCAACTTCATTCTTTATCCGTTGACAATCAGTCTTACACTGCGATATGGCCGCATCCAAAGTTTCTACTGTTTGATCATCATGAATGTCCTGGCCACACTCTGAACACTTCCCGGCCTCGACAAGTTTTCTTCGGTGGGAAAGCTCTTTCCCCTCGACCTTCAGATTAGCTACCTGGGTTTTCAACTGATCCAGATGTTCCTGTCCAGAGAATTTGAATTCAGAAGCATCCCTCTCCCCGATCAATTCTTTCAATTCATGTGCGATCCCCAGGGATCGGTTAAGCTCCAGATAAAGTCCTGCGTTTTTCTTGAGCTTTTTGGTAAGACGAACTATCTCTGGTCCCAGCGCTTCTGGCTCATCTACGTCTTGAACTTTCTCTTCCAACGTCCCCAATTCTTCCGTTATACGTGACCTTCTCTTTAACAGAGGCAGAGCCGATTCCAACCCCGAGATCGAGTCGACCCAATCAGTTATCATTGCTTGGGGAGTTTTTTTGGCGGAAGGTTTAGTGGTGGTGTCTTCTAAGGCAGTCTCTGCTTTGTCAATGGACGCCCGCAGTTTAGAAAACTCCTTGAATCGAGTAGCCTGGACCTCTTTGTGCTTCTTCTCTTCCCTCTTAGCGAGCAACTCAACAGCTACCGATTCTAACTTCTCGACAGTTTCATCGAGATCAATCTCTTTCCTTTCTTCCTCGGCCTGTTCAAACCTACCCTGAATATTTGATTCGGATTCGGTCAAATCATTCTGTAGTTGTTTGAGTTGATCCTTGGTCTCTCTGAGATAATCCCCGAATCTCAGAGAATAAATCTGGCTGAGCAAATCCCGACGACTTTTCCCGCCACGAGTGTTATCGAGGAAGGGGTGAGCATAACCCTGCATGAGATAACACAAGCAAGTCCATTCGTGGGGAGTCATACCCAGTATTTGCTGGGGTAGTGTTTGAGTCGTATTCAAATCAGAACTGAGATCTTCCCCAGCTAAAACCACCCGCATTCCGTTCCCCGATTTGGGAACGCCCCGCCACTGTTCGATTTGGAGGTCTTTACCGCCTATACTAACGCACAGAGACCCCCTGTACCCAGAGTCACTGGACCAACGAATGATAGAATCTTTTTTAATAGTCTTGCCAGTGTTCCCGAATAGGATGTGATTGACTATCTCAAAAATGTTGCTCTTTCCAGACCCATTGCTTTGACCATCCTCGGAGTTATGCCCCAGAATCAAATTCAGACCGGGGGTACCTAGGTCAATCTTCAGGTGTTGGAAAGTAGTCGCATTTTTGGCTTCTAAAAGACCAAATTGAATGTGCATATTTTCATCGGTTAAAAGAACCGGTGAAACGCTCTAAAAAGATCCTAATTCTGATTTCTTAATCTGGACAACCGCGTATCAAGTTCAGCAATTTCGCTTTAACAGGCGGTTATTCCAAAGTGGTAGGCCGATAAGAAGGATTACTAGAATAAGGCAATCGCGAAGGAACCGTGTGGAGTAGAGTTAAGGAAAAGAAAGGGTCCTTTTCCAAATCAGTATACTCATATACGTTGATACCGATTTGCCAAGCAACCAATACCTCAGTATTAGCGCCGGTTGACTCCCGCCAATTAGGAAGGATAATCACACACCCGCTCTGTCCATGACCCTCCGATTTGTTTAAATTCAAAACATGTTGTACATCTCGAAGCATGCATTCTCGTCTACCCCCTCCCAGAGCCTTGGTCATTTCAGCGGGGCACACAACTTTAAACCGGTTTTTACGCAGGATTTCCCTAACCCTTTTGAATTCAGGGAAATTGGCCTCGGGTAGTCCAGACATAGGACCAGCTAAATACACTCTTTTTTCGGGAACCATTACACTTGCCTCATTTTGTTACCAACCGTTATAGCGTTATCAAACCCCTCTGATTCTGCATCAGCGAAATCGGATTGATATGCCCTTTCTTTAATAACCCCCGTCCAGTGCTCTCTGCTAAACCCTCTGGCGTTTTCCATTCGACGATCGATTAGTTCTTCGGGACTCGAAGCAGTGGCGAATAAAACCAGTGTAGTTCGGGCGTGTAGTTGTTGAGCGAGTTCCCGAAAACGAACTCGCGTACTCCTGAGGTGACACACTTTATCAACAATCACGTCTCGACCATTTAAGAGGGCGTTTTTAATGCAGTCCCATTCTATGGCCTTGTACAAAGGTTGGAATTTTCGCTGGTAATCAGTGTACACCCCACCGTGCAACATTGCAGTAATACAATCAATATCAATAACGACTGTATCTGGGTGGTCTTTCAGGTGTTCTTTTGCCCACTTGGTTTTCCCCACACCCGGTAGACCACACAAGACATGCAAAGTAGGTGGGTGTTCTTTTTCTGTGTGCACCTCTGTTGCCCTCTTAAGTTGAACTAAGGCTTGGTCTAAAACTGTGGCACGCTTTTGTTGATCTTTATTCGCTTGAACACAAGAAGGTCCAGTGGTATTCCATCTGACATCACAACTACGGCGATAGGCCTCCAGTATCCGAACCGGGTACTCTTCATCTGGAGTAACATCTATAGTCATTGGAAAACTGATTTCAGGATTCATCAACTGCCTCCTCGGTTAATTCTGGCACCCATTTACGCAACCACGCCTCGGTAAAGGGGGCCAAATCTGAACCAGATAAAAGATCCCGATTAGTATAGACAGTATCGAACTCGATTATTGGTTTACTCAGTACCCTATCGATGTTCTGCTCGATCCAGGCCCACAACTCCACACGGTCTTTAGTAAGAACCTCTTGAAAACCATGAAAGTATACAGCTGTACGAACGTCTTCAATAGCTAGTGATAGGAAACATTCCTTTACTTCGATAGTAAAAACCCAACGATTTGACCAGCCCCACCAACGATTTGGTAGCCACAGGTAGACATCCCACCACCCAAATTTGTCTCGTGGTTTGTATTGCACACTGAAGAGAGGAAAGCTGGCTTTTCCTGCTCGATGACACCGACAAAGACGACGCAACCTCTGAGCCGTTAGTTTATGCCATTGTCGAGCGTGCTTGGCATCACGAAATCGAATTTTAGAATCTCGGTATTCATCCGCTGGAGTTCGCGAACAAACTCGATCCATTTGTTCTAAAACACTCCGCGTTTTATTCATATTATCTCCACCCACACCGAGGACACTCGTGTTGAATTAGCCCTTCTCGCAGCCGTGACAATGTTCTACGTTTCTCAGGAACAGTGAACTGCTGAATAGTTTGAACTCTAATGTTCCCTCGTTTAACGTAGTTCTCACTGATTTCGAGACCCACACCCCTCCGACCCACCAATTCACAAACAGCCAAAGTGGTGGCCGATCCAGAAAAAGGGTCAATGACCAAATTTTTGGGTTTAGTCAATGACACCACGAGCCGATAAACCAGTTTCATTGGTTGTTGACATTTGTGCCACCCCTCACGTTCTTTAAACGTCCCGCAAACTTGACTAATTTGCCAGACGTTTTGTGGAATCTTTCCTTTGGGACTGGCTCGTTTATCTTGGTATTTTATCATTCGATCACTGGGAACCCGGATGTGGTCCCAGTTAGGCGTAGTTTCTCGTGATAGATTGAAGAGCAATACCGCCGTCCACCCCCGACTGAGCCGTTTATTTGATTGGCTTTGATTTCCGAATGTGCGATACCAAGCAACAGTATCATGATAGATGAACCCCCGCTTGTATGCTATGTCCTGGTACAAGTACACCAATTCAGGAGCGCAACAAATCACCAACCAACCCGACACCTTCAAATGTAAGAATGCTTGATCCACCCATTTTTCAGCGAATTCTCGATAATCAGCTTCCAACATCTTATCGTCGTGTTGATCATAATCGACCCCAATATTGAACGGGGGATCTGCGTATACCAATGAAGCGGCTTTCTCTTTTAGAAGAGGCCACGGCTGTTGGGAATCATGCAAAAGCGTTTTAGTTAGCATCCTGGTGAGAACCTTCTAGTTTGGTCGTGATCAGGTCAAACAAATAACAGCAGGAAGCCCCCAAAGCTGCATCACAAAATGGGTTTACTATTACTAACGATCCACCCCCCAGCCAACTAACCCCAGACACCAGAAAACTGGCTACTGTTCCTGTACACATGGCACAAACCAGTTGATCCCGAAAAAAACGAATACGCTTTCTTAGGTACACTCGGATAACCCGAATAACACATATCTTAGAGTACATCGCCACAAAAGTAAGCCAGTACGAGACCAGAGCAAAAACCAGTATTCGACTAGGGTCAAAAACCATCACAAGACCTTGGTTAGCTGGGTTTTCAATTTGTGAAGCGTTTTATTACGAATCTGACGAACCCGCTCTTTGGAAATCCCCAAATCTTTCCCAATAGTATCCAAAGTAGGCGGCTTTACGTCGTAAGTGTAGGACTGTCTCAAAATAAACAACTCACGTAAAGAGAGACCGTTGGCGGGGTCGTCAAGAATCTGCCGTATCCGATCAATAGCCCATTCCAAACTTGGGGTGGGCGGCGGTGTTACTAAGGTAGTTGGGAGTATAGCATCTTCCGTATTCAAAGAATAGCACAGGGGGCGGTGAACTTTCTGACGAGCTAGAATCCGAAGGATGTCCGTATAAATAGCCTTAAAGGCATAAGAAGAAAACCGGAAACCTCGGTAGGGGTTAAACCCCCAAAGACATTTTAGTAAAGTGAGCGTCCCATCACCAACAAGATCATCTCTCTGCTCGTGATGCCCCCAAATTTTCCTTCGCACAGTGGCAAAAACTAGCCCTATATTGATCTCACAAAGGGATGCTCGCAGAGCCATAAAGCGTTCGATCAAAACAGATAATCTCGACAGCTCCACACCAGTGATTTCTTCTGAGCCCACCTCTTTTATCAATCGACAAATCTGTACTCGCACCCCATGAAACTCGTGAAACTCGTCTCGCTGGTCTATGTCGGCAATTTCTTCTGCTTTCCCCTCGAATCCAAAGAAACATTTTTTCCTTAGAACCTCAGATTCTACAGTCTCGCCATGAAGATAACAAGGTAAAGTGAACGAGGGAACAATTTGGACTTTCTTTGACATATAGGTTATTTCGACAATGTTTGGATAAACTTAGACTCGACCTGAGTTTTTACAAGTCCCCAGAACTGGGCTTTGTCAGATTCACCAAAACCGCTGACATCAAAAATGTTGAAAGGAACCGCAGCCCCGCCCACCCGATTTTTCGCTTTAGTTCCTCCAAACTCCTTACCGAAGACACCATCAATTACCAGTCTAGCATCACGTGTGCTCTGTTGTCTAATGCGAACAGAAGCCATTAGAGCATTTTCCACTAAGCCGTAGACTACAACCAAACCAACCCCTTCAACTTGCAGGAATTCTTCAGCCAGAAGAGACAGGCAAGCTTTGTGGTCGGGGTTGATAAAACCAATACCGGTTATGAAATTGGGGGCGTGAGGCTCAAGCCGGTTTTTCCACCCCTGCATCAAGTAATCCATTACATACGAAGGGATTTGGTAATTTACGATCTGGTCTAAATCATCTTCGCTAGCGTATTGACTAGCGAATTGGTATGCACGAAAATCCCCTGGAGTCACGTTATCAGATCGAAAATCCCTAGTATCTGTTTTAATCGCCACAGCCAACGCAGTAGCAAGATCTTGTGTTTCCCCAGACAAGAAGTCATGATCCCCTTCACGCAGATAAGCAACTATCTGGTGTCCCAAATTACAAATCAAAGTAGAGGTGGCTCCTACCATATCTACGATGTAAAGACAGTCCTCTGCATGTTTTTGATCGGTGCGGTGGTGATCAATTACCAACTTCGGTGCAGGAATCGAACCTAAGCAAGAAATATTGGAACTACCTGGACTACAATCCAACAGTACAATAACTGAGTCGTTCCAATCACACTCTTGAAGTGATTTAGAACTTAGTTGATTCAACGAAATATCCAGAACCGATTTCATAGCCATATTTCGATGATCCCCGATCGGACCAAAGTGACAACCTACTATCGACTCTACGCCCAGCATCTTAAGAAGGAATTCCAGACCCATAATCGAGGCCATAGAATCCGGATCAGGGGCGTCATGACTGAATAGAAACCACTTCTTGGTCTTATTCGCTTCTACTAAAGCCAAAAACCCCTCAAATTGGGCTTCAACTACTGGGTTGGGTTTCCAGGACGCGATATCCACATTCTTCTCCAGCTAGTGACCCATTTCTTCTCGGACAATCCCATCCGCAACCGCCGCAAGCGTACGTGTTCCGTAGAAGCTAACGACGAAACGACTCAACCTACACATCTAGCTACCGTGGCCGCTTGGGTCGCGCAAAATGCGGTCTGCTCACGCAAGTCTCCGTGGGCAAATCGCTAGCTAGTAGCTGCTGAAATTCTTGACACCACTTGCGATGCACTGCTGCTAGACTGGGGTTTGGCAAAGCATCACGCGCACGCTTAGCTTCTTTCACTGCTTCGACCGCTCTGGCAGCAGCTTTCTTTGCTTTTGCTCTGTCAGGATCAGCTATTCGCTTACACACCCACTCGCATGAAACCCTCTTCGCCCCAGCTGCGTCATACGCATACTGAGCCTGCTGATATACTCGGTTTTCGTCAATAGCCCGGTATAGCTCATTACAAGCCTCTTCAAAAGCAGTCCACGAAGGGGCGTCTTTCCAAGCCTCGGCTAGAACAGCCGCTGAAACATCTAGATGTGGTTTATCTAGTGCCGCAAACTCAGCCGCAGAAACCTCCGCTGCTCTAACGTTCTCATCCGTGGGTCTTTGCCTGGCTACTTCCGCGGCACTCTTAGCTGCAATATTGCACGTCGCCCAGTACTCTGCGGCTGTATTCTCGTACAACAACGCGTCCAATAGCTTTTTTATCCGACTAAAGAACATCGTTTCCTCCAATTGTTGAATTCCACCGCTGTAACGCGTTACATTACCCCAGCTTACAAGCTAAACCCTACCGCGATGCTTCAAGTTCCCGACTATTGAGCCTGCAATAGATCGTTGACAACCTGACTTAACTCCTTGACCCGGTTGTTCAATAGAATTACCGCTACTATCGTCACGCCCAAGGCAAATCCCCAAAACCAAGTTACCCCAACTTGCGGCGATACACATTTTAGTTTCATCATTTACCTCTTATTGCGACTGCGCTAAATGATAGCCACGAGACGTTTTATACCGGCATTGTGCATCACAAGGGTAAGCGGTATCCGTTTTCAACGACACAGCGGCTGCTCGCCTACCGAGGGCATTCCACCTTCTGGGGGCGTTCCACCCGACACTCACGTTCACCACACGTGTTTGCCTGCCCCGATTCTTCATCGCCTTTTCACCTGTTCACTACAAAATGTTTCAAAACACTTGATCGCTTCGAGTACATCAAATTTCTCACCGAAAAGGTACTTATCCAAGAGTGCTGTTCGCTGTTCATCTATAGCCTTACCAAAATTGGCTGCCGCCTCCTGGACAAGGATATCTACGTGATGGACCGCATGTACTCTATGAAGTGCCAACTCCAATTTTTCTTCTGCGGCCTTTATGATCTCTACCAGACGTTTCTGCAAATATTCCCACTTCGCAACGTCCATCTGCGATTGCGGCTCTTCATCCATTAGCCATCTCCTCAAGTCACCGGTTCTATCTTAGGCGCAATCATACGCCTCGTTTGTTGTCCCACAGTAGCACGTGAGTGCGAAAACTGACCTTGAAACCAAATTCGATGGCGGCCTGAATTAACCAATCTGCTTCTTTCCTAATCTTACTCGCGGTGGTCCCCAAAGGCATCAACCAAACATCGTCAAAGGATAGATTCAATTTTTTAAGCCAAATTTCCAGTGCTTGAACTTCATCACGATTTCGTACTGGAGCTTTGATGGTGTAGTTTCGTGCCCACACAAAATCTTCTCTCATGTAGTCTTGTTTGACCCACTCGAATTTGGGACTAAAAACCATTCGCAAAACAGGGGTAACCCCCGATTCTTGGTGTTCCCAATTAGGGCCAGTTCTAGGGAGTCGGGTCGTCCACACCTCAAGATATTCACCAGCAGACCCATTCTTAGGACCAATAGTCCCATTCGTCTCAATCTCAAAACGATGGCCCAACGGAGCACAAAGAGCAATTACTCTCTGTATAGTCTCTTGGTAAAGCATAGGTTCCCCACCGGTAAACACACAAAGCTGTGGCCCCTGGATTACTTTACGAGCCAATTCCTCTGCAGTAATCTGGACTCCTCCATCCTTTTTCTGGGCGTAAGGTGTGTCACACCATGCGCATTTGAGATTACACCCAGCAAAACGGATAAAAGTAGCGGGATGCCCAGTCGAAGGACCTTCTCCCTGGATAGACACGAAATGCTCATTCAACATGAGTATCAGCCTCTGTATACCAGACGAAACTATAGGAAGTCCATTCTCGTGGTCCTGTTGTTCCCACCACTTCAAACCCCTGCCCCTGGTAGAAATCTAACAGCCCATACTCCTCAAAAGAATCCACGGTTAACCGAGCACAGTCTAATTGCACGGCCCGCTGTTTGGCAAATTCAACTAAACAGGCACCCCGACCTTCACCCCTGGGGGATACAGCCAAAGTCAAAATGTGCAATTCGTCATCTGGTTTATGTTTGAGACACAGAGCCCCAGTAACTTGGTTGTCCTGATCGTCCCCAAGAAGGAGCCAAAAATCACCTTGTTCAATTTGACGGCTAATCCAATCTTCCCGGTCCCAACAAAAACCCGGCATATCAAGATGAAATTGTTCATTCAGACACGCGATGATCGAAAGATGTTGCACACCCGCTTGGACTATCATGGTAACATCCATTGTAATGTGATGAAAGTCGCAACCGCCATTCCCCACAGCCAAAATAAACCAGCACTGATCCTGGGTTGGAATCGGTTTCTAGTCATCTTAACTGTGATACTGTATCCAACTCCCGCTGTTATCGTCAAACACAACCACTTGATAAACAGGATAAGCAGATTTGTTATCATCGTGTCTTCCTGGAATTTTTCTGGTATTTCCCTAAATCAAGCTCCACCAAAGCCTTCTTCACCGCTTTAGCGGTGGGTTTAGTAGAATATCGTGTGTCCAGTGAGTGAGCCGCCAAATGGCCTTCTCGTTCTGCCTTCAAATAGACAGCGGTCTGTTTCCATTTGCTAACCGTCTTCCTTTGCCAGATCACAGCGATAGTGGTGATGATACCATAAACCCCTAGGACAATTTCTTTTATCTGATCAATTACGTCCACTAACAAGTGAATCTCCTAGCAAGCAGAGTATGAACAAGCATAACACTTAACGCATTTGCCTTCACTTACAACCAAACGATTACCACATTCTGGGCACCGAAGTTCAAACGCGTCATCGGCTTGGTTACTACCACCAAACTGCCCAGCCGTTTCTAATTTGTCTAATTCATCAGCCGACAAAGTAGATTCACCCAACAACAGAGCCTTTACACCGAATTTTTCTTTAGCAATAGCATATCTGCTTAGAGCCTTGGCTAGTGCATCCGCTAGTGACCCAATTTTGCCATCTTTAGATGGAAGTTGCAAGGTACTACTAATTCCACTTAACTGACGGATAATGTACTTAAGAGAACCCCCGGATCGCAGATACAGACTACTCAACCGGCAAATGGCTTCCAAATCAGCGGCTGCGATTTCTCCACCTTTCCCCAATTGAGCAAAAACTTCTAACTCCCGGTCTTGTTGGGGGTCAATTGAGACGTGAATATGCAGGTTCCCGAATGGAGAAGTCTGTCTGAGTTTAATAGAAGCAGTGAATCGAGGAGTGGGATCCGGATCAATTTGTCTGGATTTGCTTAAATCTTCCACCCTGTTTCCCATAGACATGGGTTGACTGGACCGTGATCCATCGCGATAAATCGTAATTCCTTTGCACCCCAAATCATAGGCTAATTGGTACGCCCGGTCAACTGCACCAGGCTCACAATCCTTATCCAAATTCGCAGTCTTTGAAACTGCGTTATCGGTGAACTTTTGTACAGCCGCTTGCATCATTACGTGCTGATCAGCGGTGATATCAGCAGTAGTTAAAAACACGTCTTTGATTTGCTGCGGGATTGATTCCACGTCCCGGAGAGACTGATTTTTAGAAACCTCTATCAACACTTCATCAGTTAACAACCCCTCTTGCCTCAATACTTCTTGGAAAACTGGGTTGATTTCCAACAAGGGTTTGCTGTCCTCCCGTTCCTTCATAATATTACGATCGAACACCAAAGCAAACAAGGGTTCTACTCCCCCGCTACACCCAGCCAGTATAGAAATAGTCCCAGTAGGAGCGACAGTCGTGATACGAATGTTTCTACGCCGGGGCGCCCCTTCATCTTTGTATTCATTATAAGCCCCATAGTACCCCCGGTTCTCACCCAACCACTCCGAAGCTTCGTGAGAAGTCTCTTGGATAAATTGCATGATCTTTTCGGCCAGATCAAAACTCTCTCCCGAACCATATTTAATTCGTAATTTATAAAAGAGATCAGCCAAGCCCATAATACCTAACCCAATGTCCCGAGTCACAGCGGTTACTTTGGCTATTTCTGGAGTTGCCCAAGAACTAGTTGAAACCACGTTATCCAGGAATCGAGTAGCGTCGAGGGTGCATTGGTGTAAGGCGTCCCAGTCAATTTGGGGGATTCCATTCGCATCTTCGAATACAAAGGCAGACACGTTAATCGAACCTAAGACGCATGCGCCGTTCGGGGGGAGCGGCGTCTCGCCACACGGGTTCGTGGCTTCAATTTCGATGGGCAGTGGGAAATCATTGTTCACGCGGTCGATAAAGCATAGCCCCGGTTCCCCGGTTTGCCAAGCGTTCTGTACAATGATTTCCCATATATCGGCTACAGTTATGACTTGTTCTTGAGGAGTACCATCCTCAACTGGGAACAAATCATCAAGCGAATAACACGAATTGATAAGTTTATAATCGTGTATTCCATTGGCCGACACCTCCGCCGCCTTGCGACAAACATCGATCAAACGGTGAGGCAAGTAGTATTCTGCGTGGTTTCGCGGGTTAACCACCCGTAAAGGATTTTCTGGTTTCTTCCGAAGTTCATACATGAACCACTCCGGAATCTTCACAGAAATATTGTATGAATTAAATAGGGCGAGGTCTTGTTTAGCAAACAGGAATTTCAGTATGTCCACGGCAAAGACATTCATCATTCCCATGTTGGCCCCCCGACGCTTACCACCCTGGGAAATGGCGTCTGTTACAGCATTTAACACCCCCCAGAATAAGATGGGTCCGCCTGCCCGGCCCCCGGTGCTAGAAACGATGTCCCCGGTTGGGCGGAGACGATCCAGGGGGATGCCCGTCCCGCCGCCCCCCGCTTGAATGTCACAAATATCCTTGGCACATTTCATGATGGACTCGCGGTCATCATCGAGAGCCAAAACAAAACAGGCGGACAACCCCAACTTCCCGTTTCTTCCCGCGTTCATCAGACACGGAGTGTTGGGAAGAAATTTCCCAGTAGCCATTAAATCATGGAAATTGGCGTATAACTCAGTTAAATCCCGTTTTCGTGATATCCATCCCTGTTTAGCCTCTGTTGAAGCTATCGCCCACGCTACTCGGCGATAGACATCTTCAGGTTCTTCTGTCGTCTTGCCCTCGGCATCTCGCGCTACATAGCGAGTTTCCAGCACCTTTTTGGCGTTAGGAGTTATCTGAGGCGCGGTTAATTCGACATTTGCTGGGGGTGCAACCGGTATATTTTTCAAAGGAACACTCTATTAAAGGTTATTGTTTATGTGGTATGATTTATAACGAACCAATACTTCTAAGTTCATTCATTGCAACTTCTATCTCTCCTGACCAAAGAGTAACCAAAGCGTTTGCGCCGGGGGTTGTACTTCAAGTTGATCCCCGAAACAGACTTGTACTACCCCGACCTCCCCCACTAGGGTTCCACTGCCAAAGACATCCTGGCAGAGACGAGCCCTTTTAGGTTGAAAAACAGACTGCCCAAAACTAAACCCATCCACCTCGTGTTGACGACTATCAAGATCACACCTCGCACACCGGTTGACGGAGGGGCCAATAGCTCCATCTCCTCCCGGCGGGAGTTTGGTATTGGCTATGAAATAGTCAAGACAGTAAGAGTTGTGAGACCTGAGAATCAGGACGTATCAACTCTTACAACGTACATCAGGAGATGGACATACAACCCCTAGAAGGGGTTCAACCAAAAGGTAAAAATTTGTCCATTAATGATTAAAATTAATCAGTATTACGCATATAAGGGTTTATTGCCGATTATTGCGCATCGCCGAATTGGGGGGCGGGGGGAACGGGGCATCACTCTATGGATGCTTGGGTCCGTCCCTTGATTAAATTTAAGAATTAGAAGCAATTTGTAATGCAGGTAACCAAATCTGCATTACTACTTTGTTCCTGAGACACGCTTCAGTCCCAGGGAGGACAAAAATCGATCCACCAGTCCATCGCAATAAAAAGAAGGACTTGTGGTAACTCCCAAGACAAGATCCGTTAAGCGTCCAAGGGGCGTCAACGTGCACACGCTCCACATCGGACGGTAACTTCAAATTAACTTCAAGAGAGCTTCCTAATGGTGATCCAACCCACCCACCACCGCAGTTAATGGCAGCAGCGGGGAATTCGATCAATGAAACCAACCTACTATCCCTGTAATATTCAATTAGTAGAAATGATTCGTTACCTGGTTCGGACAGGCATAGCCGAACCGAAAACGCATTACATACTCTACGCAATGGATTCCGCCGGTCGGAGTGTGTCGCTCCTGAACGGTGCCTCCTTTTATACTGCATAGGGGTTGTTGAATGCCTGAATGATCGCCCTTTTGGGTGGCTACTTGTTCGACTCGGATTAACTTTTTTACCGGTCTTTACTTTCGGAAACATCGTTCCACTTACCTGACCACGACTGCTACACGAGTTAAACTTAGCCACAGAATCATTTCCTGCCCGGTCTCCACTGCTCTCGGAAGGGTAACGCGAAATATGGATCGACGAGGCAAGGACTTTGACATTGGCCACCACTACGGAATTGACTTCCGGGGACGGGCTCCAACGCCTAGTTGTAGACACGTGGTGCGCACCGCAATAACCACGTAATTTGCCAGCTACGCTTTGGGCTATCTCTTCTGGCTTGAGATATCCTGATTCCTTCTGGTGATGTCGCGGCATCAGACCAAAAAGGGGATGAGAAGCTCGGTAGGCACATGTAGTTGGTATATCTTCCAACCTGCCCTGTGTACTGCTCGGCTCCGGAGTCAGTGTACTGCGATAGTCATAATCTATCAGCAATAGTGGGATAGATTTGACGGTAGTCGTGTCAGGCGTGAGTACCACCCCTGACACAGTCGTCATGGCAATAGGTTCGTCGTTAATCAGTTGACTAACACGTGCTCTGCTATATACCAGGGTCAAACCTAAACCTACGTCTTGTCGCGATGTATTCCATTGATTAATAAACTCGCGATCTCATTCCCCACAACAAGTGGGCAACCCAGATGATATCGACCTGGGACTGGATCAATCAATGAATTGTCTAAAACCACATTCGCATTGGGAATCGAACCCAATTTTACCATTACGAATAAAACTGACGCCGCCTAACAGACGGCGTCGGAACTCTACCAACACATGGCAGGTGAGCTACATATCGTCATTTGGATGTTCAATAACTCCACCCCCTCTACTACATTGTGAAATCTGCCAGTCACCACATCATAACCAAGACAGTCATCGGGGTCAGTATGACCCTCTAACCACGGCAATAGAAAACAACAAACTGACACACTGGTTACAGATAACACACCAGGTTCGCCAGATACAACAGCAGGCACACCATCTTCTATTGGCTCACTGGTCATCTGTGCGGATGTCTCACGTAAGCTTTCGATGATTCCAAACCCAACTAGAAATCCAATTAGGACAGGCAGACCATTAGTAATGATCCTTCTCATCAATCGGTCCCTTCCTTACTGTCATCTGTTTTGGGGGTATGACAAAGCAAAGACGCCGCGAAGATGCGCAACACACATTATGACACATAGCAAATCACCGGCTATTGTTCGTTACTACCTTCAACTCCGCGAGAGATACGTTCTGTTGTACGAATCTTCAGGTTCATCAAAGCAAGTTTAACACTCGTTAAAGCCTTCGCGTTTGCTTCACAGGCGTATTTGCCTTGTTGAAACCCTTCTAAGCGGTCAATTACAACAGCCAATAGAGATTCATTTGTCAGACCGTTTGGACCGGCTTCTTGAAGGGGACCGTGTTGGAAGTTAACGGTGACCCCCTGCTCTGGACTCATTTTAGGCCCCCAGTTTATATCGTACACATGACAAGCGTTTCCGGGACCGGGTTCATCTATAACTTCAATAGCTATACTGTTTCGTTCTTCATCCGCTATGTGTGTGGTAATTGTCCGTGACACGACTCTTCTACCTCACCTTAAATGCCATTGTTAGATGATGGATCGTTCGTTCAAACTTAGCCATTATGGTCGTAGCCGCCAGCGATAAGCATTTGGTTCACTCCGGATCCGGTGGGGGTGAATTATTAGGACGGGAAACAGGTGGTGGTACTGGCGGGGTTGGGGACTTGGGCAAGATGTTACCAAATCGTTTGGTCGGGGGGATAACGCTGTAAGCATCCAGGAAGTCTATTCCTGTGCCATACAAATCCACGACAATCGCATAGGTCTCTGGATTTTCCTGTCGCCACTTACGCTTCAGTGACAGGGGTACGATCCAGAAATAATCCCTGTGATCTGCATTAACGGTAACAATTTGCATACCGTTAAAGAAGCTTCGAATGAAGAAACCGGGTGTTAATTTCTGGGGCCAGTCTTCCGGTGGGTTTTTGGTGAGAGGTTTTATAGGTGTGGTGATGAAACACCCCCGAGGCTGGCCGGGTTCTGTTTCCTTGGTCACGTCTACTAACCAAAAGGCATTCTCTAATTCTTTGATGCGGTGTTGGTTATCGTCTAACCAGATACGGTCTGGGACTGCGATTTTCCCCAGGGTGGCTGAACAAATGATGTTACCTTTTGTGGGGTTATCATTGCGAAAAAACTTGATTACTGTTTTCAACGCGACACCTTACACTTTCAGAAGTGAATTTATGAATTCAGCAATTTCTTTTAACATTTCTAATAGCTGGCGAGAAGCAGAGGAATGGGCATCCTCTACGGAAGGCGAACTGGCTTCTGTGGTAATGAAATTATCTTGCCATATTTGGAGAGATAGTCTTACCTTATAAACGAACCTATCTTTTTCTTTTTGTTGGCTAACGTTATACACCAGCTTCTTCTTTTTAGACAACTCCGTTGCGTCAACACCCTGAGTTTCCAAAAACCGCATGACAAGATCTGGCCTGTACGCTCTCGCCATAACTAGATCCTATTCGTAGTGATATCTAGTATTTGAATGTCACCCACCAAAAGCAAATCCAGAATAGTGTTCGCTAGAGTGGGGGCTTGTTGACTGATTAGCGGTTGGATCTCAAACGAATCCACTGCTCCGGTACAACTAAAGGTTTGCACATACTCATAGTTGGGTAACAATTCAATCTTTACTGTGCTACCTATAGATCCGATTACCCGAATACAAGCGGATTGGATAACACCCGCCAACCCGATCTGAATCTGGGCTCCACTGGTTTCATACACTGGACCAAAATCATTCACTACCAAAGTCAGATCGGTCGAAGAACTTAGGTGGTAATGGAAAGGCGGGATTTTCTTTTCCACCGCCTTGGCAGCATCAATCACGCTCAATTCTGTTGGTTGGACAATCCAATACCAGTCATCAGGGTCTGATCCAGAGAGCCATTGCATATGACCTATGACGAGGAACTCATACTCCGCCTCTAACAGGCCCAAATCTTGATAGGTCAAAATGTCCATGTTTTCATCAGACAGGAACCCTTCGACTATCATGTATTTGGATTCTGAGCTTCTTGTAGTGGTTCCTAGAATCGAGTAGGCCACAACCGTGAAGGAAGCAAGAGACCCTTTGCTGACAGTAGGCAACGGTAAAGTGATTAGTTGCTGTTCTTCGATCACTTTACCAGAGGCATACATGTATTTGAATCCAACCGATTCAGAAGAGTGTACAACCAAAGTGCTGTTGTTGGTGTCTATCTGAATCGGTGGTGAACGGTAGACACCTCTCGGAATGATGTGTTGCATCCAAGCATTTAGTTTGTTGAAGGGCATAGGGGATAAGAAATCCCACCATCTTAGTTGTTTAGCCACGGCTAACCCTACCTGTATTGGTTTTAACTGCTGGTGGTTGAATGGCCATATCCCATTTGGTTGGGGAGTACGAGGAAAGTAGTGTGGATCTTTGGGATAAACAAAGGTTGATACCCTCGGTCTAAGGGAGTGGGATAAACTCGTTTCTTTGTCATCCTGCGACCAAAGCCCAAAATGGGATTCTGGTAGTCAATGTGGTAATACGAATATGAAAAACCTCATTGGCGTTCATATGAAGAATGGCTTCGCTGGGTAAAGTCCACCGTCTGTTTTGAACTCTGGCAGCGACTTGGGGGCAAGCGTCGGTAAGGGAAGTCTCCGGGGTACACGTATATTCTGTGGACCCGATACTGATTAGAACCTCCACATCAGTAGGACTGCGGAATTCTTGATCAGTGTTCAGAACGATGTATGGAGCGGAACCAACAGATTGAACTATCAATGGACGTGTTTGGTAAATTCCCCGAATCAGAGAGGTACTCTCTGGATCCCATTCACATCCATTTCCACCCAACATAGGGTTGGTAGTGCAATCGAATAGGATGGTATCTTGGTCGTTGTGGAATTTCTGTTGCAGTGCAGAGATAATGGGGCGATCATCCTGTAACGATGCAATTCCACTGCCTCGGCTAGTTTTGATTGTGGCCAACCGTAGACCTGGGGGAGAAACTTCTTCGTTGAAAACGGCGAGGATGGTGTTGATTGAAGGCCCACCTGTCCCAGAAATTGAGTCAACGCGAATCTTAGTTAGGGTCTTGAAAGTGTTGGTGCCTTCGACATACTGATCGGGGAAGTATCCTACATGACTGGTGGGGGCTTCAGTCCATGCGCTAGAATCATTTAGGATAACCGTCTCAGATATGTTGGTACCAGAGGCATCAGTACCGGATAAGGTAACAACAACATTGGCAGTAAAGGAATTAGTTTCCGCGATTCCAATTATCAATTTAGAGGGGAAGGGCAACTCAACGTTGACGGAAATGCCCTCCGGTACTTGAAAATCGGACAACAAAGCAACTTCTGTGGCCAAACTAGGTGTCAGTCGAGTTGTACCAGTTGAGTTGACAATGACTCCCATGTCCAAGGGGAAATGGACGAATTCTTTCGTGGAGTGAATCTGTTGAGTCAAATCAACGGCTGCTCCCTCCGAAATCACGACTTCTTTCTCGACAGGGGCTAACACTTCAAATTCTGTGGTTGTTCCGGGGATTGGTTTAACTTGACCCGCATACACAGTGGTATATTCGAATATGATATTGCTGCCCCCGGCGTGGAAAAACTGAACCTGTTTTTGAGAAGGCGCGAATGCAGAGTATTTTTCCACACCGCTCTCGGAAGTTTCGATGAAAGAGTTGGGGAAGTAGGACAGAGTGGCTTGTTTGAGGGCACCAACACTTTCGAACTGGGTACTGGGGATAGTATCAGCAACTCGTTTTCCATGAAAATGTCTTTCCATGTTACCAACTACAATCCCATCACCGGTAATCAAATCCCAGAAACGCAAGTCATTTTTCAGGGTTAGGTCGTTGAAACTAATCGCATGCGGGTTAGAGGGTGTTTGTTCCCCCGTTCCCAAATCACTGCGGTGGGTGATATCAACCGGTGTAGCCCATCTGCGAATAGAAACTGTGTAAGACCCACTGAATTCAATTGTCCAAGAATCATCAGAGGCTATGTATGCCAAGACAGCGATTACTTCTTCATTGGTTTCCTGGACATAGGAACCTATCGGAACTGTTTCGATTTCTCCGGTTCCAACGATCCGAGTTTTTATGATCTCATTGTAATCAGATAGCTGATCGTCCTGCTCTTCTTCAACAAATTTTGCTACCAGAAAATGATCGGCTTTGGTGCTGGGGAATGTGACCTCGGTAGTCTCAAATGAATGGAGGTTACCATTCTCAAACAGAACAGTCCCCGAGTGAACGATGACTCCCGTTAAAGACGGATTGGGTTCAACATAGAAGGGGCTTTCCAATTGAGGGACACTAGGATTATCCGGATCGATGATTCCAGGAGTAGAGAACTCGGTGGTCCGATTGATTAATTCCCCCTCGATAGAAGATTGGAGAAAATGAATCAAGTCAGAAGTGACTCTGATCCCGACTTTTTGACAATTGATTCTATCCACAATAAATCTGCCTATGTGAGTTTGTCCGACATATCATAAATCCGAATATCAGAGACAGCGAAATCGATAGCATCTCCGACGATGTCCAGGTTTTCTCTAGTTACCCAATCGGAAAACTTGTGTTGTGTGTGGGCAATTTCATATCGAATGGTAGCACAAATGGGGTATCGTTTGGCTATCGCTTCGAGGATTATGCGTTTTGCATTTCTTTTTCCGCCTGCATCACAATAGAAAAGCCACCTGCACCCATCGTTTTCTGAGCAGTATCGTTTATGCAATTTCTACTTCCAGTTGAGCAGGCTCGAAGTTTTCATATACCGCTTGCAACAAAATACGTCCTGGAATCCTGCCTCTCCCCTCATATGTGAAGGTGCCTATTTTACGGAGTTGTAAAATTTTGGGGTCTGAGGAGGTTACACTCAAAGGTATGGCATCTTGTCGGCCCGTTAAAACGAACTGGTGTTTGGTGCCAGTCAGAATAGACTGTGGGCCTGACCACATTGGGTTCCCGTCTAGCCCGAATTCGACAGGGACTTCGGTTATGGGGGCTTCACCCAGATTGACATAATCAACTTGTTCGAAGAATAATTCCAGTGTTCTCTCTCCCCAATGAATCTGAGAGAAGGATGCGCGAACTTCCTCTCGACGATTGATAATGTCGCTGGGTTGAGTCATCTTGGGGAAACACAACTGCCAATTTTGTTGCGGGCTCAGGATTCTTCCCCCAAAGATCGCGGGGATGTATTTGGTGATTATGTTATCTGCTAGGTGGCCCAGATCTGCCATCACTGATCCGGAATGGGCTGTAGTGAACAGGATGCAATTGACCTTATAGGCACTACGAAAAGCCACCTGAGCCCTTTGGACTATGTGCCGGTTTCTTTCAAAACCAGTATTGAGATCCGGCTGTAACACAGGAATCCCCAGCACAAACTGAATAGCCGGGGTGATCTTCTCTATTTCCTGGTTGTGAACTCGGAATTGAATCTTGACTTCCCCCATGTTTTCATCTGCATCCGTAGCGTAATTTGCTAGGTTGGGATTGGCTTTGATGAAAGTTCGGTGTTTCCCAGATTTAGACAGGAATTCCCCGAACAGTTCCTCTAAGATAATCTTGAGGGTTGCTAGGGGTTTGCTCTGTCGAGGGGTATCTGCAACCAGTGCTTCAGTTTTACTCCGGGGAGTGTCGGAGAAAGGGATTTTGAATCTGGCAAGGTTGTACGGTGTTGCGTGACTAGCCATTCGTCGTGCTCTCGTTCGTTGGGTCAGGCCCCGACCATCCAGCGGTCGGCGTTAAGCCAACCCTAAACTCATGGAGGTTCTGTTCTAAAGCATGATCGCCTTCAATTCGATTTGCGTAATACAGCATGCAGGATGCGAAAAGTTCCAAAGGATTCCCCTCGTACGCAACGATGGACAAATCCTCATGACCCTTAAGCATGAGTTGCACGGCCCATTCTGAATCACAGTCCCCCTGGCTGTATTCGTTTTGTCTGCCAAAGTAGCTCCCCTGTTTTCCATAGACGATTTTGGCCACGCCATATTGTAGAAGCTGAGCGAAACAACGGTGACAGGGGAATCCGGTCACATAGATAGTCGAACCTTCCAGATTGGACCCGTTGGCATTAGCAAAAGCGTTTTCTTCTGAATGGGTAGAGAAGTAGTATTTGTCCGGCCTCTTATCCCAAGGAATAAGATCATCTCGGCAACCTCGGGGTGCTCCATTATAGCCAAGGGTCAAGATACGATTTTTCTGATCAACGAACACACACCCGTGTTTCGTATCTGGGTCGGGAGACCGCATGGCCACCAAAAAAGCCATCGTCATGAAATAATCGTCCCATCCAGGCTTGTCCGTGAATTTCTTATTCATTGCGCAATTATCCTCTTGATCAACCTTGGTACTTCTTTTCGGGCGAAGACTACCAGTTTGTGAGAATCAACATGGAGAGATAGAAACACGTCCAGGCAAAGAAGCAACCAGATCAGGCTTTCCTCTATTCGCCACCCTCTTCGAAATGCTCTATAGCAAGAGATTGTTTGCGTTTCCGTGGGAAAGGCTTTGAAATTGGCCTTGAAGTGTTCCGTAAACTCTTGTAAATCTTGGCTTCCGATACTGTGATAGTAAGATTGTACACACCCCATCATCGGATTAGGTGATGTCGGTAGCGAAATCCTTGCTCTTGTCATTACCATTTAGTTTGAGAAAGCACCCATTTCTATTTACCTGCACGAATTGATGACCCAATGACCCTAAGATTCTCTTGTTGAACTTGAACTGCTTGTCTACTAGAAGTGAGGTCTTTTGATATCCTCTCGATCATTTCATACACCCCCCGCATTCTTTCCAAGAGAGTAAGGGGTTCTTTTAAAATACCCCACAAAGCGGCTTCTCTCGTTTCATTGTTCCGAAACTTAGTAAACGCTTCTTTGTCATAGATGTATGTTTTGGCGCGTTGGCAAAGAATGTTTATTTCCGTATAAGCGATGGTTAGCCGGGAGTATACCAATCCAAGTCGAGACAATCTAGCGGCCCATTCTTGGATGGTTTGGTTGGCCCGGCGAATGGATTTCTTATTGGGGTCTAAAAGAGGAACGTCGATTTGACCATATCTAAGAATTTCACGTTGAATTTCTTCTATGTCAATTTTCTTAGATACACGTTCAACCCGTCCTATAATATTGGCGATCCGGGGGTCCACTCGAATAGAGTTTAGGGCATCTTGCAAGAGGGGCTCCTTATCTGCTGGTTTTATAACGAATGACTGCCTAACCCCATTTTGTCTAGTCTAACTAGTTTCTGTTGGGTTTTTGTTAGGTAATAGGGGCTCTCCTTGACTTCTCAGGAGGTCTTGACAAACTGGCTGTTCTCTGCTATAGTAGATAATAGAGAGGGTTGAACCCCCATCTTGCGTATTGACAAAACAACCCCGCCATGATATAATGGGAATAAGGAGGTAGGAAATGGCAAAACCGATACGAAAGCGAAAGCAGCCCGCCCCGCGTGGGACATCATCAGAATTGTTACACATCTTGACACTCGTAGAAGCGCTGTCTAACACGGATCTTCGTCAATTACCAGAACTGGCGAACGGAGTCGTCAGAGAACAAATGGTCAACCGCTCTAAGGAATTGACCAGCTTTATACACCGCAAAGTGAAATGTCACTTCGAGGGTCGTAAAGAACTACTCGACGCGGAATTGATAGCGGTGGATTCCGAAACCGGGCGAGTGTTGGTGGCGTTTGACGAAGACAAAGCTACTGTTGGTTCTGAAGACGATGTGTACAAGGTTCCTTCCACATGGATAGAAACCGTTTTTTAAGGGAGGATTCGAGGTGGCAAAGAAAGTTACTATCCAAAGTATTCTTCCATCAATCTCCAAATGGATGCGCCAGGAGTATAACGTCTTGTTTCGGGGAGACCATGGGGTAGGCAAGACATCCGTGATACTAGAAGCCGCGAGAGAAGTAGGTTTGCGGCTGAAGTATTACTCCGTTCCCACCATGGACCCCCAAACACAATTCATAGGGATACCCTATCCTGAAGAAGTGCCCGAGGAGCAAATTCTGCTCGCCTCCGCCATCAAAGCACTGGAGAAGATCAAAACCAAACACACCTCGTTCACACATTTGGCCAAGGCGCTGGGCTTAGTGAAAGGCACCCGTCAATTGCGGTTCATTCGTCCCCATGATGTGGACGATGCAGAGATTATCTTCTTTGATGAAATCGGGCGTGGTCACCCCCGGATTCTGAACGCCATGTTTGAGTTAATCCAGTTCGGCTCTCTGAATGGGGAGAAACTTCCTAACTTGAAGATGATTTGGGCAGCCGGGAACTTTGGTCGAGATTATGACTCGGTTGAATTGGACCCGGCGTTGGAAGATAGGTTTCATATCCAGATTCAACTAGAAGCCAACCCTGATCGAAAGTGGATGACCGAAGTCGCTGGGATTACCCCAGAAATCTCTCAGGCTTTGGTTGAATGGTGGCGAACGCTTGCCCCTGATGCTAAACGCCTAGTCTCACCCCGGCGATTGGAATACATAGGTCGGCAGTATATGCAGGGCGTTCCCCCAGATCAAGCTCTTCCGCCAAATAGAGTACCAGTCGCAGCCCTGGATGAATTGCTGAAACAGATTTCTATCGTCCCGAGGGTCGTTCAGGCGTTAGCAACTCCAGCGGGATTCGGGGAGTTGCAGGCTGAGTTTCTAGACCAAGTAAAGGCCATGAAGCTTCGTAACCAAATTGAGGCTATGAAACCTAAGGATCGCAAACCGATTCTGGATGCGCTAGCTGTTTTGCCCAGTGAAGTGCTCTCTGGGATCATCAGGACTAATTCGGAGATCAAAACAGAGGTAGGAGAAAACATCGCCGATCTGCCTAATCTGCAACAAGCCCTAGACAAAACCGGAGATTTGGCGGGCATCACTAGTTCCATAACTGCCGATTACTCGGGTTTAATCACTGAGCCTTCCTGGTATTATGTCAGTCCAGGAGAGCGACACGGGGGTAAATTTGGTTGGAAAAACGGGGACACTGTCGTTCGGGATAAAGAAGAATGGAGGGCGAACAGTGGCTCCGCAATTGCTAAACCAATTTGAGCTGACCGAGAAATGGAATCGCGTAGTCGATATCATTGATTGTTCACACGCACTGGCGTGGTCATCTCACCTCTACCGGATAGGGACTCCTTTGTGGACGACGTTAACCGAGACGGCCGCAGTGTCTCACAGTCCCAAACAAGGGCTGCAATTCATCTTTAACCCGCAATTCATGTCTGGTCTCACTGATGTTCAGATAGCGTTCGTTGCCCTGCATGAGGCGTGTCACATTATGTTGGGGCATTGCCACAAGGTAAACTGGATTCGAGACCACCACAGATGGAACATAGCTTGTGATATCGTGATTAACGAAATGCTGCTTCGCATGCCAACGTTTGGTGACGAGGGCAGGTCGTTGCAATCAGCATCTTTCAGGCCCCAGCTTTTGGCTAATAATGGTCTACCCCCTGGCGATTATACCGCCGAGCAGGTGTATGGGCTTCTTGGGGAGACCAATTTATCCAAAAAGAACACGTTGGACGATCACAAGTTCGGGGAAGATTCTGCTGGTGCGATTGGAGAAGCTATCGACAAACTGTTGGAGGATCCAACTTTTCGCAATCAGGTTGACGAATTTTTGAGGGCCGGTAACACGTCATTGGGAAACGAGTTTCTTGTTCCTAGCAAGGCGCAGAATCTTGACAAGGAAAAATACCCTGTAGAGCAGTGGTTCAAGGACGCCGTTAGGACAGTAATGGGGGAAAGAACAAACGAGGTGTGGGGGCCAATGAATCCCAGGATAGCCGCATTTTGGCCGGATACTTATCTACCTGTTGAGGCTGTAAGTTCGGGTCTTAAATACAGACTCCGAGTGTACATGGACACCAGTGGATCGATTGTCTCGGCCCGGTACCGGGGTGGGTATGATTTGTTGGAAAGGTTCAGTTTAGTTTTGGAAACTGTCCCCACCAACCACTTCGAAATGGAAGTATTCACGTTTGACACAGGGTGGAAGGTAGATCGCCCCTCTATGGGGGTTTATCCGCTTACGAAAGACCGTAACGGAAAATTTGTTTTCCGGGGCGGGGGAGGCACCTGTTTCAAACAATTAGAAAGACACTGCTTGTCTGGACTTCGTTATCCAGATTGCATAATGGTTTTAACAGATGGTATGGGTTCTCCAGTCGAGGTGAAATACCCAAATCGGTGGGTATGGCTTCTAACCAGAAAACCGTACCTTCAGTTGCCTGGGAAAGTTATTAATTTGCCTGTGCCTAAGCCGAGGCAGAGGCGATGATTGTGGTTGGTTCGTTTATTCTTATATGGAGAGTATCATGCATGTAGAGAAAAAAGAGTTAAAGAGTCTCGTTAACACACTAAGAATCACGCAGTTGACGGATTTGCTGGATCTCTGTAAAAAGGAATTGCCCAAGAGGAAAAAGGCGAAATTCCGCTCAGGGGCGACGGTGTTGGTCGATTTCGCCAAAGACGGTGAAATCCCCGGATTGATCCTTGGTCGTGCTGGGAAAACGCAGTTTGAAGTCCAATTCGAAGACGGTATTTTCAACATCGCTCCTGGTGCCATGATTGTGTGCACTGATGATGAAGTCATAGAATCGTTAGCGGCTGCGCTGGCGGCGATGGAGGGCGCGGAGCCGGAGGAAGAGGCAAAGCCCAAGGCAAAGCCCAAGGCAAAGGCAAAGGCAAAGCCCAAGGCAAAGGCAAAGTCCAAGGCAAAGCCCAAGGCAGAGGACGACCCAATTGAAAATGATTTTGAAGACGAAGAACCAGACGATGATGACGCCGATGATTTCGAAGACGATGAGGAGGAATCCGGAGATGAGGAGGAATCCGGAGATGAGGAGGAATCCGGAGAGGATGAGGATGAGGATGAGGATGAGGATGAGGATGAGGATGATGACGATCTGGCTGCTCTGATAGGAGACGACGAGGACGAGGACGAGGACGAGGACGAGGGTGAAGACGAAGACTGATTACTGGGAGAGGAACTATGAAGGCCGGTACACCCCCAGAACGGGTGGCGGCGGAGGGCATTACTCTTTGTAAGAGTGTTAGGTGTCCCCTTCGTCAAAAATGTGACAGGTGGTCTGCGGGAGAGTTCCAGGAGCGAGAATGTACTTTCTACGTTCGTGATCCCTGCAATCTTCAGACCGGAAAATGTACTTTTTTTCTCGCGCGGGTGTCTCGCAAGGCGGAGGAGGTGTAAATTGCATGTCGCCCTGTCAGTAGCAGAATTGGCTCCTGTACTCCAGGTGTTGGTTAAATTTTCATCATCACGTCATCAGTTAATTGATATCAAGGCCAATTCAGGCATAACCACTATTGGCTGTGCGGATGGTGATTTTGCTACTTCGTTTCAGACGGATAAGTCGTTTATCCGCAACGAAGGGCAAGCGGCTGTTTCTTTTGACTCCTTTTACAAGATTATTGGGAGTTTACCCCGGGGTGGCGTGGTGGACCTTCACACGTTTGCTGATGTAATGGAGGTCCGGTCGAATGGCGTTGTGTTTACACTCCTTAAAGATGATTGTCCTGGTTCCTTCCCTCCAGAAACGGGCACTCACCCTTCTCTTAGGATACAAGGGGCCGTGCTTCGACACATGGTCCAACAGGTCATATACGCCGCCGGTTCCGTGTGTTACCAAGGGCACCCACTTTGGGGAATACTCTGGCAACAGGAGTCCGAGCAGTTACAACTGGTCGCGACGGACACCAAACGCATAGCTCTGGCTTCTGGTACCCCCGTTGAGGGAAAGAAGTTGTCGGCTATCGTGCCTAAAAGGATCCTCGAAGTCTTCAGCGATATCGAAGGAGACGAGATCGCGGACGTTTTCTTTTATAAGGCGGGAGTTTCTATTCGGGTAGGGCCATATGAGTTCTCATCCCGTTTACTCCTGGGAGATTTCCCTGATTGGCAATCCAAGATTCCGGTGGGGAAAGCAAAAACTTATGCTACTTTTGATCGACTCCCCCTGTTGGAATCGTTGGTGTCTTTTAAGGCGGTGGGAGTAGACAATGGCGTTTTCGATTTTCGGGAAAACGGGACGACCATCGCGGGTGTTCTTATATCTGGTCCTGTTTCTGACTTCTGCCCTGTTTCTACAGAGACGCCTGTTCACTTAGCGGGTGACGCTGTTGAAATCCTTCTGAACGTCAAATATCTTCGGGAGTTTGTTCAAGCCTTGGATGCTCCTAAAGTCGTGATTGGTTTGAGTGGTCCCAACAAGCCTATCACTGTTGGAAGTAATTTGATCGATATTATGGGAGTAATTGCTTCCTGCAATGCGGGTGAAGACGAATGATCATCGCAAAATCGCAATCCATACAGGTCTCTAAGGAAATCCAGCTAGACTACGGTCACACGCTCCCCAATCACTTCAGTTATTGCAATCAGTTCCACGGCCATAGAGCTAGAGTAGTGGCTCATGTCGAAGGAGAAATCTGTACCAAGCCAGGAGACAGCAGTGAAGGCATGGTCATGGATTTCCGCTTCCTTAAACAAGCTCTCATGTCTTTCGTCCACGATAAACTAGATCATGGGTTTGCTATTTGGAAAGACGACCCAGATAGGGATTTTATTATACGACGAAATGAACGGTTTATCATTACCGATAAGCCCCCTACCGCAGAGTATCTTGCTCAGTGGGCCTTTGGACAATTGAATCCCCACATACCCAAAGGACTAACTCTGGTTTCGGTGGAGTGGTGGGAAACCCCAACTTCCTGTGCAACTTGTACAGCAAGAAATTGAGGGCTGGGCTTGGGTTCCCGAGAAAATTGGTGTATGATCGAGGAGTGAAGGATGGCCGAAAAAGACCCCGTTTACTCGCTGAAAAGGGGCACCGGTCTGGACGGTGAACGCACTTGGCATGTTTGGATGGACATCGACGGGACTCGATTTCGTTTGGACAGAGAGTTTACATCAAGGGAAGTTGAGACATATTTCGACATAGATGTGGATTCAAGGGTGACTCAAGAAGGTCATCGCCTTCTCCAGTTAGGTCTTAGCAAATCCGATGTGGCAAAACGTCTTCATTCAGAGGGTTACCCTTCAAAGACTTCCACCGGCATTCACGATTTCATTACCCACGGGTATGGGGAGTTGGACTCCCATGGTTTTTGGGAATTCCCGCTTCCGGACGGGGAATTCGTGGGAGGGTTCGACGATTTTGATGGAGGAGAAAAGTGATGACAGATCAGGACATGACAAAATGCCAGCGAGCGCTGTTAGCGGGGAAGTGGGTTCATGCTAATGGCGATGGTGCGGCGGTTATGCGTCGTATACACCCTGGGAAGACGGATCACCATGAGTTTCAACTGAGTGCATCTTTCGAGAAACGACATTGGACACCCTCAACCAGATACACGTTCGGCGATTTCACCGACGACAAATTCACTGTCGTCGAGCCCGGAGAAAAGAATTGCCCTGCTTGTGGGCTGTCGTGAAAGTTGTTTGTGCGTGGACTATGAAAACGGCGAGGAGAAACAATGATGAAGAAGGGTGCGAAAATCGTCCCAGCAGAAACGGTTGCTATTCTAAGACAGTGGGCGGATAGGATACCCCAAAAAAGCGGGAATTACCAAAATGGCCTTGATGATGGTCAGACCTTATTAGCAACTTCAATACTAAAAGTTCTTGAACCCGTAGACAAGCAACCCCCCAAAGAAGAGCCACCCCCGTTCAGACCTGACCCAGATGAGCCAATCCCCAAGGCGGTGATGCAATCAGCCATTACTGCTTGGAAGGCTTGGATAGCTGCGGGCGCTCCAAAACACCGGCGTTTCTTTGATCCTCATTACCATCAGGTATTGGAGGTGTCACAAGAACCCGATATACTGTATTTCAGATTTCAAACTCATGATAGCCCGGAGGGAGACATATGGTGCCGGGGTCACCTTCGTTTGTTGGGTGATAAGGATTTTGAATATCTGGATCACGTTTGGGAGCAGGATAAGTAAGCGGGTTAGGAGAATCACATGCTAGTGAAAGGGCCATGATCGAATTCCGACAAGGAAATCTGTTCAAGTCTAAAGCCGATGTGTTGGTTAACGCGGTTAACTGTGTGGGGGTAATGGGGGCCGGGATAGCTCTTCAATTCAAACTTGCATTTCCTTCTATGTTCAAAGCTTATCAGAGGGCGTGTAAGAGTAGCAGTATTCTTCCGGGTTCCGTTTGGGTGTGGGATCGCCCTCCAGTTCTATGTGTTGCTACTAAGCACCACTGGCGGGGTGTTTCTCGCATTGAATGGATCGTGTCGGGGATCAAGGAAATCGTCAACGTGATGGAACAGCACCCTTTGTGGAATTCGATCGCTGTTCCTTTACTGGGCTGTGGGTATGGGGGTCTTGATTGGGCGGTGGTTAAACCTCATATGGTTGATTTGCTGTCAGGAATAGATGCAGAGGTGTGGATTTACACTGGTAGAAAATCATGGCCAAAATCAAGCTAAACAAACACCAAGTACAAGCCATCAAACACACCACGGGTCCTTGTCTGGTGGTTGCGGTCCCTGGGAGCGGAAAAACCAGATGTTTGACTTCTCGTGTAGCTAGGCTAATTAAACACGGTGAAGATCCGCGGGGGGTCCTTTGTTTGACTTTCACTAACAAAGCCGCTCGTGAAATGATGGAGAGAACCGAACGGCGGTTGTCTAAGCAACAAGTCCGGGGGTTGCTCGTCTGTACATTCCACAAGCTGTGTGTCCTGGTCCTATCGAAGTATGGTAAATCCATTGGTCTCTCCTCGAATTTCACCATTTATGATAAAAAAGACCAGCAGAATGCTATCAAGCGGATTGCCCGGAAGAACGGAATAGAGATTAACGATCCTGGGGCCTCTGTAATTGTGAGAGAAGTAGATTATGTTCGGGAGGAAATGCTTCCTTTTAAGGAACTCCATAACCGTCTCGACACACCCGATTTTGCCACAGTGGGGATGACCTACTTGGATTCGCTTCTTAAACTTGGTTGTGTTGATTTCAGTGGATTGTTGTATTTCGCTTGGCAGTTATTACAAACTAATAGTAGAGTCCGGAAAGCGTTGCAAGAGAAATTCTGCTTCATCTGTGTCGATGAAAGTCAAGACACCAATCGCATCCAATATGATCTAGTGTGTTCCTTGGGGGAACAGCACAAAAACGTTTACATGATTGGGGATCCAGATCAAAGTATCTATGGTTGGCGGGGAGCACGCCCGGATAACCTAGACAAGTTTCAGATTCATTTCCCGGATTGCCGGGTGATCACTTTACCTGTGAATTATAGGTCAACGGCTGACATACTGGCTAAGTCCGAAGTTCTAATTCATAACAACTCTGGTAGGGCTGGTGTTAAGCTAATTTCTAACAGGGGAGTGGGAGCCGAAGTTCAATATGCTGAATTCGAAGAGGGGGAGGGCCAGGCTAGAAGTATTGCTGGTACAATTAAACAGATGTTGGGTGCGGGGAAACGGCCCAAAGATTTTGCTGTTCTGTACAGAGTAAACCGGTCTTCACGCATAATAGAAACCACTTTACGGCTAGCCGATCTTCCCTATCGGATAACTGGGGGTTTCAGTTTCTATGACCGCAAAGAAGTCAGAATGGCTCTGAGCTATTTGACTTTATTGGCCAATCCAAAGAATGGGATGGCCTTCGCTGAGGCCATCGCGGTACCTTCTCGACAGGTTGGCCCAGTGAAAATTGGAAAAGTGGAAAATTTCGCCGAGGCCCACACGGACGGTGATATACTGGCCGCGTGTTTGCGGGCCGATGAGATTCCTGGTTTAGGGAAGAATCCTGTAACTAATTTGAGGGCCTTTGCCCAGTTGTTGGCGAAACACCAGGAAGCTAAATACGATCTGCGAACCACCATGCACAGTGTGTTTAAAAAGTCAGGATTCTATGATTATTACGAAGGTCAGGGTGAAGAAGACGGGGTGGACCGTTTTGCCAATGTGGAAGAATTTGTGATTAGTTTAGACTCGTATGACTCAGCCGATGCTTATTTGAGGGACGCCAAGCTAACTTCTCCTGAGGATAAGGACGACCCAAATGTCATCACTCTCTCCACTATTCACTCTGCTAAGGGATTGGAGTGGCCCTGCGTGTTTTTGATCGACGTGGAGGAGGGGGTTCTTCCTTCCAGCCGGGCTTTAGCTGAAGGGGATGGGGAGGAAGATGATCAAGAAGAACGTCGACTAATGTATGTCGCTATGACTAGGGCTAAGGATTGGTTACACATCAGTTCTCGGGCGACTATTCCTGATGGGAGAAAAAGGGATTCCGTTAGAGAAGTAGGTCCCAGTAGATTTCTGGGAGAAATTGGTCTGGTAGACATACAAGAACGTGCTCATGAGAGGAAACGCGCCCGCCGTGAAGAACGCAAATTTAGCACAGGCTGGGAATAACCTATGTCTCGATCTACACAATACATTGGCCTGACTGCCAAGGCGACCGCCTTTATCACAGCTCTTCCTAAGTTGGAAGAGAAGAACACCACTCTTGGAATGTTCGACGAAGAAGTTCCCCTAGGAGTATGGCAATCGCCCCTCCTTGGTAAACTTGTTGAGACCCTACAGGTTTCTCCCTGGAGCGGTGGCCCGCTACTTTTTACTTGCCTGTCTATTAAGTACGATGGGGGAGAAACTTCCATTTTTCAGTGGATAGCAGACCCAACCTTACAAGATCACCAAGAATTCGATTATGAATCAGGAGCATATTGGGTATGATGCGTCTTGAGTTTATTGTTAATTTTAAAGTCGAGGTGTAACTTGGGGCTATTAAAATCTGGTCCTAAACAGATGGGGCAAAGGTCTGAGGGTAAAGGCTATAAAAGACAGGGGCGGGGTGGATTCCGTGGTGGCAGAGAAAACCCCTGGAATACTCCTTACCCCAAAGTTGATCTGACCAAATCCGGAAGGAAGCTCTATCGAGAAAACCGACCCCGCCCAGCCAGGGACCCTGGTCGATTGGCGGGGGCACGCAACCCCAATATTCCAGCAGAATTCTATGCTCTTCCCGAGGAGTGTGTTACTACCATTATGTTTGTTGGTGACGCACCTGGGAAAGATGATGATTTAGCTAACCGAGTATTCCATGGTAGGGCAGGTCATTTACTTCGGTTCTGTATCGAAAATTCCGATCAATCGGCTTATAACATCTATTTGACTAATGTAGTCAACACGATGCCGCCTATCGTAGAACACAATCCTGAGATTCCCACCGAGGAATCTATTGAAAGTAACCGAGAGGCCCTACAACATGAGATCGAATTAGTAAGGCCCCGAGTTATCATAGCTCTTGGTCAAATAGCCGTGTCAGCCCTTATTGATGAAGAAGAGGGGGACAGGCTGGTTAACAAACGGGGGAATTTCTATCCGTGTAAATTTGACCCCGCTATTCGGGTTATGGCGACTTGGTCTCCTTCCATGATTGTGAGGAACCCTCATCGGGGATCACAGTTGTTCCTTGACATAACAAAGGCATCAGCAAACACGGCCTTTGACATCTCTAAGATGAGAGAGCAGCCGGAGGTGAAGTGGGCTAAGACTTTGCCAGAACTACGAGAGGCTGTGGCAGAAGCATCCAAGGCCAAAGTCATGGCGTTTGACTTTGAAACAACCGGTCTATCGAGGTGTCCGGGGGATAACGCCATAGTATCCCTGCATTGGTCAACCAATAGCACTGATTGTTGGGGAGTTCTGGTTGATCACCCGGATGCGGGGTGGACGAAAAAACAGAAACCCAAAGTACGTCGTTTGCTCAAGGATCTCCTTCGAAACAAAGTTCCCAAAATCGCTCACAACGCCAAGTTTGACTTAGCCATCGCTCGGGGGTGTCTTGGAATTAGGGTGGCTCAATTCCAGTTCGATACTATGATTATGCAGTATCTTCTGGATGAGAATATTAACGACAAAACGCGGTCGGGTGGCCCCCCCATGTTTCGGTCTTCGCTAGACGCGATGGTCCAGTATTGGCTCGACTTTGTTGACCCAGATTGGGAAGCGGCAAAGGAACACCGCAGCAGTCTGATTCGGGTTCCAGGGAAGGATGTGATCTGGTATGGTTCTAAAGACGCCTGCTACACCCTACGTCTGTACAAACTACTGCGGAAGCTAATCGCTGCAAAAGACTCTGGTCTTCTCAAAACACCAATGGAGATCATGGCCAAACTGTCCTATTCCGTCTCAGAATTAGAGTCGGCTGGTCTGCCCTTTGATATGGATTTGGCTACAAAGCTTCTGGGTACAAGATGGGAAAACTCGCTTTCGAATCTCATCAACCGCCAAAGAGCGGATCTGTTCACAGATTCCAAAGTTGCCAAATTTAACGAGCAGCTTAACGACGAGCAAGTCAAACCCACTCTGTTCAAAGTGTTAGACGACGAAAACGAACAACTGTTTGACCCAATGAAAACCCAGAAACACTTGGTCCCTTTCTATTATGAATTCCTGCGGTTGCAGCCCCCACCAGGAGCAGAAGAGGGAAAATTCCCCACTGGTAAGGATTTTGAAGAACACTACGGGGAAATAGAAGTCGTTCGACAGATTAAGGAATACAAACAGGCCCACAAAATGCGGGGGTTCATCGAGAGTTTTGTGGACGCCGCTGCGATGAATACAGACGAACGAATAAGGGCGTCTTTTCGCATTAACTCCACGGTTACTGGCCGGTTGTCTTGTACTGATCCTAATTTGCAACAGATACCGCGTGCTGAAAACGAGATTAAAACCTGGATAAAACGAATTGTGGCCGTTCCACCGGGGTGGGTTCTCATAGCAGCAGATTACTCGACTGCTGAAGTGAGAATTGGGGCCATAACGAGTAAAGATGATAAGATGGCTGCTGTGTTTAGGGCCATTAGTAAATTAAAGGCGAAATTCCGTAAGAAGCCCACCGCGAAATTATACGAGCGCATTTTTGTGGATGGGGAAGGCGACGCCCACAAACAGAATTATTCGCGGGTGTTTGGTATCCCGGTTGGTGAGGTTACCAAAGATCAGCGTACTGAAGCCAAGGGGATTACATTTGGTTGCATGTTCTCCGGTACCCCCGAGCACCAAATGGCTGGGAAACTTGGCATTCCAGTAGAAGAAGCTAAGATAAAGGTAGATGCTTTCCTTGGTCCCTTCATTAATCTAACCAAATTCCTCAAGCAGAATAACGCGGCCGCTGACAATGTGGGATTCGTGTACAGCTTGTTTGGACGTCGTCGAACTACGTATGGTGCGTGGTCTATCAAGAGTGAGCATACTCACGCCCGCAATCAATGTCAAAACTCTGGGATCCAGTCTACTGCCAGTGACGTTCAAATGCTAGCCGTGTATAAATTCTGGCAGTACGTTTACACTCATGAAAAGGTTTGGCGAGCCGTTAACGTAGTCCATGACTCCATCTATTTTGTCGTTCCCAGAACAGAACTGAGAGATGCTGTTGAGGTAATCGAAGATGTCATGCTCGATCCAGGGTTGGATCGGTACGGGATCGATAAAGAGTTTACGCCCTTGGAAGTGGACATGGAGATTGGTCTAAACGCCGCTGATACCATCACCTGGGATTTTACTACCCAGCACATGGATTTGATCGAAAAGTGGCTAGACGCTGGGGCTGATCGGGAGTGTAAACCAAAGAGTCCATTTGCTAAAAAGAAGAAGGAAGGTTGATATGGAACCCATACTGATTGATCCTGAGATGGTTGAAACCCTGCGCGGTGAGGCGAAACGACCAGCGGAAGAAACCACACAACCGGGCGATGCCAGATTGACCGAAGCGTATCTCCGGGGGTACCAAAACGGGAGGCAAGACATGGCACAAGAAGTTTTGATAGTTGCCAGGCCCGATGTAGCACCTAAAAAGGACGACGACGATGATACTGTTGATTAAACCTTGGCAACGCTGGGCGGCGGTTATTGCTGGTGTGATTCTTGGAGGTCTAGTAGTATGGCTCATATCGTAAAGTGCCCTATTTGCAACGGCAGTGAGCCTGATCCGATGGCAGAAGAAGGAGAAGCCTCATGACACACCCTGCATTACAGGCTCTTTCTAGAGGGCCACGAAATGTGATGCGACGATTGTTAACCGGAGCCTCTTTACACATACAGCCCCTTGGGTATCGTCTTTTAGGCGACGGTCGTCCTCCATGGTGTGTCACCGATTGGTGTGTACGTGATCTGGTATCGCGAGGATTACTTTACACACCTACACTCAGAGCGTACCCAACTGCTCTCGCTAAGACTTTGCAAAAAGAATTAGTTGGTGGACTTCGTTAGAAAGCCCAGAGGAATGTGAGTTATGTCAACACCAATTGGTACCCTGCCAATTCTTAACGTCAAGGACCAAGAGCTAGTAGTACATGTAGCCGATGGCAAGTTATTTGTATCTACGGGTGGGGACATGTTGTTGGTTTATGACCAAGACACAAGCATAATCGCAAGGGGTTTGTCCCGTTCGTTGCGGGCCAGAGTTGCGTCATTCGTTAAATCCTTCTTTATTCATTGGTGAAGACGCGTGATCACATATTTGGACATGGATGGCGTTATCGTTGACTTCAACAAGGGGGTATCGGATAAGTTTGGAGTAGATGTTACGGACGCGGACACCAGGGCTTTACATAAATTGATTGGGGTTAGTTCCACCCTTTTTTGGAAAACCCTCAATGAATCCAGTACGTGGTGGGCAGAGTTGGAACCCTATCCATGGTTGGAAGAACTAGTGGATTTGATCGAAAAACGGGGTTCATGGTATCTTTGTACCGCTGCTGCCTCTCTTGCTGCTCTTCATGGCAGAGTTAGATGGATTAAGAGGATCTTCGGTTCTCAGTTTGATCGGTTTGTTTTTACTCGGCACAAACATCTGTTAGCTCGACCCCACACATTGCTGATTGATGACACGCCAAAACAGGTAGAGGATTTCAGTAGCGAAGAGGGGGCTAGAGCTGTGCTTTTTCCTCAGCCCTGGAATCAGGCCACTTATGACATCTCGGAATTTATGGATGTTTTGAGGGTAAGTCAATGAGTTCTCATGCGATTGAAGTCATAACCATTCCTAAGGTGAAAAAACACCCTAACGCGGATACCCTGGGGTTGGTCGATATTTGGGGTTGGTCCTGTTGTATACGGCTGAATGATTTTAAGGAAGGCGATTTAGCCGTCTATATTCCACCTGACTATATGGTACCTGATATTGAGGCATTTCAGTTCCTAAAGGACTCCAGTAGTGACCGATGGCGTCGGATTCGGGTACGTCGATTTCGCGGGATTTTGTCGCAGGGTTTAGTATGGTTTGCACCGGAGGGCACCAAAGAGGGTGATGATGTCATGGAACTGATGGGTATCACCCGCTACGAGCCGCCTCTTCCGACGAGTTTCAACACAGATAATGAAACTGGCCCACATGGTTACTACCCCAAGTATGATGTCGAGAATTACCGCCGCTATGGCAGCGGTATCTTTGTTGAGGGTGAAGAGATAGTAGTAACCGAGAAGATTCATGGTTGTAACGCTCGGTTTGTTTGTACTCTCCCCAAGTCAGATAAGACTTGGCCAGATGGTACTCCGATAGGTCCTTGTGACGCTGCCTTCCCCAACGAAAGTGAAACACTAAGGATGTTCTGTGGTAGTCGAACCAATTGGAAGAAAAAGGACGAAAAGAGTCCCTGGTGGCAAACCCTCCAACAAAATCCGGCTATCGAAACCTGGTGTCGCGCTCATCCTGGACTGGTCCTTTATGCTGAGGTGTACGGGCAGGTTCAGAGTCTCAAATATGGAGCAAATCGTAATCAGTTCTTTGTAGCAGTTTTTGATATACTTGATCTGGATGGGAATTGGTTAGAATTTGATGAAGCCTTCACCCTTGTTTCAGAGGTGCCGGGATTGAATTGGGCACCTGTGGTTTATCGGGGTCTCTGTAATGAGGAAGTTCTTGAGCTGGCGGAGGGGGACAGCCTTATCCCAGGGGCAAACCACCTTAGAGAAGGCGTGGTGGTTCAACCAATTAAAGAGAGACGCGATAATATGTGTGGTCGGGTAAAGCTCAAAATTGTGAGTAACCAATATCTCGAGGGTAAGAAAAGTCATAGGGGAGCTTAACAAGCAGACGGATGTAGGGAACGCCGCCGAATCCAGGCGTGACAATCAGCAGAGCTGATCCGGTACCGGCGCGGGTATCGGGAGTGGTAAGGGTGAGGAATTCCGCCCGAGGCCCAAGCCCTTACCACTTATTTTCTTTTTAATTCGTTAGGAAGGAATGATGCTGTGGCTACATAGCGTGCTGGCTCGGCCACTGGAGAGCGGTATACCCGCCTGTAGGAAAACGAGTGCTGCTTGTACAGCCGGTAGGAGTCCGGCCCACAACTTTAATGGAAGGAGTCACTCATTCGTTAGGAGAAGTAATGGGATTGTAGCTCAGTTGGTAGAGCAACGGCCTTCAGGAAAAATAGGAGCCTTCTGTGTGGAAGATCGAGAGGGTTGTCAGTGCCAGTCCTTACAGCTTCGCTGTTGTAAGGAAGCACCCTAGCTTATGCACATGATTACGTGCCTATGCACAGGGTCGTCATGGAGAACATGATCGGTAGACTTCTCGATTCCGATGAAGTGGTTCATCAAGAACGGGAACAGGAAGGATAATCGACCTAAGAATCTGGAACTCCTGTCTAACGCCGAACACGCTAGGAGACATGGATTTGACCAGAAACAAAAGTGGTGCGATTTCGTCTGTCCTATTGTGGTGAATCGTTCTCAAGAAAACACAATCGAACTCACCTAGGGAAGGGGAGGGGAGATTGTACCTGCTGTAGCAGGTCTTGTGGAACCTCTTTCGCTAGAAAGAGAAATCTTCAAAGTGCAACTGCAGAAGTGGAGAGTGCCATATCGGGGAACGTCGTAAGAGTGTACAAGAAGTATGCTCACGATAATCCCGAGGAAACCGTCTGACGCGGGATCCGTAGAGGCCATACGCACTCAGCCTGAGATGGTTAAGAGATGGTCCAGCCGACAAGCCAGCCCTAGTGTTGGTGGTTATGGAAACATGATGTCGGATGTTAAGCCGTGAGTCGTGGGTTCGAGCCCCACCAGTCCCAATTATAAATCTTCAGGACCGTAGCTCAGTGTGCAGAGCACCGCCCTCTTAAGGCGGGGGTCGCAGGTTCAAATCCTGCCGGTCCTATTTGGGGTCATACGTCTTCTGGGGAATGTCATCCTGCGGTCTTGTCAAAATTGTAATGCCTCATTTGATATTTCTGAAGCCGAGGTGGCTCGGGGGAGGGGGAAGTATTGTTCTCAAGCGTGTTATAAAGAGTCCTTCTTAGAGGAGAGGCTTTGTCAATGTGGAACAAAGTTTAAAACCAAAAAGGGGAAACGGGGTCGTAAAACTTGTTCTAATCGGTGTGCAAAATCCAGAGTATTGAGCGAAGAAACTCGCGATAAAATTAGCAACACCTTATCTCGAGGAGAGCATCAGAAGAAGAGGGGGAAATACACCAAAAAATGTCACCGCTGTAAAACCTTATTCGAAACATACTCTTCTAAGAGCCGTCTTTGTGGGAGTTGTAAGCAATCTAAAAAATGCAAGGTCTGCAACCGGGATTTGGTCCAAAAAGAGTGCGTGTGGTGTAAAAAAGCAGTTAGCCAAAAGCCCTTACCTAAGCGGTGCCGCAATAAACGAGGGGCCAAGCTGTTGGTAGAAATCTTGAATCTAACTCAGGACAATAACCAACAGCTCTGTGAAGACTTGGGCGTGGATTTCGTAGTGGGGAAATTGGCTATTGAATACCAGAACCCAAAGTATCCCTATTCCACAGACAACGACCACGAGGATCAGTTGATGTCGCGGGGGTTTGTTCCTCATCCGATTAGTTGGAGTTTGGAGGGGGAACCTGATTCGAAAGAGCGTTTGCGGCTGGAAGCCGATATCATTGATTTTTGTGCGGCCAACGATAATCCGTTTGTATTCACATACGACAAAATCGCTTTTCAAGACCAATACGCCCGTTTACAAAAGACTACTTCCCTTAAAGGCTTCTGCTATTGTAGAACGGCCATGGAGTGGTACCACAAACATCTGTGGACAATGAAGACGTCCAGAGCCGAAGTTGATCCCATATCCTATTGGCGGTGCAACCCGGCGAAAATAACCGCCAATAGAATAAAATACGCCAATTTGTCTCCAACTTCCCTACGTCGCTATTTTAAGCTTTTTGACATGGTTCCAACCATGTTCCAGGATTCATTAGGTAAGCGAATGGCCCTCATGGTTGACGGGCCGGAGATAGTGGACCCCTTTGCTGGTTTTGGTGGTCGAATGTTGGGGGCTTGTGCTATTGGGAAGACATACACTGGATTCGACATCAACCCCTGGACTTGTAGTGCTAACGTTATCATGGCTAAGGAAATGGGGCTAACCGGCGTACGTATTCATCACGCTGATTCTTCTCAGATGGATCCCGTTGAATGTGACGGAGTAATTACTAGTCCGCCTTTCTTCAACAAGGACGAATACGGGGATGGGGGCTATGATTCGCTTGAGCAATATCAACGCGCGATTCATGAGACGTTCAAGCGAATCACTCTCCGGGACAAGGCCATCTTGGATTTCAAGCCGGTTCAGGGGTGTTCTTTAGATGATTTTGTCGCGGCCCTGCCGTATCGGGTCCAGAAGATAGAAGAAGTGAATTTCGGGGGGTTGGGCCGTAAATCTATACACCACTGGGTGGTGGCCTGCTAGGTCTTGTTAGGTTTTTGTTGTATTGACAGATACCCCCCTCTTATGGTATAATGGAAATAGTGAAAGACATTTTATTAAGAGGTTTGGAACAGGTCGCAAGCCAAGCGGTAGTTCGGATGTCCGAGGATGTCCAGTCCTTGTTATCGACATTATGGACAAATCGATAACTTTCTGAGCTATTCGCTGTTCCCTAAAACCAGGAGGTGCAATGTGTGTGGCCCTTATGGACACGCGTTCGTAAGTGAGATTCCCGTCCAAACACCGGATTTGGATGGTAACTTCGACGATGTTGAAGGAGATGGTGAAACGGGCAACCCAGTCCCTGTCGCTCCAGATAAAAACCTCCCTAGTGACGGGGCGGTGGGACTTGCGTTGGGAGATGAGCAAAAGAAGACCAGTCGGTCCGAAGCTGCTCGTAAAGCCTGGGAAACCAGAAAGAAACTGTATGGTCCCGGTGGACGAAAACCGAGATCACTGGTATTACCCAGTGGTCAGGTGTTCTTACCTGGGTACCCTGCTTTGAACAGTCATCATGAAATTCTTACCCGGCATTCTTTGTCTAATCAAAGACGAAGACGCAGGGCAGGATGGGTTCCATGTGGGCTCCATGTGCATGATGGTTCTCTGCTTCTTCAAAACAATCGTGGCCACTCCACCCTTCCTCTCGCTGATGTTGATATCAAATGTGCCGAGCAAAATTGGCTCACTAGTATGCGGGGTGGGGGATTGTGGGATTTCGTAGCGTTCCATGGTGGTCGTCTCCAAGACAAATGGGAATGGATGAAAGAATTCCACAGGTGGTTGGATTTGCCGTTTGTCTATGGGCAGCTCAAGGGTAGGGTCGCCAAAGACAACTATGTCAAGATGCTGGAACTCCAGGTTTATCTTGATGTCGTGCAAGGAATAACCATGCCGGGGGCTGTGCTCTATACTCAGGCCCACATAAGGGGAGACATCTACGCAGAGTTAGATGAGGTGTGTAAAAAGCAAGACACACTGAAAGTGGTTCAGCAGAAATTGGCTAAAAGCATGATACAACTTTGGGGCCGCGATCCGATGGAAGCCGCTGACACTTTGGTAGATCACCCCAATGACTTTATTGGTGAGCATGTTCTTAACTGACATTCGACGAGCGTGGGCGGGCAGTGTTTCCCCGGACACGTCTGCCCCCTCGTCGGACGAATCATTTACTTGGGGAGCAGGGTTGGCATCACAAGCCCCTGCTCCCCACTCTTTTTCGCCTCGGGATAGAGTAGGGCATCCACGTACCTACCTCGCCCTGCTCTATCCCACCCCCCCCCTTCGGTAATGGAAGTGACTCGGCCAATAAGAGAGGTACCGGAGATTCGCATGAAGATCAGTTTAAAATTAACAACTGCTAATTTGAGACGATTGACCCCGGATCAAGTGCAAACGTCTTTGAAAATGCTAGAAGCCCAAGCGGATCAGATTCGTAAGGATATGGATAGGAATCAAAGGCTACTGGGCCATCTAAACGATCAAATAGGGGATTGTGTAAGTGTAGCTCGTTTACTCCGAGATATCGTGTGGATAGGAGAAAAACCTGTTGTTGTGGACTCCCGGCTGGATGAAACTTGTCTATCTAGTCCTTTTCCTCAGAATAAACGTTTCGGTATCGTGAGGAAAGACTGGAATGGACAGGGAGTAACGGGGTGGACTCTTGATATTTACTTCCCAAACACTCTTCACGCGAATACGTGGCTGGGGCCGGGTTGGCGTCGAAAAGAAGCAATAGAATATGCCAAACATTGGGTTGTGAAAGATCGCGTTTTCTGTCGGCAATTCGCAAAAGATCATCCATCACTGACTGTCTTAAAATCACGTTCCAAAATGTAGGACACCACAAGAAGCAGCAAACACGTGGGCAGCGTTACAAGAGGACTATGAGCGGCTGTCAGTTGGGAATTGTAATGATTGGCCTGTTGCTTGCCTTTGGGTCTAGGTTCATCGGGGCGATTGTGAGTGGACTACTTAATTAGGAGTAGGTGCGATGAAACTACAAGTTGAGTTGGATGATACCAAAGAATTCACCGGGGGTTGGAGTATGGATCAAATCCCTGTTCTTTCGGCACTCCGCGCAGTCACTTTCGTGGATAAACTCAGTATCCTGGAATTCGGAACAGGAAAGAGCACTGAGCTTCTAGCAAAATTGCTCCGCGACAAGAGCGTTGACTACCGCTATGTTAGCTATGAGAACGACCCCACCTTCGTGTGCCCGGATTCCTCAATAGAGACAATCTTCTGGGAAGTCTTTCCGGCTCAGATTGTTGACGGTATATTTGACCTCATCATCAATGATGGCCCGAATGGGGTTAGACGAAAACTATGGTATGAGTTACATCGTAAAAATGTGAGGCCAGGGACGGTTCTGCTGCTGGACGGTTTTTACCACTACGTAGAATTTTTGGAAGCCTTGGATTTGAACTACACCTATGAGATCCTCTCTGACCATGTAGCGAAAAGGGGAACTTGTTGGCGTGTGGTTAAGGTTCTGAGTGTGCGATGAGTTGCCAGGCCGCTTTTCAACCGGGTGATGAAGCGTACGCTTTTGATGGGTTTGCTTGGGTTCAGGCAGGCGGAGACCAACCCGACCAGAATCGCCAGTTTTGGAAGAAGGCAAGGGTGATAAAAACCAGCATCGACAGTTTGAATCGCTCTATTACAGATGTGGTTTTTCTTGACGAGAATCGTAGATCTTGTAATCACCTCTCTCATTCACTTAGGAGGCCCGCTTGAAAACGAAAAAGAAAATGGAGACCTTGATTCCTCTTGGAGAACGGGTACTCATCCGGAAAGACGAGAACAGAACCACCACCAAAGGCGGAATTGAGTTACCTGGTTCTTTGGAAATTCCCACCCTAACTGGTCGGGTAGTAGAAATATCAGCCAAGGTAGACAGTGACCCCGACTACCCAATCAAGCAGTATGACAGGGTTCTTTTTAATCCGCAGAACGCGGTGCCTGTTGGATTCGAGGCCGATGACAGACTGATGGTGGTTCAGGTTCAGGATGTTGTGGCTGTTTTTACCAATTGATCTAGGGGATCGAAATGGCAATCGTAAATTGCATACTATGGTCCTACTCACCACAAATCTGTGCTTGTTTTCGTGTTTAGGTAGGAGGACACTCGTGTCACGGGAAACGTTAAGCGAACTATCACGATCCGCCATCCATGAGGAATTGGGAGTCTGCGCACGGGACCTGGTAGGTCGTCCTCACCAATTGCCGCCTGATTCACCTTTTCTGGCTATCCTGGAACGGGAGAATCTTTTGGTAGAGGAATTGCGCCGCCGTGGTCGTCTTGTGGCCAAGCCTGAATCTGACTGGAAATGGCCAAAAGATTCCTCTCAACACAGAGGGGTATTTGCTGCGACTAGGGAAAATTTAGTTGAGTTTCGGGTAAAATATGGCTTCGGTGTGAGTGGGGACTCTTGTTGTAACTGTGGTATTACCGTTAATCTGCCTGGGTGCCAAGCCGGGTGGTTTTGTCCGATCTGTGGTCATTTTACCTCTCAGAGTTTCAGTGATTGCCTTCCATTAATTGATGAGCCAACCTTTGGTCCCGATAAGGTTACCATTTTGACCGCCTGCAATGAGGCTAACTGGATTCAAGGTGAATGTGAAGCTGGTCGTCTTAGACCTAGTGGTGAAAATTTCCATGACTATTACGATTCATTGAAGCCTTACCTGGATCGGTTGAAACCTGGGGTCTATTGTGATAAAACACACGGGTTCAAATTTGATTTGGAGTATAGCCCTCAAGAGGAGAAGACATGTTCGCTTGGTGGAATGATGTAGCAACATGCGGTGATATCTGTGTTGGGATAGGCGGTACTCTTATCCGAGGGGTGTTTCGGTTTTACCGGAGGATAGAAAATCGTGGATGGAAGTGGCAATGACAAACGAATCGATAGCATTGGTAATTCGGCAGTCGGTAGGCTCGTAGTACAGGAGATAGACCGGCGGGGCATGACTCTACCGACTGAAGAAGGAGTGGAGAGGGAAATGACAACGAAGCCACAAAATGATCTCTACCAAAAGGCGTTGGACTCCGTGCGAGCGTATGGCCATCCGAATGTTTGTCATCTTCAAGACCAGCTTAAGATTGGTTCCACAGACGCGCGGCGATTGATTAACCAAATGTTGAAGAAAGGAGACGTGGTGTGGGACGTCCGCGGCAATCTGAAGCTGCAACTGAAACCGTAAGGGTTATCACCAAGCACTGCTCGCATTATGGTAAAGCCACGGCGCAGGCCATAAATAGGAGAAGACAGTGACTGCCGCGAGAGTGATTCCGGGGAAAGCAGTCGATGTGTTAATTGCCAACAGCCGACGCGGACTCGTCCAACCTGCACCAGGCGACCTGGCGGAATCCGAGACCGCGTATGGTCGGGGGTACCAAGACGGAATGCGAGACCTGGCAATGAAGATTTTAACGATTGCTAATCCAGCTAAGGACTGGAGAGTAATGGCTGAGGTTGTAATGGTTTGTGTAGCTGACTCCTGTAAGAATCGGGGCGAGGCCAGCGAGGAAACTAACTGTCCGTTGTGTAGCAGAGAGATGATACAAATCCCTCGGACTTTTTATGACGCGATCCATCACTCGACCCCACCCACCAAGGGTGTAACCGCAGAGACAGAGAAATTGCGGCAGATCAAGGAAGCGTGGGAGGCATCACGTGAGGCAGGCAAGCGAAGGGCAACCCACAACGCGGAATGTACTACTCATCGTCCCAGGACAGAGTTGGCGGGCGTGTTGCAGGAGATATTCGCCCCTGTCTCATCAGATTAGGAGACGTGGAAATGGTTCCGAATCAACTCTTCTTCACTCGTGGGGTGGGTAAGCACCACCACCCCCTGGAATCTTTTGAGGCTGCGTTGCGCGATGCGGGGGTTGCATTGTGCAATTTGGTGAAAGTATCGAGCATCTATCCACCTGGATGTAAGATCATCTCACGCCGAGCTGGGTTGGCGAAGCTCGTTCCCGGTCAAATAACCTATTGTGTTTTGGCTGAAACTCGTACCAACGAGCCCAATCGATTGGTTTCTGCCGGCATAGGACTTGCTGTACCCGCCAAGGGGGATCAGTATGGTTACATTTCCGAGCATCACGGGTATGGACTCACCAAACTCAAGACGGCTGATTTCGTTGAGGACATGGCTGCTAGTATGTTGGCAACTACGCTTGGCATAGAGTTCAACGCCGACAGTGACTATGATGAACGCCGCGAAGTCTACAAGATGAGTGGTCAGATTGTCAAAACACGCGCCGTTGTGCAATCCACCGAGGGCGATAAGAATGGTAAATGGACCACAGTTGTGGCTGCGGCCGTCTTCCTTTTTGAATAACCGGAGGCAACATGGATTTTTTGGACGCTTTAACTGAGATGCGGAAAAATCCCGACGTTGAGTTTAGTGATGATGCAGGTCATCGTAATCGTCTCCATTCGGATGGTCGTTTGGAATACTTCGATAGAGGAAAGGGACAGTGGTGTGACAATCCAGACAGTTTCAACGGACTTTTACTGAATAACTGGCGGCCAATAAAGACCACAGAGTAACCACGCCTAATTCGACCCCAAATAGTTTCCAAGGATTCCGGTCTGGCTGCGCGATAGTTTAGCCCTGATGGAGTGCGGCGTTCGTTGCACGGAGAGCATTTTATTCCGTCAGCGGAAGAAATGGTTTGGGCTGTTGTTAAGTTGATGGTCAAATCCAGGGATTTGTTGCCAGTGATTAAGTGGATGGCCGATGAGCACGAGCCGCCTGATGCTACAGAGACGTATATGTTGATTCCCCCGTATAGTCAGCCAAATAGCGATCACTGTTAGTTTCTTGCTATTGCCTAGTAGGTGGAGATGTAATGCTGCGTCGCGTGGAATTGAAGACAGTAGTAAAGTTGTTGAATGAGCTGTTGGATATTGATCGGGAAGCTATTACCCGGTTGTTTGAACACCGCGAGCCATGTGTTGATCTTTTTGTTCAGCACCCCAAAGTTGTTGTAAAAACTATTCCTGGTAGCTCGAAGCCGCATGTGGGCGTGTTGGGGATTATCAATGGGTTTTTCCGGGAGGGCCACGACCACGGTCCAATTGCTATGCGTTTGCGGCCGGACGGTCAGATTGGTGAGTTCTTGTTGTATTCTCGTTAAGTCGTAGTGGGTTTGACAACCGCTGACGAGGCGGTATTCTGCTTACTATTGTTGCGGAGTGGCGCAGTTGGTAGCGCGCTGGGTTCATAGCCCGGAGGTCGCAGGTGGCGGCTGAGCGTTAGGATAAAGGGAAATCTCATGTCACCTTTCCAAGCGGTGTGGATAGGGTTTCTGGTATGTATACTGGATGTAGTGTGAAGAACACTCTCTGTACGAATAATGAGTGTACTTTTTGCGGGGTTTGTTGTATCGCATTCCCCATCAAGAGTCTGGGAAAAGACTCCTTGACGGTCTGCACACATCTATATTGGGGGGATGGGGGATTCCGCTGTGATGATTATGAGAATAGACCCCCGGAGTGTCGCGCTTTTCAGCCTTGTGTGGTTGGTGCGATGCGCGTGCTGGATTCACTTCTTTGCCAAATCGATCTTTGGTCCGATGAAGTGTGGGTCACCCTGATGACTGGGATTAAAGCGGGTGGTGGATTGGATGTGAACCACCCGGAACTGCACCCCCTAATAGAACACTTTGATGCAACCCAAATCAAACGGAAAGACAGGTTCCAAGAATTGACTAGATAGTGGCTCTTCGGTTCAACTTCTGTGGAGTGAGTACCCTTTCTTTGCGTAGATCGTTGATAGCCTTAGCAACCTTCTCCCCCGCGCGAACCAACTCGCCCTTGCGATCCAATTCCTTGAGCCCCTTCACCACGTCTTCGGATATTTTCTTAGCATCTTTGGCCATGGTGTTACTTACGAGTGTTCGGGCAATCTATTTAATCATCCACTTCCACCTCTTCTTCTTCCTCTACGTCTGCCTTTCGTTTGGCTTCCCAATTCAAAGTATAAACCTGTTTTAGTACGGTTTGGATTTCTGCTTGATTTTGCAGGAAGTATTTACCTGGTTTTCGTTCAGACCCTTCGATGTAATCCAGTATTTTAAGAACCAGGGTTTTGTTCGTTTTCTTGAGGTCTAGCCACAGGCTACGACGAACTAACTGGAATTTTGCGGCTCGTAGGATGGGTGCCGCTTGGGGGTCCAATTCATCACACAACAGTCCCGGTCGCCCGTTAAAAAGCGTAATGATCACGTATGCTTTGGGTTTCTTTTTCGCGGCGACCACTCGCCATTTACCCAAATACTTTAATTGTTCTGTCAAGCCTACCCCACCCTCAGACGCCGTGGTACCAGTTACATCCCATAAGTCCAATTTAGTGGCTAGACGTTTTAGGACACTTTTAGCCCGTGCTTTTGTACCACACTCTAAGAACCAGTAGGGATCGGCGTTGTAAAATCTGTATTTGCCTCTCTTGAGCTTGGTTTTTCCTGCGGGTGCCCACAGGTGGAACGATTCAGGGTAATTGACGATAGTCAAATCTAGTGTATCAGTTGTATCGTCCGGATCAGCCAACCCCTCACTGTCATGAGGTACGTCTTCATAGGGGTCCCAATCGTAATTAGCCGATTGTCTGATTCGAGGCATTTCTGCCTTCTCGGAACCCTTGATAGCTTTTGGGGTAGTCTTTTTTTCTATCATCTTCGGACCGAAGAACTTCAATGCTACCTTTGCTTCCTCCTTCTGCTGCTCTTCCATGTCATGGAACCGTTCTGTATAAGGTGCCATGTCCTCTTCTGTTCGGAAGGTACTGATGTTGTCCAAGTTCATACCAAAGAGTGTAAATTCTGTGGTATCGGTGTAATCACTATCAACTTTTCGTTTTTCATGCAATTTCGTGACCAACCGAGCGAATTTGGCCATATCCGCAGTCTTTCGAGCCAACAGAATATCAACTGAAACCCGGTTTTTCTGACCAGGACGGAAAACGCGGGCGAATGCTTGCTGCATGTCTCCTGGGTTCCAAACCATGCTATACAAGATGGCCCGACTGGCTACTTGTAAATTTAGCCCTTCTTTTAGGGATTGCATGACAGCTACTAGAACGGTTTTTTCTGGACTGGTTTGGAAAGTGGTGATATTGGCTTTGACACTCGCATCATAATACAGCATCTTCCCCTTAAATCTGCTGTGTTCCATAATATGACGGGCTTGACGTTTTTGTTCACAGAAAATAATGACCTTGCCTTTGCCATCACTACCAAAGTGTTTACCTAGTAACTCATCTACTTTTCCTACTTTAGGGGACACCATGTCCGCTTTTGCTAGAGATTTGGAAAATTTTTCACTGGTTGGATCATTGATATAACTATAGATCCTCGATAAACGAATGAGGATCTTACTAGGGGCGAAATCCTTTCCTACATTCTCTGGATCGGCCTGAAATTCCTCCCACGCTGCTGCTAATTCGGGATCAGCCAGAATCTCTTTAACGACTGCTTTTTCAACAGCGACGTAGACTCTTTGTTGAGCGGTGGTAAAATCACAATAATGCACTTTTTGCTCTAATTTTGGAAGCATATGCCTCCAAGCACTCGACCGAATACTAACCCCAGCTTCTTCGAGTAACGCTTGTCTAATCTTCTTCTGAGCATTGGGTTTCCACACGAGTACCTTGCTCGCGTCATGAACTGCGGCGTATCTGTTGCAAAATTGTTTGTAAGTACCAAAAATGGATGGGTCGAGGAGCCCAATAGTACCTACTAAATCAGTGGGGTTGTTGGAAATGATGGTGCCGGAAGCGACACGTTTGATGGGAACAGAGGAAAAAGCCTTACATGCTTGGTGTACATTGGTGGAGGGGTTTTTAGCTCGGTGGGCTTCATCGAAACTTACCATATCCACACCAGCCGCCATCATGTCTTTAGGTCGGGTAAAATTTCGAACATACTTGGGTTTACCTGAAGCAGTAAATTCTCCAGTAGCTAATTCATAGTATTCAGTTGATAAGAATTCATAACTAGTAAGAACAATTGTATTCGGGGGAGCCTTTTTAATTTGTTCTAGAGCCTGTGCCCATGCGGTTTCTTTATCACCCCCCATTTTATGATATGTTTCAGAATTAATTACTAAAACGTTTACTTGGCCTTTTGTCCAATTGTGGATTTCATCTTTTTGTTGTGGGATAAGGATATTGGGCATGACGATGCATGGGCGAGTCGCTTTGCCTTTAGCTAGCATGTTTAAGGCATCGGCCAGCATCGTTAAAGTTTTACCACCACCAGTGTCTACGTCGAGAATGGCTGCATCAGTTTTGTCTAACACAGCCAGAGCATACGCCTGATGAGGCATAAAATTAACATCGGGTAAACTTGGGACAGTGGGGCAATCTTTAGGAGCAGCGGTAAGGCGCGTTTTTTTGTCGTTTTTAACTTCCTGCGTTAATTTTCCAAGGACTGCCGCATTTTCCATGAGAAGAGACCACAGGATAAACCGGGGGTGGAGGACAGATAAGCGGCCTATGTGGGCTTCGCCCGCCGCTTGGATGGTTTTAGGGGTGACTTTCTCGAATTTTCTAATAATCTCAAGAACAGAAGGCTTCCCGTCTTGAGCCCAGCCCGGTGTATTCCAAATCTTCGATGCGTAAATAACACCCGCATTAATATGCCAATCTACGAATTCTTGCGTGATTGTACACGCGGGGTCTTCGAATATCTTAATGATGTCCTTGCCGGTAACTGGCTGTGCTCCGGAGATATCTTCATATCTAGGTTTTCCTTCTCGGAGATACAAGAAATCCCCTTCAGCCATGTTACAATAGGCATAACCGCTCTCACCCTTTTCTATCATTGCGTGAAATTGTGCTAGGGTGATCCACCCGTCCCGAATTATAAAGCGTTTCCCATTTGACAACTTTATGGCTTTTGGGGGGCCAAATTTTTTACTGGTCTTGTCTAACCACCCGGCCAATTCTTCTACAACAGTGTCCTTTTTACTTTCAGGTGGTCCAGCAGACTGAAGTTCAGTCTTTTGATCCCATTCTTCTTCGTCTTTCCACAAGGATTCTGCTTCAGCTCTCCGCACTGCTTGTTCCGCATCAATGTGCAAACGTGCCCGCACGGCCTCAAATTTGGAAGGGCTTCGAGGAATCCGGGTCCAATCGGGATTGGGGAGAACGCCTTTTTGTTTGCAAAGCTGGATTAGCAAACGACATATGACAGGCCATTCTTCAGGTTCAAAATTGAGGAGAGTCCTCAAACCATACACGACCGGAAGATTAACCGGATTGAGTCGTTTGATGGCCTTGATAACACGAAGAGTCTGTTTATTGTTCATGTGCGATCTACCTATATTCTGCTGTGGCGTCGGATCTTGTGGGTTCGGTTCATTTCTTGTCTAATGTTGTTAGACTTTCAGTAAAAGTCGGGGTTTTACCGAGGACACCCTTTTCTATAATGTAATGGTCACCCACCCTAGTGCTGTATTGTTTAACGAATTCAGGACTCATCTTACCGTAAATTTGTCTAAGGATAGTGGGGTACCTTTGATCAAACTTCGCTTCACGCTCACTATAATCATCTCGCAGCAATTCCACGGCGGATAGAATCTTGTTACTACCACGAAAAGTGATGGGAGCATCAATACGAAGGTTGAGAAAACCAGTGTCTCCCTTTACTTCTTGAACTTTTACGAACCAACGCATCTTTTTGATTAAGTTGGCTAGCATTCTCCGAAGAAGGGACGTAAAATGTTGTTCTTTGGAGAATTCTCTTTCCCCAGCAGAATGAGGAGGATATCGTGTGGCGTGAGCGACGCGTTCTCTCCAGTATTCCCATAGATAATTTGTGACGTGGGGGCGCAAGGCTTTCCAGCGCTTGTCTGAAAAGCTCTTAGCAAACTTGGTTTTGTGAATACCATCCCCCCGACCAGTAGCGCGGTAATCCAATGTAGCGCGAAAGTGATCTGCTGCTCGTCGGATGATTTTCTTGACCACCCGAGGATTTTTGTTTAACTCCAGTACCCAATAATTGGTAAGCTCAACCAATTTCAGCGAAGGGGCTAAGGCATCATGTGGCATGGGTAAGTTATCTTCATCCGGCAAAGCTGTTTTGGTTTCAACCTGAACTTCAAAGATAACAGGAGTACCACCAGATTTTTCTACCGCTCGATTGGCACTACTGTAAGCGGTGAACCAATTAAACGTTAGGTAAGTCCCGGAGTAAGACCCCTTCCATATATATTCTTTTTGATCCCATACTTTTGTTTGAGGGTTGACCACAAATCCTTCACGTAGAATACGCCGTGCAGCGCGGGATGATGTCCCGTGCCAAACCCGTTTGCGGGTTGATTGTAAGTGGAAGGCCATAGTCTAACCTCAGTGAAACCAAATACATTAAGTCCCCCCCTTCTTTTCACGGAAGAGGGGACTTAATTAGCCTGAGGAAAGAACTTAGCTAGACGATTTGAACGCATTCACATCGACTGAGTAAACACCGAACACTCGTTTGATCGCATAACGCAGTACGAACCAGTATTGTACGTGGTACAACGTAGGATCGACTTCATCCCGGAAGACAATGATATCCGAGTTGGGGTCTAAGTCACGGGAAGTAGCAGTCGATACCCCGGCTGAGGCATCATCACTGTATGGAGCAATGATTTGTCGGGATACGAGGACTCTCAACAGACCTGCCAAAGCAGCCCGAATCAAGAACACACCATGTTCTACGCTCATGGGGACGACACCGATTACCAAACGGTCTAGTTCCCGACGGATGTATTTGGTACAGAATTGCTTCTGTGCCATGGCGTTGATTTCGTGATAGTCCGGAGCAGAGAAGTCTATGGTTTGGGTATCAATGATACGGTTAAAACCATTCTTTCTTTCCAGGAAGGAATAGCCCACACCACCGATTCGACGCTGCTCTTCTTCATCAAAATTCTGAAGATCATCATAACCAGGAATGATCTTCCTCAATTCCGTTTCATGCGGCATATCAAAACTAGCCCGCAAGGCGGCCATCGCTCCAGCAATGAAGGAGCCATCCAACGTTACACGAGCAATGGTTCTGTCTTCCTGATAGAAACTTCTCTTTGCCCAGTTGTTGGCCATCAAAACGAAGAGACCACGAGGTTGGTCACCATAGACCTGGAAGGTATCAGAGAAGCTGACGAGTGTGCCCTCTTCATCATTACTAAAACCGATCTCGGTTCCAACAGGGAAACCAACCCAAGCCAAGGACTCTTTGCCTTCGAATGGATCATTACGTTCGATCATAACCTGGTAAAGAGTATCACGAACACCATGGTTACCAAGGACCACAAGGTCAGTAATCTCCTTGTTATACCGGGCTGAGTTGATGGCATTGCGATAGTCAATGTTATTGTATGTCCCATCACCATCGAGATCCTGTACCTGGATAAAGGCACAAGTCCCAAGGAAGCCAAAACTCTCATATGCGTGATCCAACATCACGGAGAGGTGATTTTCTGAAGTGGGATAACCAATCTCATCACGCCAGGTATCCCGAGTCACAAACGTGACAGCGTTGTAGGCTTCATCTGGTCGGGTGTACTGGACGGTAAGATAGTAACCCTGGCCTGGTTCTGGTGCATTGCGGTAGCTGTAATCCGCACGAACATCGACTCCAGGATCAGATGAGAACGAGATGTATGGGGTTCCACTGATCCAGCTAAACGGGATAGGAGCGCCTGTATCAGCGTTGTATACCCCCATGACATCGGTCAACTGGGTTTCACTGACAAAGAGGTAAAAGGTTCGGCGAGTGCCAACGACTGAACCTGCGTGGTCATAGAAGATGTCCCCCGAAGTAATAATCTCACTGGTCTCTCGTTCCATGTCCCAGTTAAGACTGTCAGTGTTAATGGCGTCCAATTCAAATTCATCAGACGGATCAAAATCTTCCAGATCAGAGAAGGCCAGATAAACACCATTTTCTAGTGGGATACGGTCTCTGGGGTACTGCACACTGTTGATTGTGGTGTTGTAGTAATCAACGACGAATACGCCACTGGCACCCTGCGGGTCGTCTGACCACCAGGAAATATCCAGGACTGATTTGGGTGAGATGGCAATCACGATGAGGATGGTTTCACCATTATTGAAGTTGGACAGATCACTGAAGGAACAATAGAGTCCCGTACCTGCTACGACTTCAACATTCTCATTGGTGGTATTGGTAATGGCAACTGCTGGTCCCGTGTGTAGGCCAGATGGGGTGACATCGAATTCTGGACCACCGGAAGGACCAACCAATTGGAAATTGGAAATTGTCAGGGTTAGCGTACCAGCAGTACCTCCAGTATAATCGGAGGGATCATCAATAACCATGTCACCACCACCGGTAGTAACATATGTTAGGCCACTGGTGAATAATGGGGTACTAACGGTAGTTTCGTTTTCTACTAGTACGGTGTATTTCCGAGTCACACCCTTGTACTTGCTGTCTGGGTGTAGGGCCAAGACAGGCTCAGGGATTCGGGCAGTGAATGGCTCAGGACCGATTCGGCCAGGACCAATCAATTCTGTGATAACCTCAAAGTCAATGTCTTCCTCATAAGTCCGAGTATTGGGATTCCTACCGACTCTTAGGATGCGTTCGGTTCCAGTGATTTCAGCAATCTGACCATACCGGTCTGGGACCTCGACTGCTGTACTCTGGTAATCTATGTAATAGTTGGCGGTTTGATCAAATCCCTCACTACTTAGTTGCAGGATTCGAAGATCACCACTGACATCCTCAAGGAAGGTGTAGAAGCGAGGATCAATTTCTTCTTGCTCAGTTAGTCCCTTGTATAGCCGAATTCGATTGCTTTCACCGGTGAAGCGGGTGTCAACTGGGAAATCAAGAACGGCTCGATAGGGAGCGGTAGAAGTAACAAAAGCCACATATTCGGCTTGAACGAATGAACGATCAAGTGGGAAATCCTGAAGCAACCGGCTTTCCCAACCCCTGCCAATGTAGCATGGGATGCGGGGAATGTCTAAGCTAGCTACTGGTCGAGGAATATAAACCTGACCAATGTAGACGCCTGGTTTCACATAGCGAGTGGTTGTTAAACGATAATCAATAGCCACAGTATTCTCCTGGGAGGGTTTCGTTATTAAAGAGCCTTCACTTCTATTCAAAAACTTTGCTTGGTGAAGGAAAAAAGAAGAATTCGTCAAAAAGGAAAGATTGTTTTTCCACCTCTAAAAAGTATTGGAGAGGTATTGCCTTGGACGGAATAACACTAAGAGAATATCAAAAACCAGCCTTGTCTGAGCTGTTACGGGAAATGGACAAAGCTTTTGCTTCAAAAGGTCCCTCTTTCGTCGGGTTGGAGGGTTCAACAGGGTCGGGGAAAACCATCGTCTCTTTGGTCGCTGTTTTTCGACACATTAGGACTTTACCGCCTGAGGGGAGGCCACGGGTATACGCTTTTGTGCGTACTCGTTCTCAGATGCAATCTTTTCTTCGAGATTGCACTCTTGTTGGAATACCAGCAATTGGGCTACCTTCTAAATCCACGTGTTGTCCAAATGATGTGACTAAAGAATTGGAAGATCCAACCGAGCTTTACAATCAGATTAACACGGCAGAAGAAGAAATTCCCGAAGCCAAATCTGAAGGAGCAAAGAGGGGGCTTCGAAAAAGCAAAGGACACAGCGGTGAGCGACAGCGGTTGCTGGACAGAATAGAAGACACAGTGGATGGCCGCTGTGTCACGTGCCCTATGAATCCCCTCTTTTATGAGTCGTATCGAGAAAACACTGATTCGGAGTTTAAGAAGAAACACGCGAAACGCTTGGGAGCCTTGGAAGAGTACGACCAGCAATTTGGGGTACGTACTCACGGTCTAAGTGCCAGGTTCGTTGAAATCCTGAAAGACCTTCAGGATCTGGATCAAGCTCGTGAGAATTTCAAAAAGGAATTCCCATATGCCTGTCCATATCCCCTTGTAAAAGCGGTTTTGAAAAACTATCCCCTTATCATTCTGACATACCCTTATATCCTGAATCACAGCATCCGGGAGCTGATGTTCAACGAGAGATTCCTTGGTAATCCCTCCATAGTCATTATGGACGAAGCTCACCACATGGACCAAATCAAGGATAACTCTAATCACACTCTGTCCGTGTATATTCTGAAAAGATTATCCGCAGCGTACCGCAAAGGCAAAAGCCAGATTCCAGCCTCTATTGCTGGACGCTGTGGTCGGATGGTTCAGACCATTGATTTTGTTTTGGATAGGTGGCAGAATTTCAAAGGAAGAGGATCGCAACGGCTTACACCCCAACATTTCACTCAATTGTTTGGGGATGTCAACAAAGTTCTGACGACATGCGAGTATTTTAGGGCCGTCTTTATATTCATCTCCACTTTCAAAGATAAACAACTTTCACACAAGGGTACCCTTGACAATCAAGATAGGGGTCTGTTACGAACCCTGACTTCAATTGCAACCTTTGGTAAGCTCGTCTGGACGATAGCCGAGTCTTTAGCCAGAACCCACCCCAAGTTCGGGGCCACGGTGCAGGTAGCGCATTTGGCTAAAATGGATATAGATCCTGCTCTTGTCTCTTCAGGAAGGGCGATGGATAAAGGGCATCACATTCGTTCGTATTGTGATTTTGAACGCCAAGCCCTCTCAGTCCAATCCTTAGATTACAGTCCTGACATCGCTAGAGCCTTCAAGGCTACCTCGGTCGTGCTGATGTTAAGTGGAACTCTACCCAGTCCTGCTTCATTCCGGTATTTATTTGGCATCTCTCCCGCCTTAGTAAAAATGAACGCAAAAGTGGGGGCATCATCGGTGCTAAAGGTTCAAGGGGTGACAAGTAAGTGGGGTGATCGGGGGGACAAAACGTATAGAACTTATGGGGACATCGTTCAAGAACTGCACAAGCAAGCTGCTCGTAATACACTGGTCGTTTTCACTTCAAACGCGTTCATGAATGCCTGCGCTAGGTTTATGCCGCCAGTGGCGTGGTACGAAACAAATCAGACCACAACTGATTTGTTAGAAGCTCTGCGGGTTAGAAAAAAGCCAAACATCTATTGTATCGTAGCAGGGTCCAGACTATCTGAAGGAGTTGAATTCGTTAATGAAGAGGGACTAAGTTATTTTGATGTATCAGTCATCTGTGGGATTCCTCTTCCCCCGCCCACTCCCATGACTGATGACCAAACAGAATACCTTCAGATTAAGAAGAGAGTGTCGGCGGGAGTAGCACGAGAACTACTATCTTTTGAGGTAGGATATCAAAAAGTTCGTCAAGCCTTTGGTCGATGTGTTCGAGGCCCCAAAGATAGTGTGCAGGTCTTTTTGGCCGATGATAGGTATATTTCCTGGCGGTTTTGGAAGAATAAATTTCCGGTTGGTCATCTAACCTGGGAACAAGACTGAGGTGTATTTTGCGCAAGCCTGATTTTGAAGCATACCTATTAGAACTCAACTGTCTTAGCCATCGTAGGATAGTTTTCTTAGGCCGGGGTGTAAATGATGACGAGGAATCCGGGGTGGATACAGAGATGGTTAGGAAAGCCTCCCTGGCTCTTCTCGAACTAGATGCCGCAGAAGAAAAACCCATAGGGATTTTGATTCACAGTTTTGGTGGAGATGTGCTGGCGGGGTATAGCCTGTTTGATCTAATCTCAGGTTGTAGGAGTCATGTTACCACAGTGGTGTGTGGTGCTGCGTGTTCTGCTGCTAGTTTCTTTATGCAAGCCGCCGACGAGCGCGTGATAACCCCCAATTCTTGGTTGATGCTTCATGACGGTTTTTATTCCATGTCTGACATGAAAAAGAAAGACGCCATGGAGACGATACGGGTGTACAAAGAGTGGTCAGACCAGTTTGCTCGTGTATACATGGAGAAGATGGGGTTGTCCCTTTCTCGCGTAAAGAAGATTTTGGAAAATGATAAATGGATCGGGGCTAAAGAAGCAATCGAAATGAAATTAGTTGACCGAATCGCTCCAACCTGGAAAGACGCTTTGCCAACGGCCTATACTGGGTAACTTGATGAGCATTCGAACTCAGACAGAAATTTGGCGTAGGCTAAATGAGCTTAGGTTCGACACCGCTAAGGCTCAGGAGACTCGAAAAGATTACGTCTTCCGATGTTGTTTTCACAAGGAAAACACACCATCTCTCTATGTGAATAAAGAAAAGGGTTTCTTCTTTTGTTTTGGTTGTGGCGAAAAGGGGTCTTTCGATAAACTAGTTCGTCATTTGGGGGGCGACGTTAAGGAAAGAAAAAAGCACACGGCTGAACAAGAAATACACCAACTTCTTGAAACGGTTAGCCCGCAAAAAGACCTAAAAAGGGTCACATATGGAATGTGTTTGAGCCCCGTCACATTTGAGTGGAGAGGGTTTAGCCCCGGTTTCTTAGGGGAAATGGGTTGTAAACTGTGGGAACAAGATGTTTCGCGGGGAACGATAGTCAAGTACATCCCAAGAATTCATATGCCCATTGAGATGAAGGGAATTCGATATGGCTATGCTGCTTGTATGGTTAACAGGAGTAACGCAACCGAAGTCGAGACATACAAAAAGATACTGTATAATTCTGGGTTGAAGATGTCCGCCCTATTCATGGGGTTTGATCGATTGAAACCCAACCGAGAAATTGTTCTGGTAGAAGGACCAGTTGATTGGTTGCGGATGAAACAGTACGGGTTTAACGTGGTCTCCATACTAGGGACTACCGGATGGTCTCCAGGGAAAGCTACCTCTCTGTTGGCGAAATCTCCCAGAAAAATCTTCATATGTATGGACGGAGACAAAGCAGGCAGGAAAGCAGGCAGGATTATCCTTAATTCGTTATCAAAGTATCCTGTCCCAGCAAAGGAAATCAGGTTGCCAGAGAAAGAAGACCCAGATAGTGTGCGACCTGATTTTTGGGCTGAAATGATCGGAGAGATCAAGAAGGTGAGAAAATGAAAGTCACGAAAGCTTTTTGTAACTTGACTGGACAAGAGTTATCTCACGGAGTAAGTTTCGATTCTGGTGAGTCTCACTGGGATTTTCGAGAGGATTTTGGAGCTTTGTTGTTGGCGACCATGGGTGGGCCTCATGAAGTGTCGCTTTTTAGTCGGGCGATACAACTTTTAGCCGAAGCCGAAATCAAGGTTACGATTGTGGGTTTTCAAATTAATCGGATTCGTAATGCCAAGGAATTAACAGTCATGGTACCGAAGGAGGAATTCTCTCACGCACTTGACATTTGCAAAGAAAAAACTGTACCTGTTGTTGGTCATGAAGACACATTTTTGGAATTCGTTGAAAGTCTACTAATCTAGGAGCAGATCATGGCGAAGAAAGAACAACCAAAACCCCGGACCAAAACTCAATTAGTCTCGGAGATCGCTGAACGGGTGGGCTATACTAAGGCTGAAGTAAGGGCGGTTTTTGAAGCTATTCAAGAGATTATTGCTGAGGATTTGTCACCCAAGGGGCCGGAATCATTTAACTTGTATGGCATATTGAAGATCAATGTGAAACACACTCCGGCGATGCCCGAACGTCCAGGTGTGAATCCTGGCACTGGGGAACCCACTACTTATCGTGCCAAACCCGCAGGGAAGAAAATTAAGATTCGTCCTCTGAAACCTCTTAAGGATGCATTGGTCTAGTGTCTTCCTTTCCTTGCGCCCCGTAGTCCCACTGGGGCTGCGGGGTGTTTGAATTAGCTGAGGATGAATTGGCAAGATTACCCCAATTTTTACAGGACATCGCGACTCAGTTGGAACACCTTTGGAAAGAGGGACAGGCGGTTCCCACTTTTCCTCAGTCTCGGATGTCTCGACAACCCTTTTGTCCCCGAGCCATGTATTATGATTTCAACGATAAAACCGCAGAAGCTGAATTCTCTTGGTCTAGTGACCTGATTCTTTCCGTTGGGACAGCCATCCACGAGGTTATGCAGAGGTGGATTCCTCTAAAGATCGAGACCTTCGGGAATTGGGTATGTGATGGAGGAAACTCCCCCAGATCAGGATGCGGGTACAAAACGAAGGAACCTGTTTGGCACAAGGGATTGTGCCCCAAGTGTAAGCGAGAGATGCTCACCTATGTGGAGCTTGAGTTTCGGGACAAAAGACTAGGCCAAGTGTTCCAGGACGGGGACCAATGGATTGAACACCCTCACACCGGGCATTGCGATGGAGTTTGGCGGTGGGAAGATCTGATCATTCTTGTAGATTACAAGACGACTACTCCAGAGAGTCTGAAATTCATGTGTGGTTATCCCTCATACTCTCACCAGACACAGACTACAATCTACGCGGAAAAACTGCTAGCTCAGTACAATCTCAAAACTGATTTTATCGTTGTTTTTTACATCAATAGAGATGTCAGCACCAGACGGTTCAATTGGGAGTTGATGTGTCTTGAACCAGACTGGGCATTGTATGAAACCTATGCACGGGCAATTGAATATGGGTGGAAGTGCATTCGGAACAACAAGGTACCGCGATGGGGAATCTGTCATTCAACAGCTAACACCTACTTCTGCCCGCATACAGACAGATGTTTTGCGAATTGTGATAGTCCGGCTAGCCGAAACTCAAAGGTAGCCGACATTCTCAGTGGTGGGGAATCGGAGGGTCTGAGTGACGCCCTAGGGAAATGGGATCTTGGGGGTGGAGATAACTCGGGATACTAAAATGAAAACTGAGCCTTTTCAAAATCAACTTGTCGCGGTTGGTACTGTTCAAACACTAACGCAACATTGTGTTGTCTGCCCGGGGTGTCATAGGCGAGGCCCTCTTCGTAGTACGATTGCGGCGGCGTGGCGCGCGGCAGACTTACGGGGTTGGGCCGAAATGTGAAGAGAAGAAAGATGTAGTGTTCGCGGCGAAAGGATTGACTGATGAAACAAACACAGGAAATTGATCGGTGCGGCTCTTTGGAAATGCCCCGGTATAGGTGTTACAAAACAGTACACGCTTTGAAGCTGGCGGCGGTACAATTGGCCGCAGACGGGGCGACTGCTGTGCTAACGCCATGCGAAGATCGTTACGCGCCTTTCGAGGTGCCCGGCGAGTATATCGACAAGCACAATCCCCAACCCGGCGGCTACTACGTCGTTTACGCGGACGGCTACAAGTCGTTCAGCCCTGCCGAGGCGTTCGAGGCCGGATACGTCTTGGAGGAGTAAATCATGGGTCTGCTACTAATCGCCCGAACCACTGGAACCATTTGGAATACGAATGAAAACTGAACGGACATTGGTCATACTGAAACCTGATTGCATACGTCGTCATCTGATAGGTCAAGTGATAGACCGTCTTGAGAGAGGTGGGTTGTGTATTGAATTCTTACGTCTTACCACCCTGCCCCGTTTTGTGGTCGAAGAGCATTATGCTGAACACGAAAAGAAACCCTTCTTTCAAGACTTGGTAACCTTCCTGGTGTCGGGACCAGTCATTGTGATGATGCTCTCCGGCGTCCGAGCCGTTTCGATTGTCAGGAAACTAGTCGGAGACACTGATAGTGATTTTGCTAGTCCTGGAACCATCCGGGGAGATTGGGGAATGGGGATGCAGAATCTGATTCACGCAAGTAGTTCTGTGGAAGCCGCTGAGAAAGAGCTTGCCATTTTGAGTGTGTGTTGACTAGTGAGTAATATGAGATGGACGGACCACAAAAAGCTGTAGCCATTTATCACCAAGTACAGGAAATGCTGGCCTTAATTCGTCAGGTCAGAAATAGTACCAGGGTTGATAAACTATTCGTTGGGCTGGGGGTATTTCGTCTTTTGGGATTTATCGCTAATAATTCCAAAGTGGATTTGGAACGTCCGAAAGTGTATTACCAATTTAGAACAACACGCATCGAAAATGCGGATGATTTTCTTAGTGTGGTGGAAGAATACTGTAATAAAATATGTGATCAACTTGTGATTGACATATCTCCAGGCTAGGAGTAAGAGATTGGCTAAGAAGAAAAAACCCGCAGTTATTAGTTCAGATGGGTTTGCGGATTTGGTTGATCAGGCTGCTGGGCAAATTAGCACCGAGATCAAGCTCTTAAACATCCAAGAAGCTAAGATACAAACCGTCAATTCAAAAACTGGTTTGCCCTCCGGAGTGTTGATGATCGACCTCCTGTTGTATGGGGGCCTTCCCAATGGAAAATTTGCTTCTATCCACGGGGAGACGGGATCAGGTAAGACCACCTTTGCAAATTTGATGATGGGGGCAGCACACGCACAGAAGCGCCCGGTTCTGTATGTTGATGCGGAACAAGCGAGAGACAATCCCTATCTGAAAAAGTTCAAGGTGAAGTTCAACAACAAGGATCTCTTTCAGTACGCTTTGCCGGTGACTGGTGAAGGAGCCTTCAAGCTGATAAAGAGGGTGTTAGAGAATTGGCCTGATGACAAACAACCTGGCCCTCTGATAGTGCTGGACAGTTTTAAGGCTCTTACCCCTCGGGTTCGTACCGAAGACGAGGATAGTGAAAAACCCGCCTTGCATGCTCGTATGGCTTCTAAGTGGTTGGGAGATATCAAAAATTCAGTGGGGCTAAAAAACGCCATATTCCTGATGATTAATCAACGACGATTGAACATTATGGCATCCTACGGTAATCCCATTATAGAACCTGGTGGGGAAGCCGTGTTGTTGACCCCTGATATTCGCATCATGTCATCAGCTATAGGTCGAGGAAAAGCGCCAGAAACTGGGTTTATTGATTGTCGTTTGAGGTTGGTTAAATCCCGACATTGTCCACCGTTTAGGATGGTGGATGCTCGTCTGAATATAGGAATGGGGTTTGATCCGCTGTGGGATACCTGGCAGTATTTATTGGCTACAGATCAAGCGGAGGTGGTGGGTGGTAGATACGCTATTTGGTGGGAAGGGAAAGAACCGGCGAAATCTTATCGATATTCGGACGGGGCATTTCGGGAACTTCTAATGCAGACCCGTGTTCAATGTCGGAAACAACTTGAAACCGGAGAGTTTAAGGGCCTCTATGAGGCGCAGTATTTCTCTGATAAAGACATTGAACAAGCCGTAGAAAATGAAGATTAAAACGCACTTTCCTCTTCGTCCTCTTCGTCCTCTTCTAACATACTGATGATGGCGTTTCGGGATTCTTGAAGGCCAGCCAAGGTCATGTCATTTATAGTTGCTTTTAGACAGTCAAAACAACAGCCAACTAGGCCCCTTTTCAAGGGATACCCATGATCGGCGGATTCTTCATCATATAATGTAATCTCGGCCGCAGCCCATCCAAGAGGTAGTTCATCTTCAGTCGCAGTTGTTACGCTTTTGTCACAGTGGGGGTTGTCACAAGTGTAAACGAAACGGTAATCAACGCCCATTTGCTTTCTCCTGTGTAATTCCCCTCCTCCCTTCTTCTTACGGATTTGTTGTTGTGTTCAAGACCCTTCTGGTATTACTAGCTCTACAAAACGCCTCGATCATGGTAGTTCATGTAGAGGGGATATGTGAGGGTTCGAATAAGGTTGAACCAATCGTAGGAAACTTGTTGCCTCATTTTTCTCCTCAATACGTACTAACTGAGCGGAATGCCCCCGTAGGATTACATAACATACGTGAACAAGGATTTGTTGTAGTCGTTGGGGGTTATCTTAGGGCGTGCTATTCTAACGCTCTTCAAAAGTTGTTAGAAAATTCCGCTGGAGATTCACTGGGTCTAATTATTCCCATGCGAGCAGTGTATCATGGGACCAATAGAACTCTGTATGAATATTACGTGGATAACCTCAAAAGGGATAACACCCTGCTTACTAGTTACATCAAGGAAGTAATCGAAGAGGCGGGGTTCACGAATTCCGAAATCCTGGTGTTGGGAGAAATCGTTATAATTTGGGAGAGATAGAAGATGAATACCCAGTATGTGAAAAGACAATCCACCGTTATCGAGGCTTTTCAACTAACGAGAGAAACTCGCAGGTCTAATGCGGATTGGCCAAGTTGGATGAACAAGGCTTGGAACTTACCTCGTCGTAAAACAAACTCTTTGTATCCTACGATTCCTAATACTAGCACCGGTATACTATCGGTCATGACACAAACTGGGGAACACCGTGTGTCCTTCGGTGATTGGATCATTCGGGATGATGAAGGGAACCTGGAAAAATGTGGGAACCACATTTTTGAACTGACTTACAAAAGAGTCGAGTCCGATGCCTAAAAGAAATCGCAAATCGCTCGTTAACAGTTTGTTGCGACCTAAGATTGTATGGGAAGAAGCCAAAACTGGTAGGGCCAAGTGTACTAATAAAGCGTGTGGGAAACCCATAGTTCAGTTTTCTGCTAGACTGGTGGCCTATCAATTCAATAAATTTTCCGGACGTGATCAACAGGTGTTTTATTGTGAGGAATGCGGAAAGAAGTTATTCGATAATACAATCGCTCAGTTAAAAAAGATTAAGAAGGCCGGAAAAATTCTTAGAAAACAAAGCAAGTGGCTTTCTGATTCTTATTTGACGGAGACGGGTTGGGAGTTGGTAGAAGCGTCATTGGAATTTGGTGGGCTGGATTGACTGGAGGTGCTGATATGTTTAAGCGGATACAGTTTTGGATGGTGCTGGAATACGTCTTTTTGTTGATCTGTGTTCTTTTCGCGGCTATAATCACAGGACAAATCCTGGGTGAATGGGTAGGAGCCGTTTCTCTGACAGACACCGCTTTGTTGGGTTTGTTTAATATGATGGTGGCGATCTATTGTCGGCTCAATCGACTAAAGGAAGTACATACTGAACTGACTCGTCTTAGGGCTGCTGCACCCGATCTCTTGGAAGCGTGCAAAAAGACTGTGGCGTCATGTTTCGGGTGTAATGGTAATGGGATGCGAGCGAGACCAGGACTTGAATCATGGCATACAGAAAACGGTGCTGTGCCTCCTGAAGATTCCGAATTTCCATGTCCTACTTGTAGTCTCGCTCGTACCGCAATCGCCAAGGCTACGGGAACCACCGTTAGTGAGCCTAAAGACTGAATATGAATGATCACCACGATGTATCTTTGGGGCGGAGGTTGGATAATGAGTATAGAAGGAGTTATGAAGCAAGCCGTAGAACAGGGTTGGCTTCGACCCGGCACAACAGTATTCGCAATAAAAGAACTAACTAAAGACTGGTGGGTGACAACAGTCCCTCAAAAACTTACCGGAATATTTCTCCATGCTGCCCTAGACAAACTCGGAGGTTTGCAGATTCAGTGTCAGTACCAGTTTGGGGAACGACAAGTTTATAACCATAAGGATTTATTTCCAGATTTCTCCGCAGCACAAGAAGAATGCAATAATCGCAATGGGGCGATAATAGGGGTAGGTCTTTCTTCGATGGATGATGATGAGGAGTAAATGGGATGACAGGGCCAAAACAAGTTACTTGCAGTATTTGCGGAGAAACTGTCTTCAAGGCTCGGACTGCTCATGTAGGAAATGGTGAGCGGGCTTGTAAAGAACATGAGGGGGTAGTTGACAAAGCTAATCAGGTTCAGATCCAACAGCAAGAAACACTTCGGAAATCAAGAAAGCCAAAGACGAAGCCGGATCGAACACGGGACTTCAAGAAGGAACTGGTATGCATGACTTGCGGCCAAGAGAGTGTAAAGGTTTCTGACATTCTTTCCGAAGTCCTGGTAATAAGTAAGAAAATGGAGATGGGGGGTGAACCCATTAACCTGTTACTTAACCCCGCTAAGGTAATAAATGAAGCTAGAAAGTCTTTTGGCGAAAAGAAGCCCATGTACGTTTTCACGAAGGATGAATTAACTGCAGACCAGTGGCAGAGGGTTAAGAAGAATGCTGGTCACCTTCGAGAAGTTCTCGACCTCTTTGGGGTTATCGGGGTATGTGTAGAGTGTTGTACGAAACTGGATCTCCCCGATAAACTGCAACAAATTGAACAACCTTCTTTAGAGACCTTATCGTTAATGGGGGCCATGATGGAAGAACCCTTCAGGCAAGAGGTGGAGCGGAGAGCGGAGGCGGAGGCGGAGGCGGAGGCGGACTAATATATGCCTACGATGCCCAAATCTTGGCGAGGTAAGCCTCTTAGGACCCCAATAGGGCGTGTCTTAGAAATAGCTATTGAAGAGGCCCTGAAGAGCGAAGTTAAACGATCCAAGCACAGTGCTTTAGGTTTAGACAGTCGGTTAAGGAATGTTCTTTCTAGGACTCATAACACACGAGTTTTTGGTTACAAGAACAAATGGACTCTTCATGCCGAAGAACGGCTGCTAGCAAAGATCAGAGAACCACTCCACACCATGTTAATATGCCGGGTTATGGGAAATCGGTCTTTTGGTAACAGCAAACCATGTCCAAGGTGTATGCAATTACTCCAGGAATCGGGAGTAAAACGAGTGATTTTTTGGCAAGGTGGGGTTTGGACCAGTCTTCTTTTACTTCGTTAAAAAAGAGGATTTTTGTACAAAAAGGACTGGTTATGGGTGCTTCATCTACCACTTACCTCTGCGAGTTTACACCTGAACAAATGCGCGTCATACGCGTAGCCCTGGATTGTTTTTCGCGGATAGGCATGGGTCAACTGAGCGCGGCGGTCGACCACTTATCGCAGAATAATCGGCTCTCCTCCAAGAATGTTAATGATCTGCGTGAACAACTAAAACAGTTAGAGCCTTTGGCCACAGGTTTGCCCTACACCGGCCATTTGGGTATTACCAATTCAACCATCGGGGAAGACCATAAGATGGCCTGGGATATCATGCAAACACTGCGTCATTGTCAAGCATGGGAGGAACACCCTGGGGGTGGCTGGTCCGTTGATTTCGATAAACCAATGAAAACGTCTACGTGTCCTTTACCGAAAGTGCAAGTAAAGTAAGGAGAACCTTTTGCCAGGTCAACAACAGCAACAATTGTCTATCGATCCGCAGCAGTTAATTCAAGGAATGGTTATATCGCCATTTCAGGCTTTGATTTTAAGAGCCATGTTTGAACAATGTTTCCCCGAGGAAGCTGATCGTGCGAAAAGAACGGAAGCGATAAAGGGAGTCATCACACTAGGTTTGGATAATACATTCAAGCAGATGCGTGCTGATTCCAACCTATCTCACATGGTGATTGACGGGTCTTTGTCGAAGATGGAAGAAATGGCAAAACACGCCTGTGCTTCCATATGCGACGATTTCACTAAATTGCCTGATTTGAATGAAGCAGCTCAGGCGGCGACCGAGGAAACCGAAGCGGAAACCGAGTCTAAGTCTGGTCCCAAATTAGTATTGGAGGAGTAACATCGCTACCGCTACTGAGAAAAAGAAAAAACCGATAGCTAAGAAAATGGAAACAAGGCTAACAGAAGTTGAGGAACAGGTTCAAAATTTACGCGATCAAGTGTTAACGCTCTCAAGAAAACTGAATCGGGTGGATCGGAAGGCTACCGGAAAGAAGAGTGGTAGGGGTGTTGTGCTTGATATCACTGTTGAAGAACTGCAAAATCATATTCAGCAATTGGCTGAGAAATCGTCTCTAACTGATAGATATTTGAGGTATCATGAGTATCTGCCAGTTGAAGAAGTCCCCAAATGGCAAGTTGAAGAGCAAGTTACGGCTAAGAAAGAGATAACAAAACTGGCCAACCGCCATCGATTAGCCACTAAACTCCCATATACCGCAGAACAATTGGCTGCAATGCCCATTAAGGATTTAGTATCAGTTATGGGCTTAGTCGGTAGTAACCCCTTCAATTGTAAACCAGCTAATCGCATTAAAGAGGTGCTTGGCCTTCAAGATGCGTTTGACTTTGAGAAATGGGAAAAATCTGTTTTTGAAGTCGAGTGGGAAGAGGAAGAGGACGAGGACGAGGACGAGGAAGAATCGTGATACCACGCCATCCAGTATCAAAAGTAGAATTCAACGCGGTATTGGATAGATTTGCGGCTATTTTGGGGGGATCGCAAGCTCTAGGGATTGAACCTTCAATGAATGCCGTTGTACGTGCGACTAAAATCATAATAAAGCTATGGATATCAGGGGTTCAAAGTCGCTGGGAAGATGAGGAGATTTTGAAGGAGCAGATAGGATTTTTACAAGATGAACCGGGCCATTTCGTATTCGTGGAAGGGGGTAGTCATGCCACCACCAGTTTATGAACCGGAGCATTGGGATGAAAGTCTTTGGGGAGAAGAGGATCATCCACCACCCACGATTCCACAGTTGGGAGCAATAGGCCCAGGAGTAAAGGGATACCAGAAGTTGGACTTCGGGGATGACCTGTGCCAAGGAGAATGTACTTGTTGTATTCTTCAACCTATCCTTACTTCAACCGAAGCGAACCATTTTACTCGTAAAGTCTCTCTTACAGAGAACTTGTGGAAGGCTCCAGTTGATTGCCCCCATTTAACTGGGGCGACGGCTGCTTGTACTGGATGCAGTGCTGGAGTGCTGAAGCCTATAGATTGTGAATGTTATCCTTTAGTTCCTCAACCTTCTGGGATCGTAGCTGATCCGGGTTGTCCTCAAGCTTGGCGTGCGGCTAAAATGTTCTACAAGGAATGGCCCAGTCGCCGGCTAGTGAAGAGCGTGATCAGTTGTATCCAATGGGCGAATCTCCCCGAATTTGCTGAATACGCCCAATTTCACGCTGACTTGGAAAAAGAGGAATACACCCCCTTCTCTCCCTCGTTACCCTGGTATGAAGCCGCTGCCTTTGTGAGGTATTTTACTTCGCCAGGAAAAAGAGTGCTTCTCCCTGAAATTCCGGGCAAGCGCAGTCAAGATTTGAAACACCCTGTTCTTAGTCGTTGCCCAGTATGGGTAGTAGAAAATGGGTGGGCTCAACTCTGGTGGACCGAATTGGAAGACACCATTTATCAAGCGTATCTACCATCGGGGTGGACCGGAGCTTGTTCCCTGGAAGAATTGCAGGGCTACATAAAAGATGACCCCTTTATCTCGGGATTGGAAACTGGTACTCTTGATTCGGGAGTAGAGAAGCTAGTAACCGGGCGAATTGGCGCGGCTATTCAGGATATGGACCAAGGTCTGGGTTTGATTTCTTAACAGGACATGTCAATGCGAGTTATCACCATTGAGGATTATCACAAAAATTGGCTAGGGTCTGATGACTATCGCTATTGGATACACCAGTCCTGTGAAGATTTGGGATACTACGATGGTGAAGAAGTTAGACCGGAGCATGACCCTGATGTTCTAACTCGATTAATTCGACGAGAAATGACGTGGCTTAAATCAAAACGCACCAAAGCCATTTTGGTTGAGCTTGATCACCGATGTCACGCTGTTTTATGTACTGAGGGGTGGTTTGAAGAGAGGAAATGGGAACCGTCGGGTTATTACATGGTAGCTGGTTTTTTACCGACGTGTACACCTGATGTATTAGCTCATCCTGAAGTGATAAAACACATTCCCGTTCCGTTTGAAACATGGGGTCAGTCTCCATTTTGGCGGTTGCACGACGAATCCCTTCCTATTCCTACTGATAAATGGGGATTGGTAAAGATACCAGAGTCTTGGGATGTGTACCTTACGACTGTAAAAAAGAAAGCTCGCCAAACTATCCGGAAACTGTTAAAGGCTAATTCCGGTTTGAAATTTGAGGGTGTTTCTTTTGATACAGCAAAAGAAGCTTATCTGGGCATGCGGGATGTTTTTAAAGCTCGTTGGACATACGGGGAAAGTTCTAAAGCGAACGCGTTTTCCGTTTATGAAACCGGGTTATTAGAATATTTGCCTGGAATGCAATACCATTTGGTTCTAGATGGAAACGACGGAGACAGGGTTCTTGGTGTCAACACCTCATTGACCAATATTCTTCATAATTGTCTTTGTGACCACGCTTTTATCCGGGATTTAGACCATCCCGTTATGACTGATAACAAAAGATACGTTGGGAGTTGGGTCGTTTGTAAGATGATCCAATTGGCGATCACAAAACAATTTGAGTGGTACGACCCAGGTTATGGAGAAGAAGCAGGGGCCGCATATAAACGGAAGTTTAACAACCATCACACCACATACCCAGTATTTAGCATTTTTCCTTCGTGGGAAAACGTACCCTTAATTTATTTTCTTCCCGTTTGTGTGGAAGGAAAATTTTATCTGGGCGATCGGACGACTACTTTTGCAGAAAAACTGCTTGAAACCCGAGAAAGGTTCTGTGACAGAGTCTCTCCCGAGGTGCGGAGCCGATTGTTATTCAGCAACGCGCGATCTGATTCGTCGATTCCCACCAAAACGCAGACGGCCTATCGACACACTTATCAAAACCACTTCAGGGAGATAGTGGATTTCGTAAAAACCCTATATTGCACAGGAAAGCTGGATTTTGAAACGGATTTCGTAATCCATCTGGGTTGTCGGGATGGTCAAGCGGTTATGGAATTGCGAGCTTGTGGAATAGAAGCTTATGGGATGGATTTACCCGAATGGCTAGCCATGGGTACTCCGGAATTCATCAGAGAATTCGCTTTGGACGGAGATTGGAAAATGGATCCGATCTCAGCGCCCGTTCTCTTGTGCTGGGATTTAGCCGAAGAGAAGAACATGGAGATCATTAAGGCTGTGGGACAAAGGGTTGTTTCTCATTTGGTTACCTTCTATGACGATATTGATCAGTTAGTAGCCCCATTAACTGATTGTGGTCTGGTACGAGGTGATGGGATATGGACCGTCAAATAGACAAGCGATTTGAACAAGCCTATTTTGATACCTATTGCGATGGGAAACCCTACTATAAAACTCTCTCCGCTCATTTGTTTGGCTTTAATTGGTTGGTTTTTTATCTGTGTCTAGCTTTTAATAAACCGAAAGAGGACATGGTAAATTGGCTTCGTGGAAAGTCACTGCTGGATGCAGGATGCGCCTTTGGTCATGTTGTCCATGATTTCTCAGAAGCCGGGGTTCTCGCTTGCGGGTATGATTGTGCTGAGTACGCCATTACCAATAGCCTCCCCTCAGTACAAGAAGACGTTTGGTTGGGTGACTCGGTTGATGTACTTCCTAACTTTCGGGAGAATTCATTCGATATCGTTTTCTCCAACAGTTTTCAATACGCTCGTTCTGATGAAGAACTGGCTTTGTTTCTAAGTGAATCCCAAAGAATAAGTCGCTACTTCACCTTCATCATTACGGCTACTCCTGACTCCGAAGACCATGGTAGACCCTTAGCTAATGATACTCCATATTCCGTCTGGATTAGTCGAGCGGAATGGGAAAAGAAACTGAAAGACGCGGGTTTCCAAGAGGTTATTTTTGTTGACCTTTTACCATTTGCGGCTTTCAACCAGATTCCGGAGGTGTAGTTTGATTTCGGATGGGGTGCTTACTTCAATAAGACCTGATCTATCAGGGGTTAAACGAGCGACCGATTTGTTGACCTATGATATTGCTGGGGAGGAACACCTTGCCCGTCCATTGTATCTTGTTCATTGGTCCGGGGTGTATCCAGTTTCGCAATTTCTGGGGGTGTTGTCTCTCCCTAGTGCAAGATTAATAGATTACTTTTTGGACAACATCCACGCTCTAAATAGTTTAGTTAGCATCGCCAAAAGAAACAGTTTGGATTATTCTTTCGTCTATCAGCCTCTTTCTGTTGACGACACCCCTGTTCGTCATAATGAGGGGGATGAGGGAGACAAGTTCCGTCATTGGTATTTCCCTGCTCTCGGTTGGGAAACGTATCTAACATCCAGGGTTTCTAAAACTAGAAAGAAAATCCGGAGGTACATACGAGCGGCTGTGGGGTATGAAGTTCAGGTTTTTGTCAATCAATGGCCGGAGCCTCAACGACCTGTTGATGAAATGTGGGAATTATGTTTACAAAAATACCCCGATTCCTATGAAACGATGGCGGAGCGAGGAGAAATAGGTCATCTTCGTACGTATTTCTCAGCGATAATGGAGAGTGTTGGCACCAACACGCCTGTATTCGCCTTCACTTTCTTATTCAAAGATGGCCAATTTGTCGCCGGGGGTTTAGTTCATTACATGACTGTCTTTGGGGAAAAATGGGGGCAATTGATTTTGGCGATCAGTAAATTTGCTGAGTACCCTGATTCAGGGAACGTTTTAGTTAGTTTGATGTTAAAACAAATTTTAGACGGGGGTTTCGGTGTTCATTACCAAACCGACGATTTACCTTGGAAAGAAACGTTGTGGGGTATGTATCCTTTACCCGTGTTTAATATGTGTACTGAACCTGGGTACACAGCCCTTATTGAAGGTAGAGAAGTAGAATCGTGGGATTATTCCATTAAGGAATATGTGTAATGCTTCTTCAAGCTACTATTAACGATACACCGGTAGTTGAAAGGCTTGAGAGGGCAGCCTTTCGAGCCCAATATCATGAACCCGAGAAATATATCAAAAGAATCCTGACCAAGTCAGGATTCGGATGGATTTATCTACAGAGATATGGGGGGTTTACTCTTCCTTCGTATCCAGCTTCTCCCTGGGGGGCGGTTGGGTATGTCTTGGGTGAATTTCGATCTGTTAAAAAGGCTCCTGTTTGTCAATTGTTCTCAATAGGAATCCTCAAATCTTATCGAAATGAGGGTATCGCAGATGAATTGATGAATAAGTTTGAGGAGTCCGCGAGAAAAGAAACGGAAGACATGGTTCTCCAGGTCAATGTTAAGAACATCGCTGCTCTTAGGATGTATCAAAAGAGAGGATACGTGGTTGACCGATACTTGCCCGATTTTTATTCTGGGGGCGAACACGCTCATCAAATGCGTTTGATCCGCTGATCTGCTTGAAGTAGAGGCGGACACACACTCTATCAAAGGAGCATACTGTGATAACCCAGAAAGACGACCTAGCCAAGCAAATTACTGCCCTCACCCCCATGGGTGATTCCCAAGAAGTTGATTCCGTCAATCTACCTGCTGTTATTGATGGGATATGGGGTAATGTAGAAACTTTGGTTGAGAAGTGGAAGGCAGACAAACCTGACGGTGTCATGGGCTTTACTTCTTTTATCTTTGATTCAACCGCTGAACTGATGGGCCTCTTTGATGATGTAACGGCTTTTATTGGTGTGGAAGATCGAAAGATTTTGGTTGCGGATACCGTTCGCTACATCTACGGGAAGGTTGATCCTGACCTGCCGTGGATTCCAGAGCCTTTTGAGTCCAAGTTGGAAGCTTATATCATGGACAATATTTGGCCTGCCGTTGTGAATGTACTCTTTGCTCGTTTTGCTAAGAAATAACAGGTCTACCTCATCCGGCACCCCAATTGATGGTGGTGCCGGATGAAGTCCCAATCGGAGGTAACAAGTGAAAATAGTCATCTATCCTGATAACATCCTCCGCGTCCCTTGTACACTTGTGGCAGGTCGATTGGTTTCAGACGACATAATTGATCCTATGCTGGCGTTGGCAGGGAAGTTGAAAGCCGCTGGGTTGGCTGCTCCCCAGGTTGGTATAAGCGAATCCTTCTTTTTGGCTAAGACAGAAAAAGACTTCGAACTCTTTGTCAATCCCGTCATTACCCCCACTTCTTCATTACAAACAATTGGCCCGGAGGGGTGTCTCTCCTTTCCTGGAGTAGTAGTTGAAGTTCCTCGTTACACAGAAGTCCGTGTGGAATACACGGATCGAGTTGGCGAATTTCAAACAGTGGTGTTATCTGGAACAGCAGCTCGTATCATTCAACACGAAAATGATCATCTTCTAGGTAAATTGATAATCGATCATATGAGTTGTTCAGCCAAGATGTTCAATTCGGCACTAAAGCGTCTAAAGAGAAAGTAAAGGGTAGTAATGCACATAAGAACAGCGGTACCTCTTTGGTTATTCTCTGTTGTCACATGGATTGCAGCAGCAATTGCGTTCGCTGCGGGTTATTTTGTTAGGGGAATTATGGATGGTTCTTGAGAAATAGGGGCCGTCGACTTCTTACTGACGGCGGTTGGTGTGGCAATTGAAGTAGCCCCGTAGTTCAGTGGCAGAACGCAAGGCTTTGATCCTTGAAGTCGCAGGTTCGAATCCTGCCGGGGCTTTGGAGAAATAACAATGGATATAGATGCAGCGTCTTACACCCCTAAAGACATTCCCAAGTATTTTCGGGTAGCCTTTGATTTCTTACCAATTAGTGACAACCCCCCGACTACTGTAAAACAATTATCTCAGATGAAGCTAGTGGGAGTCAAGGGAATTAGTTCCGCTGGGACCATAGCCATGAATTGGTTTGGAGTCGCTCGGGACGGTATGCTGGCTATGCCAGGTGCAAAGCTGATTACCCTAAATAAGCTCTCACGAATTATGTATGACAACCCCAAGTATCTGATGCAGGATAACATGGCGGCTTTGAAACGCCTGTTTGCTGGTCAGGACACGGCTGGGGTTATTCATCGGGTGATGGAATACGCCGCCGCCATGGCCAAGAAAAAACTGGGGCGAGCTGATATTCATCATGCCATGCAGTATTCAGCGGTGTGGCAATCATTAGCTTCTGTAGCTCGTAAGCAATCCACCAAATTCAATACCGCTGAAAAACTAGCTCGTTGGGTTATGGCCTCCATCCCTGAGGCTGTTACTTCCTATCATCGAGATGATCTATTGAAAGTAGATTACAAAATCTGGCTGCGTATGATAATCGAGGGATTGGGAGAGGTTGGTCGGGTGTATTCAGACGAGGAAGAATGGGTTATCAAAGGTGAGACTTTGAAGATTCCGCCCCGTTCTACCCTATACATCATGTATCCTAAAGCCACTAAAGAACACATAGAGATGTGGGCTGATCCCAAGCAGCGAGATTTCATGCGATATACTGGCGGGGCGCATATTATGGAACGACGAGAAAGAGTAGATGAGCTAATAAAAAAGTTTGGGTTAACTCGTAAGTTCATCACCAGGAAGGTTGATCCCCAAAAGTTTGATCGACAGCGAGCTAAATATCTTACCAATAGGTCATGATTAAACTCGCGGTATTGTGTCTGATTCTGGTTTGTTTCTTGGGTTGTTCTGTAGGACGACTTACTTTTGGTCCACCTTCTGAGAGAAAATGGTCTGATTTGGAAACGGACTTCGATCTGTTAGAATTGAGAATCCAAAAGAACAGCCGCATTCTTTTGGGATTGGAACAACAGGGTCAGAGGCGGGATTGTCAACTACGATTGTACTTGGAATTACGAGGGTAATACCATTATGCCTAAAATGCGTACACCATCGGATACTAACAAGTTGAAATTACGATTTGAGATGGGGCCGGACGGAAAAATGCGGTTGACTGTCTCAGTCGTTGATTTTCCTGAGTCCACTTCGGTACTCGTCACCACCATAGTGGGGATGGGGGCGCGTCTTGTACTGTTACATCTTCAGCAAAACGTGAAGGATTGGCAAGAAACTGACGGAGGGTGGGAACGAATTTGGACTAAAGCGGGAATAAGGGAATTCTTGGCACACCAGCTTTTATCGGGAGGAGACCCCAGCGTAAACAGTCATTACGCAGTTAGTTTGTTGCACGTATTGTAGGAGGAGGAGAACTGATGAACACGCTGACGGTTGTCGAGAGGGTGGAAGCTTTGTGTCAAGATGTCTGCCACCGCCCACAACATGTCTTTATAGCAGAACCAGATCTAGACTTAATTGAACAACTACGCAAAGTAGAGGAGTCGCCTAAGCAAGACCCGTTTCCTACTTCGATGACTTCTTCTGATGATAAGCTTTTGTTTTGGGTATTCTACGAGTTGTTGGCTGGATCGGTCAACTATTGTTATTGGGTAGGAAAATCTGAGGTTCGTCCTGGAGGTAGTAGAGCCAGTAAAATGTACGCTTTACTGGATCAGATTTTCGTGGAGGCTCGACAGGACAATACTTCCAAAAGCCGTATCATTTCGTCTTTTAACCAGGTACTACTAAAGGAAGGCTTTCCTCTTGTAGAGAAGAGATGTCGTCATACCCAAGAAATTACTCCCGAACTATGCCAACATGTCTATGAATGTCTGCAACGAGGGGCCTGGGACAACTGCCTTCAAGCTGTCATCACGGCTTGCCCAGGATACGCAGACGATCCTTTTCTGAAAAGATTGTTCCTGGTCTTCATGCAACTCCACCGTAGGACAAGTCAATTTACTGATATGATGCGGTCTCACGTTCTGGTTCCCGCCGATTATCACGTGCCCAAGGTGTTGAGGGCTTTGAAAATACTCAGTTACTCAGATGAATTAGGCCATTTGGTGGCGAATTCAATGCCAATTCCATCCGGTTCTTCAATGGAGTGTGAAATTCGGGCCTCAACTATCTTAGCTTGTCAGCAGTTAGCACTTCAGGCTGGAGTATCGGTGGAACAAGTTGATCGATATTTATGGTATAACAAGTCCCGATATTCGGCCAATTTTCATCTAACGGTTACCTCGCACTATTAGGATGATTCAATGAATCCAGACCATGAATCATTGCTCGATGATTTGCTAGCTGATGAGGATACTGGCTTCACTGGTTGGGAACTTGATTTTCTCGACAGTTTGGATAAGGTGCGCAGCCGTCCCCTGAGTGAAAAACAAGCGGGTGTATTGTATAAGCTCGCGCGCAGGGCGGGGCTGCTCGACTAAGGAGATACACGTGCCGACCGTTGATGAAGTAGTACAACAAAAAATCGAGCAAGTCTTGGTGGAAAAAGGTGTCTGCGATAAGGACACGGCACAAGAGATAGCTCTCGCTCTACTTGTATTAGAGCGAGAGGTATTCAACGCAGACATCGAAGCAATGAGGGCTGACATTCGGAAGCAAGCAGAACGTCAAGATCGATTGTGGAATCACATTTTTGCAGTGACACCTCCTAAGTCCTCTCTTTGGAAGCGTTTATGGGGATCGTTAGTAAAGAAGAAAGGAATTTAGGATGTCTGAGTCGTCAATACCAAAAATTGAGCTGTCTGAGTCAGACTTTGCAGGGATCAGATCGCAAATTGAGAAAGTCGCTGATCCTATAATTAAGGAGATTTTGACCAAGCTGGTAGACAACCAAGAAGTCGCGATGAACAACACCGCTCGATTCGTTGCTATCGTAACTCGACTAGTTGATGTAATTGATGTAGTGGAAAAAGTGGCTAGGAAAACGGCGGACTAGGTAGATGGAAGAATACGTGAAAATCATGGCTCACGTGGAGGGCGAGGCAGAACCTCGTCAGTTTTCTGCTGTGCGGGATGCCGTTGATTATGCTAAAACGTACCACCCTCGTGTTACTACCATCCATGGTTGGAAACAGCACAAAGGCAGACTGTTCATAGCAGCGACCTGGGTTTGGCCTACCTTGGAATACTCCAGTGTTACTCATTATCCCTACTCTGGAGAGTATAAGAAAGAATTCGCTTGGTTGGAACGACAATTGGCATGTCGCTATGCAGGACAAAATTCTTCTACCAAAAGAGTTAAGCGGGAGAGACGCCACATTCGATGCTTGATTTCTCATGCAGTATTCGTTTGGGATAACACATGTGGACACCGCCCTTCTCTTCATGGAATTATGGTTAATGCTTTGAATGATGCTTGTTGGCGTTTGCAAAGGTAGGTGATACTTGTCGTCAGACAAAATAAACATTCCCGCTGAAGCTATTGAACAATTCGGTGATGACACTCTCCCCAACCAGTTAAAAGTCTGGGAGATGATTCAAGAGGGAACTCTTCACCCTGAGGATTCAGAGGATGACCTTGCCTCTGGTACCACCATCGAAGAGATTAACCAACTCGTTAACCTTTACTCTCTTATCCCCTCTGATAATGGGCTTGTTCCAATTGCTCTCGCCCGATTTCCTGTTCTGTATAATTACAACTGGCTTTCTCAGAATTCGAAAGCTACTAAACTGATGGAACAATGGGGGTACCTTCATGATGAAATAGCCGGAATTTATCTAATTATCCGCAATATGAAGATGGTTCTGATTAGCACGGCTTGGCTTAATTTCATTGCTTTGACGCTGGCCGGCGGTGAAAGCTATACACTGGCCGAATCAAATGATGTTTCAATCAAATGGAACGAAGAAGGAGGCAATAAAACCGGGAGGGTTTTGGATTGGTTAAAAGAGAACGTTTTATCCCTAGGTGATTGTGTTTTGTTCAATCAATTCCGTTCGCGGTTTTGGAATAGCGGCTACTATTGTGTAGTTGTTATGCCAGAAGGGGAAGCCGATTTGTTGTATGCGGCTGGGATCGAATCTCGTGCTATAGCTAATTGGCAATACTGTAGGTAAGGAAGAGGGTCATGGCGAAGACAACCCGGATTTTGAAGGGCATGGAGTGGGAAGACATAAGACAACTCCTAATTAATGAGGAGATGACCGCTGCATCAGGGCAAAATCGAGAATCGGAAATCGATTCTGATGTAAACACTTTGATTGGTTCCAGTCAAGCGGTAATTAAACCGCAGGCGGTTTGTGTTACTAATCAAGTAGAGAAGGAATTCCAAAAAAGAGAACAAAACCCCGCTCGGATTCAGAAAATCACCGCTGATTTCAAAACAAAGAATAAGACGATGCGGTCTTATTTGCTAGCTCCTGTAATTCGTGCTCCAATAGTCTTTACTCGTGGGGTTTTGGATTGCCTTCCCAATCATCCTTATATGAAGGATTGGGAATTCGGTTGGGAGGGTAAAGTAGCCTATGCCAGGCGGGCTATTGTTGTGGGGTGTTGGGATAAATACTATCAAACTATTGCGAGTGAGGCAGACTGGAACGGGGATATCGAAGATTCCATGGCTATAGCCAGGGCATTTGAAGTTATCGAAATGGATAATTGGACTACTGCTCAAGATTTGTTGGTCCAAACTTATTTTGATAAACACATTTTGCCCCGAAAGAAGAAAACCATTCGGTTGACTCCGGTTGAAAGGGTGAAAACAAAATTGTATTTGGGAGCCGGAACCGGATTTAACGCAATGTGTCCAGGAGTGGAAGACTTTTATTGGTCATTAGCTTTCCCCACTTGTATTCGGGCCAACGCTACGTTGGAAACCGAAAGAAGATCTTTAGATTTTGTTTTTATGGTGGCATAGTGGATCATCCTTGGGAAGTAGTCTCTTATCAATCCGGTACTTGTATTGTAACCAATAACGCACCAAATACTCCCCATTTTGGTTTGGGTGCCGCCCGTGACGGGGATGAACATCGCTTGGGTGAAGCTCTAGCTAAATTCCTCAATGATGACCAGGGGAGTGAGACATCGCCTGTAAAAGATTTCCAGCGTGTTAATGAGGAGAAGCTGGTCTCTGCTAACGGAAGAACTTTTGTGGAGGCAAGAGGCCCTTTTTATGATGAAGATCCGCCCGCTTGTAACTGGAAGACTTGTATGAAAGCAAGTTCTTTAGATGCTAGGGCGAGGTTGATTGATACGGTACATTTACGGCCAACTCTGGTCGTGGGTTAACTTGAAAGAAGGTGTAGTTTGCGAAAGTTGATTACGGTTGAATCTAGAACCTGGGCTGGTTTAAAAAAAGAACTCCTGGAGCGGTGTGAGATTCAACAGAGCCGCCGTGGCAAATCAGCTTCCTCTAAAGGGGCTAGTTTGTCAACCCAATTTTTGAAGAGTGTTAAAAATATTCCGAGTTGTAATCTTGGTAAAGCAATCGGGGGGAAATCGGTCAGTGATGGTCCCCAGATTGTGGAAAACATACCTATCGTTGTCACGTCAGGGTACTGGGGTTTGGCCTTTCAAGAAATTCTGCAGAAGGTAGCGGGCGCTAAATTCAGCGAATTGATGGGGTATCCTGTAATCACCAATGCTACTTTGGTTGGTCTTCAGCCGCAAGTAATTGCTAAGACCGCTTTGATGGTGGATAAGTACGGAACAAAACTTAGTAAAAAACCCACCAAGGCAGAATTAAAGGCTGCTCGGTATCACAATTTGGAATATGAACAAGATTGGGCTTTTCAGGCTTTTCTCACTCGCAAATGGTTTGCTGATTCTTTGCTTGTGCCTGGGGGTTATCTGGGTTTCGATCATAGCATTGCGGGGTGGCAATGGTGTTTGTTGTTGCCTGCTATGATGAGTGCTATTCTTTCAATGAGGGAACTAGTAGCTCTTTTGGATTTCGTGATCATAGACGAGGCCACTAACGGCAAAAAGACTGAAGAAGACAAGAAGGCGGTAAAGAAGAAGGCTGAGGACGAGGACGAGGACGAGGACGAGGACGAGGAAGAGGAGGAAGAGGACGAGGAGTCCGACGAGGAGGACGAGGAAGAAGAGGAAGAGGAGTCCGAGGAAGAGGAAGAGGAGTCCGAGGAAGAGGAAGAGGAGTCCGAGGAAGAGGAAGAGGAGTCCGAGGAAGAGGAAGAGGAAGAGGACGAGGACGAGGAAGAGGAAGAGGACGAGGAGTCCGAGGAAGAGGA